CACCTACGCTAACATCAACAAGAACTCCTACATCAACAAGTACGTCTACACTAACACCTACGCTAACATCAACAAGAACTCCTACATCAACAAGTACGTCTACACTAACACCTACGCTAACATCAACAAGAACTCCTACATCAACAAGTACGTCTACACTAACACCTACGCTAACATCAACAAGAACTCCTACATCAACAAGTACGTCTACACTAACACCTACGCTAACATCAACAAGAACTCCTACATCAACAAGTACACCTACACTAACACCTACACTAACACCTACACTAACACCTACACTAACACCTACGCTAACATCAACAAGTACACCAACACTAACAAGTACACCTACACTAACACCTACGCCCACATTATCTCCTAACCCTTTTAATAGTAATAATTTAGAATTTAATTTAAGAATAAACAGTTCTGCCCGTTCAGAGTGGAATAAGGTAATTTCCACCAATAATGTTTATGATGTAGAAAGATTTCTTCCGGCAACCATAGTTCAAAATCCTCCTGAGACTTGGAAGCAAACTTATGTTTCTGTTGAGTTGAATGTTTCTTATTCTGGAACGGCATTCCCAAAATCTACTGTGAGTGCAAGAGGAAAAGGATATGGTTCTTTAACGCCATACAATAGAAAAATACCATTAAAGATAAAGTCAAATAATTTTATAAACGGAATAAATTCTGTAAAATATTTGGCATTAAATAATTCTTTGCAAGATGCGTCTAAAATAAAACAACATATCATATACAAAATATTTAATGAGTATGGTATGCCCGCACCTAAAACAAACTTTTGCAGGCTTTTTATCAATGATCCCACATTAAAAATCACCAGCATAGACGGTAACATTGTTACCACAAATATAGAGCATTACCTTATAGAAGGAATGGGTGTTAAATTTATAGGATTAAGTGGAGTCTCAGAAAATCAAGTCTTTTACGCTATATCAAACAGTTTAACTTCTACAACCTTTAAAGTTTCTTCAACAATCGGCGGAACGGAATTTTCTCTTCCATCAATAAGTTCTGATTTGGAATTTTCCATTGATTTCGGAGAGTACTTTGCGATAGAAGAATATAGAAATGTTTCTACGCTGGAAAGATTATTTGGACAAAATAATACACAACATTTATATGAAGTAAATATAACTACAAATCCATATGAATTTGTGGCAAATTCTATTGCCTATGATGTTGATTATGCTGATCCTAGTGTTTCTGGGCTAGGTGATCTTGAAAACTTTTTGAATAGAGTTCAATCATTCTCGTATGTGGAAGACTCGATCAAGAATCCACAAGGTTTAAGTTGGTATAATAATATGTTAACTTGTGCACATATCGAACAGCTGATGAAGTATTGTGTTATAGAGCTTTATTGCGGCCACAATGATGGTTATGTTTCTTTTGGTAATAATAGCGTTTATCATAGCGACTCAAGTGGAAAATTTAGATTATTACCTTGGGGAGCAGACACGTACTTCGATGGATCAGGTTTAATTTTTGAGACTATGGGCTTTCAATACACACTTAATAATTCTTATTTCTTTGATCAATGTCTTTCTCATAGAGAAACTTTAGATATTTTTATATCTGAGTTGCTAAGCTTTCATAATTGGATACAAACATCAACATTTGAAGAGGATGACACAGTATTTAATGATATTTACAGTTATGTTAATTACGTGTATGACAAAAAAATAGCAAGTTTATTAAGTGATAAGAAAAATCCAATAGGAACAACACAACAGTCTATTTTAAATTCTAAAAATTTAATAATCACTTTCTTACAAAGTCGCCAAGGCGAGATAACAGAGTTTTTAAAGTGTCCAAACTTACCAAATAACTTTACGGCGGTTCAAGATGGTAATTTTGTTACTTTATCTTGGGATTGTGTTATATCCAATATTGGAAATGATAATATCTCCAATGTTTCGTATCTTGTTTATTATGGATCTTATCCTTTAACGGATCCTTCCAAAGATTTAGGTTCTTGTATTATGTATGGCGCAATAAGTGAATGCACAGTAACAATCGACCTAAGAAGCCTAACTTCCGATTACTCGGAAGGATTACAGTTTTTTATATTCCCCTATACTGCAGCTGAAGGTGGTGGTGCATATGTAAAATTACACACAGCATATTCTCGTCCCTTTTATTTACCACCTGCACCCACATCAACTCCCACACAAACATCAACTCCCACACAAACATCGACTCCCACACAAACATCGACTCCCACACAAACTAATCAAGATAATCAAGATGTGCCGACAACTTTGCCACCATACCCAACATCAACACCTACATCAACACCTACATCAACACCTACATCAACACTGGGTCCTGGAATAATTCGAATAACGGAAGTCATGAGTTCAAGTGGAGCGGGTGGAACTGGAGACTGGTTCGAGTTGACAAATTTTGGAGGTTTGCCTGTTGATATTACTGGTTGGAAGATGGACGACGATTCATTCCTATACTCCAGTGCAGTATCACTTGTTCCTTATGGCGGATGGACAACTATATCCGCAGGAGAATCAGTTGTTTGTATAGAAACTGCAACCCCGAATACGGCGGTTCCAGCATTCAAGAGTTTTTGGAGTTTAGGAAGTGGAGTAAAAATTGCCACTTATTCTGGTAGTGGAGTAAGTTTCGGGGCCAATGGGGACGGAGTTGTAATATACAATTCAAGTCGATCAGAAGTTACAAGAGTGCCGCCATTGCCGCTATCTAATTTTGCAGTAGCCACAACTGGGGTTACTTTCTATTGGCGGTATGACTCTAATGGAACTTTGATTTCGAATGCTGCTGGGACATTGAATTCAAATGGAGTATTAGGTGCATACCGGTCAGCAGGGATTGGCAATATAGGTTCCCCAGGAATTTATTATCTATAAAGTAAAATACATTTATCACAAAAGGTAAAAATGGTATTTTTTGTAGTAAACTATATTAGTTAGATGCAAAACAAAGTTTGTTTTTTAATACCATCAACTTCAAATAAGTGCGATTATAAAAGCGTAGAATCTTCTACTTTATATTCCGAGTACTATAAATCCATTAAAAAATTTGATATTGAAAAGTATAATTTTTTAATTGGATTTGATGGTGATGATATCTTTTACAAAAATAATTTAGAAGAACTGAAGAAGTTGCTTCCAAATAACTTTGATTATTTTTTTATAGATAATCCTAAAAAAAGTTATGTTGAAATAGTCAATAAATTATCAATTATAGCTAAGAATTTCTACAATGCTGATTATCTTTTTGTGAATGGAGATGATCTCAATCTATCCAGATTAGATTTCATAGATTCTTTTATTGAATACATTAACGCCAATAAACAGATAGGATTAGGTCATGCCCAAGACTGCTCTAGCGTCTATGGTATTTGCACCAACCCTTTTGTTAGCATGGAACATGTCAACAGGTTAGGTTATTTTTATCCTAATGAAATCAAGAATTGGTATTGCGATGATTGGATTCATTTACTATATCAAAAATTAGATAAAGTTATAAAAACAGAAGATTGCATAATAAAAAACAAAGTTATAGCAAGATATGATATTTTTAGTGTAAAAAATAGGTTAGATATTTTGGTTAATGAGGCATTTTCTAAGTTTTGAAATATATTCTGTGTTGTCATTTGTTTTTTTTTGAAAAAGTTTCTGGACTTTTTGTTTCTTTTGGGTACAGTTGACTGTTGTGACGATTGATCGTGTCAAGAGAGGTTAGAGTCTTATTGGGTTTCCCGCTGAAACGGAACCTTTTTAATCCTTTAAGTTTCTTTTTGGTACGGTTGTTGGTCGTGCGACAGTCCTCATGTGAGGCTGGCACAAAGAATAGTTTTTAAAAGAGGTGTAATTATGGCTCGTCCTAAGAAGTATGTTCGTGGTCGTCGTGCTGGTAAGAAGAGTGTTGATATGGAAACGTTCCTCACTACGGTTGCCAAGGTGGCTGCTGCTGGTGGTACGCAGTCGGAAGTTGCCGATAAACTCGGTCTGACCGCTGGTGCTGTCAGCCTGCGTTGCAAGGCTCTCCGTGATCGTGGTGTCAAGGTTCCGAAGTTCACCAAGGCTGGTACTGTCGGTCGCCGTATTGACGTTGCCGCCTGTAATGCTATTCTGGCCGCTGCGGCTGGTTGATCGTTACAGCAGAGGTGGGGAGCCTGCAACAAGGTGGTTGTGGAACAGGTTCAATTCCTGTTATCTGCTTAAGACCCGCCCTAATCAATTTAGGGCGGGTCTTATCTTTTAATAAATCAAATCGAGATTTTATGCTTAGTGATAAAATAAAAGTATTTCAAAATTGCGCAGGAATTAATTTCGCAAAAGACGGGTATTTATCCCCGGCTCTTATCGCTGAATATACAGATTCTGAAATCAATGTATATTCAGCAGATTTTAATTCGCCTGATGATAAAGAAAAATTTGCCGACTTTATCAGATATCAGATAATTGAAAAACAACTTGTTGAGTATCTTTTTGTTGCTGAATCTTGGATGAGTCTTTATGAAAAAGATGGATCTTTTGTTAAAAAGATAGAAGCAATAACAATGACTCACTGCAGCAAGTTTCTTCCATATGAAACAGGCTATTATTCGGAAATAGAAAGATTTTCCGAAGATACTGCTATTCTTAAAGAATGGGTTGAATTTGGTAAAACATATGGTAGTGAAGGTAATTTTTCTAATTTATTTCTTAAATGTTCTCACGAATGGAATTGAATAATAAAGGAATCATAATGTCTGTGATCGAATCTGCCAATCTGTATTATAAAGAAGGCGCCAGCGACAAAGTTTATCACACCACCATTGAAGATATCAGCAGTGGATATGTTGTGAATTTTAGTTATGGACGCAGGGGAAGTGCCTTGAAAACAGGCAGTAAAACCCAAAGTCCAACTACTCTTGAAGATGCCAAGACTATTTTTAATAATCTTGTAAAGGAAAAAACGAGCAAGGGATATAGGTTTGTTGAAAATGCCAATCCCTCTGAAATTCCTGTTGTGAGTGATGATCTGCCTGATACTCCCAATGAGATACAGTGCGTTCTCTTAAATCCAATTAGTCAAGATGAAGCTGAAAAGCTTATTAATGATGATAATTGGGCTCTCCAACATAAACTTGATGGTGTCCGGTTTATGTTGGGTAAGGAAAAGGATCAGTCTCCCCACGGAATTAATCGTAAGGGCAAAAGGATCAGCATTCCTACTGTGATTTGGAATGTTGTCACTAAGTTTGATGATAATTTCTTAGTTGATGGTGAACTGATTGGTGAGACTTTGCACGTTTTTGATATTCTCGAATATCGCAGTGAATGTCTTAGGAAGAAAAGTTTAATTGAGAGGATGAAATATCTCAAAACTTTGTTTAAGTACATTGAATCTGAGAATATTATTCATACTCCTCTTTATCTTGAAAAGAAAGACAAGCGTGAGGTTTATGACAGTTTGCTTAAAGAAAACAAAGAAGGAGTTGTCTTCAAGCATATTGATGCTCACTATAATATTGGTCGCCCTGCAAGTGGCGGAAACTATTTGAAGTACAAGTTTTATAGTACGTGTAGTTGTGTGGTTACCGAAATTAATAAAAAGCGTAGTGCTGCTATTGGTCTTTACAAGGGAAAGAAACTTGTGAAGGCCGGAAATGTAACCATTCCTGTTAATTTCGATGTACCGAATGTGGGTGAAATCGTAGAGGTAAAATACCTCTACGCCAGAAAGCAATCTGGTTCTCTATATCAACCTATTTATTTGGGTGTTAGGAATGACATCTCAAAAGAAGAGTGCCAGCAAACACAATTAAAGTTTAAAGCAGAAGAAGAATGATCAGTCTTTCTTCTTGAGGCTTTCATTCTCTATCTGCAGTTTTCTGATTTGGCTTTCAAGTTCGTTGATTCCTCTTATAATTCGGAGAATCTGATCCCTTTTCTCTTCTTCATATGTGTTTGTTGCGATTCTTTTTAGTTCGCTCATATCCTGTGGCAAAATAGCTGGCATATAATTCCTTTTTGTTAAAAATCTTCCTAAAAATAAGATAGTAAAAACAAAAGTTTCTTTTTGGTACGTTGAAGACTCGACCTCTCCACGGACGGAACCAATAATTGTGATATACAAAAACAAAAGCAAAGCAATCAAAGAAACTGGCATTAGTTACTTGGGCAGCGTCAATATGACTGCCAAGCATTCTAAGGCATTTAAATATAACGAACTTACATATTCTTTGTATTTATCTCCTGCAAATACATCTGGATTTGAAGTTTGTGCAGGAAGAACAAAAGAATGCACAATTGCTTGCTTGCATGAATCTGGACTTAATCGCATAGATCATAAGCAGAATAATATCAATAAGTCTAGAATTGCAAAGACAAGGCTCTTTTTTCAAGAGCGTGATTATTTCATGAGTTGGATGATTGATGAAATTGAATCAACAAGAAGTAAGGCTAAGAAACTTGGATATAATTTTAGTATAAGATTAAATAACACAAGTGATTTATCTCCTGAAATCTTTACGCTTGGAGATAAGAATATTCTCGAGATATTTAGTGACTGCCAATTTTATGAGTACAGCAAGATCTATCGAAGAATTGCTTTAACTAAGAAATATCATAATTATGATCTAACTTTTTCATATAGTGGAAATAATATTGAAGAATGTCAAAAGGCAATCAATATTGATAATACTAGAGTGGCTGTGGTTTTTAAAGATAAGTTGCCTGAAAAGTTTATTGATCATGAGGTTATTAGCGGGGATGAATATGATATGCGTTATCATGATCCAAAAAACGTAATAATTGGTTTGAAATTCAAAAAGGTTAGAAACGAAATCGATCTTAATAACAATTCTTTTGTTGTCTAAATATAAGTGTCCGCCACACACAACAGAAAAATCTCAAGAATCCACAGAAGAAAATTTTTTTCTAGATAGCCCCTTGTCTTTTGTTTTTTGTTGTGTATCGTTGATCTGAAGAGCATATCTGTGTGGTATGCGAAAGAACTAGAGACAAATGGAGGATTTCACCATGTCCAAGAAAACAGCCGGCGATAAGAGAACATACGTCACCATTGAGAATTTCCTCAGAGCGTATGAGAATCCTGCTTTTGGCTCTATTGGTGAAGTGGCAGACCATCTTGGCCTCAAGCCTAGTGCCGTGAGCCAAAGAGCTAGTAAGTTACGCCAGAAAGGTGTTGACCTTCGTAAGTTCAGTGGCAGTGGTCGCCCAAATGTTGTTGAAAAAGCAAACGAAATTCTGAAGCTGATTCGCAGCAAGAAGTAAGTTTGTAAAATAACTGAAATCCAATCCCCCATTGGTCATCTTAATTGCGACCAATGGGGGATTATTTTTTTTAGCATTGACAGATCACCATTATTTTTGGTATGCTCAAAGGTTTATTTGTTGCTCAAAGTCCCTGCCGTGTTTCTTTTTGGTACGGTTGTCCCCTGTCCCGACAAAGAGGAAAAAATGTCTACAACTACTGCCCCTGTAAAAACGCCAGTTAGAAGCCCCGATAAGACACCCAGCAGCGATCCTTTTAAGAGTCCGAAACCAACTGTGATGCCCGAACCAAAAAACTAATATGTATAATAATTCTTTGCATGTGAATCCTGGTATTAGAAATTTTTGGACTAATCTCAGGAAGAATGATTCTGAATTTCATGTATTCAAGAAAAATAGGAATCTAGTATATTTCGGTCACGATCTCAGTAAGAGTAGTTACGAGTTTGTTCAAGATAGAATGAACAATCTTGGGATCAAGTTTGACCATAATAATTTGACGATGAGTTTCCTTAAAGCCCTTGAAGTTGAAAAGGGCAAAGAAGAAGTTCTTAGGGATCTTGCAATCAAGGCAGTTTGTGAAGCATTTGAAATTCCAGAAGATTTGCTTGATGCGAGTCTCAATGATGATGAAAATATTGAAGTAAATAATACCGAAGAAAGCTTCCCTGAAAATGTAGATTATGATTCTCTTGATCAAAATATCAAAGATCTGATCAATAAAAGGATCTTGATCAATTCAATTATCCAAGGTGCCAGCATTCATGCTTTTTATACAATGCACCATCTTGTGAAAAATGAATTGGATGAAGTATCCCCTGAATTGATTAAATTGTATGATGAAATCAGTGTGGGTACAGTTTTTTCTTATTGGAAGATTGACTATTCAGCTATAGTTGATAAGATGGATCCTTCCATGCTGGTTCAGGGTAGTTCTAAGGTGGAATACGAAGAAGATTCAGATGAACCTTCTGTTGTTGCGGCCGCTAGAACATTTGCAGTTCTTTGCCAAGAATTAGTGAAGGGTGCAATTGAATGTATTGCACTTCATGGTAGCAGAGATATTTCAGAAGAAGAACTCAAAATTGTTTATAGTTTTGCTGATAAAAGAAGCGATGAACCAAGATATATCCAAATTGGTTCAGAAGTTTGGCGTAAAATTCTTTGCCTGATCAAGCAGTATAGAGAAAATGAAAAGATTTCTCTTCCTGAGTTCATCATGAAAATCTGTGTTCTCGAGCCAAATGATATTGAAAATTTCTTTGAGTTCTTTATGTCTGGTGAGAATGATAAAGCTATTGCCCTCCTAGATTGATTTGAGGGAGGTTTCTTTTTGGTACGGTAGAATGTTGTCAGCGACGGACAAATAAAATTTTTACAAGGAGATCCATAACATGAAGATCAATACGAACGGTTCCAATCTCAAGACTAACAACTTTAATGCCGAATCCATTGAATTTGGAATTGGCGATGTTAGCACTATCATTGATATCCTCCGAAATAGGCTTTATGCAAATCCTATTCGGACTCTGACTCAGGAATATCTTTGCAATGCACGGGATAGCCACCGTGATTCAGGCAATAGTGATACTCCGGTTTCTGTTACGCTTCCCACCAAGTTGGATAGCGTTCTTAAGATCAGGGATTATGGTACTGGTCTTAGTCCGGAACGTGTCAAGGATGTTTTCGTCAATTATGGAAGCAGCACAAAACGTGCCGATAATGTCCAGACTGGTGGTTTCGGCATCGGAGCCAAAAGTGCATGGGCATACACCGATAGTTTTACCATTCTTAGTTACTACAATGGTAAGCTTCGTTCATATATTGCCCATACCGGCAAGAATAGCAATGGTACTCTTGAACTCATTAGTGAGGATGACACCAATGAACCCAATGGTGTCGAAGTCCAGATTCCAATTCGTGAGTCCGATATTGAACAGTTTGTCTATGCTGTTTATCGCTGCACTTTCTTTTGGGATGTAAAGCCGGAATTGAAGGGAATCACCAAACTGGAGATTCCTGCTTCTTGGCTAGATTCTAGTAAGAATATTTCATTCAAGAACGGCAATTGGTTTATACTTCATAAGGATGATTTCATCAAGCGTCTTTTTGATTCTTATCACGCTGACATCTTTGTCCTTATTGATAAGATCCCATATAGCATCAATAAATTTGCATCTCATGAACTTTCTGCCAATGTAAATGCTCTCAGGAATTCTTCATATGCAACTCATATGAGTTTTGTTGAAGTTGATAACGGAATTCTTGAAATCAGTGCTACTCGTGAAAGTGTTAGCGACAAGGATGATAGCAAGAAGAAGGTAAATGATATTTGCGGTGAGGCCATCAAGAGTCTTGTATCTTGTGTTGATGATGAACTTGGCAAGGATTTTGCCACTATTGAAGAATATATCAAGTTCTACTTTAGTGTGAAGTGTATCTTTAACTTTGCATCACTTCCAACAAAGATTGAGTTTGCCTTCAAGAAGGATGGTTTTGATTATAAGTATAATAGCGGTCGTCTTGTTTCTACGAGTTTTGATGGTTGCCGTATCAATAAGTATCACCTCAAGCAACAGAAGACTCGAAGCGTATTGAAGATTGAGGAAAACCATCCTATTGAGATTGATCAAGCCTTGAAGTCTTGTTTTATTCTTGATGATGGTCGAAACCCAAGATATACTATCAAAGAAAAGATCAAGAAGTATTTTGCGGACAACCAGAGCGTTACTGCGGTATATTGCATCGAAGGTTATAACACCGATCAGCAAAAGCGTTTTACGGAACATCTTGGTGCTAAATATATGCTTGATCTTCCCCACAACAGGGTGAGTTACAAGCAAAAGAGAGAGGCTGGCAAGATTAGTTATCGGGAGATTATGCTTAGTAGTGCCTACAGCAGCAAGAAATTGGCTTCTGGTACTAAGAAGGATGTTACTCTCGATGAAATCGAAAGTTCATCTAGTGAATTCGTTGTCGTTCCTTTCTCGGGCGATGAAATGTATCACGATGAAACTTTTGAAGATAATGTCAAGTTTATCATCAATCACGGCAAATATACCGTGATCAAGTGTTCTAAGAAGGATTATGCCTTGATCGTTGGTTCTGCGGACAATGTTCATACTTACGAAGATGTAATTGAGAGTTTTCCTGATTATATCGAAGTGGATGATAAGGTTATTGAGAACTTTGTTTATCGTCAAGCAAGCAACACTCTTGATTTTATGAGGAAGTTCATTGATAGAGTCGAATGTCCCAAACTCAGGGAATACTTTGAAATCAAGGGTGGAATCAAGGAAACGGGTAGGCCTGCTGCTCGTGCGGATATCCCCGACCGTATCATCAGCCTCTACCCACAGTATGCCACAATTAATGGCAATCTTGATAAGATGAATAAATTGGAGAACGAAATCAACTCAAAGTATCCGCTTCTGAGGTGTATCTCGACCGGCATGAATTATGGTTATGGATATTATGGTCACGGTCATGATCGTGATGAGGCTGGTCGTAAGAATAGGGAAATGAATGATCTTGTATTCTATATCAATAATAAGTCCAAGGTGAACTAAGGAGATAAGCCGTGATCAAAGAAATATGGACAATCGTTTGTGGTGGAAGAAGCTTTGATAAGAACGATGAATTTTTTCAAACTAAACATACTTTTAGACTTGAAAAATATAAAGATAAAATCGAATGTGATATATTTAAGAACTACTACAAGGTCAAAGAAAATTTAATGTCCTTGATGAAGGAATTGAATGTCTTGGAGGATAGGATCAACGACAAATATCCGCTGATGCTGTGTGCGGGTATAAGCCCGAAAGGTTCCTTCCGGTACGGTATGACACCAGAGCAGGTGGACGAGGAAAACGAAAAAATCCTAAAAGAATTGATCTTTTATATTAACTCTAAGAAATCATGAAATACTATCTTCTTTCCAATTCAATTGTTATAAATACTTCGGGTCAAACTTATACCATTAGCAATAATGACTATAGGTATGATAAGATTAAGACATACCTGAATGAAGGTAAGTTTGAATTGGTTGCGGATGCTATTAATCCTACCAAGAATCTCAATAAAGATGGTTTCACGGTTATTGATGGACTTGTCCATTATGGCAAGGATCCTATCCCGAGCATATTGGGCAATCAGTTTCTTCTTTTCAAAGAAACAAGTTGGGTATTCAAAAGTCTTTTCAACTTCTGGTATAATCTAAAGAATAGGGTCGATGATCATGCTGCCTCTGAAATGATTCAGGCTCTTATTGAGAACAGTGCCTATCCTGTTACCGAGGATGGGTTCTATCTGATTTATTCAAACAACAATTCAGATCAGACAAATAGTGTTTTGAATAAAAAGAATCAATCTGATTCTCATATTCATTTTTATAATATTGCTAATTGTCCCGAGAAATATTTCACAGCATTTAGCAATCGTAAAAATCTTGATGAGGTTCTTGAAAGTGTTTTCGGATTTAGTGCTAAGAAACTCAAGAAACTTGCACTGCAGAATATTTTCAAGCCTGATAATAATTTCTTGGACTATAGGTTTTTCTTTTTTGGAGAAGCCTTCAAGGATGCTCTTCATGCAGACAATCTTTATGAAGTTATTGAAAAGAATATCTTTAACGTTGACTTCGGAGATATTGCCGGCTATAGCGGTTTGAATAGTTTTATTAAAGATTACACAAGAGAAAAAGACGGATCTTACAACCAAAAGAAAATCCTTAATTTTCTCAAGAGTTCAACTCGTCAGGCCGCATTCATTGAAATCGGGGATCAATACCCAAGGTTGAAGGAAACCATTAACCTGGACGTTCAACAGGTTGGTCTTGTAAACAACGCAGATGAAATCCTTAACTATCTTAACAAGGAAACTGCCAAGTTGCAGGATCCCGAATTCGATCTTAAAATCAAGGAAAATTTCCCTGACTTTTGGAGTCTCAATGAACATGAAGTTGACGATATGAGATTGTTGATGCCCAATACAAATTACGATCTCAAAGAGTGGACTAATATTATGCAGAACTGCATCCACGGTTATGCTGACAATGTTTTGAAGGCCAAGACAGTTGTATTTGCAGTCATGGACAAGAATACCAATGAAATGATTTATAATGTTGAAGTTGCAAGAAAGAACATTGTTCAGTTCAAGGCTCGTGGAAATAATGAGCCCAAAAAAGCAGATATGAAAAAGATTTGCAGCCTGTTAGCGGATCGTGGTCTGCTTTTCAAAGAGTGATATATTAAATATAACAAGTTATATTCAGGTGATAAAATGAAAGTTTATGTAGTATTTGATTTCCCCGAAATTAAAGATGCTAATAGCGAGGACGCTACTTTTGCTATTGATAGTCTTAGTGGTGATTTGAAAGAATTTGCCAAGGATGGAGAATATGATTGGTATATTGATGATGCTACGGAGAATTAATGAAAACCACCGAATTAGAATTAACAAAAACTGAACTTCGTTATTTAGCCGACTTGGTTATCGGCAACATACAAGATGGTAATTATTGGGGCAATAAAGATCAATTTACCAAAAATCAAAACAAAGTTTTTTCCAAATTGTGTGAAATTGGTATTGAGTTTGGTCTCGATATAGACTCATGGGTGACTAGGGAGCATTATTAAAGTTAACATAATGGCTAAAAAAAATAAAAAAAATAAACTCATGGAGGGCTCCAAAAAACAATTGGAGGCACTTAAAGCAAAATACGGTCATAGCATCAATCATGTTGATGTTACCCTCCCAATGACTTACAACGAAGTCCAGAGTTATTTTGGGCCTCCATGCGAAGAATACGAGCCTCTATGCGGCTGTTGCCGTGCTTGGGTTGAATGGCAAACCTCCGGCCAGAGAGTCACCATCACTTTGGATAGGGAGGAAGTTCTGAGAAGTATTAATCCTCTTATGATGGATTGATTAAACATATTAAATGTGCTACAATAAGCACATGCCAAAATACTATGTAAAATATAGAAATAAATCACTCATCACAGACCAATCAGATCCAGAAGAGGCAGCATATTGCCTTATTCTTATATTGGGTCCGCAATGGATATGCAGCCATTCAGACTACATTCATGTTGATGAACGTGGATTCAGAACAGAAGAAGCAGAAAATAAATTTGAATTTACAAGTTTATTAGAAAAAGTTTATAGAAAAAGGTACCCAGAGTGATCTGGATACCTTTTTTTTTATTTATCTTCATCGCTTTTATAAACATTTTCTGCAAATGGATTGTTTACTGCAACTACTTTAACGTTGTTGTCTCCTATTGTAAGCATTCTAAAACGCTTGATTAATTGGTCTCTATTTGGCTCATCCTTTAGAGCAAATACAGCAATGTTTGAATTGCTTGGCCAAGGAATTTTTTTGTTTATTCTTGACACATAATAAACAAATGTTTCTTTATCCTTGCTTGAATCCACAATCTCTAAGTTATTGTTCATCTTTACCTCCTTGATAAAAGTTTGAACTACATAGTATTTATCCTTCTGATAATAATTTTGAAATTTACTCTTTACTAAAATAAAATTTTACACTATAATATTTGAAGAACTTTATTAATTTAAAAAGAAAGAAAGAAAATATGAGCAAAGTTAAACAGTGTTCACCATGTGGATATCAAGTATTACTTGAACTTTTAAGTGCCCAAGAAATGCTTGGTACAAAGATTATTTTAAATGAAGCCTCTAAGACAATGCGGGATTTCCAGGCAATTGTATTGGCGGTTGGACCAATGCTTAAAGAAGATTACGGATTCAAGGTTGGCGACAGAGTATTGCTATCTGGCACTGGCGTACCCGTCCCAAATTATGATGATAGCGAAAGAGATAAGGTTCTAATGGAACCGCAATCAATAAAAGCAGTTCTTTCTTGATTTTTGATTTAAAAAAGACTATATTAAACTTAACAATTCTTTTAAAAAAAGGAGTAAAAAATGATTGATGTTTCTAATGTTAATGATGCGCTACCAATTTTAATGAAAGATGATTCAACGTTTGAATCACTTAAATCAGATTTCCCAGATATTCTTGCAGATTTAGTTACGTTTAGAACAAATCCAAACTGCAGTTGCAGAGGAAGAGTGGTCAAGTTCTTTACAACTAAATTAGAGGAGTCTCCAGGAGTACTTAACAAGTATATTAAAGACCCCAATTCTCTAAATACTGAGCTTCAAAAAATAAAAACTCAGAGAATTGACAATAATTACTCAGGTAGGATTTTGACTGTCAGTAAGGGAGATGAGGCTTGGAAGACTTTTGCACAAGAAATTACAAGTGGTGGGAAGTATTTCCGTGCATTTAGTGTTGTAGAAAATGGAGATTCACTAAAAGTATATTTTCTATGATTTTTTTAATCTATTTAATAACTTGTTTGGGAGTTGCTTATGGTTGGAGCGATACTGATGCAAGTGTTCCTTTTAGGAACATGGTGGCAAAAGTTCCATACATAAGAACAGCTTTGTTGTGTCACGAATGTAGTAGTTTTTGGATTAGTCTCTTTGTGAGTTTGTTTATTAATCCCCTCCAAGATACCACATATCCAGGAGTGAGCAATATTTTTTCTGCTTTTTGTGGATTTTTCATAAATTTGTATTTTGTCAGAAAAAAAATAATTCCATACAAGGATTAATTTTTTCGTTTTAAATACCGATAGCATAAATATTATAAAGGAAAATTATAATATTTATGCTGTCTTATTTTGAATTCTATAGCGAGCAAGGAAATCCAATAGTACAAAAGGGGCTATTCAATAGAGCCACCAGTTTTAAATTATTGGATGAAGTAAATAAGCCGAAGCCCATATACGCCTCCAGGTGGATGATAAGAAGGGATATAGAGGCTGTTGCCGAAATAGCTTGTCGTGGTAAGGCCCAATCTGAAAAGAAGCGAATAAAGAAAGATTTGGAGGATTCTTTAAGCGATCCTAATATGCTCGGCTTGGTTTGTGAAGATAAAGATGGAGAAATAATAGGTTTTGTCATCTTTGCTTCAACAAATACATTTTATCAAATCTTGATTTTAAATACAAAAAAGGATGCAAAAAAAGTAATCGAAAGTTTACTCTCTAGAATATTCGAAAAACTAGGCAGCCAAGGCACCCCAAGACAAAAATGTAAAGTAGTTATAAAAGACAACAAAAATAGTCCATCTTGGTGGTATAAATTATTAAAGGATTATGGGTTCGACGGCAGAGAAGTAGGCGAGCAATGGATATTTATTTATTATAGTCAAAAAGGTTTTGGAGACGACTTTGCCCAAGGACTTATTGAAGACGATAGTTAAAGAAATCCTTTCCCTCCGGTACGGTTCCTGTTCAGGAGAGAAGCCGTGCAAATTCTAGAAAACTATAAATTCAAATCAAAGTCTGGCGAAGTCTTTGTTAAAGACTATTCATTTAACAAATTCGTGAAAGACTTCCCTGAATTCTCTGATTTACTACTCAGAATGAAAACTCATCTGAATAATGATCATAAATATTATCTTGTGGATCTAATCATTAAAGACCACAAGAAAAATCAAAAGACTTGTGTCGATGTTCGCTATCATGTTGATGGTGAATATGAAAGCAATAATCAATATTGTCTTTGGGTTAGCGGGCCAAATAGAACTTTGTTCCCTAAAGAACAATTTAATTTAGAGGGTTTTCCAAGTTCGAGAGATGAGCAGAATAAATTTCTGGAGCTACTTCTAAAGGACAAAGAATCTTTTGAAGTGCCCGAGGAAACTTTTGTTGTATACTCCAGTAAAGATCCCCATAAAGGTGTTGTTTGCGAAAAGGATGGCCGACGAATCTTTGTGCGTTTAATGGCAACAGATTACATAAAGCCAAAGAATTTTATCAAGAAGAGTTTCTCTCAGGTACGGTAGTCTCTTGTCAGAGAGACTCAAAAAACAATAGAGAGAAACATGAAAGATAAAGATTGGATCGACCAGAAGGTTCTTGAAAAGGTCATTAAGAAGAATTACGTTAATAACAAGAATAGTTTTTGCAGCGAGTGCGGTGCGTATACAAAGGAAAAGGTTTGTAGGGATTGCCTTGTTGAAAATGAATACTTGGAGTATGTAAAGTAAAGTAATTATGTACGATAGTTTTAAATATCTTTATCCGCCTCGCCCGGAAAATGCCCTGCCGCCGGATAGAATCCCGGTGTTTGAAAAGTCGGGGTATACTGGGCAATACAAGAAGAATGGCACTTGTAGCATCTTTGCAATCAATCATCCCAAAGATTTTATTGCAATGACTCGCCACAATGATAACCATAAACAGTGGGAATTTTCCAACTATTTTAGGGATTGTTTCACAAAGTATCTTCCGGCCGATAAGTGGCACGTTCTTGTTGGTGAAGTAATTCACAGCAAAACAACCAGCATCAAGGACACTGTTTATATCTTTGATATTATCGTCCATAACTCCGAAGAACTTTATGGAAAGACTTTTACTGAACGGCAGAATCTTCTGAGAGATATTTTCCATCCTGAAAATAAAAAAGAAGAATACAGCCACTTTGAAATTGAGCCAAGATTTTGGCTTGCAAAAAATATCGAAGAAGGTATCCTAGATCTCTTCAACAATATCAAAGATAAAGATGTTGATGAAGGCTTTGTGTTAAAAAAGAGAGATAGCGTCCTAAAGGATTGTGCTGGTCAAAAAAGCAATAATAGTTGGCAAATAAAATTCCGTCATCCTTCAAGGAAGTATAGGTTTTAAAATGCTCGAGTTTTATAAGAATAACGATATCAGGGAAACTCTCAAGAGTATCATTAGCGATAGGCAACTTATCAGTTCATTGTTCAGGAGTGTTCCCGAGCTTAATTCAATTGGCTTCTCTGTAACCAATGAATATGATGATAGCAATTACTACGATAGTGTAAGACTTGAAAGCGTCAATGGTTATTCTTGGAGTCCTTATGAAGATTGCTATGATGATGAACTAGAGGATTATGATGGTGTAAGTAACAATCCTAGTGGTAAGAAGCTAGATAGGGAAATTGTACAGGCTTGTGCGAGTTTAATTGAAGAAGTAGGCAAAGATTTTGGATACGGAGATGAAAACTCTCTTCTAAGATCGGATTACACCTCGCCCAGTTATACAACTAAGCCCAATAGAGAATTTAATAGGTTTATTCTCGATCTTGCTGCCGGAAATAAGTTAGAGGATGAATCTGTTCTGGCTAAGATTGCATCAAAATTTGATCCAAAGTGGGCTTTATATTATGCCTTTGATCATGGAAGGCTAAGTAAAGAAACTGAGGATAAGATCTTCCTTAAAAAGGGAAACATGAGGGAAGCCTATCTCTATAGTGTTCATGTTTTAAAGGATGTTCTTCCAAAGAACATTGAGGATTTTCATATTCTTAATTGTTTTGGAAAGAAAAAAGAATCCGAAGACAAGGAATATCTTAATAGTTATCTGGAGTTTAAAAAAACATTGGTGGTTGAATAATTTTCAACCTTATCAAAAAATCTAACTTCTGCTAATTCTGATCCTACTACTTTTTTGTTTTCATATTCTTTACCTACAACTATAATGTCTACTTGTTGATCATATAATAGTTTCCTCATCTCTTCTTCACTATCAAATATAAAGACATTATCCACGTATTTGATAGTGAGAAGAAATTCTTTTCTATTTTCTTCTTTATTAAAAGGTCTGTCTTTGCCTTTTAATAAAGAAACTCTTTGATCGCTGTCTATTCCAACAATCAATCTGTCTCCAAGACTCTTTGCATATCTCATAAGCCTAATATGGCCTATATGCAAAATATCGTAGCATCCGTTAGTCCAGATTGTTTTCATGGAGTTGATACTCCAAATTGACGGACTACCTTCAAAGAGCATTGATTTGCGAATCTTATGCTCTTTTCTATTTTATTAGTTTTTAGGTAGCCCACAACAAGGGCGGCAAGAAAAGTATCTCCTGCGCCGCAAACATCTCTAATTTCAACTTTCCTTGTTGGATATTTTTTTATTTTTTGTTTGTGGAAGTGTATTGCCCCATTCTCCCCGTCTGTAACTACTAGGTGGCAACAGTCAGGGAATTTTAAGCCTTGAATGTTATTCAGGTATTCTTTTTGATTTACCTTCAAGAAGTCAATAAAGGATAAATCTTTTGGTTTTCTTTTTGTATCCACGAACCTAACAGCACTGTTTTTGCATATAAGTTCTAAATCAGGTTCTTGTAAAAACCCTTTGTTATAATCTGATATTACTATTGCATCATATTTTTGATGTTTGTATTTTTTAGTGTTTATTCTTTCGCAATTATCGTGAATATCTTCTCTAAAGACTATTGAGTTATATCTTGTATCAATAAATCTTCTTTTTATTATCTTTTGTTTATTTGTTATTAAATCCACATCTGCAGAAGGCAATAAAGAAAGAATATTTCTAACGACATTTGCTGCCATGCCATCTGTCGAGTTCTTCTTTCCATTATTTTTAAAACACAATGCAGGAGCTTCTGGACATACTCTTTCGCATGTCCCGTAGATGTATTCATCAGAGCAGGATTCGCCAACTACTAATATTCTCATATCCCCATTTTTTGTTGACTATTTTATTATCCACAGTATAATAATAGTATGAAATGCCCAATTTGTCAACAAAAGATGGATCTTGTAGTTACTAGTCACAAAAACAAACCTTTTGTAGATAACAATCTATATCCAAAAATGTGTTTTGCTTGCTATAGTGTTCCTAAAACACTAAAGCAGACTCTAGATAAAGAAGGAAATATAAAAGAACAAATAGAATTGGAATACTCTATAGAAAATCTACATTCAGCCCAAGAACTTTTTGATCAAGGTTCTGCTGATAATCTTAATCAAGCAAAAAAATCAGTGCAGAGTGTAAAAGCTTTGAATGTTTTAAAAGTAAAAAAAGAAACTAAGAAAGATAAACCAAAATTAGACTGCCACTTGATCTAAGTGCTTATTAATTAGATTTTCTATTTTGGCATAGTCCGACATTCTATAGTCTGTATGCTTTTGGTTCATGCTCTTATTGTTATCGGGATGCAGATAATAATCTTTCAATAATTTAGCTAATTCTTTTTGACCTTCGATTCCCTTTTTTTCATAAATTTCATTAAACATTCTGCTTATAGAGTCATGCCATAATTTACTTACATTTTCTTTACCAAGCATCTTGATCATTCTGAACATGTAATCAGATGGCCTGTCGCTTCGCCACCACGACTGTGGGTGTTCGTTAAGAAGTATCGCAGAAACTGAGCCCATATTGAACACCAATCCAGCATCCAGGAACTCTTTCACCAGATATTCCATATTTTCTCGAGAATTTCTTGCTCGAAGATATTTGCTCCTAAATACAGTATCAACTTCACTTGGAAGCAAGCCTTTAATGTTTTCTTTTCCGAGAATATTAAGTGTTTCTTTGATATTATCCGAATGAACAATCCAACCCACAATCTCTGCTGGGTCTGTTTTTAATTTACTTATTAATTCAGTCCCTAATAGTTTTGCCATTTCTGTTTTATTTGTAGACCTTTGTATAATTCCAATTATATGAACCACATTCATTTTAGTTAGATTGTTTTTACCAATAATATCCACCATTTGATATGTATCTAATTTTGTATCAAGCCTGCTATTTCCCGAATGCGACTTTGCTTTCGCCAGTGGCGGCGAATTAGCAATAAGATCATGAATTTGTGCTCCTACCAATTCACCCGTATGGTCAGCGACCATTTTCTTGATAGCAGGATTGTTGATATTTAATGAATCTATATTCCAAAGAAAATCACGTATATTAAATGCATCAAAATTAATATTTAAGTCCTTGATCATAGATGCTATCTTGAAAAAATCATCTCTACGATACACTCCTGAGTTGTTGTTAATAATTTCCGCTAAATTCCGGCCTGATATATTTTTCTTTAGATCTTTATCTATTAATGGATTCAAAAATGTGGAACTATCAAATTTTAACCTGATGTTATAACAACTGCTTGCTCCGTTTGCATATTTCTTTAAAAAGTCATAATATTTCACATCTAATTCTTCAACATGGTTGTCTTCAACATCCATAAATTGATGACTATCTTCTCCCTCATCTAAACAATTTACAAATTGATACACTGGTTTATCTTTATCATGGATAATATAAATATTATTTCCTAAGTAGCTTTCATGATAATCTCCATCTGGTGCTGCGGTACACCATTGGGTCCCTTTACCATAACTGCATAATATTCTTTTTCTGGCTTTTATTTCATTTTCATCTTTTGGCAATCCGTGTTCTGTCCCACTTCCCAAAGCCGGTAGAAAATAAAGTTTTAAATCAGCGTCTGTGGCAACCAATTCTATTAGCTTATCATCACCCTCTAGTGTCTCACCACTTTTTCTTAATTTTCTCTCTTGTCTATTGCTTATTTCTTGGGTTGATTTTATGTATTCTTCAACTTTTTCTTTGATTTCTTGTCCAACCTTAAACCAACCTTTAACTCCTATTTCACTTTTAGGCAATTTACCGCTATCAATCATTTTTTTGGCAACATTGATTGAAATTTCCAAATCTTCTTTTCTGTATCTTTTTACGCTCCAATAACCCATTGAGAAACTAAACCAATTAAAGTTTTCAAGATTCTTTTCTTTTAAAACCTGAATTATGATATCTTTAGGAGGAAATGACACTATCTGAGGATGAGCATCCAAATATCTTTTTTCTTCTGGTTTGGCGTATTTGACCAAATTAGCCAGGTACGTATCAAAGTCGGAAGCTATATTTTCGTTTAAAAAGAACCAGTTCTTAAAATTCATGATACTTTATTTAGATATTTGAGTCTGTTTTTATTTTCTGTATAATAGGGAGATGACCTACACAGAAAAAGAATACGAACTGGCGATGAGATATGTTAATGGGGACATAAACGATGTCCAGTTGAATTATTTAGCCGTTCAGGGCAAAACAACTGAAAAAAGAGTAAGAGAAATAGCCGAATATGTCAATTTCGTGAGTCCGTTTTTAATTGCATCTGGACTAATCTTGGCTTTTCTAGCTTTTCACCTAGTCTTTTGTTTTCTATGTGTTGTTTTTAATTTCAAATAACTAATTTTTTCCGGGAAATCGTAGACGACCGGCAAACCGCTCAGTCTCTTATATTTTCGATATTAAATAGCCAGTTCTTAAAACTCTCTCTCCAATACATGGTGGATGCCATTGGGCTACTGAGAGTATAATCCATATTACGACCACTATTCTTTACAAATCCTAATTTTTTGTAGAATCTATTTAGAGCTTCTTTCTTGCCTTTATCTGCCTCTGGTCTGATCACAATAGGCTTATCAACTTCTTTTGCATAACTCTGCAACATTCTGATTATATCTGATCCAACTCCAGAGTTTTGTTTTTCCTCTGGTATTCTGATGGTCTCCAATTCGATGTTATGTTTTGCTTCAAATGCAGAAACATTAGCGAATGGGTATTTTTTATTTATTTTGTCCAAAATAAGATCTAGCATAATATTATCTATCTTTTAATTCAAAAAAATCCAGAATTTTCTCTTGACCCGGATTCTCTTTTTGCTACAATGCTCACTGTTCGAGGACGATTTTTAACCAAAGGAGTAGATATGATTAAGTTTCTTAGTTTTGTTTCTTGTTTAGTGGTTTGTGCTGGATCGTATGCCGGCCAGACAAGTATTGATAGCACCGATACATCAGTTTCGGTTCTCAGGACTGATAGCATTGCCTCTACAACTGCTACGCCAGTTGTAATCGCTAATTGCTGCAACAGTTGCAATAGTTGTAATGATGGTTGCATCAACAACTGTGATAGTTGCTGCAAGCGTGAAAGGGCTTTCAGCCGTTCCCGCACTCATACCGAGAACGTAACCTGCCAGAACTGCCAGCAGGTTAAAGAGTCGACGGATACCGTTGAGACTAGTCGCAAGCGACTCAATGGGAATGTAATCAAGAGAAGTCGTAGCCGTACTTCCGTTTCGGTACGGTAACTGCTTGTCCCGCCACCCCCTTGCTCGTGTCTCCCGTGTTCAACCCGCACGGTCAACGTAGCATATCACGGTTCTCCTGCACAACCAGATATGCCGAGACTCCGAGCAAGGGGGTTTTTTATTATAAAAAAATATGAGAGAATTAAATTCTGAGGACTTGAGTAAGTTCGCAACCAATAACGGCTTCATCATTAAAAAAAAAGATGAAGAATACGAACTTTATAGCAAAACAGAAGATAAGGTTCTGCTTTTCAAGAGTGTAAAAGAAGCATTTAGAAGAATCTCCGACGAAATTAATATTTTAAAGAAAACAAAAAATGTCCTACATTGATAACGATAAGGAAATCAAAGAGACTATTCTCAAGTTGAATAGCCTATTTGAAGCAAATAAAGAAATTTATATCAATCAACTAGATCACAAGGCATATCTTAGTTCTGCTCTTTTCAAGATCAAGAATAATCTTGAAAGGCTAGTTAAGAATCCAAAGGACTTGCCAGAAGTTATTTTCAATTGCTTTGAAATCGCAAAGCCATTAACGCCATACTATAGCACCGACCTTGGTAAAAATAAAATTGATCAGCCATTAACCAACGAAGAAAAATTAGGTTTTCTTGAGAAGTTGGAAAAGTTTCAAGTCACGGATGAAATGAAAAATAAATACAAGGAAACAGCAGATCAAGGAGGTTAATGTGAACTCTGATTACCGAGTAGTAAATATTGGTGAAATGCAAGACTATTTCATTATTCAAGAAGTTTACTATAATGATAATGAAGAAGTCGTTGGTTCATCAAATGCAAACCCCTGTGGAAATTCAGTTGAAGAACTGGTACAATTTGCCAATTGTATTTTAAATGCAAGTAAAAAACCAGTCCTAAAACTGTAAAAAAGGGGATAAAGGTTTAAAGGTTGATTTTGGTTTGATTTAGGTTGATTTTTGGCCCAGTAGCTCAATTGGATAAGAGCAACAGCCTTCGTGAAATAGGAGTGCTTAGAGAGAAATCTTTAATGTAGAATCGCTTAAATTCGGTGAAGGCTTAACTGCTAATACCGAGCCAAGCCTAAGCAATTAGGAAGGTGTAGAGACTTAACAGGCGACACCTAAAGTTGAAAGACAATGGTGAAGATAAAGTCCAGACCACAAACAGTAATGGTAGTGAAAACTATAGTGGTACCGCTAAGCTGTAGGTTCCAAGTTCGATCCTTGGCTGGGTCATTTTGTTTTTTTGTTTTGTTTAGAAAAGTGCAAAGTATTTACTATTAATATTTTGTGCTAATTATTCCGTGATAACTCAACGGTAGAGTGTTCGACTGTAAAAAGCCACTGAATTGAAGCTCAAAAAAGCTGGCAATTTATGTTGGGTTCAATGCCCAAACAGTGGATTAATCGAATGGTTCTTGGTTCAAATCCAAGTCACGGAGCTACAAGCTGGTTTGAATATAAAGAGCTACAAACTTTGATTAGTTTTTTCTATCGTGATAATCAACAACTTCTCTGCATAATTTAACAAACTCTTCTGAGCTTAAAGTATGTTTTGCTAAATTGACTTCCTTGAGAACAAGCTGACAGTTATTTAGAGTATTTTCTCCCCCCTTAGATCTTGGGATTATATGATCCAATTGATATGTTCTAGGTTTCATTAAATCAATTGGTTTTCCAGTTAATGAGCATGTTGGATTATCTCCAACCTTATCTAAAAAATCTTTAATTGTAAATTCCATGCCAGCATACTCCTTGTTAACTCTAGAGAATCCTTCTATCCTTATCTTCAGGTTTTTGTGCAATGTATGAATATGCCTATTCTTCGGAACAGGTTTGTAGTATTTATCATAAATAAAATTTTCAATCTTGCGAATCAAAGGATGCTGTTTAGATCTGTTTGATTTACGTCTTTTGGCGTATTTTTCTTTTTGACCTTCACCACAATGATACGATATTGTTCCTTTTGAGCACTTGATCTCATCTTGGATTTTTTTATATGAATATCCCAATGCCCTTAATTCTAATATTTTATCTTTTACTTTCATGACTTGAACCTTTAATATATTTATATATATGCATTGAACCATAATTTTATAAATAAATTCAATCATGATGTAACTTTCTATTGACGAAACAAAAATTTCTGGTATGCTATTAGCACCCACTAACATTTTTCCAAGGAGGGAAAATGACACGATGCCTTTGTTTGATAGATGATAAATGGATTGAAAGACTTTCTCCAAAGTTTTCAGAAGAAGAAGAAAAAATCTTAGACGATTGCTCAAGTTCTAATGATGAGAATAGAACTAAGGTTATCAAAGACTTTAATGAAAGAGGATCTCGTCCTGCCTCTTTAGAAGATGTTAAAATAGCCCAAGAAGTCTACAGTAAGAATAAAGTAATTGGGGCAGAGTTAATCATTGCTAATATCATCCTCCCAGGTTTGCATGGAAGTATAAACTGTAAAGTTGGTAATGATTATAAAGTGATTAGGTTTTAATATAAGAAAAATTATGAAAACTCTAATAACAATAGAAGTTGAAAATGAAACAGGAAACCCTTCTATTGAGGATATTAAATTGTTTGTCAATCAAATCATAGAAAGAGGATTCTTTGGCCCATTTGACATATACAATGTTCAATGAGCGGCATATCGCTAAGAGTTTTAAATGCAAACTCTAGTAAGAACTCTGAATCTTGAATATGATATTGTTGAGATTCATTATAATGAGTTTTTGAAAAATAAACCTTACTTGGTCAGAGTATTTAGTTATAACAATACTGACCCCAGCGAAATAAGGCTGGACGAAAAAGAAGTAAAAAATTTATATCAAACTCTTAAAGAACACAACCTATTATGAACTTCAGAATAACCAAAGAAATTCGTAATCATAAATACGACCATGATCCCAAGACCATTTATGGTATTAGGGATGCTGCTGGTGTTGATACAGACTTATCAGAGTGGAAATTTATATACGGAGACAAGAAATGAACGAAAACGATAAATTACTTAAAGCAATTATTTTATTTATCACGATTATCATTATGATGTTGGCATTCATAATGACTTTTATTTCATACAAAATAAGTGAAGATGTAAAAAATATTAGATTGGATTTAGTTATGCTGAAGGGTGAAGTAAACTCTGAGATGGAAAAAAACAACCAAGGAGAAAAGAAATGAACAGAAGAAGTCTTATTAAATCTTTGTTGCCAACAATGGCTGGAATTTTAGTTTTTAAAAATTCATACGGTGCATATTTAAGAACTAAAGAACACCAGACAATATACAAAGGAAAAAATTTGTGTGTTATTTCTAAGTCTGAAATGCTAGAAAGAGCAAAAAAATTAAATATTTACATTCCATTTTGTAAGATGGATCATCATAAATCAAACATTATAGAAGAAATGAAATATTTTGTAGATCAATCACTGAGGTATAATTTTTACAATGATTTAGAAAAAAATATTTATGGATGTTGTGAAGGAAGAAGATCAAAAAACGGCTCATTAGGGATATATTTTGCTGTAATTGCATCGCAATACGATTTTCTGCAAGATGATCGAACACCGGCTTATTACTCGCAAGACCCTGGGTAGAAAAGTGACTAAATACAAAATTTGTAAATTTGTTGATGGTAACGGAAAAGAATGGTATCAAGTCAAGAAAAAGGGGTGGTTATTTTGGCGTTATTTGGATACATTTGAAAAAATTGGACTACGTTCTTATAGAGTTATTCTTAAACTTTCTAATGTAGAAGAAGCAAACAAATACATTGAAGGAGATAAATGGTTTGATAAATCAAATCAAATTAAAAAAGTAGAATGTTGGAATTATAATGACTAAAAATCAACCTAAAACATGGTTCATAGATTTTGATGGCACTCTTGTGACTCAAAAAAGCCACATGAGTTCAGAAGACTTTATTCTTTCAACTACAAAATCTTTCTTTGAAGAAATAGTAAAAGAAGAAGATTTTGTAATTATTACCACTGCACGAACTTGTGAAGACAAAGAAAGAATAGAAAAATTTCTTCAATATCACAACCTTAAATTTGATCTAATTGTTTGCGGAATTCCTACAGGCTCAAGAATTTTAATTAATGACAAAAAGCCAGACGGTACTTTAACTGCTTATGCTCATAATTTAGAAAGAGACAAGGGAATTGATCTTTCCCTATTTATTTAAATGATTGAATCATTTAAATATTTTTATATAATGATAATTGCTTACCTTTACATAGATTCTTGGGCAACTGCCTTTAGATTTAAAAAAATTTACAAAAGGCTTGAGAAATTAGAAAATGAAAATAGAATATAATGAAAACCCATTAGCAAGTAAAGTATTTCTTGACGATACTGAAAAACAGTTATTGTTTTGGAAATACAAATGGGACATGATTGGAGAAAGTGTTTCTTGGATTGAATTTGATATAAGAGAAAAAAAAGAAACTAATTTAGATAATATCCAAAATAAATTACGTGATATCTCTGAAAAATTTATCGAAACAAAATACGACGAAGAATCTATAAAATATTTTATAGAAGAACTACAAAGTAGTCATTGTGGAGATTGTGTTTATGAGCCTCAAACTTGTGCAAAATGCTATGCGGAAGAACATCTTGGAATAGATAGCACACCCAACTTAAAACATTGGGGAGGAACGGCACGTAAGATCATGAGTGCATTTTCTAAGAACTCAACAATAGAACAGGCTATTGATATATTAAAAAATAAAAACTACGACTCAGATGAATATAAAAATTGGTCTAAAGAAACGGACATCGACAGGTGGAAGCAAGAAGATATTTGGGCTATTGAATACCTAGAATATTATAAAAAAGAGATATTAAAAAAATGAAAATTAAACCACTAAACAACATATTACAAGAGGTAAATAAAATGTTCAATCGCACTAGAATTATTAAAAGAATTTATCCCTCTGGATCTACTGGATATTTTATCCAAAAACAAAATCCATTATTTTTTTGGCTGTATAAAGATTGTCATTTCTATCCTATTACTCTTGATGAAGCTCAAAAAAATGAATATATATTTAAACCCTTTAAAAATAGGGTTGTAGAAGTTTATAAAAAAATCAAATTTAGAGTTGTCGAGCAGTACTACAGCAATGGAGAATTTCGTGGATTTTTTGTTCAACAAAAATATCCTTTATTTTTCTGGTTGTGGAGTTTTGTTCAACAAAAAGATCCTTTATTTTTCTGGTTGTGGAGTTTTGTTCAACAAAAAGATCCTTTATTTTTCTGGTTGTGGAGAAACTGTCATGCTATTCGTTATGAAAATGCCGATGTTGCAAAAAATAATGTGACCTATTGGCATAATCGCTCAAAGGAAATTGTAAAAGAACTTGCAGAAGCAAAGAAACTTTGTCATACTACCTATGAAGTTGTTTCTGATGTCAGACTATAAACGTATAACTTATAAATGAAATAGGAAATAAAAATGAAAAATTTCAACGAATGGTTGGATAAAAATAAAAATAATCAGATGATTACACAGGAAATGAAAGATCATTTTGATAAACGAACAAAATACCATATAGATTTAGTAGGAAAATTTTGCAATAAAATTGCAGAGTATGATCCAAATAGGTTTTCTGAGCTAAAAGAACGAAAAAAGGTTCATGATGATAGTAAATTTGAAGAACCAGAATATACTCCTTATCTTTTCATTTCTTGGCAATACAAGTGCAAAGATGATAATAAAGAATTTAAAGTGCCTCAAGAAATTTTAGATAAAATGTCAGAGGCTACTTTACATCATATAACAACCAATTCGCATCATCCTGAATATCATGGCCCAACAAAAACAGGGTTAATTAACAGAGAAAACCGTGATAAGCCACCCAAAGAAATAGTAGATGCAACAAAGATGCCAGACATTGATGTTGCAGAAATGTGTGCAGATTGGATGGCTATGTCAAAAGAAAAAGGTAGCAATCCCAAAGATTGGGCAGATAAAAATGTTAATATAAGATGGAAGTTTACTGACAAGCAAAAAGATTTAATTTATGAAATTATTGAAAATAATTGGATTGAATAAAAAGTTTTAATTATGAATAAAGACGAAATTATTGAAGCGTTACATGAGATAATAAAAGCATACGGCGAAGATGAAGGATACATTCCAAAGAGAGTAGTAGACTTATATAATAAGTATCATGTTCCTTGGGAGTTTGCTGAACAGTTGGATAAAAAATGAAAAAAATTGTATGGGGTTTTTTGTTAATATATATTGGGTTTTGTTTGTTTTGCTTGTTAACAAAACCAACAAATGTTGATTTTCCTCCAATTATGCCTATGTATGGAATGGAACTTGCGTTATTAATATCTTGGTTTTTTGGAATTTTTTGCATATTAGAGGGATGTAATCCCGAGGTTCATAATGATTTTGATGGTTTTGGATCTATCGTAGTTGCAGGACTATTTGCATCAATATTTACACTTCCAATAGTTTTGATGAATATAATTTGGGTTTTTGTATGGAGCAAACAATAAGAAGATCATTAAGATTTAACATTGGGCGAAAAAATGAAAAAATATCGAATCATATAGTATCATTTTTGTTTTTAAGTTTTCCAGTAGTTTGTTTAGTTTGTGGAATAATGTCTTTGTTTGTTAATAATAAATACCCCATTTATTTTGCACTATTTCCTATAGTTGAAGGAACAACATTCGTTTCAATATTGTATTTAATTTCTTTTTTGGAGAAAGGATAGTAACTAATGAAATATAAAATCTGTAAGTTTGTTGATGGCAACGGAAAAGAATTAAGTGAAACAATAGGCCTAAACACATTACTTTAGAGGAATAACATGGATGAAAAAATCAAAATCACCACAGAAGGTAAATCTGTGGTTGCTATTCATAAAAATAAAGTTATTCGCAAATGGGATACTTTTTTCTACTTTAGCACAAAACTAGTGCTTCAATCACTTTCTCGGCCTTGGCATGAAAAGCAATTAACTGAAGAAGAATTTAAATCTAAAAATCCTCTCTTTTCTTTTGTTGAAAAAGATGTTTTATCAAAAGTACATCGTGCCTACTTAATAAAAAATAATTACAGTTCTTTTAAAGAAGAATATGGAATAACCGCCTCTACCGCTAGAAAAATCATAAATTCAAAAATGAAGGAGATTTGGGTTGTAGACCCATATCTTTTTACAAAGTTTTGTTTTAATTTAAAAAGAAAACCAAGCGCCGATAAAGTTCATAGACTCAGTGAGACAGTAGATCTATTAAAGCAGGTTAAAATAAAAAATCATTTACCTTTGGTTTTTTATTTTGGAGTCAAAGAATCCGAACTACCTTCTTTATTTGGTGAAGATTCTTGGAAAGAAATTTCCAAAAACAGTGAGTATAGAAACCATGTTTTGTGCAAAAGAGTTTGTAATATTTCTGCTGACTCTTCTTTGCCGCAAAATAGGTTAGAGTATGCTAAAAGATTCAAAGAATTTAACAAAATAAAAAAAACCGGTGCCCTAGAAAAATTTTATTACGAAAGCAATTTTGAATTGATTTATATTGTTTGTAACATATTTAAAATAAAAGAAATAAAAGATATCTGTAGTTCAAAATGCTTTGGTTTGCCTCTATGGGGTCAAGTTAACTCTAGTGATCACTATAATTTATTTGTATGTATAAAAGATTTCCTAGATCTAGCTAAGAAGCATAAATATAAATACGATATCAATTGGACGAGAGAACAATGGGAAAAACATTAAAAACCTCATAGATGTGGCCAAAATAACGGCCAAAGTGAATTTTCCCGCTCGGTACATTTATGGTAATTTTAAGCCAAAATACTAGAAAATTTCCCGCTCGGGAAAGTGGCCAAAATAACGGCCAAATAATGGAGCTTGGAGCAAAAAATGAGTGACGTTCCTGAATTAGACCGTTTAATCGAAGAAAACGAAAATTTTCGATGCAATATGAAATGGCGTCGAAGAGACAGATCTTCTAAACTCTTTATGTTATTCATGATTTTACTTTTTCCAGTATATTTTTTTAATATTTTTATATTTGGTGTAGAAGTTGCATCGATATTAATGGTTGTACTTTTTATTTTATCTCTTTCGCCATTAATTTACGAATGTTCACTTGATATATTTGAAGGTCTTCTTAAAGATAGTTATAAAAATATTGACATGACTAAAAGGTATAATAGGAAGTGAAGATCTTTACAAAATAAAATTTTTGATTATACTCATCATGGTGAATGTAGCGTAGTGGTAGCGTGAGGGAAGTTCCGAACTGCGACAGCAGAGTAGGCAAACAAATGCCCTTGTGGTGGTTCGATTCCACCCATTCGCCCTGGCCAAAGAAAAAAACAATGACCGAAAAATTTACTGAATTCAAAGAAAGGCTATCTTCTATTGTTAAGGAAGAATATGCAAACGATTGGTTGCAAACCCCAAATAAAGCTTTTAACGGTAAAAAACCTATTGATTTAGTGAATGAAGGAAATTTTGATCCTTTGTTTGAAATGCTGTATAGATTAGAGAGTGAAATACCGGGATAAACAAAAGCAGAACCAAAATGATATCTGACTATCAAGTTGAAGCTGAAATAGAGTTGTGAGGTGAAAATGACTAGTTACTCAGAAAAATATCACCAGTTCATCTCAAACGTTACTTATGAGGATGTTGATTGTTTCATTAAAAATGGAACTATGATTAATGGGGAAAAGCCCAACAATATTCAAAAGACAGCTTTGTTTTCAATTATTAAGACAGAACCATATTATGCTTACTGCTATGCTAGGGATGTAATTAAAGACCGGTGGATTGAAGTTGAAGAAATCATAAAGAATAGCCGTCCAGAATATATCCATCATTATGCCAAAGATGTTATCAAGGGACGGTGGATTGAGTGCGAAGAGATTATCAAGAGTGATCCCCAGTATGCTTATCTTTATTCCAGAGATGTAATTAAAAATCGTTGGAATGAAGCAGAAGAGATTATTAAGACTGACCCATATTATGCCTATCTCTATGCTAGAGATATAATTAAAGATCGCTGGATTGAAGCAGAAAAAATTATTAAAACTAGTCCTGCATATGTTTACTATTACACCAAAGATGTCCTAAAAGATAGATGGATTGAAGCTGAGAGGGTTTTAATCCACTATATGTATCTTTACGCCAAAGATATAATTAAAGGCAGATGGATCGAATCAGAAGGGATTATTAAAACTGATCCACGATATGCCTATTATTATGCTAGAGACGTAATCGAAGGTCGCTGGGTTGACGCAGAAGAAACCATAAAAACTAGTCCAGAGTATGCCTGTGGTTACGCTAAAGATGTAATTAAAGGAAGATGGATTGAAGCAGAAGAAGTCATCAAGACTAGTCCAGAATTTCTTTATCAATATGCAGTCGAAGTAATCAAAGGAAGATTATCAGAAGAACTTGAAAGTGTTTTTGAAACACTCGAGTTTCCTTCCGGTACGGTTTGAGGGTAGCGAACCTCCCAAACCTCCCATTAAATAATTAATATGCCTAAATTTGAAATTACTATTGAGCGTGAAGTCCCTAGTGTTAGGGAACGTGCCACGATTGTGGTAATTGCAGATAGCGTAGAAGATATTAAAGATAACTTTGATCTCGATATGATTAATGATGATGATATTGAACTTGAGTGGGAAGAGGTTATGGAGGGTCACGGTGGATTTCCCTGTGATTATGATATTCATAGCATCGACCCCGTGGATGACTCAGTTGAGGCAGATATTGAACTAACTGATTCTGACAAATAATAAAACAAACAAGTTTCCTTCCGGTACGGTTGAGAGTAGTCTCCATAAAACAAAAGAAACAAAACATGAAAACAGTTACTAAAAAGCAAGTAATGATTGGTAATTTGGAAGTTGTTGGTGACGTTCATCTTCTTGAGCAGTGTCACGGCTGCTTGAGTCTTAATTGGCAGGGAAATGTTGAACGTGTATTGACGCCCACTACAACCAATACGTTCAACGTGCCTCCCGGCAAACGATGGTACGAGCCTATCGACAAGGGCGGAATCCCCCTGTATGGGTTTAACAAGTCGGGTAATGTAATTTGTTGTATGGTTCTTTTAGCCAAGGGTGAACAAGACCATAAGGGCAACAAGTACAATAGCGATGTTATTTTGGTTGCACCAGCCGAACGAACAGATACTTGGGGCTGGGACGTTTTGCAGAAGTAGTGATCCCCATAATTTCATAGAAAGATAAAATAATATGTCAAAGGAAAGTGTAACAAAGAAGAAGTGTCCCACTTGCGGCAAGGGCATTTCAAGCAAGAAGATTGCAGATAGCCTAATGCCAGATAGCCTGACAAGTCTTGGGACTGTTGCTAGGCTCAATAAAGATCTCACTAATAAGATTAAGACCCTCACCAAGGATGAAGTGAGGTATATTGTTGATTACTATTATATGATTCAAGAGAATCGTAAGCGAAGCACCAATCAGATCACCGCTTTTGGCAAGGATAAAGAGCCTCATGAACTCTTTAGTTTCTTGAACGATCAAACAGAAGTTCTTGAAACTCAAATCAAACGGGCTATGGATCACTGGACTGATAGTTTTTTGATTGCAAAGATTTTGAAGGATAAGGTTTACGGAATCGGTCCTGTGATTACTGCTGGTCTTGTTGCTCATATTGACATCAATAAGGCAAAGACCGCTGGTGCTATTTGGCGTTATGCTGGTCTCGATCCCACAAGTAAGTGGGAAAAGGGTCAAAAGCGTCCCTGGAACGCCAGCCTTAAAACCCTGTGCTGGAAGGTCGGGCAGAGTTTCATGAAGTTCTCTGGTAAGGAGGAGTGCTTCTATGGTAAGCTTTACAAGACCCAGAAGGAGTTTCTTGTAAAAAAGAACCTTGAAGGCGGATTCAAGGAACTTGCTGATTCTGTCTTGAATTCAAAGAACTTCAAGAACAAGGAAGTTATCGCTAAGTATAAGAGTGGAATTCTGCCAGATGGTCATGTGGATGCTATGGCAAGGCGTTGGGTGGTTAAGTTGTTCCTGAGTAATGTCCATGAACTTTGGTGCAAGGTTGAAGGAATTGATTGCCCCAAGCCTTATGTCATGGCTCATTTGGGACACACCCATCATATCATTCAGCCAAATCTTTTGGATATTGATGAGTATTTGAAGAAGTAGAAAAACATGAATTACTATATTGAAAAGCATGATATGGAAATTATCTTGGATGCTTTGGAAAATCTTGTAGAAGATATGAAACACGCTAAAGATAATGGTCATTTTAACTACACATATAGTATTGAAGATGTTGATGCACTTTTTCAGAGTTTAGATAATAGTGGCTCAGAGTAACAGATTATTGAAAAACTGTTTAAGTCAATGTCCGGGTAAGTAAACAATGAATAAAAAGTTAAATTTTTTTAAAGATTTCACTTTAGGCGATGTCCTAAACAGTATAAATGAAAAATTTTTAGTTGATATGTCTAAAGATGAAGAAGAATACTTTCTCTGCCAAATAGAAATAGATAAAGTCGAACAGAATGATGTTGGAATTTTTGATGGAAAAAATTGTATGCGTTGTCTTTCCTCAAAAGATGTTCTTAAATTAATTGATCATAATGTTTTTAAGGTTATAAAAACAGATCCAAGTTCTGCTTATAATGTTGGAGTTGTTTTAACTTTTTATTCATTAAAACCTTATAGTTTTATTTGATAAGTTAAAGTCTAGGTACGTGCAGTTTATTGAGAAGAAACATGGACACAGCAATTAGACTCGCAAACAAACTCCGTGCATGGGCAACTAACGTCTTTGAAAACGGACCCGCATCTTTTAGGAAAAAAGCAGCAAAAATAATCTTTTCGTGCGACGAGTTTGTAAAAGAATACGATAGAAACATAGAACATCTCTTATCAAGTAGATTGTCAAATAAAGATGTAACAATCCACGAAGCCCACAAAATCATGCAACAAGCCCTTTTCCTTACCTTCACCTATGGTGAACTGCGGGGCTTGGAGTGTAATCTCCTACCGAAAGTCCTTAGATTGTGCGTAGAAGCCAATATAAAGGCTCCAGAAGGATGGCACGGTAGACTAATTGTACCTACTGGACTCAAAAACAAAGACGCCGAACGAGCAAAAATTTACAGGAAAAGATTTCTAGCCACGAAATAGCGACAAGACCAACAAGGAGACTAAAAGATAATTATGAAATCAAATTTTAAGGATGTTCTCAACACTTGCGTAACACAAAAAATTCAAAGAAAGTTAGATGGTTTTGTTTCGGGCGGCAAAATTATACACTTACAATTTCTCATCGGCCTAGATTCGTTTGTCGAGGTTGATATAAAAATGGATTTGACGGTACAAACCGATGAATACAACGGCGAAGGTTATTGTTTCTACGAAATATACAATCTTCATATAGTAAGTAAGAAAGTTATAGGAAAAGACGTTGACGAAGATGTAATACTGGAAATGGCAGAGGATAGAATAACTCCCTTGCTGGAATACATGGATCCTGTAGAGGACGGGGCGTGTGATTTTTAAATCTTATTATTAGTCACAAAAATTTATAGGGACGAAAAAGTTACAAAGAAATGAAATTAAATAAAATTTATTATACCGAAATGTGCGAGTGTGATTCATGCACCGCCTTCAGTTTACTCGGAGAGGATGCGTACGACCCACAGCCTATAGTTAAATCTTCCAAAAAGCAAATCGATCAAATAAAAAAAGTTATATGTGAATGTTTTGACGTTGTTGATGAAAATGGAAATCGTGAAAAATGGAAGCACAAACCTTTTACCCCTAATCACATGATTGTTGATAACGTGGGTAATTTAGAAACCGATGGTACGCCCCTAGTGACAGTTGAATTAATCAATAGTGGTTGTTACGATTCACCACTAGAAATTTATCTAAAAAATTCAAAAGGTAAATTAATGCTTTTTGAATTTATTGTAGGAGATTACTTACAGATACCATCCCATTATTTCAAAATGAGTGTTAAAGAAATTGAAAAAGAATTGAAAAAGTGCATAATAATGCACACTTTTACTAAATGATAATCAATAAGTTAAAGTCTGGGTATAGAGTTTTGAACAAGTTGAAAATTAACTGGAGTGAACCAGTGGCTGAGATTTTAACAAAAGTCAAGAGTGAACCAGTTTCCTTGATTTTAACATGCGTCCATGAGTGAACCAGAAGCCCAGATTTTTTCATTTTGCCGGAGTGAACCAACCTGCTTGATTTTAACAAGGACGAGAAGTGAACCATTATTAACGATTTTAACATGAACGTTGAGTGAGTCATCAGACTGGATTTTTACATACTGCCGGAGCGAACCAAGCCCGACGATTTCAACAAGGTAGTTAAGTGAACCAATGTGAGAGATTTTACATGTATAGTGAGTGAATCACAAACGGCGATTTTAACACCGCATTCGAGTGAACCATATGTCCGGATTTAAACAGACCTCTGGAGTGAACCACAGTCGGGAATTTTAACAAATTTGGTGAGTGAACCATCATTCGATATTTTAACAAGGTAGTTGAGTGAACCAACCTGCTTGATTTTAACATAGATGAAGAGTGAACCTAGCCCTTCGATTTTAACATAGTTGTCGAGTGAACCATAAAATCTGATTTTACATGCGTGAAGAGTGAACCTAGTGCCGGTATTTTAACAATGTGCGAGAGTGAACCAAATAAGAAGATTTAACATGATGGTTTAGTGAACCTAGCTGTGCGATTTTAACAATGTGCGAGAGTGAACCAAAACCCTCTGATTTTAATAACGAACAGGGTGTCCATAACAAGTAAAATGAGAACAATCAAAATTAATAATGGCAAGAAAACAGCAACTATACAAGTTAATGGTTTCACAACCAAAGAACTTATAAACCAAATACATTTAGCTGAAAAGAAGAAAAAAGAATCAAAAATTAAGCACTATCAATACTTGAAAAGTGTTAGTGAGTCTGAGGACAAGAAAAGTTTAATTTTTAATTTTAGCAACAAAACAAATGTTAAATATTCTCTGATTGATAATAAGTTCTATGACGCAGAGACAAATACTCTTATTAAAAATCCTAAGTCATGTATAAAATTTGCATCTGGCAATCTTTCTGGATTGGCGAGAGATAAAGATATTTATAAATTGTGCAAAGAAGAATGGATTCAGTTATTCTTCATTATCACCAGCCGTGAAGATTACTATGTACCTGATAGGAGCGATCTTTTTAGTATTTTAAATAATCCTGTGATTATGGGGGATTTTGAAAAATTTGCAAAGTGGGACTTTTTACAAAAAAATAAAGAAAAATTCCACCATCTAGAATTCGCACAAATCTATTTTGATTATAATATTAAAACTATAAGTGATTTTAAAAAGTATAGCTTGGATTACTATATTGAAAAATTAGATACAATGGTTGCTGAATATAGTAGTGTTCCGGCTGATTATATGAGATTAGTCGATTATGCAACTCTGGAACGGTGGTGCGAGGTTAAAAATGTAGATGTGATAAAGTATGCAATTGACAACTATAATCGGTTTCCAGATATGCACGATGAATATTTTAATATCTTAATAAAGATGGGTTATGACAAATTTAAATTAACAGATTATATTTGCAGGGGGTTGCCTAATCAGGGAATTGAAGATATTGAAGATGCATTATCAATTCTTCATGATTATGCAAAAATGAACGTTCAAATGAAAAATGATTTTGATAAGTATCCAAGATATCTTAAAACACTTCATGATATAACTAGCAAAAATTATGAGGTCTTAAAAAGTAGAACTTTTAAAAATAGGTTCTCTAAAGTTTGCAAAACTTTTAAAAAATATGAATATAAAAATGAAAGGTATAGCGTAATAGCCCCAGTTAAACACGAGGATTTAATTCAAGAAGGAATAAAGCTAAATCATTGCGTTGCAAGCTATGACGAAGATATCGCTAATAAGAATTCTACTATTTTGTTTTTAAGGTTAAACTCTGAAATTCAAAAACCACTAGTAACAATTGAAATTAAAAATAACAAAGTTGTTCAAGCAAAAGGCCACTCTAATTCTAATCCAAAGAATGAAGAAAAGATTTTCTTAGAAGAATATAAAAATTACCTTAAAGGTGTAAAATGAATGATAGTTATGCAGAAAAGTATTAGAAATTCTACTTGAAAAAAGTTTAAAAGTGTGTTAAAGTGAAAAACCAAGTTTCCCTCCGGTACGGTTGGAGGGAGTGACGATTGCTGGTTGTTCTTTGAAAATTTATTTGGGTTTGGTTTTAAAAAGCCAAAGTGGCGAAATAGGCAGACGCAAGGGACTTGATATTAAATTGAGTGCCTAAAAGGAAACTTTTAGAGCAGAACTGCTCAAATTCGGTGAAGGCTTAACTGCTAATACCGAGCCAAGCCTGAGAAATCAGGAAGGTGTAGAGACTTGACGGGCAGCACCTAAAACTGAGAAGTTATGGTGAAGGTAAAGTCCAGACTACAAACCGCAAGGGTAGTGAAAACTATAGTGGTAAGAAAATCCCTCGGGATAACATCCTGTGCGGGTTCGACCCCCGCCTTTGGCATTTATTTTTTCTTGTTTTTACCACGAAAGTTTGGTGTCAAACCGTGGCAGTTGTAACAAAGAATTTCTAAATTAGAAAGCTCATTGTTTGAAGAATCTCCATCTTTATGGTGAAGTTCTATTGGAATTAAATTCCCAAGCCAATGAGTATTCTTGCAATTCATGCATTTATGTTCAAAGATTTTTTCTCTAATTAACTTCTTTTTTAGTTTGAAACTTTGAGTGTTACTTCCTTTAACAAGATATGATTCAATTGGTTTTTTTGGTGGTAGAACAAACCCTTTAGACCATCCGTGACCCTTAAAGTGAGAAGTGTCTAAATTAAACTTCTTAATATATGCTTTTATTGTGGCGTAATTACCACCGGCAGCAACTAATTTTAATTTAAAAAGAACTTGTCTCACTGATGTTGAACTTTCAACAAGTTCTTTTAAAGTTTCATGTGTGTATGTGTATTTCATAAATTTAAAACTCTTTATACTATATATATAGTAGAGTTTTAAATTTTTATTCAACTAAAGGAAAACATGAAAAAAATCGTCAATAACAACAACAATCTAAAAATAAAAAAGATCGTTGGTTCCACCCTTTGCTTTTTGATTTTATCTTCTGCTGTTATTGCAATTGCAGGTATTTGGGGTGGATTGACAGGAGAAATTGTTTGGCAATGTCTCCTTACATTTGGTGTTGTAGCAGGATCATCAATTGCTTTGGGTGCTGCTACTGAAGTCTACTTTAAATAATATAGGTTGATTTCCCGAGTGGTCAAAGGGGTTTGACTGTAAATCAAATGCTATTAGCTTCGCAGGTTCGAATCCTGCATCAACCAGTTTATTTTTCCTCTGCCCTCTCCCTAGTGCCTCTCTCTCCCCACCGTTGGCCCTCTCCCGCCCGTTTCCCGCTTCTCCTTCCACAGACTCCATGAGCAGTCACAGTCACCTTTTTAAGAAGCTCTTTTAATGGAAAAAATGAAACCTATTGAAGTTGGATTTGATGGAAGTTTTCAGATATGGTCAAAACACTTACCATCTAAAACCATAGACATAAGACTGGCAGAGTCGCCAACATCTGAAAACTTTTCAGAATCACCGAATCCAAATTTTCAATTACCTAATACATTTTTATGGATCAGATCAGAAGATCCAAGGTTATTATACAGAAACAAGGATGGCACACTTTATAATGTTAATTTTGAATCTATAGCAAAATCTGTTTGAATCAACCACTAAACAAGAAAGGACTTTTTGTTGTGAGTTCTGTTAAAGCCAGTAAGTCAGCAAGGGATTGGGTTGTTGCAACATATTGTGATTATGGTCAAGAGAATAAAAAGAGAGTTCTCAGACTTAGTTATAGTCTAAAATCAAGTAAGGGTGCTTGGGATAAACTCAAGAATTATTTCAGCAAGAATGGTTATCGTTGTTGGCAAGAGGATAAAAAGGGAAATATCCTAAACGACAGTAGGTCATAGACCATGGAACATTTACAACAAAAATATTGTTTTTCATTATTAAAAAAATTCAATATTCCTATTGAAACAATAATAGATGTGGGAGTATTTATTGACACTCCTGTTTTGAGAAGTTTTTTCTCAGATAAAACTCACATCTTATTTGAACCAATAGAAGAATTTCGGCCAATTATAGAAAATACATACAGAGATATTCAACACAAACTTTATAGTTTTCCTTTATATGAAGAAGACTGTGAAGTGAAAATGAAAATTAGTCTTGATGAAAATAAAAAAATTAAACATTCAAGAATAACAAAAGAAGATTGTAAAAATTTTCGTGTAATGCAGGCTAAAAAGCTAGATTCAGTACTAAAAGACACCGATTTTAAAAAACCTTACTTTCTAAAATTAGATGTCGATGATGCCGAATTAGAAATATTAAAAGGTGCAGTTGAAACTCTAAAATACTGTTCTGTTATACAGATAGAGATGCACCCGAGAGATTTTCTGGAACGTTCTAATTTTATAGAACAACATGGTTTTAAATTGTTTGACATAGTGGATAATATTTACTATGAGGGACAATTAAGACAATTCGATATGTTTTTTGTAAAAAGAGATATTTTGATAGAATGTAATAGAGATTTCGAGAATATGAAACTATTTGATCCAAATTTGTGGAAATCATCTAGATGATGTAGTATAATCCATCAAGGAAGATGGAGATAGTAATATGAAGTACGGAAACTGTCTTTTTGGTGCATTTGTTTTATTGTGGACTGAAAGAAAAAACAATCCAAGATTTATAGTTAGATGCAGACCAGAGACCAGAATCCCGCACTTTATGGTAATTACCAAAGACTGTCTTTATCATTATAAAATGGTTAAAGATATTTTGCCTTGGCCATTATGCTATATTGTTTTCTTGGGAGAGTTTCAAAAACTTGAGCACGATAAAGAATACTTATTTCAAAAAAGAATATGAAGTTTCTTGCGTATTCATTATTGAAAAAACAAACTTTAAAGGAATACAATAATGTCGTGGAATTACCGTGTCATTAAAAAAGCAACCAAGATTCCTGGGGGAGGAATTGATATTACTTATACTGTGCATGATGTATATCATGATGAAAATCTAGACATTGTAAACATTGGTAAAATATCACTTCCCGTGTCAGATAATGTCGAAGGATTAAAGCACAACTTGAAGAAAATGCTAGAGGCTTGTAAAAAGTCAGTTATTGACTATAATACTGGGGAAGAAGTGAATTAACACTCACCTTTGAGTTGATCGCCAAGGGTAACGTCCTTGACCTCTGTTTCCCGTATTTAGGGTTTCAACGTCAGATAATGGGGACGTTTTTAATATAAAGTTAAAGGTAGGAATATGAAAAAATATAAAAGTATTGAAGTTCACGAAGATACATTTTGCGATATCTGTGGGAACTCATGCAAAGATAAATTGGGTAACTATGAAAGTGCATCCCTAAGTGCAGATTGGGGATATTCTAGTGGTAAAGATGGAACCAGATATGACATTGATCTATGCGAAAAATGTTTTGATGAAATAATAGAGTTCTTGAAAAGCAAGACATCTCCATCTATTTTTGCATAATTGAACCAACCTTTAATTTGAGGAAAAGATGCCTTACATATCAGAAGAAAATAGAAAGCTATTAGACAATTCAATCAGCACTATGGTTATGGCCTTGAAAAGAACCGTAGATGATGGTAATATATTTAGTAAAGAACCATTAACTAATGAAGAAGTATTAAAACTTCTTGGAAATATAAACTATTGTTTCTCTAGAGTAGTTTCTAATGTGATGGGAGATGTCTCTTATACTAAAGTCGCCATGATCACCGGTGTATTAGACAATATAAAGCAAGAGTTTTATAGACGAGTAGCCGAAGATTATGAAGATCTAAAAATCAAGGAGAATGGAGACATCCCTGAATATGAACGATATACTAACAGAAAAGATAAGTGAAAAGCCAGTCAGGATGATTGAAAAGGCTTGCTATTTCAATCAAATGAGGTCAGATGGAGACACTTGGCGTATTCATGGCGTTGTGGATGGAACGGAATTGATGCCTAGTCGCCCAATCGGTTTCGATAAAGATAAAAATATATTCGAAACCAAGAACACAATTTATAAGGTTGTGTCTTGGGGAACTATGACCAAGTGCATTGATGAAGAATTCTGGAAGCAAGTGGAACAGGACATTAAAGAGAGTAGGCAGCGAATTAATAGTTACCAAAATTTAAAAAGGTTCAGTCTTGATCAAGATCATTAAAGAAATTGTTTCAAAAGAAACTCATTGCTATGTTGCCGTAAGCATGGGTGTCGATAGCGTATCTTCTTTATTTTGGTTGAGAAGCAAGGGATACAACATTACTCCATTGCACTTTAATCATAATCTAAGAGAACAGAACCATGCCATGGAAAATAAGTTCCATGAACTTTGTGGTAAATTAGGATTAAAGGGCATTGTGGGTAAGGGCCAAAATTTAAAAACAGAAAAAGATTGCAGGGAGGCCCGCTTAAATTTTTATAAAGAGGTTGTGGATTACGAAGGTTATGTAATCACTGCTCATCATCTCAATGATTATGTGGAAAGCTATTTAATTAATTGTTTTCGTGGACAACCCAATCACAATCCTTTTGAATTAATTAGCGAGTTCGATGGATTCAAGATCATCCATCCTTTTCTATTAAGTAAGAAAAAAGATTTTCAAGAGTACGTTGACAGGAATAAATGGAATTGCTATACTGTGGAGGACGAAACCAATAAGGTTGTCAAAGGAAGCAGAAGAAATTGGATTCGTCAAACAATCATTCCAGAAATGAAAAAACAAAAGTTAAGTCTAGAAAAATATTGTTCAAGGAGAATTGAAAAAAACTTGAAGAATAAGACGGTAATTCTAGACTAGCACAGTTGGTTAATTTCCGAAGGTAGCAAAACGGTTAATGCAACAAACTCATGAATTTTCGTGCCATACGATTGGAAACTTCGTATGGGATGTCGTCAAATTCGGTGAAACCTAAATGCGTGAGCATATGGCAATGCCGAGCGAAGCCCGTAAGGGAACGTGTAGAGACTTAACGGCGACCACCTAAATCGTAAGATATGGTGAAGACAAAGTCCAAGGAGTGGTGAAAATCACACAAACTTGAATTTGTAGACTGTGGGTTCGAATCCCACCCTTCGGACGTAACACGAGGCTGCTTGACAATATCAAGCAGCCTCGTGTCTTTTAATAGCTCTTAAGCCATTTTCTCACTGCATTATCTGATACACCATATTTTTTGCCTACCTTTACAAAATTCATTTCAGACAAGTCTTTCTCAAGTTGTTCTTTGGAGGGCCGCTCTACTCTTCTAGAGTTTAAGCGATAACATTTATCGGAACAAAATTTTCTTTTGTGTTTATCGGGTTGATATTCTACGCCGCATCGCTCGCAATTCATGGGTTTAAGAAGGTGCTGATTTACTTCGGTTTGATTGAATTGAACGAAATCATCCATTATTTTATTTGCATTTTCGGCCTCAAATTGTGGATGATGAATTTCCATATGACAATTCATGCACACCAAATCACACTTCTCCGCCTCCAGAACTAAAGACTTCCAAGACATATTTGAACATGCTCTAGAGTCAAGACCGTGTGATTTTTTCTTTGGATCTCTGTGATGAAAGGCCATGGCTGCATAGTTCTTTTTGTATCCACATACCTTACACGACATTCCCTTCATCTTCATTAATTGCATTTTTTTTGAAACGCCCCGTCTGTGCTGATTTTTGTAATTTTGATGTTTTGAATTACTTGATTTTAGTACGCATTCAGTAGAGCAAAACTTTCTTCTTGTTCCTTTAAGAGCTCGTCCACAAGAAGGACATAAATTATGATTTGATTTCATAATTTATATAGTATTTAGCCCTCCATTTTATGCGTTATATTATACTTGAAAAACTTACCACCCAAGCTATAATAAACTCATTAGAAAGCACAATTATGTCTCAAAAAAAAATACAAACTGAAGAACCTGATGAACACTGGTCTTTTTTAGATTTTAAAGATAAAGTTGTTTTGGATTTGGGTTGTGGCAAATTTTATTCATCAATATCCACCGCCCAGTGGTTTTTAAATAAAGGCGCACTTAAGGTTATTGGTGTAGATTTAAGTAAAGAAAATATTGATAACGATAGGTTTGTATCTTATGCCAAGGCAATAAGATCCTCAAAAGATCTGGAATATTTTTTAAAATATGAGCCAGAAGTAATTAAGTGTGATATAGAGGGCGCCGAGATATACTTTAGAGATATTCCCTCTTTGCCTTCTGTCAAGCAAATCGCTTTTGAGTATCACTGTCCTGCTACAAAGAAGGTTTGCGAAGAATCTTTCATAAGATGGGGCTTTGAAAACATAGTTCAATACCAACTTTTTAACGAGAGTACGGACAGAATTGGAGTATACTATGCTTCCAAATAAATCAGTCTTGATCTTGTCTTCTTCTTTGGTTCTTGGCATCCTTTTTGTTTTCTTTTTGGAAACTAGGATATCTAGATCCACTATAGAAGAAAAACAAGCACTTTATCAAAGTGGTTTAAAAGAGGGCAAACTAGCCTTCTCTGCGAAAGAAAACATGTTTCCAATTGATGATAATATGGTTTATGCCAATTGCACAACCTTCTTAAAATCAAAAGAAGAAGTTGAAGGATTTATAGAGGGATATACTTCTTTTTCAAAATCTAATTAATTTTTTATTATATCTTTGACTTCTATCTTTCCAAAGTAGGTATTGGGATCAGAGGCGTAATTGTTGGCCAAGTGATATGAATAGCACAATTCGCTTATTTGATTGTTTTCTATTCTAACCATGGGAGTTTTACCTAATCCCCACATAGGATAAGAAGCAGCATTTTCTCTTGATGTATCTAGCTTGGTAAAATTTGGAGTTATGCTTTCTTTTAGTTGTTTCTTCGGCATAATCCAAAAAGCATGATATGGTTGTGATAAAGTCATGAAAGATTTACCATTAACTGATGTTGTATTAATTGATTGTTGACTGGTAATGTCAGTTACGAATTTCTTTCCATTGTGATGTTCAACTCTAATAAAAGATGGAACACGTCCCAATTTCCATAATTCATCAAAATTTGATATGTATTCATTGAATGCATCGTAGGTCACCAACATATCATCTTCAACATACATAAAATAATCATAATTATCAATATTATCTATAAAGTGTTTTCTGTGCACCCATGTTAAATGATAAGGATGCTCTAAATTATGCACACATACTTTAGCGTTTAAATTTATATATTTATTAGAATCTACAATAATATCAACATCCGCTTTGTAGGTAGCGTAATTATTCAATAATTGTTTTACGTAATCTATCCTTTTTTCAACATAGTGAAATGCAATGCAAACTAATATTTTAGATTTTACTTCCATGTGTTTATGTATTATTTTATAAAATTTTTTAAAAACCATCAAACTTGCACCTAAAGTTTCTTTTTGGTACGGTCTGGTCTCAGCCTCCAACCAAAAATCAAAGGACTACAGATATGAAGATTGTTGCTGCTTTTATCCTGATGATCGTTGCTTGTGCTTCGGTTCACACTTCTTATGCTTCTGATCCCATCAAGATTAGCGACTCTGATATTGATAAGATTCTTAAGGCAAAGGAAATTGTTCGGGGAATGGTGAATTATCCCGACACCCTTGTTTTTCATGAGTTCTCCACTAAGGTCAATGGCAATACTGTGACGCTCAAGTTTACTGCAAAGAACGCATATGGTGTTCCTGAGACTCACACCAAGGACATTAAGGTTGACTGAAGTCAACATAATTAACTCCCTACAAAATTAGCCCGCAAGATCCGCTAGGCCCATAGAGAAATTTATGGGCCTAGCGTTTGGGCATTTATACCTATCATGAAAATTGAAAAAGATTGGATTACAAAGGCTGGTCTTAGAGCCATTGTAATATTTAACCAAAATGGACAATATCGCTGTGGTTATGTGGGTGTAGAAAAAGATAGCGGCTACTATGGGGTGGAAAACACTGATATTGATGAATACTTAACTGTTCATGGTGGTGTTACATTTTCCGGCCATTTAAACGGCCTGCCGGAAAATATTTGGTGGATCGGTTATGATTGTGCCCACAGCGGCGATCTTGTTAAATGGACAGATTCTTGGTCAAAGGGAGTGGAACGCTCCTTGAAATACTGTGTAAAAGAATGTGAAAGCCTTGCACTTCAGCTTTCCTATATTCCAATGAAAAATTATTTTTATGCCATTAATATTTCAAAAGGCAAACTTCCAGAAGATATGCACAAACAAATGCTTCTTCTTTCATTGGAAGCTCCCAATGGTTACTTTTTAAAAGATTACTTTGTAAAAGCTTACTTTCAATTTATTGGAGAAAAAGTTTGAACAAGAGAGTTGCTAAAACTTTTCATCAACTGATGAAAAACGGCTGGTCTCCAGTAAGTTACAAGCATCATCCGGAGCATATCAAGAAAGCAATAAGTCTTGCTCACTTTCGGCCTGCTGCCAAACAGTGCTTTGCAAATAGTCAAAAACTATTAACTGACCAGAATGTAATTGAACTATTGTATGCGGAAGGTATTGTGATTGGATTAAGTGGTATTTTTATTGAGCATGCTTGGGTAATAGATTCAAATGGTATCAATCATGATATTACTTTGGACCCTGCTCCTAAAATAATTTGCAATCAAATTTTTTCTACCAAAGAGGTTTACGCAAATATGGTGAAAACTGGTTGTTATACACCACTGGATCAAAATTGGCTTGATATTATGAAGACCGCATGTTATTTTGGTGTTCCTACAAATCTTCCTCTAGAGGAAGTAGAAGAAAAAGTTAAAAATCAATTTCAATTTCTCAAAGATATGAACCAAAAAATAGTGAAGTAAAATGGAACACCTAAAAGACTTAAAGATTCTTCCTACCGATTATTTTGAGTATGGAGGACAAATTGAACGATGGAAAGATAAAACCAAAGACTATCCTGATTGTAGTCTTGGGTGCAAACATTTTGTAAAAAGTAATTCAAACAAAGATTCACTTGGCTATAATTGGGGAGTTTGCACTAATGCCAAAAGCCCAAGAAATGGATTATTAACATTTGAGCATATGGCTGGGTACGGTTGTTTTGAGAAGTAGTTTCCCTCCGGTACGGTTTGAGACTGTGGGGACGCCAAAATGAAAATCATTTTCTTAGATGTTGATGGGGTTCTAAACACTCCAAAAACAATAAAAAAGTTTGGTTTTGATTTTATTGATAACATTCTTGTGGCTCTTGTCGCAAGAATTGTCAGAGAAACAGAAGCAAAAATTGTTCTTTCTTCAACTTGGAGAGTTCAAGAAAAAGATAAAAATATTGTTATTCAAGCACTCAGTCAACATGGACTTGAACTTTTTGATTGCACTCCCGTAATTGAAAGGTCAGAAGGATGGACAGAAGGTGGATGGGTCAGGAGAAACGAAGAAATACAGGCATGGCTAAATAACAATCAAGCACAAAAGTTTGCAATATTAGATGATTTTGATGATGCTTGTATTGAAGGAAGTTTTTTTCAAACCGATGAAAACATAGGATTGACCGTTCCGATTACAGAAAAAATTATTGAACACCTAAAATAATATTATGAAAAATCCAATGAAAAAGTCAGAAATTTTGGCGAGTCTTAAAAAGAATTATCCCAACACTGGATTCATTACTATCTCTTATGAGGGAAGTGGAGATAGTTTCAATGATTTCTACGACTGCAACGCCTATGCTAAGTGTAGTTTGAAAAATCCTAAACTTTTGGATAGTTTTAGTGAAAAAGGCCGACCGCAAAGCGAAGACCTTGAAAATATAAGCAAAGATCTTCATGAGACTAAAAACATTCTGGATAGTTGTATTTGGAGTGTTCTTGAAAGTCATGATGAAGTGAATTTTAACAACGATGGTTGCGAGGGCGAAATTACATTTGATCTAGATAATGATAAGATCATTGTTTATAATCGCTACCGTGTAACAGAAACAGTAGACTCTCCTGACTACGAATACAAGGCAGGTGATTTTGAATAATATAAATCTGGCTCGGCATCACCGCACAGGCTTCATTAACGCAAATTATCTTAACAACAATAATCACTCAACCAATAATTATAAAATGAATAATACTAAGGCTGCCCCTAAACTCTCACCTAGTCAAGAAGCACTTATAACCGCCCTCAATGAAGGAAAGCGAAACAAGGATCTTGAAAATATTATCCTTGAAGATGCTCAATGTTGTGTTGATTATGCGAGGTATATAATTAAGGGTCGTTGGCCGGAAGCAGAAGATGTTATCGTTAATGCCCCGATTAACACTAAGGTTCTTGGAGAAAAAGGTTGGGGGCGAACCAAGACATTAATCTATGTTTATACCAACTTGATTAAAGATCGCTTCCATAAAGCAGAAGAAAAGATGACTATTGATAAGGGGTGGTGGGGACATAGTTACGCCTACACTAAACTTATTATTAGGCTTAAGGGTGAAATTGTAGATTTTAATAAGCCCGGTATTGTTGTGTGGCTGATGGATGATATTAATAAGGGTAAAATTGGCAAGCGAATCAAGACTGAAAAGAAGTGGGAAATTCTCGATCAACTACATAAGAGAATTACCTTGTTCGCTTTTAGCCACCCAGGGGATCGTAATATTAAGAAATATGTCAATGAGCAGAAAAAGGTCAAGCAATCTATGATGCTTGAACTTCGTCGGCAAGATAAGGATATGACTGTCGGACAGTTGATTGAAAAGTTGAAGTAATGGAATATCCTGACTTACAACCTTGGTTTGATAATCCATCTGATGAATATCATGAGTTGGTTTGTGTAGAAGAATTTCCATATGATGAATAAGCGTGGAACCACCCTTGTTGAACTGCTGGTTAGCATAACCATCATTGCAGTTTTATCTGGGCTGGTTCTCAGTGCTGTTCAAGCAACAAGAAAGTCTGCTGATTACGTTGTTCATCTAAATTGGCTTAGACAGCGCAAATTAGATAATGCTCCTTATAGCAAAAAATTAAAAATAGTCTTTGTTGGCAACAGCCATACATACTTCTCCGATATTCCAGGAGTTATTGTTGAATTTGCAAAAACAGTGGGCGTAGATATACAAACTAAAGTGGTTGCTGTCGGGGGTCAATCTTTAGAGGGTCATTGGAGTGGCCCTGATGCTCAAAACGTAATAACAAGTGAATTGAGTAATTTTGTTGTATTGCAAGATATTAGTCAGCGACCATACACAGACCCGGATTTATATCAAGAATATGTAAAGAAATTCTGTAGTCTAATTGACAATAAATCTGTTCCGATATTATACTTGGTTTGGGCACATAAAAGTAATTTATGGGCTCAGGGAAGTTTGACTTCACAACTAATTCAAGCTATGAAGGACAATACCTATAGCGAAGTTTGTTTTGTTGGCGAAGCATGGAAAATAGTTCGTAATGAAAAACCAGATCTTGAATTATTTCTTGATGAAGTTCATGAAAATCCTACCGGGGCTTATTTGACAGCATGTGTTTTTCACAGTATAATTCATAGATTAGATCCAAAGGGATTGCCTTGTGAAGTTACTACTGAATCGGGGTCTACGGTTAGCGTTAGTCCTGAACTTGCAAATTATTTTCAAACAGTTGCTTGGCAAGTATCTGAAAAATACAGAAAAAAGTATAAAGCCTACTATCTAAAATGAAAACTAAGATCACCCTAAAAGATTATCTGATCAGTGTCAATTACTCAATTACTGATGGGGCTGAATTTCTTTGGGATTGTTATGGAGAAAATGCTTTCATAATCTCAAATGATAAGAAAAGGGGCAAAAATTTTATTTGCTCTACTGGTGTGGTTTTTGATGCTAACAAGCAAACTGTTTATGAGATGACTGTTTGGGATTATGAAAAAAATGAACAATATCGTTGGATAAGTCCGAGATATTCAAAGAAGCATAGAGAAGAAGAAATAAAAAGAGGCTTTGTGGCAGGACAATCAATTGATAAGTTAAGTTTCATTGAAGTTGAAATAGAAAAAATACTGTCGAAAGCAAAAGAACTATGCCGCACAAAATCAGCAAAAAAGAAAAAATGCTAGGTTCTTTTGTTCCTGTAACAGGAGAGTTCTTGGATTTCGTAAAAAATAACACACATATTCAGTTAAAAAATAATCTAGACCTTGAAAAAGTCTTAAATGCCTATAAGGCTTCTATAGTTAGAGGCATGGATTATGCTATAGTCGAATACTATGATAAATACAAAAAACCCAATCTCTTGTTCTTCGCTAGGGAGCATTTTAAACAAACGGTTTTGCGTCATTATTATAATTCTCTTAAATTATACAAGCCTCGTTTTAAGTGCCCTAAAAAATTAAAAAAAGATTCCAATTTTAAGAACCGCACTCACAGACTTTATCGAATCTTTGACTTGAAAAACAACAAAGATATTAGTGGAATTCGTATGTTTGAATATTGCAAAAAAACACTTCAAAGAAAGGTCGTTGTTCCAAACTAAAAATTAGTACCCGTATATACAACAATACTATCTTGTTGGTAACAAAAAAATAGTGGTCGATCACTATACTGTTACTGGGTTGAGGTTATCGACAGCCAATAGAGTGTAAGTTAAATTTAATATACATTACGCAGTGGTCTACACGGAACTGCGATACTAATTTTTTTGGAAAATTTCACTATGTTAAGAACCAGATTCAATTACTGGACTTGTAGCAAATTTGCAAATTGGGTTAGAGGTGAAGATAAGCCTCTTGGACTCACAATGGAAGGTTGGGAAGATTGGAGAAAGGAACAAGAGAACAAAAGACCGATTAGATATTATCTCTCCGATACTCTTCTTGGCAATCTTCAAGACTTTATATTTTACCCGTCAGATCTCTACAATTCCATAAAAACTTATTTAAATAATAGGTTTGTAGATAAGACTCATTATTTAAAGACCGGCCTAGAGCCAGGACATTATCATGAAGTAGATGAAAAGATACTCTATGGTTTGTTTACTGAATTATCTGAATTTGTGGAAGATGAACTTTCTTGGATAAATTATCTAAGCAAAGATAAAAAAGAAAGAGGAAAATATAAGAGATCCGCAGAAGGCGGTATCGAATATCTTAATTGGGCGATGGGTCTTAAAAAAGATGAAGAAAATGGATACCAGAAAGAATATACTGAGGGTTACGGCGAGCCAACACCCCAAGCAGAATCTTCTAAAGAAATCTTAGAAATTTATAATTGGTGGAAAAACGTTAGACCATATCGTGAACATCCTCACGATATTAGCAAGTGGAGCGAAATCTGCGAGAGTAGGATAAAAGATAAAGAGATTATAAGAGAGAGTCTCGATAAACTCACAAGCATCGAAGAACAATATGATAAAGAAGATGAAGATATGATGATCAGATTAATCAAAATCAGAAAGAGCTTATGGACATGAAATTCCATAAAGTTTTTATAACAATATTTATAGGAATTCTATTTTATGTCTTCCTTGGAGTAATAATATACAATCAGAGAACAACAATATATAATCAGAAAAAAAATTACATTAAGTATAGAAACATAATTAGTGATTTAGAATACCAGAATAAGAAACTAGAATATCAGAATGATAAATTAGTAAACCATATAGAAATCTTAAATAATAGAATCGTAATCTTATCGGTAAGATCTAATAAAGAAGAAAAAGCCAGGTAATATTATGCTTAAAGTTCGATTTCATTTGGGTGCTGGGGAGAATTATAAGCATTGGCAGATTCGCAACATAATTACGAATTCAGTTGAATATCATGATCCCAATAAAGTTCAATTATTGCTTATGGGATGTACGTTAAAAAATGAATCAAAAACAGCAGAGAAAGTTTTTGCTAAACAAAAGAGGGATGTTTGCGGATGGGTGCAATGCAAAAACGTTGAGGTTTCATATAATTTTGTGAAACCCTCTGGACATAGACTTTTTTATGATCCTAAAATCAGCCCCTACTGGCAATATAAAGATGATCCATCTAATCTCGATGGAATGGGATTTGAAAATTTGATTACATTAGGGCATCATATTTTTATAGAAACAAAAAACTGAAAGAAAGTCATATGATTAACGGCTTTCTTTCAGTTATAGGTTGAATATTAGTGGACTCACTCAGAACGGGCCAGCACCCTTAGCCTCGCCCGAAAGTCGGCTCCACCGGCTGGCTCAATAACCGCAACCTTTTTTTGCTCTTTTTTATAACCCTAGGGCAACGCAATAAACTAATACCCCCATACCACAGATTAGGGTTATTGCTATTCCCATTATAAAAAGAAAGAAATTATCCATTAATCGAAATACCTCCCTAGACACAATATGCTAGGAACCCATATTCCAACAAAAATAGCTTGATTTTCATTTTTAAATAAAAACCATATGGTTACACTCAAAACAAAACTTAAAAATGCTGCTGTTATAAACAAATATCTACTTTTCATTCTTTTTGTCTCCTTTTTTTAGTGGTAAAATCTCATCGAGTCTTTTTGACCCAAGGCTTGTTGTCAACTAACAATTCTTCTCTAACAATACTACAGTTCTTTGGGGCTTCCACGCCTATCCTTGCTCTATTTCCCTCGACACTTACAAGGGTAATCGTTACGTTTAATTCTGGGATGTGAATTTTTTCGCTTTCCTTGCGGCACAGCACTAGCACTGTATGTTCCTTTTGTTTTATTTTTAGAAAAATCAGACAACAAAAACAATATAGCAGGTCAGTCCAAAAGAGTCAAGTTTCTTTCGGGTACGGTTGTTGGTAGGAACAGATTAAAACTTTTTTTAAGAGACTGATATGAAGTACGCTAAAATTACTGGTAATGGTGAATTTCCACTGGATATGCTCCGGTATGATACTGCATCCCCTGCCACAGAGGAAATGAGCAGTAAGATTGAGGGTACAATCAAGAACTACCAGCGTGGTTGGGAAGTCTACGTTAAAAGCGAAAGCAAGTTTCCTTGGACTGTGGGGCGTTGGGAAAGTTTTGGTTGCAAGATTGAAAGTATGCCCAAGAATTGGAGTACGGGATGTATTCGTTAATTATTATTTCTGTATTATCTATTTTGTTTTCAATTGGCATTGCCTTGAGTCCAATTCCTTGGATTATATTTGGAATGATTGATCGTCTTATTCAAAGGTATTTGTAATGAATAATCTTGATATTGCCGAATACAAAAACAAAACCGATTGGTATTTTGAGAATGAATACAGCACACTTCCTCTTTATGAGATTCTGGCGAATTATCCAGAGAGCATTTATGATGGAGTGGACAGCATCATAGAAGAAGCCCACGCAAAGGGCTTGCATTTTATTGAGACTGCCCGTATGCTCCGAGACTTTCTTGGAGAAATGTAATGAATGAACCTAATGTAAAAAGCCACGAATGCAATTGTGGAAGCGGTAAGATTAGCGAGTGGATCTACGATGGATATAATATTCCATTGACTAAATGCTGTTCTAGTTGTAAAAAAGAAAAGTTGGGTAAATTTCGTACGGATATTATGAGTCAATATGACGCATATGAACCCATCGAACCGGAATTTTGAATAGGTTAGGTAAGATGGGCAAAACAATTTATTCCACTTGCCAAAATTGATTCAATACACTACAGTATTCTGGTTCCCGGTATGGGGAGTTTGATTAGGAGGAAACATATCATACCATATGTTTCATTTCATGGAGGTTAGTATGAATCGTCTTGTTGCTGCTCTTTTTGTTTGTGTTCTGATTAGTGGTGTTGCTCACGCTCGTCCTCGACGCAGTTATAACACCTATAATACCCCGACTTATTCTGCCCCAAAGACATACAGTTATACTGGGGGAGATACCCCACGGCAATATAGTTATACTTCTGAAACTCCAACCAGAAGTTATAGCGATACCAGTTCGGCTCAGGGTGTTGCCGAAATCATGGCTCGTACGGGCCGTGTTGGTCACTGGGGAGGCAACAGCGGGTATGAGGGTTGCGGGAGCGGTTCCTCCCAACAGGCCGCATACAACAACTGCTGCTATGCTAATAGCAACCTCACGACTGTTGACGTAGGTTATGCACAAGGCAATAATGGCAAATGGTATTGCTGCCGCCGTTATCGCTAATCTAATTTATTGTTAAAAACCCTCCGCACGACACTCTAATAGGTTCGTGACCCTAATAGGTTCGTGCGGAGGGTTATTTTATTTTTTATGAAAAAAATTATTACTATTTTGGGTGATGTTCACGGCAAATATAGACGTATGCACGAAATAATTCGTGAGAAAGATCGTCATGAATACATAGTCCAAATTGGCGACCTGGGTTTCGATTTTTCTACATTAGATAATGTCGATCCAAAAAAGTTTGTTATTGTCGGCGGTAATCACGATAACTATTCAAAAATAATTAATATTCCACATTATCTTGGCGACTATGGATACATGGTTAATTTCAACGGAATAGATTTTTTCTACTACCGTGGAGCATATAGTATTGATAAACAATACAGAACTATCGGAATTGATTGGTGGTCAGAAGAACAAGTGTCTGTTGAACAATTCATGAAGGCTAGGGAACTTTATAGAAGCATCAAGCCGGATATTATGCTCACGCATGATTGTCCGGAAACTATTTCTCCTTATTTGTTGGATCCACATACTCAGATGTATCAAAATCAAACAGGATATTTCTTGCAAGAATTGTTTAATATTTACCAACCAAAAAGTTGGTATTTTGGACACTACCATAAGAGTTGGCAAATGACAGTCAATGGAACTAATTTTAGATGCTTAAATGAATTAGAAACTTGTAGTCTTGAAATATAATCCCCCCTCCTTGCCCTCCTGGTTTCCCTGCGGTACGGTTTGGTATCGGGTAGACTTCACAAATACAGGAGAAAAATAAATGAGTGATATTACGATTCGTATGCCGGCTGGTGGTGTTAGTCTGCCAGATAATGCACAGTGGACTAACCGTATTCAGATTCGCAGCGAAAGCAGCAATCGCATCTATATTGTTGCACAGAATAAGGAATCTGGTCGTTGGGGTTGTTCTTGCCCTGCATATTGTAGCCGCCGATATTGCAAGCATCTTTTGAACGGTTGTAATCTTGATCCTAGTGAGATTCACGGCAATACTGCCATTGCCGATAATCGTCCTAAGAACAAGAGGCTGAAGTAATGTCTCACCCATATCATCACTCTATCAGTAGTGCTAAAAAGTGGGGAGGAATTCCCGCCGATTATCAGGCCATTCATGATTGGTTTGATGAAAGCAAGAGTCATATGGCCGATATTCGCCATCGTGCTTTAAGGCATCATAGCGAAGGAATCTTTATGTGTGAAAAGATTTTCGGCATTACAATCACCAATAGTAACGGCAGAGAAATTCCTGTTCGTTTTATTGGTGAACAGCACGTTAAAGAAGATTTGGGATTTATCCCCACAGTTAGTGATTACTTTCGTGAAATGAAGATCAAGAGTTGGATGACGGGAAATAGGGATTTTAAAGCCCCCACAGTCTTTGAAATGAAAGACGAAGAAGAAGTTTCAGTCTAACGCCCCAATGTCCTTACTAGGAGCCTAGGTTATGGAAAACAATTTCTGCGAACTAGGTGAAAAAATTCTTAAACTCATGGAAGAATACAACATGAAAGTTTATGATTTAGAATTTATTAATGAACTAATTGAAAAGACTATTGAGCGTGACCTAAAAGAGTGCAGTTACTAAATTGTTAAGGATGATAACTAATGGAAACCAAGCACACTTACACCGGCCAAAATTTCATTTTTCATTTAAAGGAAAATGGAGATAATCTTAACATTAGTTTAAGCAGCCATTATGTTCAACCTCCGATCACCAGAAATGAACTAAAAGAACTGGCTAAATTTATTGATTCTTTTATTGTAGATGACAAAATTCAAGTAAATGAATAAAAAACTACTTGACAATTTCGTTGACCCAAAAACCCTGCTGAAAGAAGCGGTGGAAAAAGATCTAAAAGAAATTGAAAAATTTCTAAAGAAAAAGATCCGTGTAGTTTATTTTGATTGGCATCTTGATAAAAAAGAGTTAAAATGTGTCAGGAAAATAAAAGATCATTTAATTCTTCTCAGTAAAAATCTTGACGGTGCAATAGAAAGAATAAAGTCTCAAACTTATCGTCATTATTGTTTCCGTATTAAAACAGACCTGGATGTAGATGATCTAAGGGAGTTGTTAAGAGTTTTTGCACGAAATACTACAGAAACACTTATCAATCAAAAAACTCAAGTAGAATGTTACGCCAATGACGATTCCCATCTAATAATTGAATGCCCAGATTAAAGTGCTTATAGAGTAATAATGACAACCACAGACATTTTGATTTTCATCATCAGTTATCTGATCGGCATTGTCTGCACAGTTGCGATTTTATCTAGAAATATTCAAAAAGAAATGAAACTACAAGATGAAATTAATAGTCTCTTATCTAAAAGAGTAGATATTCTTTCAGACCAATTAGATGCTCTTTATGAAATAGTCAAACTAGAATCAAAAAGATTAGATATTCACAACGAGGACAATGATGATGCCAATTGGTGGAAAAAATAAACCCAATACATTAAATTTCTGACTCTATTATTCTCTTATGTAATTTGTTTATAATTTCTGAATAGAAATTTTCATTGAACTTTTTATCGTTTTCTGCTCTAATCATGGCTTCATAGTGAATCACATTAAGGGAAAACGATCCAATTAAAAAAGAAACTAAAAAAATCACTAACAATCTGTATTTCATTTTGTCCTCCAACTTATATACAGATATTTGATTTTATATTCTGTTAGGATTTGATTAAGAAAATAAAATGAAAAAAGAAATAGCAGAAAAGTGGGCCGAAGCATTACGATCTGGTGACTATACTCAGGGTAAAAATTATCTTAAAAGAACCGTAGAAGGTAAAACCTCCCACTGTTGTTTGGGCGTTCTTTGTGAAATTTACTATGAATCTAATAAAGAAGAAAATATCGAAGAATCTTTGATGTGGATTGGCGAGTTAAGCGATAAAGATAGCATTCATACTTTTGACGGCAGCACTGGCGCTTTATCTAAAAAGGTTCGAAATTGGGCAGGAATCGGATCGGATATTGGATATGTCAAAAGCGATTTGCTTGGCAAAGCATACCTAACTGAAATGAATGATGGTGAATATTCATTCAATGATATTGCTGATTTCATTGAAAAAAATATTGATAATTTGTAATAGGAGATATCTATGAAATTTCAAGAACTTCAAAAATTTTGTCTTGAACGTGGATATAATGTCAAGCGTGTTGAAAAGCATTATGAGTGGAAACGAAATATGGATTCATCTTGTGGTGTTGCCGACACACTAATTGAAACACAGCGAGAAATTCTCAAAGACATAGAATACAGGGATGTCAATGGAAGAAAGAATTAAAGATATCATCTTCAGCAAGTTTGACAAGGAAGTTAGCAAAGATACTAATCTTTCAGAATTAGTGGAAGATAGTTTCGCTAAAGTTGAAATGCTGTTTGCCATAGAAGAAGAATTAGGCAAGAGATTGACCGAGGACGAAATTCTTCAGATAGAAAATATCGGGGATATTATAAACGTTTTCCAAAAGTAGCCGGAAGTTTCCCTCCGGTACGGTTTGAGGATATGGAAAACTCCGATTATATCCGGCTTAATCTGGAGCGGGTTAGTGATCTTGGCGATATGCTTGTCACTAAATCGAAAGAATTCTATGATACCGCAATATCAAATCTTAAAATAGAATTAAGATTTGATACCGTTAGCAATTATCATGGATCTCCTTTGAATGAAGAAACTAATTGGGGCGGTTATAAGAAACATATACCAACGGGATATAACGGCTGGATCGGTAGTATTAGTTGTCTTGTAAATTCTAATCAAAATCCATATTGCCGTATAGGGCATCTCACCGACGCAGACCAGCATCTTTTTGGCTATAAAGGATTCAGGGGATTCCATACAGGTAGTGGTTGTCCCGGTCATAAATTCGGAAAATGTCCAATGAATATTGGATTCTATTTCTTTATGGATGACTTTCCACTTTTGAAATCAAGATATGATAAGTGGAAGATATTGAGTAGTTTTGAAAAGAATAAAAATTGGGAAAATAATACACTTAATTACAAGCAAGGATTGTGAGTATGAGAATTAGAATTGATATGTATGTTTCAAGGAAGAATAAGCAAGCAGAAAATATTATTCTTAATGCTATTCCTTACAAATACGAAGCAGCACATAAGGCATGTGAATATGCTCGATACGTTCTGATGAAGCCTTGGCCCAAGGCTGAGAAAACAATTCTTCAATGTCCCCGAAGTAGTTATCTTTATGCTCGATATGTATTGAAAAAGCGTTGGCCGGAAGCAGAATCTATTATCGCAAAAGAAGCATATAGCAGTTACTCTTATTCAAGGTTTGTTATCAAGGGAAGGTTCAAACTCGCTGAGAATAATAAAGCAGAGGGATCTATTTTTAATCCCCGTTGGGATACTAATTATAGTTTTCTTTATGCAAAAAACATTTCAAAAGAAAGACTCAAAAAGTCAGTTGAAAATAAGATTGCTTGTTCAAGCAGGAATGTTGATTATGCAAAAACCTTCTTGAAAAATAGAAGGTGGAAGATGGCAGAAAAATGGATTTTAGACCAAGGATATACTAAGATACAAGAATATATGAAGATTCTTAAAGAAAAAGATAAGAAGGATTTTCACAAAAAAATATTGTTGAGTGCGATGGCAAAGCAGCAAAGTTATTATAATCCTGCTAAGTGCTGGATTGAAACTTATGGTCAAGATTTCTTGAAGGAGAATACTAGTGGGATTGGATAATTACTGGCAAATGGAAGATGGAAAGCCAGCAAACATTGATGGGGAATATAATGTTAGTGGCGGCATTTGTAGCGGTAATGGAAATCAAAGTTTTCGTGGCAAGGTCTACAATAGTTTTGTAGAAAAATTGACAGGAGTAAGTCTTTACTCAGACATTATTGAAGTTGATGATGTGATGAAAGTCGCAGACATTCTTCGCAATGTTGGGTATGGTAAGGCAAAGAAGTATTTTGAATATCCCATTGACGAAAAAGAGTACGAAGATTTCGTTGAAATGTGGATAGCACACGCTATGAATGGTCATCGACTTGTAAGTTGGTACTAAAAAGAGAAATTAAAATGACAACCATTGCAGAATTTGACTCAACTAAGTTTGGTGGATATAATGATGCCCCTCCTAACCTGAGAGAAATCACAGAGAAAGAATGGGCCAGAAGTCCATATTTTAGCGTCCATAGTTTCTTCCATAAAGAATTTCGCCAATTCATAATTAAGAGTTTGTCTACTAGAGATGAAAAGACCGGTGAAATTCTTCATGAAGGCCGGGATACTTATCATGATTTCAATTTGTATTACATTGACGAACATCATGGATATGCTATTACCAATGATTATTGGGAGGGTAAAGTTCGTGTATTTCATTTTGGTTGTGATCACAAATATCACGAACTGAGTTTCCAAGAATGTAATTACAGAGGTATTAAGCATCTTGGAAATTGTTGGCACGTTCATGAATGCAGTGAATGTGGCAATATTTATGGTTGCGATAGTAGCGACTAGGATCAAGAGGATCAAGTTTCCCTCTGGTACGGTTGTGGGTTGTCCTGAACAAATGTAGAACTATTCGCAGCCAACTGTCTTATTAACAGTTCCTTCTAATGGGCGGCCGGTAAGGAAGGGTTCGACTCCCTATGGTTCAATTTGCTTGATTTGGTTAAATTAAATTAAATGCTTATCCCCTCTGAAATCACAAACTTGTTAGTCGAGGACGTTCTCAAGCCTTTCGTTTTATTGAGAGATAGGCTCAAAGAAATCCAAAGAGAAATCCAAAGAATTGAAACAAACCTTGACACAAATCTTGGCAAGGTTGTTGATCTAATCAGAGATAGTGAAAAACAACGAACTAAAATGCTGGATAGTTTCAGGAAAGAAAATGGCTAAGAAAAGAAACTTTAGTGATATTTTTTCTCGCTATAAAACCTATGACGATTCACACGGCAGGGGAAATGTAAAAGAGTGGAACCAAACTTTTACAGAAAAGATGAATCTTGATGAAGCCAGAAAGCAAATCAAGAATAATAATCCTCTTTCTGTGATGGGTTTTAATGAAATGCCCACCATTGAAATGCTGAATAATTCGTATAGAAATCTAATGAAAATTCACCACCCAGATAGAGGTGGTGATCCGATAGTTGCTAAAAAAATTATTGCAGCATATACTGTGCTTTCGGAACAACTTCGATAAACATTTTTAATAGAAATAATTCATGGTTGCCGAAGATTATGTGCAACTTTGCAAAAGGTTGTTATCCTCTGGCGTAGGGGAGTCTTATTACTATGAATTATTTAAAACTGGTGTGAAGTTAAGTCTAGAACAGTCGATACATCTACAAATTGATCCTTCTCATACAACAATTGGTAGATTCATTGAAGAAATGAATGATCAAGTAGTAGCCATCAAAGGCAATTTTTATCTAAAAAATGGCTAAAAATAAGGGCATAGATTGTTTTAGAGAAATTTCACTCAAAGAAATTCTGGAGCATTTTAATAACGATCATATTTTTATAGAAATTGATCATAATGAAGATCGACTTTATAGCCCTTGCCATGACATAGAATATCATGATAGTGAATTAGGTCTTTTTTGGGGCGAAATGTGCGAACTAACAATGAGCCCAGATGATAAAGTCAAGATACTAGACCACGATACTGTTAAGATAATCAAGAGCAAAAACGAGTATAATTTGGGTAAGATTTTAAGATTTTTTGTTTGTAAACCTCACAGGTTTATTTAAAGAAAGGATAAATACAGTGAAGCTTAAAGCTGAAAAAGTAAAGGAAAACATGGATAAAAATGAGGCGGTTAGTATCAGTGACGACCAAGTTCTTAATTTGCTTTTCAAGCAGGTTGAAAAGCCAAAGAATTATTTCAAGATCAAGGTTGTAAATGTTTTCGGATATAACTATAGAATCAATATTTGGTCTAATATCGAAGAAGATGGATTGACCAAGTGTAAGATCTCCCACAGTTATTTTGTTCGTGTTGTGGATGATATTCTTACCATCTATCATTGATGATGAATGAGAAATTTCACATATAACATAGAATTCAATCCAAAATTTGCATACTTGTATGCTCTCAATGTTTTGAAAGGATCATACTCCGGGGAAGATGAAGGGCTAGTCTTTTCATCAGTTTCCCCAAAGTATGCCTGTCTGTATGCTGTGAAGATCAAAAAAGACCGACTTTGCGATAGACTGCATAGTGAAATACTTTTGAGGATGATTGAGAACACCTACAATAGTATGAACAAAAGATTTGTTAAAGCTTATATTGATTTTGTAACAAAAAATGAGTCAAAAGAACTTGAGTCTATCCTTTGCTATTCACCAGGTTATTCAAGTTCTTGGTCGGAAGAAAATATAGAAGAAATTAAATACTTCGTAACAGATGATTACTGTTGCGATATTGAAATTGATCATAACAATGAGCCAGAGTGGAACGAATGTACGGCTGCAAATGGTACTGGTGCGAGGGTATCGGTCAGCGAAAGTCTTTCTGACATATTGTTTGGTGAATATTACGATGAAATCGAGGAAAATTGCCATCAATATGACTACGAAGATGTCTATGATATCCCAACAGACGATGAAGCATGAGTATTCGTGAAGTTATTATCGAAACTGATAATGGTGAATTGTTCGGAGAAAATATTCTCGCAAGTTTTGTTTGCGATGTTGATTGCGAGTATATTCCTTACGAACCAGAAACAGAATATTCTCCAAAAGAAGGTGGATATACAGATATTTATGGATATACTTTTAAAATGACACTCTATAGTGCCGATGGAAAAAATGATCTCCTCGGTAGTTTTATAAAGTATGAAAATCTTAGTGAAGAAAAGAAAAAAGAAATCAATAACTGGGTTGGTTGGTGGATTGAAGAATATTTCAAAAAAGAAGAAGATAGTTGGGATAGTTGGGATGAGTAATTTTTGGTAAAGTTTCCCTCCGGTACGGTTGACCAGTGCAGGTCGCCAAGGGTTATTGGCGATAATCTAATTTCCACTTTACAAGGGTTGAATAATGAGCGACGGATTGAATCTTCATAAGAATCTTATCAACGGCCGAATCACTGATGTTGTTCGTCGTAATCGCAACATCAATCTTCCTATGATGATCTTTGGCCCTCCCGGCATTGGTAAGAGCGAACAGGTTCATCAGAGTCGTGATGGCGATGATGATATGATGATTGATCTTCGCCTTAATATCCTCGACAGTATTGATCTTCGTGGACTCCCTATCATTCAGAAGAATGAAAAGGGGACTGCAACCCATGTTGAATGGGTTAGGCCAGAGTTCATCCCGTGGCAGGGTCGAGGAATTATCTTCCTTGATGAAATTAATACTGCTCCCCCATCAACTCAAAATGCGGCATTGCAGTTGGTTCTTGACCGCAAGGTTGGGCCTCACCATCTTGGCAAGGATTGGTATATTGTTGCTGCTGGTAATCGGGCAGAAGATAAGTGCCATGTTCATCCTCTTAGTGGAGCCCTTCTTGACCGATTTGCGGTCTATGATTACACTCCAGATTATGATACTTGGGTTGATTGGGCAATCAAGAGCAATGTTCATGAGGATGTTATCGGCTTCATTAGTTGGAGGAAGGATTTGCTTCTCCAAGATCGAAGCGATGAATATAGCGTGAGTACGAATCCTCGTAGTTGGGGGTATGTCAGCAAGCATTTGTTTGCCGGTAGCAAGAATCTTGCCGATATTCGTGCCTGTGTCGGAAGTCCTGCTACTGAACTTCTGAGTTATCTTGATATTTGCAAGAATCTTCCCAACATGGAAGATCTTATTGCCGGAAAGAGTAAGTGGAAGGAAGATAACAAGAGGATCAGCGTCAGTTATGCTGTTGCTAATAATCTTGCAAGCACCTTGCTTTCTAGCAAGACTCCTGCTAAGATTCTTGATAACTGCATGAAGGTCGTAATTGATATTAGTCCTGAGCCGGGTGCGTTGTTTATTCGTCGTGTTCTGACCAATGATAAGATTCGTGATCTTTGCTACAAGAGCGATATGGTGAGTAAGTGGCTTGAAAAGAATCAGGAACTTATTTCCAGTAGCATGATGCTCGCATAAAGGAGCAACATACTACAATGATGTCATTACTCGGAATACTGAGCGGAATAATCGAAATAATCAGGAAGAAATAACAATGTCACAAGCACTTGCAAAAAAGAGTAAGGCTAAGAAGGAAGTAGTCGATCTATTCTCCACAGTCACCAAAGAAGAACAGGATAGTTTCCGAAAGAAACTTGATGTTATTATCTTTGGATTCGCTCATCATTTTCCATTCTTTGGAAGTGTTAGTGAAAGGTGTCGATATAGTTTGACCAAGGATGATAATTTTATCCCTACCGCTGGTATTGATAAGAACGGCCATATCATCTTTAATCTCAATTTCGTCAATTCTCTTGACAATAAGCAATTCTTGTTTCTTGTTGCACATGAGATTGGTCACTTTATTTTTGAACATAGTTCAAGAATTATGAATCGAAATCATGTTCTGTGGAATAAGGCCGCAGACTATGCGATTAATCTTTTCTTGTATTATCAGTTTGGAAGCAAAGAGTATTTTCCAATCATTGATAAGATTTGCTTTGATAAGAATTGGGATGTTAATTCATCTGAGAACAAGTATGACAAGATGAATGTTGAGCAAATCTACAATATCATTGAAAAGGAAGCCGATAAACTTCCAAAAATCAAGATTGATATTTTTATTGAATCGTTCGATGAAAATGAAGGCGAAGATAATCAAGATGGTGATGGTGATGGCAAGAAGTATGTAGATATTCGTGAGCGACGAGTTCCTCTTCCTAAGAAGAACGGTAAGAATAAGGAACAAATTAGTCGTGAAATGAAAGACTATGTACGTCGAGCAGTTTCGGACGCCTTCAACATCAGTAAGAGTCAGGGTTTGCTTCCTGCTGGTATGGAGCGTATGATTGTCAGTCATCTTCGTCCCAAGATTGATTGGCTTAGTAAGTTGCGTGAGAAACTCAGGTTTGGAACTGACCGTCTTGCCAAGGCCGATACTAATTGGAGTATGCCTAACAAGCGATTCCTTGATCGTGATTTCGTGTTCCCGAGTTATCACGGGCCTAATCAGCCTAAGATTGCATACGCCATTGATACAAGTGGCAGCATGAGTGAAGAAGATCTCAAAAATGCTATTTCGGAACTTGATGGTATCCGAAAGCAATTGAATGCTAATATTTACTTTATGGACTGCGATGCAGATGTTTACACTGGTCGTTGGATTAATAGCAATCAACCCCTGCCTTGTTTGCAGGGTGGTGGCGGGACTGATTTCGTTCCGGTGTTCAAGCATCTTGTTGACAAAAAGATTCGCCCTGATTATTGTGTATTTTTCACAGATGGTTATGGGGAATTTGGAGAAGATCCTAAAAAGTTCAATACATTGTGGGTATTGACCAGTGATGTTAAGCCTCCTTTTGGTGATGTTATTCGATACAATGACTTACAGTAAGGAAACAAAATGACTGATCCTCATAATCCAGATGTTCAACCAGATATTCCATCTGTGATCGAATTAAGCAAAGAAGCTAAAGTTCAATTGCTATTGGAACAATCTAAGATTGTTGAATGGGAAGATCATCCTAAACAAGTATTGTGGATGATTACAGATAAGAAAAATGTTGGTATTGTGGTTCATTCAGAAGATTCTGATATTAAACTTGGTTCTACTACAAAATTGGCTAAACTTAAACTGAAGCCTTTTATTGGTAGTTTGACTATTAACTCGAAGTAGTTTCTTTCTGGTACGGTGGTGCTATGCGGGTGTTCCGTGTAGCAAGATAAATCATATAGGGATAAAAATACAATGGCTAAGGCTAAGACTTCCGGTAGTGGTTTCGGTGGCGTTGTTGATACTAAGGCGACCAGTGCCGCTAGTAAGAAGAAGGATTACGAAAAGATTGATTTCAATACTACCAGTAGTGTTGATGGTGTAAATCTTTTCGATAAGGTCAGTGCTTTGAAGCAGGCTAAGGCCATGCTTGAAAATGAACTCAAGATTTTTGAGGATGAACTCAAGGAGCAGATTCGGGCCAAGTTTGCCGAGATTGGTATTCGTGATGGAGCCAAGCCTGAAAGTATTGAGGGTCATGGTGATATTGCTACTGCACGATGTGATTGCCGCCGTAGCGTTAGCACTTTGGATCAAGGCACGGTTAGTGATCTTGAATCAATGGGCATTGATGTTGAGTGCAAGGAGACTGTTAGTTTCAAGAAAAGCGTTCTTGATAATGAGGAAACAGTCCAGAATATTATTGAAGTTCTTCAAGAGCATGGTGGATTCAATGTTGGTGATCTTCTTGATCGTACGGTTAAGTATACGGCCGGTGAGCGAACCCTTGATGATCTTTTCCGCAAGGTGAGTGATCCGGTTGTTGTTAATCGTTATTTGGAGAAGGTTAGCACGATTGCTATTGCCAACCCTAGCCTTGGCGATGATCCCACCGCAAGCAAGTTCGCAATTTGCGATATTGTGAACAAGAGTGGCATCTTCCGTTAAAAAACGGAACTAGTATCCTCATTTCAAACCCACTAGGTTCTTAATTGAGCCTAGTGGGTTTTTTTATTTTTATAGATGCGTATGAAAAAATAATTGAAATAAAACAAAAAAGTTGGATTATCGGTATCGGTACAGTCACCAATAAATAACCAGAAAATAAAAGACAAACAAACCCCAGTATATTTCTAATTACTTGAGGAATAAATTCAATTTTGGAAATAAGATAAACAACAGGTCCGCACAATAGTGTGAAAAGTAATACGGCACACGCTAAAACAGCTAATGATATCATAATTTATATTTAGTTTTATACTACTATATATTTGAATGATAATATACAAGGCCACTTATGGCGGAAAAGACGTAAAATCAATACTTGATTCAAAGATAGCCAATGGAACTTTGAAAGTAAAGGTTAGTAATGATTTATTTGGAGATCCAAGACCTGGTGTGTTCAAACATTTAGAAGTAGAGTCTAGCCATGGATCTAGAAAAATTCCCGAAAATGCTTACCTATCTTTACCTGATACCAATAATGAAAAATTAGGTATTTTTTACACAAATAATAATGTAAACAAAGTTGTAAGTCAAAGTTTAAAATCCCTGGAAAAATTTGAAAATGTTGACATATTAACTTGTGTTTGGCAGCCAATAATGGGCAACAAATTTTATGAGACTCAGGCTTTAACAAAAAGCAGCAGTCATTTGAATATCATAATCCAAATTCTACAACTTCTTTATGTTGCCAAGCAAACAGGAAATTATAAATATGTAAGTTTTTTGGAGCATGATGTCCTATACCCAGATGGTTATTTTGATTACCCAGATTTCGACAATGGTGTAACCACAAATATGAACTATATGGGGATATGCGATAGAGGTTTTCAAAAAAAGACAGCCGATCATGAGCCACTTCATCAAATGACCATGATATTTAGTCAAGCAGTAGACCACTTTGAAAGCTTATTTAAAGAAGCAATCAGAAACGGTGGAGTTCTACTTGAACCAGGAAGAAACAGACAGAAATGGGTTTGCCGTAACCCGGCCATTCATGTGAACCACGGAAAGCACTTCACGTCACATTTTAGCATATACAGCAGAGACACATACGATGTGGACGCTTATTGGGGAGAATCCTCTGAGCTAATCAAAAGACTATTTTGATAGTCTTTTTCAAAGTGTGGATTTAAGAATATCTTGCCTTTTTCAAAAACCAATCTCTTATCAATTTCCTCCTGATTGTTTTCTCTTGAAGCATGATAATAGTTTTTATTCTCTCTTTTAAACCATCTGTATATTAGATGTATCTTTTCCATCTTGAAAGATTTTACGTTGTTACCAAACGTGATATCAATATCTTCACCGACCATCTTATCTGGAAATACTATTCTGTCTAAGTATTTCTTACTATAAACATTACCTGTATTGGTTCCTGAGTTAATTTTTTCAAACTCATTGTTAAAAAACAGATAATTATAAATTGGTCTGTATAACTCATAATCAGGATTTTTGTTTATTGTTTCCATAGTGTTCGATAACGCAAAGTTCATCATCAAATCATCATCATCTAATCGAAAGATGTAATCTCCCCTGCATTTTTGGTACGAATACTTTAGTTTATTTCCTATTGAACCAAATCTCTCTTTAGAGTTGATTATTCTTATTCTTGGGTGATCATATTCATATTCAACATCAGGGCTATCGTTGACCACAACCATCTCAGATTCTTGTTTATAATCCTGCTGTAAGTAGGAGGAGATTGCTTCTTCTAATAGATTTTTTCTTTGATAAGTTAAAGTTAAAACAGATATCATAAATCAAGTCAATCTTTTTAATGCCCAATCATGATCTTCTTCGTTTAATACAAAAAAATTGAAATTATTTTTGATCACAAATTCATCTACAGCCTCTATGACTCCAAAATCATCAAACCTTGAATAGTCGTGCCCAGCCATTATTCCTTCTTTTTTTAGTTTACAAAGATAATCATTCAGATCAGATTTTACGCAATCATATAAATGACAAGAGTCTATGTAAATTAAATCAAAAAAATTATCTGGGAAATTTTTAACCGCATCATATGAAAAATTTCTATCTATGATAACTTGTTCTGACTTTATTTCATCGGAGAAGCCTTGAATTACTTGTTGATATTCTCCTTCACCCGAATATGCTGTGTTCATATTGCCTAAAGCAGACCCATATGTTTCATTTTTTCCATTTTTATCACTTCCGGATAACCATGGATCAACCAAATAAAGTTTACTTGGCTTGAGTATATTTAAAATCTTTCTTGAGAACTCTCCCTTATAAACACCCAATTCTATACATTGAGGATTTTTGGGCATGTGATGTGAAATTGTTTCTAAAAATTCATCTCTATTTTTTGTTTTGATCATATGATATATATATTTGCTAATTTTTATTAATAGATTTAAAATTATGGCAAAAAAATTTATAATTATCACGACACATCGAAGTGGATCGCAAATGTTATGTGAGTTTTTAACAAATCAAAAAAATATAATATGCGAATATGAGTTGTTACAGCCGGATAAAGAGATAAAATACACATCACTACAAAAAAAAGCAGAACTATTTAATAATATAGAGATTCAAAAAAAATTGGCCAATATACTTGGAAACGATCCATCTAAATTCGTAATCAATAGAAATAGAAATTTTGAAGAATACTTAAAACTATGGGAAGATGTTGTTCCGTCAAAATACTTTGGATTTAAAGCATTTTTTGAATATCATCTTAAGAATTATTGGCTACCGCCAGAGGATTCTATCAAACTTGATGATTTTTTAAAATATATAAAAAAAAATAATATAAAAATAATACATTTGACTCGTGATAATATTTTATTAAAATATATTTCATGGTTGACAAGTCAAGTCACAAGAGTTAGTTCTTGTTCGTGGGGTAATAAGATCAACAGCGATAAAAATAACATAGTTAGCGTAAATGTATCGTATGATAAATACACTAAATATAAAATAAATTTATTAAAAGAAGAAGCTGATGCGGTTTGTTTTTGTTTATTAAACAATATAGAATATCATCGTGTGGCCTATGAAAATTTAATTGGCGATGATCATGTTGTTTTTTATAAAGATATTATGAAATTTTTAGGGGAAGACCCAGAAGTTTTTATAGATATCAAAGATACCGAGAATCAAAATAAAAGAAAAGCAAATGTGTTCTCATTAAGTCAAAAAGTATTAAATCTAGGTGATTTTATAAAAGAAGCAACTATTGCAGATGACAAAGAGTTGCTAGAAAACATAGAAAAACTTAAACAATAATTCAATCGCTCAATTCTACATATTTTTACTATGAAAAAATTCACAAATTGGCTAGAAAATAAAGAAAATAAACAACTAATACTTATGAGGGGAATATCAGGTTCCGGAAAAAGTACGGTTGCTAAAAAATTAGTTGGAAATGGCAAGATATTTTCCACCGATGATTTCTTTATGCAGGATGGAAAATATAATTTTGATGTGACTAAAATAGGTCATTATCATAAACTAAATCAAGAAAGAACTGAAGAGGCCATGAAGAATGGTTTATCTCCAATAGTTGTTGATAATACTATGACTCAAGCATGGGAAGGTTCAGAGTATGTCAGGCTTGCCGATAAGTACGGTTATTCGGTTAGAATAGAAGAACTTCCAATTCCGGATATTGATGAATTAATGAAACGTCAAGAAAGTAGAAAAAATATAAACAAAGCTCTTCCAAGAGAAGTTGTTGAAAGAATGATTGGTAAATTTCAACCAGGATTAACAGTAGATGATATTAGAAAAGGAAAAAAGAGTTCCTAGAATCTTGAATTATAAAATAAAAGATATATAAAACATCTATTGCCAAATCTCTTCTAGTTGATATAATAACTTTTTATCAACTGGGAGGGTAAATGAAAAATAAAAAGCCAGGCCCTTATCACAAATTATTGGCAGTAAATAACGGCATAGCCAGAGTTAAAAAACACTGTGGTTTTTGCGACCGAACTCACGTGGTAAACTTCCCATTAGATGATATTGGGATTGAAAGACGCATGAATACTTTTTGCAATGACTGCGAGAGAAACGTAGTCAAGATAAAGAAGAGACAAAATAGAGAAAAGGAAATGTAGACACTCCGTTTCCCTCCGGTACGGTTCTCTGGTGTTGCGATTAGCAATCGTTTAGGTTGCCGCAACACAAATCTCTACCGGAGGAATCGAAATGGAAATCCAGTATGGTCTGAATCTTTCTACTGGCTGTCGTGACGTTGATTTTAAGCCTGAATCTAACTTCTATAGCCCCAAGGCTAAGACCAGCGGCCGTAATTACAAGGTTAGTCTGAATCAGTTTATTCATACCATCAATGCAGTTTTTGGTAACGGCGGCGACTATTCTGATGTTGCCAAGGAACTTGGCGTCACCAATAGTGCCGTCTATAGCAGGGTCAATAAGTTGAGGGAAACAGTCCCAACGCTTCCTAAGATTGATAACCGTTCTAGCGATACTGCTGTTGAGGCGGCTGCTATTCTCGCTAAACTCGGCATCAACCAGTAATAATAGGGAGATATATCATGGAAGATAAGATTCCGTCTTATATGTTGGAAGATTATTATTCTAATCTCTTGTCTTATATCCGAATGGAATATATGACAGAATACACAGAGATGACAGAGCCTATGAAAAAATGCTTCTTGCATCTTTGGACTAATAATACTCCGATCCCTAATGCTGCGTTTTATTTTCATAATAGTTTTCGATCTGATTATACACTATAAGGGGATATAAAATGAATCGTGAAGAATGTCGTGTTGGTATGAATGTTATTTTCGGTAGTGGCAATGGCGAGAAAACTCGTGGAGTAGTAGTTAAAGTAAATCCAACTAAAGCCAAGGTTAGAACAACCGAAAGTCGTGGATATAAGCATGATGCAGGTACGATTTGGACTGTTCCTTATCCTCTGCTCCAAATGGTCGATGATAATGGGACGGTTGTTGAGAAGGAAATTAAATATAATCCATTCACCCATGTTGATAATTTGATTCTTGAGGCTGTTCTTTGTTGCTATGGAGAACTTAGTCCCGAAAATTTGAGTTGCGATGGGGAAGCCAATTATTATCAAATGATCAATAAAAAGAACAGTATCAGCAAGAAGTTGAAGGGCTTACTTATGGCCTATGGGATGGAGGTTAGTGAAAAGCAAATATATGATTGGCACGATAGCAAGCGTCAGTATGAAAGGAACAAGTGATGTGCGATCAAATTGATAGGGTATTTGCCTTTGAAGCATATGATATTGCAATTAAGAAGGGAAGGCATCCCGAACTTGAAAAACTGATAGCGATTTCACCAGAATCGAGTGTGTCTTATGCCATCCATCTTAAAGCCTCGCAAGGCGATAGTTTTAAAGAAGGAGAGGAAAGTATTTCCAAAGACCCTGTTTGCTCTTTGAACTATGCTAAAAAAGTATTAGAGGGCCGTTTTAAACTTGGCGAACCTGTAATTTCAAAAGATGCCAAAAGTTCTTATGAGTATGCTCTAGACATTATTGGTGGTCGATTTAAAATGGGAGAGCAAGCAATCTTAGATTCTGCTCGTAGAGGAAAAGATGTTAAACTGGCCGCTCTTTATGCCGCATCTATAATTGGGGGCAGGTGGGAAGAAGCAGAGCCCTTTATAATGCAGGTTCCAACACTCATTCTTCCTTATGCCAGTGAAGTTATTAAGGGCCGCTGGCATGAGGCAGAGAGTAAGTTGGTAGAATACGGTGAACTTTCAAGAAAATATGCCCAAGAAATGATTAAACTTCAAATCCCAGTTCTTTCTTTTGTTGAATAAAAAATGAAACTTAAATTTGATCTTGATTTGACGGATAATAAGCACCTTCGCAATCATTTGGTAAGGAATGTTCTTTGGTATTTTAAAGATAATATCGACAGAACCAAAGAACTTGATGATTATTTCTGCACCAGTCCAGCACTTGCCTATAAGTATCTAAAAGTGTTTCTTGAAAAAGGGGATAAAGCCTCTCCTGAGATTGAGAAGGTTCTGAGCAAAAACATTCATTATCTTTTTTCTTATTTTCAGCACACCGGAAATCATAAAGTTCAAGACGAAAAGTTGCAGAAAAGACTTGATAAGAAGATCTACAATGATCCCCGCCTATCATACTGCTATGCTCGTAGTGTTCTAAAGTCCAGAATACCAGAAGAACATGAAGGCGTTTTCCTCAAAAATTACGACTTTGCATATCGCTATGCTTGCGAGATAATCGGGGACAAATTCCCAGATAGTATTCACAGAATGCTTATCCTTTCAAGTTTTGAAGAATCTGGAGATAAATATGGTCTTAAAAAGTATATTGAATGTTGCGAGAAAAAAGAATTTAAATATGTTGGAAGAAATTGGTATGACAAGCATCCATTTTAATTGTTAATTTAACAAAGAAAATCTAGGTTTCTCATCCTTATAACTTTCAAAATCATGCCTATCGGTATAGGGATTAGTTACTATAACGCTCATGGCAACTGCCTTTAAAGGCCTCTTTGTAAAAACCCAAAACTCTGGGTCGTTATAATCTGGTCCTATTGGTATATCTAATCTCTTAATATGGGATCCTTTAGCCCACCAGAAATTTCCAGAATAATGGGGCGGTGGATTATCGTCTAAATCACAACTTATTCTACAACTATCCGGAGTGAACTCTCCCCAATAATTTGGGCCAACTAAGTCGTATTCATTTAAAAAATCTAGGCATTCTTGGTGTTTATCTATAACGAAATATATCAGTTTGTCAGTCCATGACTTTAAAAAGGGATTGTTGATCTTACTTGTTCCTTTTGAGTGAAAGTATAATACTTTATCCTCGGGCTTAGCCGTCAAATATAGTTTATGAAGGGTGGTTCTTTCTGCTAGGTTTTCATCTGTTAGGTTTATAGTGAACTTGGGAGAAATTCCTCTGATATTGTTTGCTACAAACTCTCTAGAAACGCCAGTTATGATTATATTAAAATAATCAAGTCTATCTAAAATCCCAGAATTAACAGTTCTTTCTAGTATAGGCTTTATCACCCCTAGACTTCTCTCTGACGGTGCGTAAATATGATGAAATGCCAGATTTGACATGAAATAATATAGTTTCAACTAGTAAGGAATAAAAATCATTTATAGCAAGCATATATAATATTGGATGGAATAATCCATCCAATTACAAGGAGGTTTATTTATGAACGATTACATTGCTAAGCTCTATGTTACTCCAAATGACGGATACACAACCGAAGGTTGCTTAGATTCCAGTGTTTATGGAGGCGTTAGTCTACAAAGAACACTCAACATGATTTCAACACAAGAAGAAATCGTTGTTGTTGTTAAGGACGGAGCCGGTTTTTCAACAAATGATGCACTAACAGTTACCCCAGGTTTTATCGCTGACTGATATTTTTAATTTATAATTTAGATTATAAATGCACCCATGGGAGTAAAATCCTGTGGGTGTTTTCTTTTTTTATGATCCATGATATAACCAAGAATCATGAAAATAGAAATGACAGAAGATGATTTAGTGCTAGCGGCAAATAAAATAAGAAAAAATATTCATAGAAATATGATAAAACAAATAAAATCAGGAAGAAAGGCTAAGGATTTAGTTGGAAAGGTTCAAGAATATCTTGAAAAAAGCAAATTAGACTCGTTTTTAATGCTTGAAGAAACTGTTCTAATTATGAGAGCCTTCTGCAAAAAGAAAAATGATCTACTAATCATAAGCGATGATGAAAAAACAGCAGAGAAAATAGCTAATGATCTTTTCCAAAGAGGTGTAAATAATATATTGAATATTATGGCAAGAGAAGATGTGTTAGACTGCAGTTTCGACAATGATACTAATGATTTTCATTTCAATATGAAACAATGAAAAAATATAATTGCTTAATAATGAATAATGAGGTCTGGCTCCTGGAGGCTAGACTGGAGTATGACTTAAAATACTTTGATTTTATAATTTTAGCCGAAGCAAATTCTACTTTTAGCGGTTTAAGTAAGCCCTTTTTCTATGAAAAATATAAAGACATATTTAAAAAATATGAAGATAGGATCTTATATGTTAAACTCGAAAATTTACCAAAACCATACAAGGGTAATTTTTTAGGACATAATAATTTCAAGGCAAAAGAAAATCGTTGGATAGTTGAATTTTACCATAGAAACTATTTACAAAATGCAATACTGCAGATTGCCAAAGAAGGAGATTTAATTTGCACCCAGGATATTGATGAGATTCAAAATATAGATTCTTTAAACAAAATCGACAATCTAAATTGCATAAATTATTTATCATACTATGATTTTAGATTCACTATTTTAGATGATCCGTTATCGAATTCATGGCACAAAGGCTTTGTAACTTCTTTTGAAAATTTACAAAAAATCAATATACACGACTACAGGAATATAAATAAGCATGATGATTATTTTTACTTAAGTCATATCACCCCGGCAGATTTTAGATTCGATGATCAAGATCAAAATCACATGGTGTATAATTCATACAGGGCCCCTATCCAAGACATTAGCATTATTTACTCACCAATTGGTTGGCATGTATCATCTATGTCTTGTCACTCAGATAATAACACAAAAGTAAAATGTTTTGCACATCAAGAATTCGCAAACACTTTTGATAAAATTATAGATTTTGACTTAGAAAAAACAACAGAAGATATCGTAAATAAATTCATAGACAAAGATGATAAGAATGAAATTCATGCGTTAGCACCACAATTTTTGCAAAATTCAAGATTCACCTCTCTATTCAAACAGCATTTAAAGGAGTAAAAATGAAAGACGAGATTCACATTGAAGAACAAGATCTGTATAGCGAATACGTTGCAATGTCGGAAATAATGTATTGTTATGAATTGGAAGAAATTAATAATAAATTAGCAGAAATTTATATAGAAGAATATCTTGACAAATAGTTTCCCTCCGGTACGGTCTAGGGGTGTTGAGAGAGAAGCCCCAGAGGAAACTATTTAATATGAACGACTTGATTGAAAAAGCCCTCGTTCGTTTCCCGAAAGCGAAAAGAATCGCCGTAGAGAACTTTACTATGGGCTATGAAAGTCTTAGTAGTGAGGCTCAATCTAATTTGGAGTTGGACGCTAGACTTTACGATTGGAATAAAGACACAATTAACGCCATTATTAGCATTTTATCTTCAAAGGAAATAGGGAGAGGCTGAAATGGATTCTAATAATTTCATGAGGATTTTTGACGATAGGAATGAGCATAAACTTAGCATTGTCGCCTGTGGAAATGGCTATGATCTTTGCGGCCCAAGCGGCAAGGTGGTTTACTGCGGGGTTGATCCAGAACTCGTTGAAGTTCTTGAAGATTATCTTATTGTTAGAGAATTCAATCTTATTGACGTATGACCATGAATATCTTCGATAAATATAGTGCATATGAATTAAGGCAAATATACGCAAGTCCCATTAGTGATTGGCCCGAACCATTTAAGAACTGGATTCACAAAGAAATAGCAGAATCACTTTTGGATTCTTGGCTTGAGAATGTTGATGACAATGAATATCGTGATCGTGTTCACGAAATTGTAGAGAATATGACATACGGTTATCCAGACAAAAATGGCAACGAAATGCTAGATTTGCCAATATAATGAGCACATACTTGCATTACCCATACTTGGCGGCTGGCACACCAGTAAAAGCCAACATAAATGGAGAGTGGCTAGTTGGTAAAAAATTAGAAACTCCCAAAAAATTTGAAATGCTGGGTAGTTTTTCAGATAATAAAACTATCCTAGTTGAAATAGATGGAAAAGAACTAGCAGTAAACAAAGATTTGGTGAAAGTTTTTGAACCTTTGATGGTTGATGACAATGGAAATAAACCTAAACTAGAAGAATTTAAAAAAGATTTTAAGATTCTTGTGATTAATCTAAGTGACCCAATCAACAAAATTAATATCGACTATAATAAAGCCGAAATTGGCAATGAATTCATCAGAATATATCCAATAATCCAAGAACACGAATACAGATATGCTTTTCGAGAATATCCTTGTTGGGCTGTTGAGCAAGTTATTTTGGGAAAAAGAATAATAATTGCAACACCAATTGATACCATGATAGCAGTAAATTTATTTATAGACCGGCTTAAGTTTATCAAGTCTCGTTGGTTATTTTAAATATAATAACATATATCACAGCGTGATGAATAAATAACTTTATGGAGAGCAAAATCTAATATTTAAAATTTAAGGAGGAATATGTGGGAATGGAATCTCTATATTTTGTTGAAAAGAAATGAATCTTGGGAGATAGTTGAAAAAAATAGTGGCATTGCCTCTGGTATTGCCTCTCTATCATTAGGTGCTATACTTGGTTTCTTACTGGCCTGCTTGGTGGGATATTATCTATGAGCGAGATACTAGCACCTAGATTCCCTATGGTTGAAACCAATTCAATGGAATCTTATACAATCGAACAAATCAAAGATTCCCCGTATCTTTTGTGCAAATACTCGTTTCAAAAATCAAAAGGCAAATTGCCAAAAGATTTGCACGATGCAATGACATTACACGGTATGATTAATGCCAAAGATTGGTATGTTAGATTTTATTTTGACCGGATTCTATCCGGAGAAAATATTGATGATATTCTTCCCTGAGAAATCCAAATGTTAGTCAGCGAAATTAAATCCTGGGCGAAGAAGAATGGCTACATAGTCAAAACTGTAAAGGGTGTTGGCTATGAATGGAATAAAGAAGGCACAGATGAAAAGAACACCGATGATGACTTGAATGAAATGGCTCGCAAGATTTTCAATAAAATAACGGATAACAAATTTATTGATTATCAAGAAGAACAGAAACTAAAGTGATGTTGTTTCCTTCCGGTACGGTTTCCTCAAAGGAGTCTGCTATGTTGTATCTACTTTTCACTTTTTATCTTTGGACGATGGGTGTGGTTAATTTCGATAATAATACAGATGATGTAGAAAATATGATCGCTAGGGCCAGATGCCGACAAATATCAGTTGACAACAACAACTGCGTCACCGTAAAATTCCTCAACAGGGAAGATGCAGAACTTTTCGCAAAAGACCTCAAACGCCTCACAAAGTAACATGAAAACTAAACTTTCTTTTGAAAAACTTGAAAATAAGATTACTCTGAGTTCTATTAATCTTTCTGTTTCCGCCTCTACTCATAGTCGGCCAGAAAAGCAAGAAGTTTATCACTTACAGCAAAAACATATAAAGGAAACGAAATTTTCTTCTCAATTGCATAATTGCTTGTGGAAAGAGCATGGCAATTACTTTCAAAATAATTATAATATTAAAAATCCAAATCAGTCACAAATAATAATCACCAAGTCTGGTCAGATTATAAATTATATTCCACCTACGCCTACTCGGCCTTTCCCGCTTTTTATTGAAATAAAGTTTCCTGATAGGCCAATCGGTCGTCCAAGCCCACCTATCCAAATTAACCCACCTATCCATATCAAATGACATATCAAGAGAGTGTAGAAAAACTTTCTGAGATATTTGGAATATCAATCTATAAAGGCAAAAAATCTATAGTAGCATATCCGCCAATCGGAAATGTATTTGATGCTAGTTATCTTCATTTGGCAGATGCTCCATTGTATGAAGATGTTGAAAAGACATATAAGATTCTTAAAGATCAAATAGGGACTGGAATTCTTCCTTGTGAAGATCCAAATTGCACTTATTGCCATGTCTAAATCCAAACTTCTCAATAGTTTTCTTCCATTAGAAATTCAGTTAGAAGATGCTGCTAAAAAAGATCTAAAGTATATTCTCCAAAAGAAAAAAGATAGTGAAAAACTATCAAATGATTTTTATAAGATATACAATAAATTCGTTAAGGCCAACCCAGATATAACCGATATTATCGAAGTAAACAATGTTGATACTACAGGACAATTTCCCGGTATTGCAAGAGATTTGATTTCTGTAGCGAAAGAAATAGTTATTGATAATGATGGATTCGTATTTGATTTTAGTTGGGATGAATCAGACTTTGACTTACATGACCGTAATCACATGTCAAATCTATTGGTGTGTTTTTCAAATACATTTAAAGTATTTGAAAAACTTCACCAAAAGAATCAGTTCTTTACAGTTCAAGTAGAAGATAGAAATGTGACTGTAGATTGGGGATTTGAACAAGGATTCATGTATTATGACTAGCCAGATAAACAAAATCAAAAAATATGATCATCACCTTGCTAGTAAAATAGAAGAACAGCATGGGTTTTTAACCTCTGGCGATATTGAGCGATTATCTGATTTTTTACCCGATCATATGGTCTTAATCCGTTGCGGTAACGGCAGATTTATTACTCGGGCGTCAAGTGCAAACCATTTTGTTGATGTTGTGCGTTGTAGCCATGATTATGTCAGGGATGTATCTTTACTTGTAGATGATTATAAAGTAAACTAATTCCAATATGGAGAATAACTAATGATTGTCAAAAATGAATCAAAACATTATATTGATAAAACTTATGGAATTTATATGGAAATTTTTTCTAATGATGATCTTCACCATGTTTCCTTATACAATGACAAGAAAGAATCTAACGTGTCATTTAGCGTAGACAATGAGGGAATCAAGAGGTTGGCCGATTTTCTTTATAAGACCATTGGAGAATAATAATGACTAACGAACTTAAAGAAACTATACAAACTTTTTTGACCACTTATGAAATGGCTAATGAACTTCCTATTATTAGACCAATGAGTCATGGTCAATGTAGTTATCTTTTGAGTGTTGCTGTTTTTATTTTGCAAAATTTGGAGAAAAAACTAATGAATGTTCATGTTGTTGTTGGAACAAAACAAAATGTTTATCAAGATACTATTGGGGGGCCATTTGAACCCCATCCAGACAAAGAAATTGTAAAAATATTCTCTGACGAAAATAAAGCCAAAAACTTTGTTGAAAATGCCAAATTAGCCAAACCTAAAAAAGAGCGATATGGAGATACTTCTTACTATAAAGGTGGTTATGAAGATATGACTATTGAAAGTTGTATCGTAGATTAAAGTTATTATTATATTGGAGAAAAGAAATGAACGAAGATAATCTTATAGAATTGTCCGCACCCGTTTCTCTCAAGGACTTGACGAGAGAAGCAGAAGATTATTGTGAAGAACTAGGAGTTGAATATAATCCTAGAAAAATAATGATTAGTACAGACTATGGAACCAAAGTAATTTTGTGGTATGATACTGAGGAGAAAAATAATGACTAACGAACAAAATATGATTACAGCAACATTATCTCTTACTAAAGACCAGTGGGAATCTATTATTCGGCATATTGTAAATGATATTGCCATGTTAGAACTAGGGTTATCTCCCCAAATAGGTCGAGATAGAATGAATGTGATTGTAAATAGTGGGCTAGACATAGTAAATAAAATTAAAGAGGCCGCTGGTATTGATGTTGATTTATCAGAGTGGAAACTTAGGTATGGAGAATAAATGATGAGATGGATCAGCCCCAATTATCGTGATGGTGATACTAGGATACATACGTTTTTTGCATGGTTTCCAGTTAGTATCATAGAAGAAGATATTCGTGAAACAAGATGGTTAACTATGGTAACCGTAAAACAACGCTTGTATTGTGGTAGGTACAATCATTGGATTAATAGTGAATTTATTGGAGAATAAATAATGATTGTCAAAAATGAATCAAAACATTATATTGATAAAACTTATGGATAAAGAGTACAACACAATAATCTCCTTAGTCGGTGGCCCATCGTGTGGAAATAGTTTAACTGCTAAAGATGGTAGAATACCCTCTGTTGTTCCTATGTTTCACGAAGGTAAGTTTCATAATTATGAACTAATTATTGAACAGGGCGAGTTTTGGACAAATATTCACTATCAATATACTAACGAGGTAATTGAAGTGAATAATACTTTGGAGAAAAATAATGATACTAGACGTTAATATCTTTGACCATTATAATTATGAACTATTTGATGCAAATGGTAACAGATTAGACTATGTTGTTAGGGCGGATACGGAAACTGGTCAAATAGAAAGATATGTATTAGATGGGTCTGGTAAACCACCTCGAACTATAGAGGGAAAACTTCTAACAGAAATAGTATTTGTTCCTTATCCTTTAAAGGCTATTAAACATGATAACTATTTGGAGAATAACTAATGGGAGATAATTACTCTTATATTAAAATGAAAAAAGGATTTACACTTGTAGAGGCTTTGGTTTGTTTGTTTATTGTTTTAACTCTTATTGGACTATTAGTCCCGGCAATTCAATCTATCAACAATAAACGCATAGAGAATGGTGAGAAGTCTACGCCAGATGGTCGGATGTATAACTTTGTTACTGTGAAGCACGACAACCATCTTTTTATAAGAGATGGGCATGATATTATTCATCATCCTGATTGTCCTTGTTTCACACTAACTGCCGAAAAGGGAGAAAAATAATGACTAATGAACTCAAGAATAGAATTAAGGACTTTATCTCTAGTTGGAATAATACTATAGATTACGAAGTAGATTTATGGGATTGGCCGATATTTTTGGAAACGGCTATTGGTCTACTAGAGGAAACTATTAAGGAATAGATCTAAACTAGGATTATTCATCACTGTCATGAAAGATTATTTCTACAAAGCAATAAAAGAAAACGAAAAAGAAAATAATGTTCTTTTTTGGGGATGTGTTCATCTTGACCATCTATCAGAACATTGGACAATTCCAATTTGGAAGCACAGAGGCTATAATAGCATTGAAGAATATAATCTTGGCCTAGTCAACAACTGGAACAATAAGGCAAACCATAATACTATCGGATTTCTTCTTGGCGATAGTATCTTCGGACATAATGCCGAAGAAAAATTCATTAAGTTTCTAAAAGACATAAGTTTTAAGAAACTCTATGTTATGCCTGGAAATCATCAGGGCGGATATAAGCAGATCTTTGAAAGCATTGAAGAAAATGTTTATCTTCCAGAAGAAGATAAAAAGGTGATCTTTGTTCCTAATTATCTTGAAGCAACCATAGGTGGACAAGAAATTGTAATGAGCCATTATCCTTTGGCAAGTTGGAACCGCCAAAGCAAAGGTTCATTTATGATCCACAGTCATTGTCACGCAAATCTATACAAAAGCGAAATTGGCAAGATTCTCTATAAAGCCAAAATTATTGATGTTGGTGTAGAGAATTGCCCATATCCAATATCTCTGGCTGAAGTTAAAAAGAAGTTTAGAGATATGAAAAATGTATCTTTTGATCATCATACAAAAGATACTTTAATGCCATAAAAAAAGAGTTTGGTTCATATATAATGTATGAATTTTAAGGAATGGCTATTAAGCGAAAAAACAACAAGAGCAGGGACTATGCACTGGGCATATCCCGATAGTTATATTCGCTCGCATTACCCCGCAAGTTATTTCACCCCAGTTGCCGCTGACGCTATTCAGAAAATGGGGCCGAAATTAGATGATGATGAAGTAGATCATGGTGAAATGAAGTGGAAAAACCACGACAACACAAAAAAGTAAATTACTAACCCTGCCCAAAAGGCAGGGTTTTTTTATACACTAGGAGGATAATGTGGAGTCATGATCATCAAGATATTAAATTAGAGGGTAAACTCAAAAATCTTTATATAATAGGGGTGTATGAGAACTTTGAATATTTCTTTTTAGATTATAGTGAAGAATATTTAAAAGAAATAATAAAAGAGAGGGACACATTTTATCTTAATAAGTGTCCGATATATCATAGACCTTTTAATGATATAAATACCAAAGAAAAACTATACAGTGTTGCCAAAGTTTCTAAGGCACTATTAACAGACGAAGAAATTCTTCATCCTCATCAATGGAGTGACAGTGCAATATATTCTGTATTCGAAAGTCTTGTAAATTCTATTAGTTTTGAGATATTTTCAGTAGAACATAAAAGAGAAAAATTTAAATACCGAAAACTAGTCAATGATACATACTCAGACATCTACAAAACCCCAAAAGTAATTGAAGATAAAAGCAAAGAAGTTGATGCCTGGTATATGATACTAGAGTCATTAAGCGATGAACTGCTTGAGAATAGAATGTTTGAACACTCTAGGGCCAAAAAGATACTCGATGCAGACCCAGAAAAATCAATTGATTTAAAAATTAAAAATAAGATCCCAATTAATTATTACACTGAAACAATTGGTTATATACCAGAAAAAGAATTCAGAGATAGTGTTGATTACCTAATGGAACTTGTAAAATAAATTAGATAATCCTATATAGGTATATGACCACCAACGAACAAATCGGCCAAAGAGAATATGCTGTAATTGCCAAAGATTATAATGATTTAAATTTAATATATTCTGATCTTGAAAATCATGGATGCGGGGATAATAACTGCTGTCCTGAGAGGATTGTGAGTTGCTCCGTAAGAAAACCATTGAGGATTGCAAAAAGACCTTTTGATGTCCCTATTAAACCAAGTTTACACCCATACTAATTGGTTGTATAACAGAAAAAGAGCTTATAAATAGTATTAATGGAAATTGTGAATTCACCCCCCAACAGTTTATTCTATATATTTTGACGCTAATAGAATATTATATTGTGGATATTAAAGATAATGGTATTTTAACTTTCCTATTTCTACTCTTTGTGCAAGTTCAATTACGATATTAGACAATAATTTTAAACGATGTTCATGTATTTCTTCAGATTTCATTTCTATGCTTGTTTTGTCTATTTTTATGAGTTGAACAATAAACTCTGAACCATTTTCGGAGTCATCTTGAACTATTTTATTTACCATTAGATCAATAAAACCTAAAACCAACAACTCAAAAAATAAAAGCTTGAAACTGCTGGGTGTGAAAGCCCAATTGTGACAATCAGTATGATTTTCAGAAATCAAATTATCTTGGTATAACTTCCATGAAACTTCAAGTTTTTGAGGATAAAGAACAACTTCTTGAGAAGAATGTGGCCTCCAAGCACTTTGTTTGTCAGCCCAAGATTGATGATTTATGGAATCTAAGTAGACTTCAGAAGAATGTCTTTTGGTTTTATTGTTATATACCGATAATACTTGACCAAGAGAGGAAGGATTTCTAAAAAAATCAAAGTTATATCTTAAATCTGGGACTGCCAAGTTAAATACTCCACTCTCTTTAAGCAGGTTAGAGCAAGATTTTAAAAAATCAAGAATATCAACCACATGTTCTATTGAATGACTACTTATTATATAATCTAAATTGTTACCAACTTTATTTTTTACCGCTTCCTCTAAAGACTCATTTTTCCAATCCCACAAAATGTCTATATCTTCTATATTTTTAGACAATCCATGCGACATGATTTCTGGCGATAGTTTTTTGATTAAATCTTCTTTAGAACATATATCGACTATTGTTGTTTGCCATCCGTCTTTTTTTGGTGCAATTGGATGATAAAAAGGTCCAATTTCCAATCCTTTATCTGTTTTTGATATGTTTCTAAGTAATAGTTTATAGCGTTTGTATATTTGAGTGTTTTTTACTAAATACTCAAGTTCATCTTTATTGTGACTGATTTCTGATTCTGATACTATTGGCGTATAGGGCGTCACTCTAGATTTCATATCAATATAACAAATTATTTGATATTCATTTTTATCTTTAATGTCGAATATTTTGCCCGCTAGTATTTCGTTGGTTTCTTTATTGTAAAAATATACTTCTTCGTCTTTTGAAAATCTACTCATTTCTCTGACCACTCTTCAATTCTTTTCTTTGCTTGTTCTATAGCATCATTCATCCATAATTTAGCATTTTGAGCGTATTGTTCAAAATAAATCATAGAACTAGGAAGTGAGCGACAATGATCAATGTTATTATCATTTGTTCTCTCATAGTTCTGCTCTGAACCTATTAGTAGAGAATTTATACCGTTTTGTTTAAGTTGATAGTTAATTAATAGTTCTGTATCAGGCCAATTTGGACCACATACTGCTGGTTTGAGTTCTACTCCACGATTATTACATAATCTTCGGAGACCCCAAGTTGCATCAATTTTGTCTAGTGTCATTACATCAAACATAGTGCAAGTATGTCCTAGCATCCATTCCCAATCTGGATGTGGCCTAGGACTAAGTTGATAGCCAACTGCTTTATGCAATTCGCACAGTTCAACCATTTCAGCTAATAATTCTTTTCTTTTAAGAAAACAGTCTGAATGGGTGCAAAACAAGAACCTAGTGTGAACGAATGATAAACTTAAATCCATTGCTGCTGTTACTGGTTCACTTGGATGCCGCCAACTATTGGAACGAATAAAATGAATCTCAACATCCTCATCCCTTAAATCTTCAATACTACTAGTATCCTCGCTCCCAGTATCAACGATCACAATATAAGGTCTTTCAGTTTGTAGTCTGAGAGTTTCAATCACTAATGGTAAACTATCCATAGCATTGATACAAGGTATGACCGCTGTGACCTTATATTCCCAGGGCTTTTTAATAACTGATCCTTCCCAAGGAGTTGGTAATGATTTATCAGGAGCAATAGATGGTTTTTTCATTACACTATTATAGTAAATTCAAAAAAATTACCTAATAGTTAACTCTAGCAATTATTCTCTCCCCTCTCTCTAGATGTTCAACTCTATTTTGAAGATTATTAAACTGCTTTTCTGTTATGATTTCTATCTTTAATAGAGTTTCAATAGAGTCTTGAGTTAATTTTAAGGTCTTATCATGAACACTGTTACTAGCAAGAATAGATCCTATAGCAAGATAGGATATTAATATTAGAATTAAATGTGCGTTATTGTTTTTCATAGAGTCTATTATTGCAGAACTCTATACTTTTGTCAATTCATATTTAAAAAAACGTTCTGTTTATCTCCCCACAGCAATTCTGGACATTTAATCCAAAGTCACAGCATTCTTCTATTGATTTTCTGAGGGCTTTATTTTCATAGACTTCAAATAGATTATCACCTATTCTTTTATCAGGATATTCCTGATCCCAGTAGACTAATACTTTTAATATGTAGTTCTAGCACATATTAATATAGAAAATACTTTTCATGCTTATATATTTTTATGAAAACATTTCAACAATATTTAGAAGATAATATGCTAGATCAAAAACCAGTTGGCGATATAGTTAAATCTGCCGCCAAGGAAATAGGAACGGAAATTGTGGCAAACGCCGTTCCATATGGTGGTTTAGCCAAGTCTATAATAACAGCTGTTTGGGGTGGAAAAGATGTAGTATCTCAAAATATGCAGAACAGCAACGCTTTAAATAAAGCAAAACAAACAATAAGACAAAATATAGAACAAGATATTCGTAGTGGTAAAGCAGGCAATAAAGCACTCAGACCAGGACATCTTGAAGCTGAAATAGAATCTAGAACTGGCTCAACCCCTGAATCTCAAGCTTGTTTAACCGCAGAAGAAAAACAGGGAGTTATAAACTCAATAATTCAAGCTGTTAACAATAATACGATAGTTCCTGGCTTTGCACAAGAACTAGTAAACGAAATAATAAAACAAAAAATAAGTAAAATGCAGGAAGCTCTACAGAAAAGTCCTATAGTAAGGGTTGCAATCAGATGAAAACATTCCAACAATTTAGAAGAGAATCATCCAGAAACTATTGAAGAAGGATGGGGCAAAAACTTAATAACGGCTGGACTAATAGGAATGGCAGGATTAGGAGCCGCTGGTAAAATCAAACCTGTTTTTCATAGAGTCTATTATTGCAGAATATTTGAATTTTGTCAAAGACCTATTGAAAAAATCTATAATTTAACTATAAATAACATATCCTCGACAAATGACCTATTGTCTAGGTTCTTTATGCGAACAAAGAACCATCGCTCAAGATGAGGAATTGAGTATAATTTTTAGGTTTAAAGGAGGTTCGTATGGTTTATTCAAACAAGTTTGTAATGTGTATTATTATTGACGGTAAAATTCAAAAAGAATTAGCAAATGGAACCGTCATCATACCCTTTGGAAGTGAATACACAATCAGGTTTAGAAATAAAAACGACCGCAGAGCAGTCGTTAAATTTAAAATAGACGGTGAAAATGCAAGTGCTGATGGTTATGTTATAAACGCCAACAGTTTTATAGACATAAAAAGATATGCCCATAAAGATTGTGCATTCAAGTTTGTTTCTTTAGACAGTGAAGAAGCAATAGATTTTGGAAAAAACGGAAATAATGATGATAAAGTAAAAGGTTTGATTGAATCTGTTTTTTATTTAGAAAAGCAACTTCCTGTTACTTATACATACAATCCTTCAATTTGGAATAACAATAAGTGGCCAAATACCTCAAATACCTATTGGATGTCATCAACTACCCCATGTAGTTGGAATGCTACTTGTGATTCACACACATACAATAAACACGCTCCTCGATCCCTACACAGAAATAATAATTCAGATCACTCTGGAATCCAAAATTCATATCCAACCCATGATCTAATTCTTAATAGCGATATCAAGGACGGGGCTACAGTTGAAGGCAAACCAACGCAGCAAAATTTTTATGAAGTCTCAATTGATTTAGAATCTGATTTTGTTACTTTAAAATTATTTTTACAAGGAACAAAGCGTATCAATGGATCTTATCCTGTGCATGTTACATCAGATAAAGAAAATATCAAAATAAAAATAGAAAAAGAAAACGAAGATCTTAGGAAACAAATAGAAGAACAAAAAAAGCAAAAAGAATTAGATTTTCTTTTAAAAGAAAATCTAAAACTAAAAGAAGAATTAGAAAAATTAAAAAATCAGTAGAATTGGAAGATGGATTAAAGAACATGAAGGGTCAAGTTTTAAAAGGCTTGACCCTTCACTATTTCTCAAACTGATTTTTTAATAATCCTCAGTATATTTCTGGCTAGACTAGCACTTCCTATCATTCGGCCGTCTGTATAATCATCCAAACCATAGCCACCTTTTTTATTCTTCTCAGTTTGTTTGTTTATTGCACTCTCACAGAGTTTAATTATCTCCAGAATTTTGTCTTTTTCTTTCATAAAAACTAAACTGTGAAGCGTGATAGACTTTAACAAAAGACTTCTTTGTGGGTTATAGACCCAAAGTCAGAAATATAATGAATAACTTTGTGGGTTATAGGCCCAAAATCAAAAAAAAGATTTTTTCATGTTTGTTTAAAGTGCCTTTTTTTATGGGCATATAGAAAGAAAATAAAAAGAAAATAAAAAGATGAAAAAGGGTTGGCGTGGCCCCTCCGCTTTATAGCCGCTCTTTATTCCCTCTATTATCTCCATTTTTAGCTTTTGACGGCTTTTTAATCTTTTTTAATCATCCCATAGCCTGATTTTTAATAAGGCTTTAAACAGCCTCTAATAGGCTTTAAACAAGAAACTCTTTTATACTCTTGCTTAATCCCTGTTTTTCCCAGAGTTCCATATACTTTAATCTGCTATATTCATGTATTGGATCATATCCCCTGTTGTATGTGCTAGGGAGACATGTTTCAATGAATAAAGGTACGTTTAAACAAACTCCACTAGTGAATAAAAGATTTTCAACTATGGGCATAAGATCTGTACCCTTGATATCAAACAAAAATTCATTGTGATTCACCATATAACTCTTTAATAGTTTTTCTGCATAGGTCCTCTTCATCATACAACTTGCACCCCAATCATAACTATCTCGGGTACGAATGTTTAATTCTGGCTTATTTGCGTTAATACTATTAATTCTGATTAATTGAACAACTTCCCAATCTTTTGGTAAACTATAGAGGAATTCATTCCAAGTAAAATTCCAATAATGACTAGTAATGAAACTGGTATCATCTTCTAGGAATATTCCGTATTCCTCACTTGTTTCATCTAGCCAATTCTTAATGCACCTTAAAAACGTTATGTTTGTGCCATGATGATTGACACTTTCAATATAAGGGCCAGTTATTTTGACCAGTTCCTTGTATTCTTCAAATCTTTCTGTAGAGAATCTTTTATAATTTGTGATATTATATTCTTTGAATTGATTCTCCATAAACAGAAAGCGATCCTTGCTTTCTTTTAAATTTATATAATTAATTCTTGAACTCTGGTTGAACTTGAGACTCATGCTCCTAACTTAGTATATTTATTATTTTTCAAACGATATCCCGGAACACCACATAAACTGAATAGGAGTGCTTCTTCACCATTCTTTGTTGAAAAGTCATGGTGGAAATTGTTTACTTTCTCATTTGTGGCTTTAGTTACTATTTTCAATAGTTCACACTCACCAGATTCAATTAAGCTCTTTCGCATCTCTTTTGCGATTATATTACCTCTTTCTGTGCTTAGGAGAAGTTTTTCACAATTTGTAAAATTATTCTGTGTGACCACTAGTATATTGTTATCAACTGAATGGACTTTAATGTCTTTGGGTCCTCTGCCTAAGAACACAATGTAGAACCTTGAAAAATCCTTACACATCAGTTCTTCTGCTTCACCTTGAGTTTTCATTCTTTAGTTCCTCTTCTCACTTCCTTGTGAAACCATCCTCCGCATAAACACTCTATGCTGTCCAAACCCCCTAGTCAAGGTACCACATTTGAGTTATTTTATTTTTTTTGTATTAAAAATATAATTTATAAATGTTTCATACCTGCAAGTCTCAACTTTGCCGGACATGATGATGACTATAGTGTTCATAGTTTTTTGAATTTTTCCCTAAGTCTTTTGTTCACAAGGACTTAGGAGAATTGGCTTTTTCCTATTTTCCCTAAGTCCTTATTTCACAAGCATTTAGGAGAATTTCTTGGTTTCTGCTTGAAAAAATGTTTTGCACGTTCTATATAAACTTATGATGTATTATATAACATTTATAGACTTTGTTGACATGCCTGACGAAAGTGAGGAATAATATGAAAACATATAAAGAATGGAAAATTAGTGAAGATGTGATGAGCAGATCAGGATTCCTTAGTCATAACAAAATACCTCATGGTGAATATCATCCAAAGAACTTTGACAGATACAGTTTCAAACCAGATGAAAAAAAAGTTCAAGACTATCTTTCAAAAATGAAGAATTCAATTCTGAATGATGTTTTAATAGGAAGTGAAGCATTGAGCGGATTTTATAATAATGATCAAATTGTGAAACTATTAGACAATTATTTGACAGAACTAGCTAATCTTGGAGTCAAGTTTTGAAGGTTTCTTCTTTTCTTTTTGGTACGGTCTCTTGTCATGGAAACTAGTAAAAACAGTATGCTTGCCAGTTTCGACCAGAAACTCGCTGAATACAAGACTCTCCTAGAGAATCACGACTGGTATTACAGTTGGAGCGACGATAATAGGGTCTGGCGTAATGGTGAACAGAACCTCAAGCGTCTGAAAGAAATTGCAGAGTTTGGTGGTTTGGCTTACCAGATCCTGTTTAACGAGGAATACCAGAAGCATTTTAATGAGGGGTGTTTTAAGACTAGTTTTTCACACACTGGTAATCCCTCTTGTTCAACTCCTCCTTTTAAAGTCTAGAGTTTCCCTCTGGTACGCTTTTTGACCATGCAAAACATTAGTATCTCCTGCCGACTCTGCGGTGTGAAGAAACTTATTAGTGTTGATCCCTCCACATATGTGAAGTGGAGTATGGGACAAGGTTTTATTCAAGACTTGTTTCCCCATCTTAGTGCAGATGATCGGGAATTGATGATTAGTCAGACTTGTGGAACCTGTTTCGACAACTTGTTTCCACCGGAGAATGATTACGATGAAGATTAATCCTCGTCCTGACTGGATTGAAACTGGCCTTAAAGTGCGTCCAGATTGTTATCATTATATTCGTAAAGTGAGTCTAGTCACCTCTACTGAAGGTAGCGGTTATTGGAGTGGTGTAGTTAAAGACTTTGTGAAGATAATCGAACTTGATTTGAACACTTACGAAGGACACGATGATTGTTTTGAATTAAGGGCGTATTTTTCCAAGAAAACTTGGAATGTTGAAAAGCATGGTTTGATTTATACCGATAAACTTTGGCTGACTACCTTTAAGAAAAGTCTTATTGATTTAGGTTTCAGTAAAAAGGGACTCAACGCAGTAGACTATAGTGAACAGGGTATGCAGGGCGAGGATTATGTGAGTATGGATGTATCAGCACCAGGTGAACACGATCAAATTGAAGTTTTCATTAAAGATTACGAAAAAGTTCTTTATAGTGTCAAAGACAGGTTTTTAGGTAGTTTAAGAAAGAAGTAAGTTTCCTTTTGGTACGGTTGGTGGTTGTTCCCGATTCAACGTGAGTCTGGAAGAAAGGGTTGTTAAAGAGGGAGTTTAATACTATGGGTCGTGCTAAGGGTCAGGCTGGTGTGTCGCTGGAGCGTTTCCTCACCTGTGTCATCGAGACGCAGCGGGCTGGCGGTAGTGTTGAAGATGTTGCGAACGAACTGGGCATTGTGGCCGGTTCGGTTTCGGTGCGTCTTTCGCAGTTGCGGAAGAAGCATGGTCTGAATATCCCCCGCTTTGAGGGTGGTGGTCGGACTAGCAACACCGCTGAACGGGCAGCGGCTATCCTTGCCTCGCTTGGGGTTGAGTGAAGGATTTAATCTTCTCCCCTCCCCCTTTAATGTGGGGGAGGGGAGGGGTTGACGAAAAGTTTGTTTCTGGTACGGTAGTGTTTTGTTGTTGATTAAGTCGGGCGACCCTAGCTCAATTGGCAGAGCACGAAACTTTTAATTTTGGGGTTCTGGGTTCGATTCCCAGGGGTCGCACTCTTTGTTTTTTCTCCAATATCCTCTTGGTGGTTTGGTTAGATTATATTTCTTTACCCATTTACCAACAGCTTTATCAGATACTCCATATTGTTTAGCAATTTGAATGGTTGGCATTTCCCATACAAGTTTTTTTAGTAATTCTTTTGTGGGCCATTCAACCTTCCTTGGTCTTTGTTTTTTTATTTTTTCTTTTCTAGGTTTTTGATTCTTTTTGTCAAACTCCCAATGACAATTGGGACAAAGAATTAAAATATTAGACTGGTCATTCACCTCAGATATTAAAGTTTCTTCTGGGAATGAGTGGATTGGTTTAATGTGACAAACTTCAACGTGTTTATCGTATCCGCAAAATTGACACTTTATATTCCTATATTGAACCCTGGCTCTGTTTCTGACAACATTAAATTTTGCACTTTGTCCATGCAGTGCTGATACCATCGCATCTTTGATTGTTAGATATTTTATTTGACCATTATTGCAGCATTTGATACAATGTTTAGACAAGATTGTTTTGTGTTTACCACAGGAACATAAATCATATTGATTTGGGTATTTTGAAGCAGGATCCATATCCTAAAATAGTAAAAATTTTCTTTCCCTCTGGTACGGTGAGTGAGCATGGAAACAATCCAAAAAGAAAAACTCCTCACCAGTTTTGTTGAAGTTAAGAAAATTTATCTTCATGCTCGTCGATGGTTTCAACGCTCTTATGGTAATACCTACCATACCGTTGAAATTTGGGTAAATGACCATTTGGTTCATAAGATTCCTTTCACTTATGGGTATGGGGATCAATGGTCATACAATGCCGGTAAGTGGCTTGTTGATAATGGTTATGGACGTTTTAGTGGATACTATCCCATCAGCAGATATTGCCGAGAAAGTGGAATAGAGTATAATCATACTGTTGAGGATGTTAAAAGAAAGAGGGATCTTTAATGAGTGATCAACATTCTAATTGGTGGCACAAATTTGTTAGTGGTATGCCTCCACTTAACAAGATTAGCAAGGACTTTGAAACTTCGACACTTACATTTAGTGAAAAAGTCGCAGATTTACGATCTAGAATCAAAGAGTTCAAAGAACAAGTTGAATCAGAGACTAAGGCTTTTTATAAGAAGAAGAAAAAAATTCTTCGTCGTGACCCTGCCCGCCCCTGGTAAAAAGGAAATTTAATTATGACTACCTTGACTAAAATTGAAATGCCAAACGTAGAAGTTCTTCGTAAGACTGGTTATAAGGTTCGTGTTTATCACGGACGGGTTTATCTCCGTTGTGTTACTCCGGATCATGCTAACTCTCCAGAAATTATTCACGAATATATGAGCAAGCGTGAATATGAACAATTTAACAACTTAGTTCAAAGTGTGAACTGGGAACTCAGTTGCAAGGGCGGCTTTACTATTGTGGAGATTACTACTCCTGATGGTCGTGATCTGAGGGGTAAGTTTAATGTTCCAGCAGGCGGAATGTTTAATCGTAAACTGGGTGTGAAGATTGCTACTAATCGGGCTCTTAAGAGTGGTGTTTAAATGTATTGACCAATATCCTCTATTAGATTATAATAGAGGTATTATGGAAAAATATACTTGGATTGTTTGGAAGAACAACCGAATAGCAGGGTATGTATCTGCTTATAGCGAATGGGACGCAAATAGATTCGCCAGAATGAAGTTTGGTTGTGAAATCTGGGTAGAGAGAACGGTAGAATCTGGTACGGTGTGAGGGTGTCACACGGAGAACTCTAGATGCTAGACGATATTGACTTTAGTGATTTCATTCTTGGTGGTGAAACTGAAGCCACTCAGAAGAAGAATAAGAGAATCCCCCTTGACGTTTTCCTCAAGAGTATTGTAGAAGCCGTTAAGAATGGCGGAAACAGTATTAGTGTTGCAAATGAATTGGGGATCTCTCCTCAAGCAGTAAGGCAGCGTTGTCATAAACTCCGGGCTAAGGGAGCCCCTGTGCCACAATGGTGAATCTTATGGATAAGGAACAGGCCATACTCTTTTGCAAGATCGCCAGTAAACTTTCTTATTCAAAGAGTTTAACTCAAGATAATATTCTCAAGAATAGTTTAGACGATATTCTCGAGATGATTAGTTTGTATTGTGATACTGCTCCTGATAATCTACTTCGTAATAATATCGACGTTGTTATGGAGCATAAGAATTGGCAGATACAAAAGGGTTTGGTACAATAAAAAACCCCAAGAGGTTAGTCTTGGGGTTAACACCGAATGTGTTTTTAGTTAAATTATTAGTTACTTAGTCTTAAGAAACCATTTCTTACTACAACGTATTGCATGGTGTGTGGATCGCCGTCACCTGAGTGAATAACGAAACCAGCTAAACCATTGTTCTTCCAGTTATCATAGTTATCGAACTCATCGTCAATACCATACTTGTTATAACGAGTTCCATTGACCTTAACGTATTTTTCAACGTGAGGGCCGTGGTTTGGTCTTTGACCATTCTCGCCTTGTAAAGCACCTTCTTCGTCGCATTGTGTTAGTATAACACTATACATATCTGGATTTAAAGGTAATACTTCTTCTAAATCAACTGTGATCCACCAATTGTTAGTTTGTCCGTCTGATCCTACAGTTCCTGTTCTGGCAATGCCAGCAGCGACAATGTGAGGGCCAGCGGCTGTTAAACAAACTTGGTTAGGGGCCATTCCTAAACCTGTGCCTTGTGATGTTGTTGCACTCATAATAAAACTCCTTTTAAAAAAACATGATTAACGTCATTGTTAATCTATAGGTATATACTATTCTAAACTTTATTTATATCTATTTTTCCTTCCTTTGCCTCTGTTTCTTCCTTTAAAAGTTGCAGTTATTGAATCGCAATTATTACATATAATTCTCATGTTAGATAAATCATGATTTTCAGCATTACCATCTATATGATCACAAACTAAGGGAATTCTGACTCCTAGCCATTCCGATAATCCGCACATTATACACTTATGTCCATGTGTTTGTATTAAGTATTTTTTTATTAATTTACGAGCATGATATTCACAAAACGTTTTATATTGTCCACTTTCTATTTTTTCTTTTAAACTGGCGGAGGTTATTTCATCAAATTTTTTGCCTTTGTTCCAAGGTATGCAACCTTTTTGAACACCTGCTTTTGGTGATTTTATTCTTTTGACTCTTTTGGGATTATTTTGACAACATAATTCATGAGATGCAAGAGAGCCTTTATTGTTTATAGTTCTATTGCAATATTTACAGCTATTCATATATACTCCTTTTGATTTTTGGTTATATGTATTATATATACCAATCAACGCATTAAATCATTCTCTCAACCACATAGTTTCTGGTACGGTTGGAGTTTCCCGACCTCCCTCTTGAGGAAGAAGATGCGTAAGATTGAACAAGAGATGATTGATAGCATCTTGAACAAGAAGAATCATTCTTGTGGCAACACTAGGGTTGAAGTTGCCGATGATGTGATTCTTGTCTTTTTGTTTAATAACCTGATTGCTAAAATTACCAACAAGACTGTAGGGATTAATAATCAGGGATACACTACATATGTTACCAAGAGCCGGCTTAATTGTATCCTTCGTAAATTTTGTGAAGGTAGAAATATTTACCAGAAAGATTTCAACTGGTATATTAGTGGCGAGCCCATATTAAACAATAGTTCAGAATACCCCAGTAATGTTTGGAACTACTTTCCAAATGTGGTACTGTTGAAAAGTTTTGAATGAAACAATACATTGTAATCAATACAAATAAACCATATGTTGATGGTGAGTATCCTTCCGGTGGTTTTGAAATATATTTACTGAGTGCCTTCCCCGGGTCTGAAAAAGAGTTGTATATTGACTCTAGTCCTGATTGGGAAAGTGTTTCAAATTTTGTGAAGATGGTTAGTAGAAATTCTACTATTCAGGTTGAATACAGGTCTGCTAAATAATAGTAATGTTTTACGTTCACATTTACTATGAACAAGGGCAAATCAAATACGACCCATATGAAAATCCAGAAAAATTACATAATTTTTTGGATAATCTTCCTTATGATGAAAATTTAATTGTCATGGAAACAGTTAAGGAAGAAACGGCCCGATAGTTTTTGGTACGGTAGAGTAGTAACGAAAGGATAGAAAAAATGGAACATTATCGTTATTATTGCACTGTTAAACTCAACAACATTGAGGACAGGCTCAATATTTATAACTGCGATCCCGGTGATGCCACTATGTGGTACGGCGGAATCTGTGAAGTTATGGAAATCTTTGGAGGTACGGTTAGTAACCTTATGGGTGAACCTGTAACTCAGGATCAAATCCTAGAGGAATTTAGGAAGGAAGAAAGTGATGCTAAACTTAGTTTCTGCCTAGCGACTGGCATGACCCGCCGTGATGCTAGTTCTGTGACGGTTAGTTTCAAACCTTCTGTGAATGAAATTGTTTCTTCTGCGAACCCTGTAGACGAAAATAATAACAATAGTCCACTAAGGTTTGCAGAATAATATGAGTATGCTACACCCTAAAGTAAAACTTTTCTTATCAAAAGGTTTCGGAAGAAACTTTATAATCGGTAATCATGTCCGTGGATTTAGGGTTACGGTTAGAGATGGCGATTATGGCGAAGTAACTTTTAGTACAGGCAATGATGTTGAAACTTTAATGCTTGATTGCATTAAACAGTTTGACAATAGTGTGAAGATTAAAGAAGCCGAAAAGGTTAAGAGACTAGCGAGAAGGAAGAAGGAAATACAGAAGGAACTTGAAGAAGTTTCAACTGAGTTAACGAATATAACTCTGAACTCATTCCAGAAATAAAAAGAAATAAACAGAGAAACTTGTCTTTTGGTACGGTTGATGGACGTTGCGACGGTGAGCCACTTCGGCAAACGGCAACAAAGGGTTGAATAACGCAGGAGATTACTACTATGGGTCGTCAAGTTGGACAGAAGGGTGTCGCTCTGGAGAAGTTCCTGACCACGGTGGTCGAGACGCAGCGGGCCGGCGGTTCGGTGCAGGACGTTGCCGATGCTCTGGGCATCACGGCCGGTTCGGTGTCGGTGCGTCTCTCGCAACTGCGGAAGAAGCACGGTGTGAACGTCCCCCGGTTCGAGGGGTCGGGCCGCACCAGCAACACCGCAGAGCGGGCGGCTGAGATTCTCGCCAGCCTTGGGGTTGGTTGAAGTTAAAGGCTGATATAATAATCGGCCATACGAACCCCCTCCCGTAAAACGGAGGGGGTTTATTTTTTATTTGTTATAGACTATATTGTTTTTGGTACGGTAAACAACCATGCCCCGTTCGTATAGAAGTTAGTATACTGGGCTTTCATCTCAGGGACGCCGGAGCGTTACCGGCACGGGGTACTTTTAAACAACATGAAACGATCAAATAACTATTCTGTGAAAGAAGAAGGCCGCTGGTTTGTGGTTTATAAGGATCACAAGCCAGTTACCGATAAAGGTGATATTCACCAAAAGCCATTTGTAGTTAAATGGCAGAATAAAGAATCAGCCGAGAAGTATATAAAAGAATTAAACAAAAACTTTGACGGTGAAACAATCGCCAGTCTGTATTCGGTACGGTAGAAAAACATGAACACATGGAAAAGCAGTCATAACTTCCCTCCAGAAAAGGATCAGGAAGTTTATTACTTCGGCCCTAATATTGGGATCGGTATTGGCAAATACCATTATGAAGAACGTGAAATAAAGGGGACTAAACTTTGTCCTCATATCTTTGTGAATAATAAGTTCGGAGTAGTAGACGCTTGTGATGCTCCATTCTGGATGCCTTATGATAATGAAAAGGCTAAAGGTTGGTGTCCAATCATTCCAAAAGAATATACTAAGGGCATATACGAGAACGATTGATTTTGGTACGGTGTGGAGTCAACGAGATACAAACTGTGTGTCTGCCGACAGTAGAGAGATAGCCCAGCAAACAGCGTCTGCATCTAATGGGTGTATGGGGTTGCCGAACTAGGCTATGGTGAGGCTTATGCTGCTCTCTATCCGGGTTGGATTCCCGGCACAGATTCAATATAAATGCGTCAGGGGTCGGATAGAAACCTAAATAAGGTTGAATAGTGCGTGATACCGGACACTATTTGTGAAACTATCGTGGAGCGTAACTCAACTGGATAGAGTTCCACTTGCTTTAAAAGCAAGAGGAGTTATGGGTTCAAATCCCATCGTTCCATAAGTCGATCCATTCTCAGCCGGTATATCAATACAAAAGGAAAATAATGAGAATAACCAAGAAACAAATAGCAGAGGCTCTTGGTATTGACTGGCCTGTATCGTCAAAGGATACTGCTATTGCACTACGAAATATCGAGACAATCCTTGATAATGTCGCTGAAAATCTTGAAAATGATTTTGAATCTGCGGCTTTGGGTGACGCTTCTAATCTAATCCAAATGATCAGGGAATGTCTAAAGGATAGTTGATTTTGGTACGGTTGTGTGAAAGACAATAAAGGAAGATAACATGAAAACTGTATTTGTTGTTTTTGACCCAGTTCATCCATACACTAACTTCAAGGTTTATCAAAACATTGAAAATGCTGCGAATGATCTGAGGAACAATGGTTTTACGATTGACTTCTTGCATGAGGAGTTAGACCTCTTAGCCTCTGCCATATTCCTTGCACCCAACTGGAATCGGGGGCAGGGCTTAGTATACAAAAACAAAAATACCCCTGAACAAAGATTTTTGTATTCTCGCTTGGTAGAAGATTGTGAAGAAAACAAAAACTACCTCGCAGATAAAAATGAAGATTTGGCTTGTTAAAGATAGTTGATTTTGGTACGGTTGTGGGTTGTTCCGAAACAAACATTCTTCAAAGGATTAGAAAATGTTTTACCTTCAGATTGCCAGTTTAGTTGTTGGATTACTTGTTGCTTGTCTCCAGTGTGGTAAGGAAGCCGCCCCTGTTGTTCATACGATTGTGGAGGCAAGGAAGTATCATCGTGTTGAACCCCAATACAATGTCTATAGGGGCTATGATAATAACTACCGGTATTGGAGTGATTCTACCGGAACATATTGGTGCAGGGTCAATCAGCAAGGCTCTATGGAGATTGCTGTGGTAAATCAGTCCTCACAATCTCAGCAGCAGATTATGATTTGTCAGACGCCCAACAACACGATTCGTTGATTCTGGTACGGTTCCAACTTACTCAAGGAGAATAAAATGGAAAACTGGACTGTTATCGACGATACTAAACTCCGTCACGTTTGGCGTTGTGCAGATTGTGATTGTGTTACTCATGTTACTCCGTGGTGGTATGAAGATGCCGGAACCCCGGTATGCGAAAAGTGCGGTGAAGATATGAAGTATCTTAGCACAGAGTTCAATAACATCTAGTACGGTTCCACCTTACCCAAGGAGCAAAAGATGAACACTGAACTGGAACAAATCGCACGGGCTATCATCGGCATTAGCGTTGCCGATCTTACTAACGCCGAAAGAATCATCTATAAGATTCTGGAGAAGCGTAACATCGTTTGTGAACGGGGTCATTATGTTGAACTTACTAATGATCCAGAACTCAATGCCCACTATGATGAAATGGAAATATATAGTCAGAGTCAAGAGTGGCCCGAAGATTATCCTTTTTAGTACGGTGAATAAATATGAAAATCATTATTGAAGTGAACATGGACAACGCTAGTTTTAATGATAACCCCAACGAACTGGGTGAGATTCTAACTCAAATCCCCTCTAACATTAAAGCAGGGGATGATGGGGTTCTCAAAGACTCTAACGGCAATAAGGTGGGATTCTGGGACGCATTTGAAAGTTTCTAGTACAGGTATCCTATAAGCGGTGGAAGTCAAAAACGCCACTGGACGTTAGACCAGTATGGATACTTCTAAGGAAAAGAAAATGTATCGTGCTTGTTTTATCTTTTTTGTGTTCATTCTACCGATTCTGAATATTGTATTTTGTCTTGGATTTCTCGCAGGAAAGTTTTCACAATGAAAAACTGGATTTGCTACAATCTGTTTGGTGAACATCCAGATGATGTTGACACGTTTGGTATGGTTAGTGGTCTAGGCATTTTGGCTTTCTTGATTTTCTGGACTAGTTATCTTTTTATCTATATTCCTCTTTATTTCTGTCGCTAAAGGATTGAACTAATGGATACCATTGATACTCTCAAGATGCTCAGGATTTTTGTGGATACTGCTCCCCTGAATAGTCAGGGTATGGTTGAGCCTGATACTCTCAACTTCATTAGCATGAGGCTGGGTAGTATTGTTGAAACTCTGGAGCGAGAAAAAACTCTCTCTGATGAACTCCGTCAGATTTTGGTACGGTAAAGATTTGTCCTAACATCACTAAAGAGTAATAAAGATGACAACAACAGACATTTTCATCATCGGTATGTATCTGACTAGTCTTGTTGGTATGGTTGTGATCGTAGCGAGTTTCTTTTGGGCGATTGATACTTTGGTCAATGCACTTTACAAGCCAACCTCTAAGATTAAAACCATGATTGCTGAGGATGGTACTGAATGGCAGGTGGGATATATTGACGAGTTCCCCGGCTATAGAGAACTTTTCTAGTACGATCAATCATCAAGGAGAAACACAATGAACGACTTCTACGATGGATTCTATGAAGATTGGTGGGGGACTAAGAACGTGAAGGGTCACGACGCCCACAAGGGATACAATAAACACGATCTTGCCTCAAGGAAAAACTATCGGGACAAGGTATTAGAATACCTTAGACTGGAGTTTTGTGATATTGGGGATTGGTGGCATCTTCCCGTTAAGGGCGTTAATATCAATAGGGTATTGTTAATCAACCTTATTAACGACTGCCAGAATGATAATATGAAGATCAACAACGCCAGCGGTGTTGTCTATGAATGGCTGAAGGGCCGGAATCTGATTTAGTACGGTGAATAGGCAACAGAGGAGAAATAACAATGCAAGAACAAGTCGAACTTTGGCTCGCTGCTTTGACTGAGAAGTCTAACACCACTGGGGCTGAGACTAAATACATTCTTGAACCGGGGCGAAAGTATACTAGAGTGGTTCGTCAAGAGCGTTGGCTGGATAGTAACGGGGAACCGCTGTGGGGTGCTAACAAAAGTGTCCATGCCTTTATAGACGAAAATGGGGATATTTATAAGGCAGCAAGTTGGAAGGCTCCGGCCAAAAATGGAGCAAGATTTAATGTTGTGAACGATATTCAAAGGTTGGTCGAAGTTTGTGATCCCTATGGTAGTTATCTCTACAAGAGGTAAGATCAGGTAAGATCAGGTACAGTTATCAACCAGAGGAGAATAACAATGCTTTGGCAAAAGAAAAAGAATCGGTATAATACAAAGCCGTATTACGAAGCAAAAGAGGGAGATATTGTGTATCAACTCCGATATGTTCCCTTCAAGGGTTGGCAAGCATCAAGGCAGGAAGCCAATGTTTGGACGATCCCGGGAATAAAGAAGGACATGGCGGAGGCTATGGGCTGGTGTGAGAGTGACTTTTCGGTACGGTAGACTATCGTTCCAATAAAAAAGGAGACGATTGATGCCAGATGAACTTGCAAAACCTATTGATGCAATGCGGGAATACGCACTTCATGTTGGGGCCGAACATCCAGAACGTCAATGGATTTTAACTGATTATGATGTTTGGATGCCAAACCCGTTTTTCAACGGTGTTCCCGGCCCTCACCCCGAAGATTAGTTTTTAGTACGGAGCAGAGATATGGAAAACAGTTTTTACGGTTTCTGGAGAGAAAAAATGCCAGACGATACAAAAACCAGTAGTGGTCTTGACCGATACACTCTTGGTTTCCTTGAAGATTATTACGCAAGGGAGACTGTGAAGCCGGTTTCAAGCCTTATCGAAGCCGCTACACAGTTTGAAAAGGAGCCAGAGTTTAAGAACTATCTGGCTATGAGGGATCTTTTTAGGGAGATTGAAGCAAATATGACACGGAGAGACGGTTTCCGTTGTCATAATCGGTAAAGGATAAGATTCGGTACGGTTAGGGTTTGTTCCGACAGCAAGCCAATGAGGCAAGCGGGAACCAAAGGGTTGGTAACTATAAGCAGGAGATGATTACTATGGGTCGCCAAGTTGGTCAGAAGGGTGTTGATCTTGAGACGTTTCTCACCACGGTTATCGAAGTGCAGCGGGCTGGTGGCAGCGTCGAGGACGTTGCAAGCAAGTTGGGCATCGTTCCGGGTTCGGTGTCGGTGCGTCTGAGCCAGTTGCGGAAGAAGCACGGGCTGAATATCCCGAAGTTTGAGGGTGGTGGTCGCACCAGCAATACCAAGGAGCGTGCGACGGAGATTCTCGCCAGCCTTGGCGTCGAGATGCTCTGAAGTTAGTCACACTCACCCCCCGGCCAAACAATAGGCCGGGGGGTGAGGCCCACGGGGTTTCCCATGGGTACGGTTTCTGGTTCCTGGTCGAAGCCGGGAATCTGACTGGTTGTGAATACCTGAAGAGTCTTCAAATGATGTGCTTCCTTGGATTGTGTAGCGGTATTATTTCTATTATCATTGATAATAACAACCCACGCTAAACAATCTTCGACCGTCCCGTTTGGGGATTCACTAGGTTCAATCCTAGCGGTCGATTTTGGTACGGTAAAGACTTGTGAGCCTTACTTTTACTTTTAATAACTAGGATTAAAAATGAGAAGCACAATCGAGGATCATGAGTTTGCTGTTGAACAGTGGAAGAACGACAATGCTTGCTGGCTTGATGGGGAGCCCGCTAAAATCGTGGGCTTCCTTGAGAAGTTTCCTACTGTGGCTCAGTTGAACGGCCCAAAGAGTTTTCAGTGGAGTTGGGCTGCCGTTAACAGGATTATGAGCAAAGACCGACAGTTCAAATCATAAAGATTTGGTACGGTAAAACTTCAAAGGAGAATCCAAATGTGGCTTGCAATGGTCATTCGTGACAGTGTTCCTGAGAGTGTTACCAGTTTCGACAACTACTATGATGCAGTGGGTTGTGCGGACGATTGGATTATTAAGTTTGACCCGTCAGTAACTCATTCAACCCTCCCCCGATATTCTAGGGGTGAGAGTTACCATAAGGATGGTTTGAGGGTAGATATTCTAGAAATCAACTAGAATCCGGTACGGTCGGGAGTTGTTACCCGAAACGAAAGGAAATCATGGCGTTAGAAACCACTATTGATGATCTGGTTCAGCGGTTCGGAGAAGAGCCGTTCCCATGCACCTTCATCCATCGGTTCGACCCCGAAAGGGTGGCGGCATTCGACCGTGAACGGGCGGTACACTGGCTCATCGGCAAGGTCAATGGACCGAAGATCATGTTATCACTCCTGCCGGATCGTCTTGTATTTGAGGAGTTGATTGATTCATTGGATTCCTACGGATGGAATCTGCTGGTCGAGGGCGGCATGAACTATCGAATCAAGAGGCATGACTAGAATCCGGTACGGGTTAGTGTTGTTCCCTCCACTTCTCAGGAGTTAGAGATGAAAGTTACTAAGACTCGTCGCCTGAAGTTGCTCAAGGACATGGAAGCCTCAAAGGAGATTCACAATCGGGGTCACTACACTGTCAACGAGCGGGTTCTGGTCAATGCGATTGTCAACATCATCCAGAATCAGCGTGAAGTTGAAGTTCCGGTCGAGTTCGATCCGGTAATCAACCCGCTCAACGATGAAGTGCTGAGTGTCATCACGGGTTGATGATCCCTACGGGGATAGTATCTAGTACGGGTTATAGTTGTAACCAACACCACTAAGGAATCAGACAATGCCGTGGCAAATCGTTGATGAACCCAAGCCAATCAAGTTCTATCCTTTTGAGACAGAAAACGGCACAGAGTTTCGCCGTGTTGGTGGCTTGATGGTAAAGGGAACCATCCGACACTCCAAGGCGAGCGAGGATCAAGTCTGGCGGGTTGTTTATACTAATCGGGCCGGAAGAGGCACTTTTAGTATTACGGCTCCAGATCGCACCGTAGAGCGTCAGAATCACAAACTGGACTTTGTGAAAGTAAAGGCTAAGGCTACGGTCTACAGAGAGGGTAATCGTAAGGGCGGAATGACCCCAACCGCATTTCAGCGGGAACTAGCAGAAATGTGTGGGGGCAACTTTGCCGGTAGTTTCTATGGTCAAATGGTCAATGCCGTGAAAGTGGCACTAGGGGCAGAATAAAGACTCTCCCCCGATCATATTGGTGATTCCACGCTAAGCGTAGAGTTTTCATTATGATCGGGGGATTTTTCTTTTTAGTTTTTGGTACGTAGATTGGGTGTGAACCATTAACCACGGAGCCAATACCATGCTTACTGAATGGGAAGTTTACTGGCGAGTCGGCGTTGTCGGGTATGTATGGGCTGCTAACAAGAGAGAAGCACTGTATCTTGCAGTTAACCTATACGGTGAACTGGCTAGTGTTAAAAGCAACAACCCTAGTTAAATCTAGGGTTAAACTTTATGTTTTTGGTACGGTAAAAAACCAAAAGGAGAAAAGTGATGACCCCAGAGCAAAAAAACATCATCGACCGGGCTCTTAGCACTCTTATTTGGGAGACTAAGAAGAATATTCTGGATACCCAAAATAGTGGGGAGTATGACTCCGCAGTAAAGAACTTCCTCATTGAACAGAGGAAGTTGCTGGAGGAAGCAACCCTGCTCCGTAAGGAACTCAGGGAAGATAATCTTTGGAATCCAGTACGGTAAACTCTTGTCTTAACCCTAGCCCAAAGGAAAAAACAATGTTCAAGAACATCAAGTGGTTCGATGGTTTGTCTTGGGTCAGTGGTTATATTCTGGAGATCATGTTCAAGGACGGTAAAAAGGGTTATATCAAGAATACTGACCGCAAAAAGATTAGTCATCTTTTTGAAACTTTGTGGAACGACCATAACATCATCGGTTTGACCGTCTACAATATTGATGAAAAGGTTGAGGACGCTAAGTATCGTTATCTTGGTTGAAATGAATCAGGTACGGTAAACTCTTGTTCCATCAACAAAGAGGACTAAAAATGACTACCGTTATCACTGGCCTGAATGTTGAAAAGTATCGTCTGCTCAGTCTCAAGAGTGCATTGAAGTTGGAGACTAAGGGACTCAAGCACTCAAGGTTCAACGTCAGCCAGATTGTGAAAAGAATCCTTCAGGAAAAGGGAATCAAGCCTAAGAATAATAAGATTGAACTGCTTGTCCAGTTTGAATCCTACTTGGAGGGGGTCATCTGAGGCTTTCGGTACGGTAAACTCTTGCCGATAACTCTGGGAGTTTCATCATGAAGAAGTATGAAGTAACCTGTTGTGACACGGGTAAAACAATAGTCTTGACTCATAAAGAGGCGGTCGAAAAGTTCGGCAAGGTTGAGTTCAAAGAGATTCTGAAAGGATACCTTCCCCATCTGGTCGCTGTTGAAGTATTCAGTACGGTGGATGGTTGTGAACCCAACACTCAAAGGAGAGTCTAATGGATGACTTTGATATGATGCAAGAAACAGTCCTCTGGCCTTGGATTGACGATCCAAGTTATGACAATGAAGATGCAGAGGATGAATGTAACTATGATCCAACGGAAGAAGAAAACTAGTACGGTAGATTATCGTTGATTGAACCATAACCATAACCATAAGGAACCAAAACCATGAAGCGTCAGACTGTTAGCGTTGAAACGTTCGTCAATGTCATCATGCGGCATCTCAACAATGGTGGGAACCAAACCAGTGTTGCTAAGGAGTTGGGAATCACTCCGGCAGCGGTTTGCCTCCGTCTCAAGTATCTCCGTCAGAACGGTGCTTGTGTTCCCAAGACTAAGAAAGAGTTGAAGTCTCGCCGGAACAAGGCAAGTATCGTGGCCGCTGCCAACAAGGAAATGAAGGGTTGGAAGTGAAAAGGGGAGAGGGGGGAGAAACAAAAAACTCCCCCCTCTCCTTCTGGTACGGTTAATGTTTGTAACCTTAACCAAAAGGAAGTTTCAAATGCGTAAGACTCGTTGTGCTGGCAAGGCGGTTGGAATGAGTTATTGCAAGCATCTTCGCAAGTTTGGCAAGCGGGTCGCTAACAAGGCAACCCGCCGGGAAAAGTTCTAATCTGGTACGGTTGAGTGTAAGGAACTTCAACCTCTGGAGAAAACAGATGACTCCTGTTGAGATTGCCATTAAGGCCAAAGACTTCTTGAAGGGTAAAAAGTATCCTTCAGAGAGAATGATCCAAGACGCATTAGAAGCCAGCATGGTTTCTTGTGGTATTGATCCCGAATCGGGTGCGGGGATGTTTCTTTATGGTCTGTCCTTGAAGTGTCTAATCAAGATGGCAGGGTGATAGTATCTGGTACGATTACTGAGTGTAAGGAACCTTCAACCCTCTGGAGTTTAGAAGATGAACGACATTCAAATGCTGGCTCTGAGCAAAGTGAAGTTCGACCGGGATAACATTCCGGTTGGGGATCATACGGTTGATTTCACGGTTCGGGTCAGTGGAACGGTCAAGGTTGGCGACGATTATGAAAGGGACGCTACCACTAGCATCCCTTGGCTGGAATCGGTGGCTCTGTGGCAGGAAACCGCTAGTGCTGCTTGGGATAGCCTTATCAGTCGCATGGATAAGGGAGAGACTATCACCCGTAGTGATCTGGTTGCCATGCGTAAGACTGGCCCACTTGCCACTGGGGTGCTCGTAGATTGCATTAGAACGGCGTTGGTCAAGGGGGAGTCTGCGGTAGGGTCTATCCTTGATCGTGTCACAGAAGTCAAAGAGGGCGTCGAGAACGTGAAGCGGGAGTTGGTGAAACAACTCCCCAAGCAAAGTTGCAAGGGGGCAACCAAGGTAGTCTGCGATTGGCAGATAGTCTAGGTTGTCTAAGGGGGGAGGGGCTAAACTCTCCCCCCTTATTACTGGCGGGTAGGATTCTGGTACGGATTCGTGGTATGTGAGAAAGAATCCGGTACGGTTCTTTGAAAAATGAAAACAGTTTTCGGTACGGTATATTTTTACAAAGTTAAAAACTGAAAAACTAAAACTGAAAAACCCTGGGGGTAGGGTTTGGTACGGGTACCGGTTCAACGCCATTACGCCCTTTTTCTTTTCCCTTTATATTTCTTTTTCCCAACCCATGAACTTTTTAATGAACTTTAAAGGGGGTTTCTATATTTTTTCAAAGTATATGAGAGTTAACTTTAAACCCGCCCCACTAAACCTATAATTTTCTAAAAACGGTTTCTAAAAAAATCCGGCGGGTATAATTTTTGAGATACTGTAGGGTTTTTTACAATTCCCCATCAGGAGAAGGCTGGAATACATTATAGTCATATGTTAACTCTTCCCCAGCTTTCATTTAATTTTGTTTTAACGTATAGCATATGTTTCTCCAGTATCTAATATCTATGATAATTTACTCTCATATGTTATGAGAAATAAAAAAATAAACAAAAAAAGATTAGCATATGGTAATGTGGGGGAAAGAAGATTTCATGAATTCTTGAAACGAATATGCAAGGAAATGAATCTCAATGTTGTGAGGCATCCACATGGAGTAAATAAAGTGGATTTCATTGTAAGCGATCCAGAATCCGAGAAGGATATTCTTATAGAAGTTGAAAGAAGAAAAATAGAAAAGTGGAAAAATAAATTCCCTTATGAGACTGTTGATTTTTATGGAAGAAGAACCATAAGGAAAAACTGCTTGGAGATTGTGTTAAATGACCCATGCAATAGATCTTTGATATATTCGCATGACGTGATTGAAAACTATGAAATTGAAAAAAGAAATGGCCCTGGCGAGCCTTATTATGCTCGCCAGGTAAACACCAAACATTCTAAAGAATTTTCTTTATTGAAAGATGTTGACAAGATTAAAGACATTATTTATAATGCAATGAACGGTAGATTAAACAATTTAAATCTAAACAATAAAGGAAAGGTTAATATGTCGAAAGAAACAGAGGAACTTTCTGCTGATCAATGGATTCTAAAGAATAAGAAAAGTGTTGCAGAGTATATACTTTACTTTGTGAATTTGGATAAGATTAAGTACATTAAGCGCACAAAAAACAAACGTGAAAATAAAAAGAAGGATTCTAATGGCCAACAAGAAGACCAGCACGACAAGGAAATGGCCGAAAAATCTTTGAGTGATGACGCTCTGATCAAATCTATCAGAGACAAGACTTTTAATTTATACTTGTCCATTCATGGGAATACTTGTGAAAATAAAGAAGGAGATGATAGATTTAGTTTAGTCAAAGACTATATCTATAGCGATGAAGGTGCAGGGCATATATCTGACGGTATTTTGCGAGAGTATGACAAAGTATTTTTTTTGAACAGACAAAAATATGGGATAGTATCCAAGCGAATGGATAGCTCAGATTCATCGATCAAGTATATTGAACTTCAATCACCAACGGTTCGTGATTGGGTAAAAAAATCAATGGAATCTGAGGATGTATTGAAGTCTATGGTTACGTTCATTGAGAATAAGTTTGATCCCAATAAAAAGTCAACAAAAAAGACTCCTTCCGGGAGCAGAAGTGATATTCAGGATTCGATTGCTAAAAATTTGAGTAATGAACCAAAGACTTTAAGTAATCTTTCTGAGAATGTTGTTTTCGGTGACACTGTTTTTAACTTGATGGAACAACTCGTAGCTCTTCGAAAAAATAATGTGGCTGCTTTCGATAAAGCAGCCCGATTGATGAAAGATTTGACTTAAAACCTTCCCTTTTAATTTCCGTTCGAGAGGCAAAAGTTTTCGGTTTTTTTGAATGATTGGCCCGCATAGTATAAAAGCATTACAGTTGACTTGTAATCATCAAATTCTGGTGCGATTCCAGATGTGGGCTTAGATTTAATGGTCCGAGGTAGTTAAATTGGTATAACAGCAGACTTCAAACTGGAGTGCTTAAAGAGAAATCTTTAATGTAGAATCGCTTAAATTCGGTGAAAGCTTTAAAATGCTAATACCGAGCCAAGCCTAGAATTTATTTTTAGGAAGGTGTAGAGACTTAACAGGCGACACCTAAAGCCAAGCTATGGTGAAGATAAAGTCCAGACTACAAACAGTAATGGTAGTGAAAACTATAGTGGTAAGTGGATCTGCTTTTCTACGTTCGAGTCGTAGCCCCGGAATTATAATATTTAATCCACTTGTGAACAGCTGTGTCGCTTACACCATGCATCTTTCCGACCTGAGTTATGGGATATTTTTTAATTAATTCATCTAATTTTTCTTTTGTTGGTCTTTCTACTTTTCTCAACCACAACTTAGGCCCACCTCTACCTTTTTTAATTTTTACAGGTTTGTTCTTCTTTCTTCCAGAAAAAGTATCTGTTTGGCTATGACAATTAGGACATAAAAATGTAAGATTTTCTAGACGATTGTCATTATTTATTCCGTTTTTATGTTCAAGTTGCAGAATAATTTTCTTATTATTCCATGTATCGACTAATCCGCACTCAGAGCATTCATGTTTGATTAAATTATTTCTGATGATTCTTTTTTTAATATGATTTCTTTGAGTTGTGGAGTTTTCACAAAAGAACTCATCATCAGATTTTTTATAATTAAATCTTTTTCCTTTATTAGATCCTTTGCCTAATGTAATGTGAGACATATCAATATTTTCATATTTTATTCTACGTTTAACTGTATCGCTGTTGCCTCCCTTGTTTGTTAATCCAAAATACTTTAAAATTTGACCTATAGTTGAAGAATTTTTAACTAAATCTTGAAATTCTTCTGACGGGATAGACCATACAATACTTCTTTTTTTTCTTTTCTTTTGCATTAATGAATCCTAAATGGTAGAATAACTTATACGATTATATATTGTTCTACCATTTAAAAATCCCACTCTTTTTTTATCTTTAATCTTTGCTATAATATGTTCTCGGAGGCTGATGCTAGTTGAGTAATCTGTATTGAGAAATTAAAATCTTCATTTTTAATTTCCGTTCGAGAGAATAACGTTTTCGCCATGGAGGGCGATGAGGGCAATTTATGCTTAACCTAGAAAAAATCAGTGACTTTCATTACAAAAGCCTTTATGGATACTTTTTATTTAGAAAGAATGAATCTGAGTGGGTGTTTCTTCCTTTTGAAAAAGAATTTAATACCGAAGAGTTAATGGAGGTATTTGGTATATTAAAGAGTCTTGATAATCAAAAATTTTCAAATAGTTGATTCTTTATTTCCGTTCGAAAGAAAGACCTTTTCGGCGTATTCTTTCTTCCATGATCTCTGGGTGATTGTTGATTAACCAACTATTAAATGATTCCACTGCTCTTCCAAAGTCTGGACTTGATTTTACTCCTGATGGCAATTGTGGTAGTTGTCTTTTTGTTGGATCAAACTTATTAGTGGGAGCTTTAGTTGCTTTTTGGACACTTTTATTTATTTGAGAAGGATTGGCAACTACCTTGCCCCCTATTATTTGAGCTTTTCCCCTTGAAACAACCACATCTTTTCCATTTACTTTTTGCGTACTTGTTTTCATGGGAACTTTTTTAGCCATATCCAACATTTCTGCTTTTTCATCTTCAATATCTTGTTCTTCATCTGTAAGTTTGGAAGCTACGGGTTTTTTAACGGGAGGAGCTGCACTTGCTTTATTTGATATTCCCAAACCCATTCCGGCAATACTTCCTGCCACCAATGCATTTCTTAATAGTTTATTCTTTCCTAATGAGTCTAAGATTCCTTCATCCATTATCTCTGGGTGATTATCGATTAAGTAATCTTTAAATGTTTTCATGTTTTATATTTCTATTTGATATTCTGGGTCTTTGACCATGCTGTTGTATTTATTAACAAAGAGCTTCAAGTCTTCTTCTGCGTCGTGTTCACCATTGGTATGACTATTAAATATTTTTCTCCACTTTGGAACTAATTGCTTCACATCTTTTTTTAGATCTTCTAATCCTTGTGGGTCATTTTCTTTGCACCATTCAATTTGCTCCAATACATACATGGCTTCCCCGTATGCTTCATCTTCGGCCCAACCATCATTATTATTTTCTTTAATTTCTAGCCATTCATTAAATGTTTTCATGTTTTTATATATGAATCAAATAGTTAGATTTTAATTTCCATTCGAAAGACAAAAGTTTTCGGTTTTTGTTTTTCTTGACTTTTTCTCTATTTTTTATTATTATGGTTTCTTAACCTGAGGTATTTTATGGAAATCAAAACAAGTAAAGAAATAGTTTTATCAGCAGAAGATGTTGAAAACTTAATTATTAAAGGTTTATATCACTCTCAAGGTCTTAGCGGAATATTTAATATAAAGTTTAAAGTCGCCCGGGAGTTCTCGGAGAAAGAGGGGGATTATAATTTTGTTTTCGATGGAGCCGAGGTAAAAATTAGTGAAAATATACAAAGCTAGTAATATATAAATTACTATGAAAACATTTAATGAATGGCTCTCCGGTAAGTTAGAAGAAAATCAAAGTGCTGATGGGTTTAGTTTTAAAAATCATCCCATAGCAACTCAGCAAATTGCTTCGACAGTTGTTAGTCTAGTTCCAATTGATTTTGAACATAGTCCGAGCTACGGAGAGAGAAGTTCTGATTTTGGGTTATTAATCAAAAATCAGCATGGTGAGGCTAAAGCTTATCTGAGTCCAAACAAAAGCGTGGCTATGAATTACTACAATGAATTCATATCAGTCTTTAATCATTTAGTCACTCAAAGTAGTGAGAATGAGGTCGTTGTTATGCAACCTCATACACTAGATAAATTACTTGCCCACATTGGCGTTAGATAGTTCACCAGTGATGAATAACGTTTGCTATAACAAAAGCACAGGTTATAAAATTCACAAGGACTATAAAGAACTTAATAAAGAAGCTGATTAGTGCTTCTTGCATTGTGAGTATGGGAATATCTGGGGTATCTGAATCTGTTTTTCCCACTCTATGATCTATTGTTCTTGCCAATACAAGAAAGAATCTGTGTATGGTATTTGATTTACTCATGTTTTTATTATATAATATTTAACTATGAAAAACAATAAAAAAAATCTAAATCTATATTTGTATGTTTTTAGTTTTGGTATGGCACTATGGGCATATTATAATTTATACTTATTAGATGGATTTTGGATGGCAGCAAGTGTTTTTATTGCAATATGGGCAAATAACATTCAATGGAATTTAAGAGAAAAATTATAAAATAATTAATATCTAATAGCGAAGGAGATTCGCTATGGACATAATACAAATTTGCGCAACAGTACTGATAGTTTCTTTTACAACAGTCTTCAGTGTGGGTTGCTTTTGCCTCACCTGTGGTATGATGATGGTTTTGTTGGGAAAAGACAAAGATAACTAGTGGCCAACTATCGTGTACCCTTTCTCCTCTACAGGTATTGTTGAATACTTTGAGGATTATTGCGTACTAAATATAGACCAGGGAATTAGCGACTATTATAGAAGCCTGATACCTAAAAGCTTTTATGTTAAGCCTCAGATGAAAAAAGCGCACATCACAATAGTGCGAAAAGGAAAAGAAAAAGTAGAATCTTATGAATCTTGGGGGAAATACTCTGGAGAGATTCTAACTTTTAATTATAGTCCAATTATTCAAAGTGATAATACTTATTTTTGGCTGGACTCAGTTTGTAGTGAGATAGGAAGCATAAGAAAAGAACTTGGTTTAAACGAATATCGTGATGATACTTACTTTGGCGGAGTAAAAAGAAATTGTTATCACATAACAATAGGAAATATCAAAGATAAACTTATTAAAGGTCATCATCGGTAAAAATAATATTTGTCTCATATTTATTGTAATAATTATTTTTTGGAATATCTCTTCGAATAATCTTTGTTTCCTTGGGCGTGAAAACAGAATCAAGAATCAAAGATAGAACGCCCAAAACAAATAATGATAGAATTATAACTAAAACAATCATTATAATTTTCTCTTTTCTGGTTCTTTGACTCTGGGTCCGTTTGTCAAGGGATATGATTTTACTTTATTCATAGTTAACCTTTCAGTTTGAGCCTAATATAAAAACTACCATACCAATTACAACTAGTAAAGTTCCAATAGTTGAAATTAAAGATAATTGAAATTGTCCTGTTGCTAAAAACGCAAATAAAATACAAAATAAAGGATAAGAGATTTCAATTATACTTGCGTGTGTAGCGCTTTTACTTTGTATTGCGTTTATGCAAAGATAGTTACCTGCTATAGCACTGACAAAGGCCAATATCATCCAAGATATCGACCTGGGAGTAAAGTCGCAATCTATTTTAGTTTTACTGGTCAATAACCAGATCATCCAAAAAATACAATTAGCGGTGCCGCTTAAAGCTAAATACATTTTTCGGTCTATGCTTTTAAGCACCACTTCGGTGGAACTGTAGGATAGAGCCCAACAAACGGCGGTAAGTAATGCTGTGATATACCAGGGCATAATATTATATTAGTAAAAAGAGACCTAGTGTAGTATATATTTTTATACTAAAATAATTTAGGAGAAATTAATGCAAACATACACCAGCAATCTTACCTCAATTCCATCTTGGCTCGCAGAATATGGTAATCAAACCGGGAAAACCATAGGTCTCAATTTTGGTTTCAATTCCGATGGCATGTTTTTTACTGGAAATGCTGGGGATGAGATCCCAGCTTATAGCGTAAGAACCAATTTCAACATATCTGGGCATCAGGCTTGCGAGGTGATATTTACCGCTGATCACACTAATTTTTGCTCAGATCAAGGCATATGTTTTTACAATGATGGGCAATCTCCCAACTGGCATTGGGATCCAGATCCTTCAAGAATAGCGTTTCAAATAAATTGTCCAGTTCCACATATTTACGGCACAAACAAGTTTGTAAACAATTCTGGCGAGTATTATGGGGGTTGGAATCCGGACAGCGGAAACGGCTCCGATGTTCTAGAAAGTGGCATCTACACATTCAAGGTCACCTACAACCCGGCCGCCAGAACCGTCACTGCCGTCACTTACGAAGGCGAAGACACCTCCGGAACCGTGGTTGACACCATAGTGTTGCATGAAAAATTGATGGATGGAGGCCCATACCGAATTGGATTTGATGCCGATAGTGACGGCAGCGAAGAGCCAGGAGACCCTGGCAATTCCCCTGCGTATTTCAAGAACCTCACGATAAATGTCTATGAAACAAATGGGATATCGGACGACACAGAGTTGAACAATCAACTCAATAATCTCAAGACAGAATACGCCCAAGTCACAGATCTTGTGGAAGACCTATACCGTTTCTCAGACGATGCCGACGTGGACATTAACATGGGAGAAGGCTCGCCAACAGGAGATGGAATAGACTACAATTTTAGTGAATTGGGATTTGGTAGTGAAATATGCATCCAAGACGATGGCAAAATTGTAGTCGCTGGATATTCTGGAACTAATGATTATTCAAAAAATATCAGAAGAATAGATGTTTCCGGCAAAGAAGATGAATCGTTCACACCGCCAGTTTTCAATGGCCCATTAAGTAGCGTTGTTCAGATGAGTGACGGAAGGTTGGTTGTGGGCGGTTTTTTTACTAGTTTTGAAAGATTTGATGGACTATCCAACGGCACATCAATATCACAACCAAGCTGGGATCCCGACATCATATTAGACAATACAGTCATGATTGGGGGAATGGTTTGCTTAAATCCGGACGGATCAATAAGCAAGAGATATGGCGGAGATATTGGCTTTGAAGACAGGGCTATAAGTGGCATTCCTGTATCTATTTACACCATAAAGTTACTGGACGATGACAGCGTTCTGGTCGGGGGGCATTTTACTCATTATGACGATGTGGAATCCCCTTATTTGGCAAAAATAGATAGCGATGGAGTTATAGATGGAGTTTTTGCTGCCAATATTTTAGGCTTGGGCATAAGTTTGAGTGATTCTGTGTCTGCAATTGCTGTTGGTGATAGTGGGAAAATACTAATTGGGGGCGGATTTGATAAAAGCATCATCAGGCTTAATGGCGATGGATCACTGGACAGTTCGTTTGATTCCGGGGACGGCTTCACCGGCCAGATGGTGAATGGGGTTTTTGCAATACTTCCATTATCAAGCGGAAAGATATTGGTTGGACATTCTGGCACAGATTATGACGGGTCTAGTTGTAACCGTGGGTTGGTAAGATTGAACAGTGACGGATCTTTGGACAACACATACGCCCCAGACCTTTACGAGTCTGAGGGCTTTGGATTTGTAGTTGCCATTGCCCAACAAGAAAATGGAAAGTTGCTTGTAGGCGGGGCCTTTGACATTTTAGAGGGAGGCAGTCTAAACAAAATAGTCCGATTGAACACTGATGGTTCTTTGGACGAAAGCTTCAGCAACGGTTTTGGATTCACTCCTGCCGTTCGTAATTGGCCACCACAAACAAATGACATTAAATTAGGCCAAGTGGGCAGCATATATGTCGCAGGAAATTTCACCGATTACAACCATGCTGCAAGATTCCAGTATGCTAAGTTGGATACAAACGGGGCTTTGCAGGAATGGAGCGTCCCACTTGCATTCAAACAAATGGGTATAAATGACGGCACGAACGATATGTATGACGGAGCAAATTTTTTAAATACAAATCTCACCCAACCTTATCTTGATATAAAGTGCTATGCCAACGATAATCCTGAGGATATCGAGATCAGTGGTGGCTTAGGAGGATGTATTTGTCCGCCTTCGCACATCTGTGGCGAGGACTGTTGTGGACCTAGATTTAGCAAGAGTGTCCCCTCCACTCATACTCAAGCATGGGATGAAGACCCAGAAGAAGACTTCTATGATCCAGCATTAGATCAATATCGATATCTTCCTGTCTGTGATAGCCATGTTATGGTTGGAGATGGATATTTCGGAGACGGAAGCAGCTATTTCACAGCCATGTTTCCCGGAATGTTCGTCCTTGTGGCAAACAACATCAATATCACACAGTTCTCAATAGTTGGAAACATAGGGACAGACGGTGATGGTGTTGATGCAGTTGACATCTATCCGATCAATGTTGGTGGATTGACTTACACTGCGTATTTTAAGACTAATTATGGCGAAGATGATCCCTCCATAAACCACATCATAATCGTTGATGGCAATGGAGATGGAATCGATCAGTTTTACGATCCAACTTCTAGGGGTGACGAGCATTGTATCACCGGGCTTGAGGGCAAGACAAAGCTCTTCTTTCTTTGTTTGAGTAAAGCAGATGCAGTAGCAATGACACCCTCAGAGGCAAAAGACGTTGCAACTAAATTTTTGGATGTTATAGGCTTAACCTCTGTTTGCGATCCAATAACGACCACATATGAACTAGATTTGAGTCCGGACCATCCAGAATTATTATCTAATTATAATTACGATGGAGAAGGCAATATGGACACTGCCATAATAATCGATCCGGTTAATGGGAAACGTAGATCTATACAGAGAACCTCTTACTTGGAACTCACTGATAATTGCGGAAACAAAAAGGTAGTTTCTGCTGATGATGGAAGCTCTCTTAGTGTTAGTTCCAATTTCTTTAATAATCCAAAACCAGTTAGCCAATCTATCAACTATACACAAAGTAGTTTGTATAATCCTTTGATGGTTGTTGCAACAAAGGAAACCATGATAAATGGTTCGGCCGCCGAGAGTCTTGCAACAGGCACGGTTTGTGGTGGCTTCGAGTATATCCAAATAGATCTCAATGGAGTCTATAGTGTAAGGGGAGTAGTTATTGGATGTGATTGGTTCGGACCTAATCATAGCGATCACTTTGACACAAGTGTTCCCGGATTAATTGGCGACTGGGGTAAAGAATACACCGAGAATAAGAATGTGGAATACTCCACAGATGGTATTAATTATACATTCTTATTCAATACTGGGACTTTTGAACAACCTATTCAAACATATAATGTCAATGTTAAGGCAAGATATATAAGAATAGTTGACACAACTGGGAACTGTCTTAGTGTGACCGAGTTCTATGCGATTTGATTACTTAAAATAAGCTCTAATGTTTTTTTTAATTTATTCATATCGATTTTAAAAGAATCGTGTACACTCAAGCCATCTTGTTGAATAGAATAGTAATATTCTAAATCTGATATTTGACTTATTTTCCAATACATGTGAGGAACATGATGAATGTTGTTGCTCGAAAATATCTCATATATTTTTGCCCCGGGATCACAATAAACTAAATTAGTCAAACCAGACCCATGCGGTGACACGACAACTTTAGCTTTGTTAAAACACCTAGCTTGTTCTGATATTAAAAAATTTTCTAAGTTTACTTTTACAAATCCATAATTAGATAAAAACTCTAATACTTCTTTTTCATTAATAACTTTTCTCCAAGAAGCATTTTCTCTACTTATGTATATTTTATCTCCATGATTACCATCATCGTTATTATTTAAGAAGTTTTCTCTCATGAATTTGCAAGCCCAATGTTCGACACTGCATCCTGAGTCATGTGTGTGCGAAGGGACTATTAATTCATCTGCTTGTATTATCTTGGTGTTGTTTGCTATTATTATCTTATCCCTTGGTATATTCAATAATTCAAAAGTTTGTTGGCAATAATCATACAGACAATTATGAACAATAAAATAATCAATATCTTTTAGATCTATTCCGGCATCCTTAACAAGTTGTAGCCTACAAATACTATCAAAGAACCAGTGATAATAAACTTTATGACCCCACTCAGAACAAAGCGAGACCACTCTTCCCTTTAATTTAATTGGTTCTGGCAGTATGGTCACGGATGCCAAATTAATCTGTCCAGATGACAATTGTTTTACTATCTGTTTTCTTTCATTTAAAACTACGGATGTTACACCATATAACCCTTCTTGACCATTAAAATAATTAACTGGATGAAATGGATCGTTCCAAGATATTCCATTTTTAATCACAGATAAATAACTTTCATTGTTTCTGAACGGATAGTCAAACTTATTTGATCTGGTCTGATCTAGCGTGTAACATTTTTTTGACTCTTTCCATTTTTTATGCAGTTTTATAACTTCGTATTCGTCTAAACTTACTATTTCATTTATTGGCTTATTAAATAATTCCCGAAATTCAGGTTTCTCGAAGTTTATATTTTCTGTGAAATTAATCTTTAATTTTTCAATAAGTAAATCTATGTTTTTTTCCATATAATATATTATAGTAATTAAAGCCAAAGGCTAATTGGGCACCAAACCTTATTGCTCAATCCTATTTTTCTGAGACCAATATTAACCCAATTATTGCAGGTGTATATGCAACTATACCTTAATGAAGAAGAATAGAAATCTCCTTTTTGATAATATGTTTTAAGTTTTTTAATTTTTTTAAAACTCTTAAATGAAACTAAAACATAGTTTCTCAATATTGATAATTGACTTTTATTTATTTTATACTTTTTAATTTTTTTATTTATTGGTAATTCATCAACATACTCTATTCTAATGATACTTGGGTTAAGTCCAAAAAAAGCTTTTATAAAGTTAATTGGTTTTAATTTATCCCAAGAACTTGTTTCTAAAAATATTTTACGATCTCCCCATCCGATGATTACATATTTCCTATTGGTATCAAACAATCCTTTCCAATATTTAGATTCAAAGACAAAATCTGAATGGATATTATCTTTAACGACAAATAGGTTTATATTACCTTTAACATTCTTTAGAAAAAATGGATAACGCAACAATACAGAAAAAAAACAAAGTATAATGTATATTAAAAAAGGAGTTAAGAATAAAAGAGATATAATAATCATTTATTTTTTGACACCCAAAATACAAAGTCGTTGTCCTCATCACTCCAGCAACACTCTATTATTCCCTTGGCTGCTAATTTAGATAATCCTGCGTCCATTATCATTCCTTGTATGTCTTCACATGCATCAAACAATCCTTCTTCATCAATTACTGGTTTGTTGTTCTTTACGCTCGATGAGTGCTCTATTATTAAGCCTTTTACTTGATTAATAGTTATATAACTATCAATATCCTCGGTATCATCTGCTCCCATATTGCGTGCGACTATCTCTCTTATTTCTTTTGCAAACTCATCAAACTCGTTTATGATATATTTTTCTTTCATTAATTATTTTCTTTTAATAAAAACTCTATTCTCGAGAAATTCAACAAACTTTAAAGCGTCTTCTGCTTGATATTGAGCACTAGGATTCGAAGATGATCTAAAAACCTTTATATCATCTTTTATCTTTTCTTTAATTTTTTGTATCAAATCTTTAATGTCTTCTACTGGGTCATTAGGATCAGAAGACACCATATCAACGTAATAAAAAAACGTGTAATAAGAACCAGGAGCGTATCCTTTTTTGACTTTAAATTCTATTTTTTTAGTACTTGGATAATAATTGATTATGAACTTTGTATTATTTTTATAATTCTTTTCTATTATCCCAGGATATTCTTTGTCGTATTTAAGACCATAAGTATTGGATATAGCTTCCATCTTGCTGTAATTATTTGATAATACAGGCTTTCTTTCATTTTTTTCTGTCTTGAGGAAACTTTTAATTTCCTCAATAACTTCAACTAAGTCATCATTATTTTCTATAACAAATTGTTTTTTAAATTCATCTTTATATCCATATATTGAAACCCAAACATTATTAGGATGTTCTTTGGAGTTGGATAATTCTATTGTTGAATATCTATCTTTATCTCTAAGTGTTATTTCTGTTCTACCTTCACTTTGCCACCCCCTTGATTTTTTCTTAAATAATTGGTAATCAGGAAAGTTTTTAGCTATAGAATATAATATTTTATAATTACCATCATTAGTTATTAAATCTACAACTCTATACGACTTGGGATCTAAATAAACAACTTGATTGGGTTCATTGCTATGAATTACACCCAACCCAGGATCATATAAAACGTTATACCCAGTCTTTTTAAAGAAACTGTTCCAGGAAGAGTTTCTGGGTAGTCCTTTTTGATTTCTTATTCGTTCCAGAACTCCCCAAAAAAGATGACCAGGAGAATCCATGTTTGACTTGTGATAAACCTCATCGCTATCTAAAAGGCTTTTATCTATTCCCATATCACTTAAAAGCTTCTCGGCGGTAATCCTGTCCATATCGAGATTTAAAACTCTTGCACTTTCTGATGGCTCGATTAAAAACGCATAAGGGTAACTTGCAAACATATTATTTTTAAACAAACCATGACCCAAGACATAATCTTTTGGGAAAACATAAACTCCTATTGGGTCGAAGTGGCTCGGATTTGGATTTAAACTCAAGAAGTCTGTTTTTGAAAAATGAACCCCAGAGTACAGTCCTTTTAACTGTTTAACTTTTTCAAATAATGCTGGTGAGGATACTTCGCTTCTTTCAAGCCAAACTTTAAAACTCATAATACTATTTATGAAACCAGTGATACAAATTCTTCGAATTTATAGTTGGGAAATTCGTCCACATACTTAACATGCACATTTATTGGGGATTCAATCCAACTTTTTATGAAATCTTTGAGTTCACTCTCTTTGTTTCCAAGGTTTTCAGAGATTATTTGTATTTCAAGATCCCCCAGGGTGGTTTGTATTATCTTAAACCTTTTAATTCCAAACTTCTCATAATAGTCTCTGCTTCCTATAAGTGGCCATTTTTTGTCTCCATTTGGAAGAACAAACATATTTCTTACTCTACCGTGGATTTTTTTGATTGTTTGGAGTTTTCTGCCGCATGTGCATTCTCCAAGTTCTATATGGTCTCCATGCTTATATCTTTTTATGTAAGGATTGGTGGTAGTAGTTATTATTATTCCACCATCTTCGTCAACCTCTACAATTTGATTCTCCATCACATGCTGAACAGAGGGGTTGTCTGGGCACTGGATGCTTATTGTTCCGCACTCCTCGCTGGAGTACATGGACCCTCCCATTTCACTTGTTCCTTTATAATCGATTAAATTTGAAATTTTTGATAAGTCTAACTGGGCGACAATGGATGGAGCACAATGCAAGTAATGAGGATTTTTTTCCTCTAACCATTTCTGTAGTTCCGAGACAGAGGAATAGCCTATTTTAAAAGTTTTACCCTGAGTATTTTCTATGTTCCTTGGTATGCCCCATGAATTCATATCAAGAGTTTTAGAGCCCGGCCTGATAATGGCTATGTTCTTTGACACATCCCATTTTCTCCATTTAATTTCTCTTATGTTGGTTGCTAAATACCAAATAAAATCCAATGAAGTTTTTGCAATAGTAACAGGCTCGCCGGTCGAACCAGATGTTCTTGTTCGAGACAAGTCTTTTCTCATCTCCACTTTTCTTAGATCTTCTCTGGTCATAACTTTAAAATTTTTTAAATATTCATAATTAACTTTGTGGTTCCATTGAGATTCTTCGAAAATATCAAGTAATTTTTTCACATTATCATAAATTGTTTTGTTCACAGAATCTCCAAATATAAAAAGAGTATTCGTCAAATTTAATATATTCACTAGGCTTTATAAGAAAATCATTTTCGCTTGGGAAGTGATTGGCTATCTTCATTGGTTTCAACTTATAGTTAAAACTTCTTGTTATAAATACATCAGAAAATTTACTACACATATTTAAAACATTGTCGCAAAGTTCTTTTGTAAAATTTAATACACCATCACCAATAATATTGCTGTATTTTTTCTTATTATTAATCCAATTACCGACTATTACAGTAGATGAATTATACCAAGGATCAATATCCATTTGATGATCACTAAACTCTATGAGTCTATGTGTGCAGCCGAGAAGTAGAATTTTTCCAGGGATCAAATGACTTCTATATATTTTCACGTCACCATCTGAGGGCGATAATGGATGAGGCAAAGAAACAGACCAATAATTTTTATTTATTTTTTTATTACTGCGCACTAAATAACTGAGTAGATAACAGGAGAAAAAATGAAATTAATTTTACCTAAAAATTGGGAGATAGTCTCAGAAATAATAAATTTTATACCCAATAGCGTGGTTGCTGGTAGTCTGGTCGATAGAATACATTTGTCTGGTGCCGGCTCATTTTTCGGTGTATTTAAAGATATTGATTTAGAAATAGATAAGCAAGATTATCAATTATTGTTGTCTAAGTGCGGAATACCCTACGAAGAGGGAAACTTTGCATCCGAGATAAGTTATCAAGATTTACATATAAAATTAGTTAAATTTGATCTTCATCCTGAAGTCAAAATATATATTGGTTCATATAAGAAAATGCCAATAGACATATTTGTCTTAGAGAATAAGAGAGCATATCAAGAATCAGTAATAAATGGTTTTAATATAAGGCATCAAACAGTTGAGTCTAGACAAGAAGTGATAGACAAAATACTGAATATAGGTCCAATGAGATCCCGCAGCAAGTTAATGGAGAATCTCTGGCTTTGCCGAAAGAAAACATCGCTTTTGAATAAGAGAAAAGCTTTAAACGCCAAATTCAAGAAATAAAGAGGAAATATGACAAGTATAAATAAAAATTTATCCAATTTAAACTCAAAATATCACGAAATAACGAATAGTATAGACAACTTATTCTATTTCAGTGACGACCCAGCAGTCAGTGATTTGGGATCGACAAATGTTTCATCGATATCTGTCCAATCTGATGGCAAACTAATTTTAGCAGGAGTTTTTGGAGAAGATATAAGAGGAGCGTGGGGGACTACTTTTTTCTTTGAGCATGGGTATGGAGTTATTAGAATCAACCAAGATGGCACTGTCGATGAAACTTTTCAAGCTCCGCAATTTGGAGATTGGTTCAACTTTGGAGAAGGATCCAATGGCGGAGGTGGCGGGGGACAAAGCCTGTCAACAGCGATACAATCTGATGGTAAGATACTCGTAGGAGGCAATTTTGAATTCATCGCTGCATCTGGTGACGTTGAGCATCGTAATATAGTCAGATTAAACACGGATGGATCTATAGACCCAACATTTTCAGTTTCTTTTGATTACTCAATACATCAATTAAATGTAACAGAGGATGATTCTATAATTGTAAATAGTTGGGCAGACACTTTTAATACGCATACAAATAATTATGAAAATAATTCTGTCAGTACTCCAGTTGCCTCTGTTTGCAAAATACTCAGCGATGCAAATGCAGATGTTCCGGGCGAACTAGATATCACCTTTAATAGTAACTTTTTGGATTTATATGACTCAGGTTCAAATTATCAATTTAATGAAAATAATACAGAAATAGCAAAGGTTCTAAGTAACGGGAAAATACTAGTTCCAACATACTCAGAATTATTGTCAAAGACAATTTTGATTTTAATGAACTCGGACGCAAGCGATGCAGTTGAAATTGATATTTCTATTAATGCAGATGGTCCTTTTCCTGGGATTTTTTGTTTTCACGAAGAATCTAGCGGAGACGTTTTGATCGGAGGATATTTTAATTTATTAAATGCAGAAGACGGCGATTCACGCTATGATCTAATGCGTTTAAAATCTGATGGGAACGGTGGATTCCAAGGATTTGACATGGATTTTGCGCCCGGTTTTGAAATTGGAGACGGTATTGACTGGCTGCCTCGTGGTGTATATGCGATAGACACCCAAGACGATGGCAAGATATTAGTGGGCGGATTTTTTAATAATCTCCTATACGGCCAGGAATTAATTCCCAGCAGAAATATATGCAGATTAAACACAGATGGCACATTAGATAGTTCGTTTGCAACTTCAACTTCTTTTGATTTCGGAGTAACTCAAATAAAATATTTGGGAGACAATAGCATATGGGCTGCCGGACTGTTCTCTAAACCCAGAAGAAATATTGTAAAATTAAATCATTTAGGTGTTCCCGGCAGCTTTGGATTGCCAATAGAAGTCAACACTCTTGGAATTAAAGATGGGGGAAATGATTTATATGATTGGGGAAATTTCATTAACACGGACGTCCATCTATATGTCATCGATGGTAACGAAGAAGTTGTGCCCCCATACAGCGAATTAAAAGAGGGAGGAATATTTGGACAAGATTCCTATGAGCCTGGGGTCACTTTTTACGCCACGCCCTCCACTCACACACAAGCAGCCTATCAATCTAATTATGATTTTGATAATATTTATTATTACGGTTATAAACCAACAGTATTCGACGGAGAAGTCAAAAGTGGAACAGATTATTTTGGAGAAGGAAGCAGTTATTTCACCAATATGTATCCAGGATTATTTGTTTTGGTTGCAAGAAATATAAACATGGGAGAATTTTCAATAACTGGTGCTGCGGGCAATGGAGAAAGAACAATATCTGCTGATGTGTTTGAGGTAAGTTCTAGGGGGAAGGGTTACTCATGTTACCTAAAATGCTCTTTTGATGCGCCCACATCAAATCCTCTTGATGATCCTTCGTTGAGCCATATAATTATAGTTCCGGGAAGTCCGGATGGAATAACTCAACTATACGACGAAACGTCAGAATTTGATGACCATTGTCTACAGGGTTTATCTGATAGGAAGGATATTTACTATTTAATAGTAAGCCTTGGAAATAATACTGAGCTTACAACAGAAAATGCTACCATAGTGGCCAAAAAATTCTTAGATGTTATCTACGATGAAGTTGAGCCAAAATCTTGTGGAAGCACAAATTGTGATACAAATATAAGATGTTTAAAACATAATAAAGATTTGAAAATAGGTTCAACTTTAAACTCGTGTGGATGCTCTACATGGAAATATGTAGATCCGGGCACAAAGTTAAAAGGATCCCTATCATCTGGGTCATCCCGAAGAGGAGCGTGGATCCCAGCAGTAACGGTATGCTCACAAGTATTGTATTCATATCCTTCTAAAGTTGTATCTTCGACAACAGTAGCCCCAACTACCACAACAGTAGCCCCAACTACCACAACAGTAGCCCCAACTACCACAACAGTAGCCCCAACTACCACAACAGTAGCCCCAACTACCACAACAGTAGCCCCAACTACAACCACCACCACAACTACAACAACAGAGGAGCCAACCACGACACAAGCACCTGGAAGCCCAACAAACTTCTCGATAACAAATCCAGAAGATGGATTAATATCTTTGTCTTGGGATCCGCCGTCATCAGATGGAGGGCAAAGTGTAGACTCATACAGATTTGAAATTTATAATTCTGGGGAGTTAATTTATGGAGACGAAGATATTACGGGCAACACATATAATATTAATCCTGCCAATGATTTAGGGCCAATCTCTGGATTAATTACCGCTCAATTGAGTGCTTGCCACGGCTCAACCGAAGATACATATTATTTATGTGGAGAATTTGCAGAAGATTCGCTTGATATAACCAATTCTTATGTTAAACCAAGCGCCCCACAAAACTTCAACGCAGTTCCATCTTTTGAAAGCAGTAGCGTATATTTTAGTTGGGATGCTCCCTTGGATTCAGGAGATTTCGAATTATCATCATATGCTATAGGTGTACTTGGAGGGGGCCTGGTGGACGAGGGAATTGGGCTCCAGCCGGGCGGCGGATCAAGTAGAACATTATCGTATAGTGATCTGGCGGATGCTGATGCTATTTTCAACTGCTGTGTACCTGGGGCAGAAGTCACTTTTACCGTATCGGCATGTAATAATGATATATATAATTGTGGACCGGCGGCAACGGTGACAATAACCATGCCATATCCAGGAACAACAACCACAACAACAACTGAAGAACCTGGAATTTGAGTCTCTCTGTAGCAGAGAACGGAGACGGTATTGATTATTTATGGAAATAGGGAAAAACTATACCGAAAAAGAATTATTTGATATTTACGGCCCTTTTTGGATGGAAAAACTTAATTTATCTAAAATACCAGTAATAAAGAATAAAAAAGAAGTTTTTAATTTTCAGGATTTTGAAGAAAAATCAAAAGAAGTATACATAAAAATTAAAACATATATTGCACAATATAATCAAAATCAAAAAATCAATTTATGGGCAATAGGTTCACGTGTAATAGGGTCTTGGAAAACTAGAGCAGAGGCTGAGCAGTTAGCTAAAGATTATAATACTAAAAAAATAAAGTATAGTGACTATGATTTTTTAACCGATGCTAAATTTTTACCTTCTAATAAGAATATAGAAAAATTTTTAGGAGAAAATATATTGGTAGATGGTCGTAAAGTAGAAAATATTGAAAATATTTTTTGGAGAGCTATTTTAATTGAAGCTATCCCTGTCCAACCTACTTAGAATCAGTTGTGACTCACCGGCAATCAATCAATCTATTCAATCAGCTGCTATTGGGGATCCGTCTTCGGCGGAGATTACGTCTCTATTCTCGGCCAAAATCCTTGTTACTGGGCTGCCAACATGTGTTGTGCTTAATCTTAAATTTAATATTTGTTTTGGAAGTCTATATAATGGTCTTTTCCAAAATCTATGGTTCACGTTCTTTGTCAGCTTGTTATGACCATGAGATCTAATAATTTTGGTTTGAGATAACGGAGAAGCCGTAGTTGTGGTGGTTGTTGTGGTTGTGGTTGTTATAGTCTCTTCACATAAAAAACTTGAACCTTCCCAAGAAACCGATCCGTTGTTAGTGGCAATCTTTCCAAGTCCGCTACTATCATCTAGATAAGCCCCAGAACTATTAGTCAGCAATAAAAGTTTGGTGCCAGTTACAACAGGTAATTCAGAAGTTGGAACTGTTATTGAGCTCTGTGTTCCGTCGTATACCGAGTTTCCCTTGACCCATCTAAAATTGGTTATTTTACCATTCCAGTAATTTCCGCTACCGTATCCTATTTGTAATTGATCACTTGAATTTGTTACGTTGTTAGGTGTTGAGACATTTAATATTCTAGTTCCATTTTTATAGACAGAGGAGACTCCGCTTTGTCTTACCACTGCAAAGTGGACCCATTGATTTAAATAATTTGATAAAGTTACTGGACCATACGCACTCCCGTTATTTACCCAAAGTAAAAAATTGCCACTTTCAATACTTACAGCTATTGAATGAGTGCTCCACTCGCCCACTTGAAATAATCTGCTATACATTGGGGGCGAAGCTTGTGTTTGATATTGCCACCATTCGATGCAGAAATCCCCTGTCCCCAAAGCCCAATCATTACTACCGGCATAAGAAATATACTTACCACTGGCCCCAAATACAAGGCTACCATGGTTACATTCTGATAGGGCTCTGATGGATTTTGGTTGTTTTGACATATTTTAAAACCTCCATGAAAAGATTTTTAGGAGGCGTTACGGAGTAACCAAATCGGCATCGGCCAACACATATGGAATCTCTGTTACAGTATTCGGATTGACGTTGGTTCCAGAGTATGTGTAGGTTATCTTTCTGGCGAAGGCACCGGCAACAGCACCGGTGGGATACTCTATTATTTGTGTTATTCTATCGCTGCCGTCCACAGTCAATTTTTGGCAAGTAAATAGTCCAGATGCTCTGCCTGCTATCAATTCCCAGTCTTGTTTCATATCGGAAGGCGAGAATCCGGCACTCTCTATGATATCTTGATCTGCCGAATCATTTTCATCAAGAAGAACGAGTTGTCCAGCCGAATCAGGAAAATTAAATCTGTTTTCGATTGTGTGTCTTGCAAAATAAGAGGGTAATTCAGAAACCCCAGCCTTTTTATTAAAGCCCAACAATTGTTCAGCCCCGGTATTGCTTATCCATAACTTTATTTCTCTTGTATTTCTGTTTTGTTTAGCAGTAATAACTACAGCGGATCCATTCACATTGGCATAAAACATACTTGAGAATGTTACATTTGAGTTCAATGCATCACAAATTTCTTTTGGTGTCGTAGCCGATGAATTTGTTCCCGACACATCAATTGAAAGAGCTGAGTAATTTCTAAATTCGGTGTCATATGCGTAATTTAATGTCAAAATTTCTTTACCGTCTAAATCCCATGGACCAACATTATAAGTTGATTGAAAATTAGAGCTATTTTTATTTGCAGGACATGTGAACGTTAGTGAATATTTCTTATCGTCTAAGGTCCAGTTTCCCCTGAATTCCGAATTAAATAAATTTTGAAAAAAAGACATTTTTATCCTCATTTTGCTTTGATTGTATAAGATGCTTAATCTTATATAGTAATATTTTAGAGAATATTCAATTGATTGGTATGCTAATTATGGCATTTTGGCCTTTAGTTGCTTCTAAAATATTATTCTTTAAGTTCTCGACTTCTTTCATATTGTTTTCATCAACTTTTTTATCCATATTCTTAATAAAAAACTTTGGAACCATTTTCTTTACCAAGAGTTTACTCTCGATTTCAACTAAGGTTTTATCTTTTTGGTCTTCTTCAAAGAATTTTATAGTTCTTTCACATACAATTATGTTCTTGCCAGGTGAAACTAGACTAGTTTTTATGATCATAACGTTGTTTTTTAGATTAATATCTTGATAAAACTTTAATTTTTGTTTGCCCAAGTCGCTATCCTTGGTCTCAATAGTAAAAATTAATCTTCCATCAACGTTCCATTGTCTTGGTTTGCGGATTCTCACCACTTCAAGATTTAAATACTCCCATTTTTTGTCCAGTAGAACAGCATTGTTTTGCTCAACTATTTTTTCTAGTGAATTTTTTGTTGAAAAATCCTTCAAAACACTAAGATAGGGCTTATTTACCTCAAAAGATTGCTTGATATTGCTCTGTTTGGTGTGATTTTCATTTAAAAAACACAAAATTGCACAAGAAATCAACAAAATTAAGACTAAGCTCTTGAAAATTTTCATTTTTTATCCTTTTTTGGCCTATGTAAAGCAATTTTACTTTTATATTTGTATATTTTAAGCTAATATTCAATTGATTTTAGTGATTTTGATCAATTTTATTACTATTTCCATAGTATATATTGGAAACCATCAAATGTTGAGCAAAAATAACATGAAATTCAAAAATTGGCTACTAAAAGAGGAAGAACAGTACCATGCAATGAGTGCTTCCATACCAATGCCATCAGAAGTAGACATTTTAAGTGATATATTTAAAAAATTTGGAGCAAAATTATACGCAGTTGGTGGCGCAATAAGAGATTACTTGTATCACATATTTCATCAAAAGCATGTTCCGTATAATCCGAAAGATGTTGACCTGGCAACGGATCAAACACCGGATCAGGTGATCAAAATACTGAGTTCTAAAGAAGCAGTAGAGAATGGAATAAAAGTTTTTCCAAAAGGAGAAAGTTTTGGTGTAATAAGCGCCATTATAAATGGAAAAGAATTCGAAATAGCAACATTCAGGACCGAGTTTTACGATCCAGAAAAAGGAGATGGAAGAAGACCCGATAAAGTCTCATATAGCAGCCCGGGTTTGGATGCAAAACGCAGAGATCTCAACATTAACGCCCTCTTTTATGATTTAAAAGATAAGCAAATCCGTGATTATAACCTCGATCACAAAGGAGAGGGCGAGGGATTCAAAGATATAAAGAATCTTTCTGTTAGAAGTGTTGGTGATCCCGAGGAAAGATTCAGAGAGGATAAACTTAGAGTGTTGAGACTTGTTAGATTCTTCTCTAGATTCAACGATGACATTATTACAAGTCATTTAGATCAAAAAACAATAAGTGCAGTTGAGAAATTCAAAGATTTAAAAGGTGTTAGTGGAGAAAGAATTGCAAATGAATTTTTGTCGGGGTTGAGTAAATGCAAGAATGTTAAAAATTATATTATGAACTATAAGGCGTTAGATTTATTGTCAACAATTTTTCCCGGATTGAATGTTGATTTAAGCTCAGAGATAGATTCTCACGATCCAATTGCGGTGATGAGTCTAATTTTTAAAAATAATGATCCAAATAAATTAAGATCAAAACTAAATGAATTAAAATATTCAAATGAAATAGCAGACACAGTTGCGTTTATTCTAAAAGTAGCTTATGATTTAAATAAATCTAATATCATAAGAATGATAAGGATGAGGGATAATTTAAGCGACAAGCTTAAAAAATCTTTTATGGAATTTGGTAAGATAAGTGGTCTACAGAGAGAGATCAAATATTTTTTAATGTATAAGCAAGTCACAAAATCAGAAGATTATATGCATTTAAAAGGAAAAGAAATAAGCGACAGAATGAATGATGATGAATATTCTAATTTTAGAAATAATACATAATTTATATGAATAATTTAATTTACACGTTACCGATAATAGTTTTCTTTTCTTGTCTTTTTTCTTACTTGTATTTAAATCATCAGAAGAAGAAATCATTTGTAATAGCAGGAGGATGCACAATTGGGGTAATTACTATGATCATGGTAATATCTGCAATATGCTCCATAATACAATTCTTCTGGTTTGTATACCGAAATATATTTTACTAGTTGACTGTTTGTCAATAAACATATAGAATTATATTCATGAATATTGAATATAGTTTAAAACAAATATATCCAAGAATTTTTGCGGTAATTATAAAAGATAATTACGATAGAGCAAATTTATTCTGCCGTGTCCAAGAATATTATGAATCAAAAAATGAAGAGTTCGCCGGCAAGGCATTCTCTATTTTTGATTATTATAGATGGTATAGTAAAAAGCACGGGGACAGTTTCACCTATGCTTCTGACTGGTCTGGTTTTAATTTACCTTTAAAGACCGCTGTAGACTGTCAGAAAAAAAGTGTTGTTGAGACTCCATATGATTTGATAATGAATGAAATACTAAGAAAAATATCAAGTATAAACAAAAAAGAAATAGGATATATTATAGGAATCAGATCACTTAACAGCGTCACATTTAGACATGAGCTTTGTCATGCATTTTATTATTCTGATGAGGCTTATAAAAATCAGATGGACGATATAACCAACACAATAAGTAAAAAAGATTTCAATAAAATGAAAAAATGTTTAACCGACCTTGGATATAATCCCAAAGTTATTAAAGATGAAATTCAAGCATATATGGCTACAGAAATGGATGCTGAGTTATGCAAGAGCGTCAGAACAAAAAAAGAACTGCACAATAAATATAAAAAAGTTTTTAAACTATTCTTGACTAGGTATTAAAATATTTCCCTTACCTGGGATTTTTTCTCTTGTTTTATAGTCATATATTGGTATTTCTTCTGCTGGGTAGTTTCTGAATAAAAATTCATTTAACATACTTTTATCAGGTACGACTTTATAATATGGTTGTTGTCCGGATTGAGAGTGACTATCTGCAAACATTTTCAAAAATTGTCCCACTGTTACATCTCTGTTATTTTTGACTTTATCGAAAGTTGTTTTTAGCCTACTTGCAAAAACACCTCTTATGGATAAATCTTCTACGCTAGACGAGCTTATAATAAGAGCTTCTTCATATGCTCCGCTGTCCTCGCCATAGTCTACATCGTTATTCTTCAGAATATCAAATATTCCAATAAATGGTCTTGTGTTGCTCCTATACTCTTTTGGAAGTTCAGGAAGTACCGATGCAGGTTTTGCACTCTGGAGATTTCTAAGTAATTCACCATTAACATCAAATCCTTCTTGTATCCCTCCTGCAGCATGGCATGTATCTATAAGAACAACCAATCTCTTTACTTTTTTCACAGATGCTATTGCTTTTAAAGCTTTGCTAAATTTAAAACTTCCTCCAGCAGCTGTCATTGCAAAATTTTGATTACTACCTCCTCCGTGACTATTCAAGTAAAGCAATAGAGTTCCATTATCACTCAACTTGCCTGTTAACTCCGATATTTTTTTATATATCTCTGTGGAACTAACGTTATGATATTTCTCTGATTTGAACCCAAGTTTACCATCAGAAAAAACTCCGTCTATTAATTCAAGGTTTTTCAGCCTACCATTTTCATTAGTCATTGTAAACAACCCTGCGAGATTACTTTCACCATAATCAAAAGATAATCCTGTTTCTTTGACTTCAGCAAATAGACTAGAGGAGGTTAGTAAGAATATAATTAAATAAATTAAGGTTTTCATAACATAGTATAGTAAAAAAAACAGGAAAGCATTTCTGCTTTCCTGCCAAGGTCAACACCTTTGTTCCCATACCCGGAACACCAAACAATGTTGTATGTTAATATATAGTAGTATGGATGAAAGAGATTTTCTCAATAGTAAAAATATAAAGGAATATAGAGACTTCGCATTTCGTGAAGATATGATGAAGTTTGCTGTTGGGGTTATACTTGGAAATTCTTTCAATAAAGTTATAAATGGAATATCTGACTATCTATTAATGCCTATTTTTAAGTTTTTAGTTTCAAAGACAGGAGATGGATGGAGAAACTGGGCATTCATTCCGTTTAACGGACTTGAGTTTGAAGTGGGAAGAATGATAGGTGTGCTTGTAGATTTTATTTTAATTTCTTTTATTTTGTATTTAATTTGTCAAAAGGGATTGGGTAGATTAAAAAGAAAAGAAGAGCCCATAAAAGGTAAAAAATGTGAGTATTGTTGCAAAGAAATAGACCCTGAAGCGAAAAAATGTCCTTATTGCACCTCTGATATCACATTACAAACATCAATCCCTCAAGACCATTGAAGATAGTATCAAGATTATATTCGTATTTAACGGCATTATTGTGTAGCATTTCATTATATTCTCTGTATGCTGTTTCATCTACCATATTCTTTGTTCTATAGTTGGGTCTGCCCCAGGCCATCTTTCTGTCTATTATGAGGCTTTTAGGAAGGTCATTGAATGTTATTTTACCTGATATAATATACTGGGCCAATAGTTCATATACGAACTCATCACTATTCCTCAGGATATTATTTCTTGCACTTTTCATAGTGCCTACAGCTAAGAAGATTGCTTTTCTCTGCTTCTCATAGTCTGGCCGCAGGGTGTTATATCTGTCTGTGCTTATTCCATATACATATTGTAATATTTCATCGAAGTCTCTTCTGACTTCTTCATTAAAATGTCTTTCAAAAGTTTTATCACGTCTAATCGCATGGCCTAATCTATGTGCCATGGACCAAGCTGTCATAGGTATTTTTTCTGCCCCAGTATTATTTGTGAATATAACGGTTATAGAATCTTCTTTTGGCTTTATATCAACTTCTAAATTCTCTTTAACCCATTCCGGGGTCACTTGACCGACTTCGACATGTTTACTTGCCTTAAAACTTCTTAAAAAGTAAAATTCAAAATTACTCTTGCTGTTGCTCCAGTGCTTATGTATTTTTTCAACCGCCTTGGGATTTTCTAGTATTCCCGAGTCTTGTGTGTTATATCCGTATTTTCTCTTAGCTTCAGGTCCCCATTGACCCATTAGTTCAAAATTGGTTACAGGCGACTCGTTGATAAAATCTTTGAAGTTCATTTAGAATTTTTTTCTTGTATTAATAGTTCTCCTAAAACTTCCATTTTACCAAGTAGTTCCTGGAATGTTTTTTGGTTTACATCTTCTATTTTATCCATCATTGAATGAAGTTTTTCACAAAGCTTTTTATATTCTTCTTTGCTTTTTTCAAAGTCCATCTTTCCTTCTAAGGCTTTTTTGTAGTAGGGAAGTTTGACGGCAAAGTGATAATGTGTAAGAAGGGCGGGACCACCTTTTTCTTCAGCCATCTCAGATATCTTTTTTGCACCATCAAATCTTTTTTCTGAGAAATTATTAAATTTTTCAACTTGTTCAGTTAAACCGGCGAGTTTTAATATATCGTTCATTTTTATCCTTTTTAATATATATTGATTTGAACTAAAAATAATCTATAATTAAAGAATGGATAAAATATTACAAAATGAAGATAAATTCGTAATCTACGATAACGTCCTCACTCCAGAAGAGTTTAAAGTTATGTGGGATTGGTTTCAAACCATAGATTATTCTTCTATAAACTCAAATGGATTCATGAAAGTTTGGAAATTGACTGACGGGAATCCCATGGGGAGTAAGGAATATAATGCTAAAGATTACCCATTCAAAAACCCACTTGATAAGGTTTATGAAAAAATAAACGAAATTAATAATAACCATCCAGAAATTTTTGGCAAATGGAAAGAAGTCTTTTTAAGAGCATATATCTATGGAAGAGGAACTAAAATAAATTGGCACAACGACACTGGCTATACAGCAGCAGTTATATTTTATACTCATCCCTATTGGGGAGCAGGATGGGGTGGCGAGTTAATGTTGGCCGAGACCCCAAACATAGAGTATAAAAAGGAAAATGTAGGCGGACCTTTAGAGACTTGGTGGACAGATAAAATAATGAACTATGTTGCATGTGGGTATTATATTCAACCAAAGCCCAACAGAATTGTTGCAACAAGAGGTGGGGTTTGGCATCAAATAAATAGAGTAGACGAAGATTCTGGGGCCAATGCCCGCTGCTCTATCGTTGCTTTTTTCAAATAATTATTAACAGCAAATCTTAGTTAGTGTCATGCTGCCGATCCAGTTGGACGAGCAAGCACCTACCAAAGTCCAGCCACTTCCATTCCAATAACAGTGATTATTGTCTCCGCAACTCGTGTAATTTGATTTATTTCCTGATCCGGGTGCTTTTTGAGATACGGATAATATTTTATAATTCCTAGGTGATTCTATGCTGGCTATATAGTCTAGGTTTCTCTGATCCCACGCCAGTGTACTTGGTGCACCATATCTTGATCTTAGATTAATAGGATCAGTAAAAATAACATTCGGCGTATATGTGGGCGTTGCCGTCAATGTGATTGTAGGTGTAGGAGTTAAAGTTTTTGTTGGAGTTGGTGTCGGGAAGGGTATATCATAACGACCTCGCAACATCTCGAAATTTTGAAGAACCTCGACTGCAGATAATCCCCTATTGTATTGTTTAAATACCCCTACTCTTTGTTGTGACCAATCTGGAACTGGTTGGCTGTTGGCTGCAATTCTAAGAGGATAATTGCTACTAAAGTCATAATTATTTATCAACGGGCTATTATCGGTAAACATTTTTACTGAATTTTTATATAATCTAAACACGCCCTTAGTTCTGGTGTATACGAGATGAACCCAAGTATTAAAATCAGTACTGTCCGTCAAGAGAGAAATCGGATTGCCGCCGGCATCTTGGTATTGCCACTCGGTGGTATTACTATTTATATTGTTTAAAACACCATTGAATCCGGCCCCCGCCGAGTATTTTCCTTTACCAAAGATTTTACCATAAGTAAAACCTCCATTCTTTGGATAAACCCATATTTCATAAGCAAAGTCACCGCTCAAATTATTGATCGAAGCATTGTTGGTAACCTCCGCCCATTGAGTGGTGCTATTGGAATTAAATATCAAAATTCCACCATGATTAGCACTATAAATTGGCTGACTTATGAGTGTTGCGTGATTACCAAGACCGCTAAGATCTCTCCACACATAGCCAGTGCCAGGGTAACTCGATATATCCCCGGCATCTAGATGTAGAACTAACCCATTAACAGAAGACAAATATGTGCCTGTTACTGTTTGGGTTAATGTTGGGGTTTTAGTTGAAGTAGGAGTTTGAGTATTGGTGGGAGTTCTGGTGTTGGTTCTAGTTAATGTTGGAGTGTTAGTTAATGTTTTGGTGTTAGTTAATGTTGGAGTATTAGTTGATGTTCTAGTGTTGGTTAAAGTTGGAGTGCTAGTTAATGTTAAAGTTGGAGTGTTAGTTAATGTTGTGGTACTAGTTTGTGTAGGAGTGCTAGTATTGGTCGGTGTTTGAGAACTAGTTAAAGTTGGAGTTCCCGTTAAAGTAGGAGTATTAGTTAGTGTGGGAGTTAAAGTCGGAGTGAGTGTTGGAGTGCTTGTTAAGGTTGCCGTCTGAGTTAAAATTAATGTTTGAGTACTGGTCAGGGTTTGAGTGCCAGTTATTGTCGGAGTATTTGTTAAAGTGGGAGTACTAGTTAAAGTGGGAGTTTCTGTTAGTGTAGGAGTATTTGTTAAAGTCGGAGTACTGGTTTTAATTGGTGTTTGAGTATTGGTGTTTGTTAAACTTATTGTGGGAGTTAGTGTAGGAGTACTTGTTGATGTTTGTGTGTTTGTTAATGTAGGAGTATTCGTAGGAGTAGGAGTATTCGTAGGAGTAGGAGTATTCGTTGGGGCAGAAGTTTCTGTTAATGTGGGGGTATTTGTTAAAGTTGGAGTCTCTGTTAGTGTGGGAGTACTTGTTAAAGTTGGAGTCTCTGTTAGTGTGGGGGTTATTGTTAAAGTTGGAGTATTTGTCGGAATAGGAGTATAAGTGGGAGTAGATGCTTGAGTGTTGGTTGAGGTTAAAGTTGGAGTTTGAGTATTAGTTGAAGTGAGCGTCTGAGTACTTGTTAGCGTAGGTGTGCTTGTAAGTGTTGCAGTTGGGGTTCTAGTATTTGTTCTTGTGAGAGTTGGTGTTAGGGTTAATGTGGGAGTAAGCGTGGGAGTAAGCGTGGGAGTAGGGGTGGAAACAACAGAGGGGGATAATATCTTATATGGACTAATATTATTAAAAACAATAGAAGAAGGTCCGCTGGATAAGGATCCCAATGTCCAAGATTCTTCATCATATATTGTTGGAAAATCAAATAATCTTATATTTAAATAAGAACCCCCGGCTCCATGAGTAGGAACTTCTGCTGCATCTGTGCTAGTGGTGGCCCATCCGACAACTTTACTAGAAGAGTCAATTAACACAACTTCAAATGATGCATAATCAACTTCTGTGAATTCGGGAAAGTCTTCTTTTGCTTTATCGATTGAGTTAGAATAATTAAAGTCAAATGATGTTCCGGAAAATTTTCTATCAATTAGATTATAGTCACCAATATCTGATTCATAAAAATAAGAAGACGATAAATTAGAGGTGTAGTTGTTTGTGTTTGGATTTTTTAATCTAAAATATCCACCAACATAATAGGCGGACACTGGATATGAGACTTGAGGGGGAGGCAAATCTAAATCATAAGGAGAAAAATTATTTGACCTGCTTATTACAAGGTATGTTTTTCCACAAACAAGCTGAGAAAAGCCAGGAAATCCACTGGGCGTCCAAGATAACAAATTATTTCCACTGGGGGATTCTGCAATAATTGCGGTGATCCTATTCTTTACTTCGGATGAAAGGTTGGAAATATTAAAATTAGATTCCGCTTTGTAGGTAATAAATTGAAATTTTTTATTTATAGCTCCACTTTGATCAGGAGAATTTGAATTAATATTCAAAATATAATCAGAAAAATTACTTGCATTTTTTATTATGTATGATTTTTCAGGACCCAACGTACTAAATCCAGGAAGTCCTGTTGGGGTCCAAGATAAAAGATTATTGCCACTAGCGGATTCTCCATATACTATATCGACTTGAGATAAACCGGATAGATTATAACTTTCTCTTGAACTTATTATTTGATATAATTTATTAATTATCATTTTAGTTCTAACCTCAAAGTGAAGCACATAAAATTAAAAATTCACGTCGCCATTTGTAAAAAATCCAGAATAAGTGCTTCCTGATTTTGTGATTCTAAATGGCAAAGATAAGTAGCTTGGAGAAAAAGACACAGAAGCTATTAAAATTCCTTCTGCTTTAATATCCATGTTATATGGAATTCCCGAGCTACTTAAAGCATTAAACTCAAATATAGTTTCGCTTTCCGATGTTACTGTGACCCCAGTAGATTCCACGAACCAGTAACTAGGTGATAGGGGATTTGCCCCCAACACAGTAGTAATAGATGTATTCAAGAAAACAGTTGTTGTCGTAGTGGTTGTGGTAGTGGTTGGTGCCATGGTTGTTGTTGGTCCTGTGGTGGTCGTGGTTGTGGTTGTCGGCTCTAGTGTGGTTGTGGTCGGGCCAATCGTGGTTGTAGTAACTGTCGGAGTGTACATGAAGTGAACATCTATTTCAGCTATCCAATTAACATCGCTCCCCAAAACCTTTAATCTAATCTTATCATCTTCAACTCTAATGTTAACATCCCAATCGTCATTATCAGTATTTAATGATTTATTTTCTTCGCCCACAAGATATATGTATTGAGTTGGACTTAATGGAGTATCAGGGTTTATTGATCTCCTATATGTCACTTCTATATCAGATGATATTGCGGCATTTCTGTCGAAGTTAGTGCCGCTACATGATATTCTAAACTTGGCCAAAAGATTATCAGGGACATCAAATTCAAAAAAAGTTTTTTCGCTATTTCCAATTGTTGTTGCCGTGCCCGAGTACGTTATGCTTTTAGATAGATTGTTTCTTTTTTCTAAAATTATTGAATTCTGATTTTCTGAGAACGGATCACTATTATTCTCTATAGATACATAGCCCTTAACATGAAGAGATTTTTCCGATTTACTCCAAACAACATCGTCTGTTACACTTACCGGATTGGCTCCATCACCGACTAAGAAGCTGCCTAGATTAAGAGATGATCTGCCTGTTCCTCCCCAAGAAACATCAACTGGGGTGGCTTCCCACGTGCCAGAGAGAATGGTTCCGACTTGCGTTAGTTTAGAATAACTAACGGTATCTCCCAGGGAGTATTGATCCAACACTAAGTCCCCATCAATTTTATATGACTTATAAAGACTTAAATTAAAGCTTTCACTACTTGTCCAAGAATGTTTGGTATAGTCGAATAATATGGTTTTAGGGGTTGCCGCATTTACCTTGATTCCACTTTGATCCGCACCAAGGTCACTTGTATTCAAAGAGCCTATTACCAATTGATTATCGGCAGATAAGAAAATACTAGTTACAAAATCTCTCATATCCTGGGCGGATATATCGCCAGAAGAATTATTGTAAAATAAGGATAATATATCTGTTCTTGTTCTTAGTGTGTCTGTCATTAAGGATATATATTGTTTTCATCTAAAATTACTATGTTATTAAGTGAAAATACTTTTTTTAGCCTATACTAGCAAATATTATAATGGGAGTGGGATTAAAATAGAGAATCCTGGACTGACACGAAAAATGTCTTGTTTAGAGACATGGGTCCCAAAAATAGAGTCTTTGGGCCACAAAGTGATATTTTTTGATGGAGGCAACAAAGAAGTATCTTATGATAAAGACAACAAGATACTACACTTAATAGCTAATGAATCTTACGACTATCCCAATACTGGACTGGGGTCGTTTATGATTGAAAGATTGAAAGAGGCTGTACTATGGTCGTTAAAAAACGAAGAGTTTGATTACATATTCAGGACAGACGATGGATCTTATTTAAATCATTACGTGATAGATGATTTAATGAAGGAGATGGAAGGATTCGATGTATTGAGGGCAAAATTTGGTGGCGGCGGTGGAATTTTAATGTCCAAAGAAGTTTGTCGAGAATTTATAAAATTTGAAAATACCTCAAATATAACATTAGAAGATATTGCTTTTTTTAATTTTTTAGCAATTAAAAAGTTTAAAACAAAAGTCACTAATTTATTATCTTGTTTTTACATACTTGGTGAAAAACTATTCTCTATTCATTACACAAATGGCAAAAGACAATATTTTGTAAATAATATATTAGATTATTACTATGGCGGAAATCCAGTAGATAGAAAAGTTGTGGTGAACAGTCCCGCAAATTTTGGAAAACTATTCCCCGTCAAGACTTGGAATTGGGATTGGGGAGGAACACCATTTTGGTATTCTTATGAAAAAGATATTTATAATTGGGAATATTATACGGGTCAAACAAGATGCCAATATGAACACAGGCAATGCTGCCCATTTGGGGAGGGGGCATTGTCCAGATTGATGTTTTATAATTTTGATTATAATCTAGAACATCAACCTGAAGAGGCTGTATTCAGAGAACACATATCTTCTTTAAAAGAAAATGGTTTGGCATATATTCCCGATTCCGATTTGTACAGAGACAGAATATTTGAAATCTATCCCGGCTCAGAGATCACAGACAATATTAAAGAAAATATAGAATTATTAGAAATCAATAAAAACAAGTGGATATTAATCCGAAAAAATTAAAAAGCATAAAGAGGATATTTGTCTGGTGAAACATCTGTCTCTATGAAGTCAATAATAGTCCTTAGCTGGTCGTATATGTCTCTCTTAGAGTTCAGGATGATTGACTTGCGTTCTTCGTCCATGAAAAATCCTTCGGGATCAACTAGCACGACAGGGATCTTATCATTCAATTTGAGAGCAAATGGTGCGGACTTACCGACAGCAACAATTATATCGGGCTTGAATTTGGCGAAATCAATGTCCAGTTTACTTGTATTCTTAGATTCAAAAACGGTGCAATCTATATTTTGAAACTTCTTCAATAAAGGATGCTTCATCAAGTAAGAAAGATAGCCAGTGTCATTCATGAAAAAGATTCGAGTACCATCCCAAACAGGATCTTCATCCACTATTCTCTTGTAATACTTTTCACTGCCATTATCATAGTTTTCATATAATGGGTAATATTTTCGCTTCTTTTTCTTTGTCTTAGAAGAATTGTCTTCAATTTTATATTTGTTGATATCAAAATCAAACGATTCCAAATTCATTGCGGCACCTTGGTATAGTGTGTGGAGAAATACTACTCCTCACAGGATGGATATTCAAGATACCGTACCAAAAAGAAACTTAAAGAATTAGTTTTCCCAAGGAAAAACTATCCATCTATTTTCTTTTTCTCGATCTATTTTTCTTGCAGTGTAGTCTACTGTAAAAGATTGTCTTATATTGTAGAACAGGCATGCCGAATATATGTTTGAAAAACCTTCTGAAGTCAGACGTGATCTTATTCTTTGTAGAGTATCCCCGCTATCACAAATTTCGTCTACCAATAGTAGATTAGAAGATTTAGACACATCTTCTAATTCTATGGTTATATTATCTTTATAAATTGTTGCAACTCTAAGAGGAACAGAGAGTATGTGGCTGAATTTAATAGAAGGAACTAATCCTCCTCGTTTAATACCAATTATGAAATCAGGCATTACACCCGACCCAGATACACGACCAGATAAGATTCTCATATCTGAATCAAAATCTTGCCAAGAGTATATTATTTCTTGTAGCATAATGATATTATTATAATGCAAAAATAATTAAAAATCAACTAAAGAAATCTCATCATCAGATATTTCTCTACCGAATTTATTAATAAATGCTTTTTTGATAACTTCTATCGGCTTGCCTTTTAAGGATAAGATAAATTCTTTTGGATCATCTATGGAAGTTTTCTTTCTGCTATTAATAATTTTATTTTTTTCTAATAATTTATACGCAGAATTTTTAAAACCTTGTATGGCGTCTAGCGCCCCATTTTCACCGCCCTTATTCCCAGATATTCTTCCAGTCCAATCCATTGTTATTATATAAAGAAGAAGTTTAACTTTTCTTTCATTTTTATAATTTCCATCTTGATCGAAAACAACAGAAGACACCTTCTTGGAAAAAGATCCATTTCCAAGACTCATGTGATAATCAATACAGAAGTATATATCTTGTATTTCATCAGGGGATAGTGCCGATAACATAGGACTCCACATTGAACCAAGCTTATCTATCATTGGCTCGTAATGGTGGGATTGATCGTGCTGGTGTGCTGATATCTTACCGGATGTGTCGGCGGCATCTTTCCAATGAATGCCGTCTACAGTTGTCGCACTTGCTTTTCCAATATCGTGAAGCCAAGCACAAATCTTAAGAATCTTTTCCTCTTTATCAGACAGATCAAAGTTTATTTTTGAAAAGGGAAAAATTCCTTGCTCTTTCTTAAGTAGTCTTTTAGCAATATCAAGAGAGTTTCTAACCATTCTAGTATGTTTAAAAACATCGCCCTCTGCGTGGTGTTCGGGATTTTGAGGGACATCCTTAAGTAAATCCCTAAGACTAGATTCGACAAGCCAAAGTTTAAAATTCATGATATACTATATATTATTAGATGTTCAACTTTATTAAAAGTATATTCTTTAAATTATCAAAAGAAGAAATTCAAGCTTTATCTGCACCAAGATCTGGGAAGTGGAGGACGGTCAGAAAAAATTATCTTGAATCACTTCCGATTGAGCGTAAAGAATGTGCCGTATGTGGCGCAACAAAAAATTTGGTTGTGCATCATATAGTGCCTGTTCATGTGGACCCAACAAAAGAACTTGATAATGATAATTTTATAGTTTTATGTGAAACGCCCACATTTAACTGCCATCTATTTTTCGGCCATCTAAAAAATTGGGTTAGATTTAATCCAAATATATTAGAAGATGCTAAAAATTGGAGAGAAAAACTAAATAAAATTTATAGATAAATTATATGTTAAATTTTAAAGATTGGCTTATAAGTGAAGGTTCTAATCCTGGCGGCAAAACTGGTTTGTATCCATTGGGATACGGTGGAATAGGATTATACCCGCCCCAGTGGTACCTCACAAGAAGTGCGGATGCAATCTTTTACCTGTCCGTAGACGAAAGAATCTACAATTCAACAGATAAGACATCGTTTGATATAACTCATATACCTGGGGAGTCAAATACAAAATTAAATAGCGGCGAGTCTGGTTTGTGGAGTATAAAGGGCATAGGTGGCGAATCCTCTGAGCCAAAAAGTAATAAAGATGGGTTCTCGGCAAAATATGGAGAAGGAAAGCCCTGGAGCATAAAAAAAATACCCGGAAAACCTTCTTACACGAAAAATAAGGATTTTGTTCCAGATTCAGGAGACGGTGGCATATGGAACATAAAACATATTAAAAAATAGTTTTTAAGTTACCTGTATTTGATGCATATATAAATATAGATCAATTTCATACTTGCAAGGAGGCAAAAATGAAGAAATTGTTATTATCGATTTGTTTACTGGCGGGATGTTATAAAGAACCCAATATTCCAGAAAAACCTCCAGAGACACAACAAAAGTCACAGAAAGCTTCTGTAACTTTAATATTGCTTAAATTACATAATTTTGAAAGAAATAGTAGAGGCATAAAATCATTGGAATTAGATGATGGTTTAAATAAATATGCCCAGAATCATGCCGAATATATGGCAAATAATAATACTCTCAGACATTCCAATATATCGGTTTTATTAAAGGATCATAATGCTTGTGCGGAAAACATTGCCTTTGGGCAAAGAACGCCTGAGGAGGTAGTCAAAGCTTGGATGGGATCCTATGGTCATAGATCCAATATTATGTCATCGGAGTATGGACATATAGGTTTTGGGTACTTCTCAGCAGAAGGTAAAATTTATTGGTGTGCAGTATTTGGAGATTAAATTACTTGTAAATATTTCCAAATTTAGATCCCTGCATGCCACCGACGTTGCCTAATAAATCATCGAGAAGAGCAAGCATCTCAGGGTTTCTTCCCACAAACTGAATCAGTTTTTGATATTTATTTCCTTTTTCGCCAAGATTGCTGGAAATCTTAGCTAGGTTTTTATTCATTTGCTGTTTTGAATGAACCTCGGGAGCAGGTTGTTGTGTATTTTGTCCTGGGGTTACGTCGTTGGAAGAATTGGTTGCCATAGGTTGTTGAAGTCCAACAGCAGGGGGAGCCATTTCGTTTATCAATTTGTTTAGTTTGTAGAAGTTCATAATAATTATATATGCAGAACTAATTAAAATATCACCAACCTATTTTTGTCCTGAACCCAGAAAAAGTTTTTAATCTAAATGTTCTATCTGGTATATCAGGTAGTTTATAGTTTATTATTAAACATTTATTGTGTGGAGGCAATGAATTTATACTGGGGTCAGATATGCACAAAACATGCTCATCGGCAACAAAACTCAACTCTTTTTCCGAGATCAAATCTTTAACTTTATTTGTAACATCGACTAAATTTTCAGGACCTGGTGGCTGGGCTTCATCTCGCTGGATACCATCAAAACCAAAAAACGCTGAAATAATTTCTGGTTTTTTTTCTTCAAATGAATATGATCCATCATAAAAAAATCTAGGGCAGTCGGTTCCTTGTGGATCAAACTCATAGTGCCACATCTCATATTTCTTTATTTCGCTTGGACTTATGTTGCCCTCATGTAGCCACGCCTCTCCATACCACCTATCCCTGTATTTGTATTCTATGTTTTTCTTTATATGAGAAGATTTGGTCCACCAAAAATTACCCCACCACCAGCCAAATATATTTGTGACGCCAACTGTATCGAATCCATTGTTTAATTTATCAACACAATCCTTCCACCTATCAATTGTGAAGTAATCAAGTGATTCAGCCCAGTCATTTATGCTGTTTATTTTTTGTTGAGATATTTCTTTCGTTGAAAAATTCTTAAATTTATTATAAACACCTTTTACATGACTGTATAATAAATTTGTATTATTTCTAGTTTTTCCTAAATCATCTATTTTCTTTATTCCCCAATATTCTGGTATATTATCTGTGTGGTATTCTATTATTAATTTATTATATTTATTAAAAGTTGTTCTTATGTCTTCTTCTTGATTGTTGGTATCCGTTATGGTTAAATAAATCTCATCGGCAGCGTCATACAATCCAGAATTTATCATTCTATTTATCTTTGCGATAAGTCTATCTTTCCAATCATTTACTGCCCAACAAAATATGACAACTATTACGCTTTTATCACCCTCTTCCTCCAACACATGATCACTTAAAATTAAAGTTTGATTTTCTGGGATCTTTAATTTTTTGCCGTCGTGAATTAAATCTAGATATTTAAATACTCCGGGAGTAGGATCTCCAAATAAATCATTTCCCACTAATACAAAAGATAATCCTTTCTTTATTTTATCATTAAGTATATCTGTGACATCCTTACTTCCATAAACGGCACTTTCTATAAAATTAATTTTTTCTGTCATTTTATGTCTTTACTATTACGGAGGTAATGCTAGTAGGACCTAATTTAAAAATTTGAATAGATTTTATATTATTCTTTAAATATTCTTTTTCTTCTTCATCTAAATAATCTGATATTATTTCTTTTTTATCTATAAAATTTTCTAACAATTCCAATGTAGTGATTTTTGTCGGATCTCCCCAACCCCAAACATCACGTTTTTCTGGTATTTTCACCTCTATGCTAGAATGCAGATCTTCTATTATAAATAGCCCTCCACTCTTTAATGATTTCATAAAAGAAACGAAGGTTATCTGTTGGTCATGTATATTGTGAGAACCATCATCTATGATGATGTCGTATTCTCTTAATTTAGCAGCATAGTCGGAAACAAGTTCTTTTTTGGATTGATCCAACCAGTCTATAGTTATTCTCTCCAAATCTCTCAATTGATGTCTCACAATATCCAGTCCTAAAATTTGAGCATTTTTAAAATAATCACGCCAAACCCTTAGCGAATTTCCAGGCTCCCATCCTGCTTCCTTTAAAAAACCACCAATTCCAATTTCACAAACAAGCTTCACATTGTCTTTTATTGGGTAAAAAAATTCTTCGTAAACAGATTCGTAGTAATTGTGAGTAAAATCTTTGTCGGTGGGGTATTTTTTAGAGATATCCGAAAGACTCTTGTGGGAGGAATCTTTTTTACCTAATACCAATTTTTTTCCCTCTGGGATCGTCATGGTTTCGTTTTTATAATTAACAACCAAACTCTTGAAGACTCCTGGATTTGGATCTCCAAACAATTCGTTTCCAACGACAATTGACAAACTTCCATTTATCATTTTTCTAGTTAGAATATCTTTAACATCCTTGCCGCCATAATTAGCACTATGAAGATCTTCATTAGAGTTAGAAAGATCTTCATTGTCAAAAGTTTTACCTTCTAAGCCAGTCTTTTCTATTTGAGAAGGACTAACTCGTTTTTTAATAACAGATGTCACACTCGATAATTCTTCTCCCCGCTCATACAACAATTTACAATAATCAATATTGTTTTTAAGATATTCTTTATCGGCATCAGATATGTAATCTGATTGGACATTGTTGTTTAATAATATTAAATTTTGAAGCATCTCAAGAGTGGTGGTTTTATTAGGATCTCCCCAATTAAATATTTGCTTCCCAGACATCTTAGCTTCATGACTGGTCTGTAGGTTCTCTATAATAAATAACCCGCCTGGTTTTAGTTTCCTAAAAAGTTTGGCAAAAGTTATTTGTTGATCTCTCATTTTATGAGAAGCATCATCCAATATGACATCAAAATCTTCTTGAGTTAAAGCAAATTTCTCAAGATCTTCTTCCTTGCTTTGATCCATCTGGACACAGTTAATTCTCTTTTCATTAATTTTTATTGGGTTAATGTCACATCCAATAATTTCGGCATTATTGAAAAAGTCACGCCACATTTTAAGAGACTCGCCATCTGTGCCTATTTCACAAAATCTTTTTAAATTTTCTTTTATTGGATTGAATAAATCTTCATAATAATTAGAAATATACTTATGAGATGATTCCTTATCAGTATGGTAAAATTCCGATATATCTGCTAAGCTCTTATTGTTGGGGTCCATTTTTATATTGAATACATCATAATAGATTTTATCTATTTTTCTATTTCTGATATGTCCGTATCCGAAGGCATGAAAAATAAAATTTCCATCATTGTATTCACGCCAATTTAAACTTCTATTGGTTATTATCTTGACTTTATTCCTAACATTGGAACTTCTGTCGTAGAGAACAGTTAAACAAGTTTGATCGTGCCAAAGATTGTTTTTAAAATAACCTTCTTGATTATTGTTTGTTACCAAAAATGAACAATCTCCGCCTCTCAAATAATTTCCAGCTTCCCACCAATCATTCATAAAGTTTCTGGACCATTCGGAGTTCTTAAACAATAGAACCCCAGCATTCATTTTGCTGTGTGAGCTATAGTCCTCTGTTGCTATTAGATCAAAGTCATCATCTATAAATTCTTCTATTCTTATTGTATTATCTGAGACAACGGCATCCATATCTAAAAATAAAACATAATCACAATCATACTTTTTCATTACATCTGATATTAATCTGGGTTTAGCCCAAGTATGCGCCCTGTCTTCTATATAGGTTTTTATCTTATCCGTGTCTTTCTCAACATGATAAGTGTACCCTTTTTCTTCACAGTACTTTTTGTTTATTTCCTCTGAAAATTTTCCATAGGATAGATTCTTTGTATAAAATTGAGCAACTACTATTTTTTTCATAAATTATATTAGTTACTTATTAATTATTTTTAAAGAAAAATACAACTATATATTTTAGATTCTGAAAGGTAAAAATGGCCGATACATTAATTCAATTAAAAAGAGCATTATCGTCTAACTGGGCACTGGTTAATCCTTTGCTTCTTGAGGGGGAAGAGGGCCTAGAAACAGACACAAATAGAAAGAAAACAGGCAATGGAATATCTCGATGGAACAATCTTCCCTATTCTTCTAAACAATTCGATAATATCTACGTAAATGGCAACACAATAAGTTCTCAGGATGTTAATGGAAATATATACCTTCGGCCCAACGGAACAGGTAAAGCGTATGTAAACGATGATGAAATTATAACCAGGTCGAGCCTTACAGGTGCAACAGGGGCAGTGGGCGGGTCAGCAATACTCGAACAATATGCGAGAAAAAATCAAAACAATGTATTTGCCTCACAGTATAGCAATACATTTGCTGGTATGGTTGATATAACTGGGACTTTTAGGGTTGGATCTGTTACTGTTAATTCGACGGCAGCAGAATTAAACTATCTTCACGAGGTAACTCCAGGAACAGCCACCGTAAATAAACCATTATTTGTCGATAGTAATTTAAATTTGTCTGGATTGGGACATCTATCTTTAACCGGGGCATTAACTTCAGTCGGGGATATAAGATCATCGGGAAGTTTCTATTCAAATAATAAAAAAATAGCAACCGAAGAATATGTCGATAATTCAAGAAGAAGTTTTGATATAAAGCAATCTGTCAGGGCTGCAACAACGGCTGATATAAATCTAACCGGTCTTCAAACAATAGATAATATTTCTTTAGTAGCTGGCGACAGGGTGTTGGTTAAGAATCAAATTCTTCCATATGAAAACGGAATATATGATGTTAAAATAGGCGCCTGGGCGAGATCTTCTGACGCTAATTCTAACAATAATGTTACTACTGGACTTTTTGTCTTTGCGTCAGAGGGCACAGCAAATATGGACACTGGTTGGCTGTTAATAACCAACGACACCATCAACTTGGGAGTAACAGATTTAGTCTTTAGTTTGTTTAATGGAGCCAACCAATTAACTGCTGGAGATGGGTTGACTAGGACTGGGAATTCTTTTTCGGCCAGAGGAACTCTGGGTAGGATAGTCGTAACTCCTTCTGGTATTGATCTAGCCGTCATACCCGGATTAGTTTCCGGCCCTTATTCAAAGGTCATAGTGGATTATTATGGTAGAGTTGTAGGAGGATCAAATCCAACCACTCTCGCTGGCTATGGGATAACAGATGCCATGCCATATAGTCAAAATCTAAATAGCATATCAAATGCCGGACTAGGATCTCCGGGAAAAGTATTGGTGATCGAAGGTAACTACCCAGTTTGGGGGGATATAGATGGCGGAAGTCCTTGAAATTTGAACTATAATTAGTTTATGACTTCTGTGGTAGTTTACATAATAAACGGTAATCTAAATTACCATAAAATGGCTCTTAATAGCATCAAAATGCTTAGAAAATTCAACAAAAATATAAGAATAATATGTTTTTGCACACATGATGAGACCATGTTTCCAGAAGAATTGATGGTTGAAACAAAGTATGTGAAGAACATAGACCCAGAATACTTCCCAGCAAACAAACAATATCTAGCCGATTTGGACTTTGACAATATATTTTACATAGATAGTGACACTTTTATATTTGATGATATAGAAAAAATAATAAATAAATACCCAGAAGATATTGTGGGCTGTGAGAACAAGTGGGCCTATAGTGCAGACTTTAAATTATTTAAGCCCATTAATTCAGGCGTGCTATTGTTTAGAAATGGATCTAACAAAAAAATATACAAAGACTTTAATGATAAGCTCAATAAAATAAAAGAAACCCACCCCGAACTATGGGTTTGGCTTGAGAGATATAATAAATGGGTGAGGGAAGAATTCCTAATGAGTCAAATAGTTCATGATGATAATATAAATAAAAATTATTTTAAAAGAAATCATGTTAAGATACCAGAAAATATCAATGACTTTGAATATATGGATGCGATAATATTCCATACATACACACATAATTGGGAAAGATTACTAAAATTTAAAAATGTTAAAAGAAAAGTTTTGAGGCCAAAATTCAAATTAAACTCATATATATTTCATCATGAGTTTATTTAAAAATTATGTAGAGAATCAAGAAAATCTTGTCGGTGGTCCTGGCATACAATTGCTTAAATCCACATTTGATGGAATGTTCAGCAGAGGAGCCCCAGTAGAATATGATGATACAGGATTTAATAAGCCTGATTTTATGTCTTTTAAGAGAATAACTAGCGATCCAAAATATCATGAAGACACCATACCCGTTGCAATGGCAAATAATATTTTATCAATATTAAACAGATATAAAAAGACCCAAGTAACTCATTATGAAGATATCAAGGCAGCAGTTAATAAAGACATAAAAGACTCATTGTCGCTCCATGATCAAGAAGATGACAAAATAACAATTGATAACAATGCTCCTAAACAATACGGCAAGGTGAAAGTTTTAATTCCCGGAGGCATAGATAAAGCTCTATCCAGGAGAATAGAAGCGATAATAGTACAAAAAAAGAATCTCCAAAAAACTTTAAATAAATTTGGAAAACATCAATATGAAGCATGGCGATACTTCAGTCAAGATAAAAACACACTAGATACATACTATGTTTCGCCCGAAGTCATTGATGAGATAGTGGAACTAGTAGCGGGTGAGAAAAAGATAGGCGTTAAAAAAATAGGAGCATCGGCTGCAGTTGCCGCCCCGGGAATAAACACCGGATCATCCTCAGATGTTAATGTTATAGGAGTAGAAGAAACCCAGAGATATGGCAAAAGGCTTGCCATACAGTTTAATGTTCCGTTTGAAAAAAGTAAAGCCTTATTTGATGCGGTTAAGGCAGCAGGACTTTCTCCAAGTGGAATGGCATACGAAAGAAACCCAACAAGATTCTTATTATCATTGGATAGAAAGATTCACGACCAAGTAATCAAAAAGTTCAGTGAATTTGGAATAGATGCCAAACCAATAGATGATTTTGTGGAAAAGAATCAATTATCAGTTCAATCTGCGGACGATCCTTCAGAAGAAGAAAAACCAACAAAAGGATCCGAGAGTGCGCCTGCCAGTGAGAGAATAGAGTTTACAGATCCTTCCAAGGGAAGAGACGATAAACTTCATATAAAAATATTATACACAAGAGTATCTCCTCAACAAAAAGAGTTCCTTAGGGAACTTGTGCAATACACATTTCCAAATTACGAATGGGATAGAGACAACTATTCTTATATCGTTAGGGGTAATTTTAAACAATATGTATCTTTTGGTGCAACACTTAAAAAATTCGGTTACATGTTTGAAATAACAGACAATTACACGCAGAACCCAAATAGTCTTAAACTAATCCTACAAACTAAACTTAAAAATGGCGGAGTCAAAAAGACAAAATACGAAGGGGAAGTTCCAGAAGGATTAAAAGATAAAATAGAAGAAAAACTACCTGAATCTAAGTTTGAATTATATGATCAGCAAAAAGATGGAGTGACCTTCTTGTACGGCAGACATCACGCAATACTTGGTGATGAAACAGGATATGGAAAAACTGCAATGCTTATAAGTGCTGCGGAGTTGAAGATGCAAGACACTCCTGGCGCAAAAACTCTTGTGATTACATTGAAATCGGTTCAACAGCAGTGGGTAGATGAGATAAAAAATGTTGTAGGAGATAAATCCGAAATCTCAACTGATGCATTGAATCCAAAGAAGTGGACCGTTCTGTACTACGACAATTTTTCAAGTGGAAAACAAGTGGATAATGTTGTCAAGTCAGTCAGCGGGACAAATTTTGAAATAGCAATATTTGATGAACTTCACAAACTAAAACACAGCACGTCCAAAAGAAGCCAGAACATACTCGTCGCAACTCAGAACATACCTTATAAATGGGGCGCCAGTGCAACAATAAGTGCAAACAAGCCTATGGACGTAAAGAATCAATTGATTATGATCGGCCACCCACTCGGCTCCATAAAAGAAGGAAAGTTTAAAAAAGATTTTGCGGGCATGGTGCCCGGTGGTTATGGTGGAAGTTATATTGAAGGAACATTTAGAGATAAGATCAAAGCCGCTGAGAAACTAAATCGATGGTTAAATCTATCGGGAGTCTATGTCAGAAGAACAAAGAATGAATTAAGAGAAATGCCCAATCTTGAAGTTAATGCATACACAACTGACGTAGACACATCAGAATTTAGTAAAAAATTAAAAGAAAAACTCAAGGCTTATAAGGATCCCAATTTAGCAATATCAGAATTAATAGCCTCAAGAGAAATCCTTGCTCATCTAAAGGTGGATTCCACAGTAGATAAAGCCTTGAAAATAATAAATTCAAATAAAGAAAAATCAGAAAACAATTACGCAGCAAGTAAAGTTGTCATATTTACAAACTTCGTTCAATCCGGCGAACAAATAAACAACAAGTTATCAGCTAAATTAAAAGAAATTAATCCTAATTTTAAAGTAATAACATACCTTTCTAGCACAAAGAAAGCAGAAAGAGAAAAGGTTAAAGAACTATTTACAAATGATCCCAATGCAAAAGCACTTGTAATGAGTATGAAAATGGGTGGAACTGGGATAAGTTTTCCCAACGCAGCTCAGAATATGATCGTCAATGACTTTGATTGGACTCCTGAAAGCTCTGAGCAGAGTGAGGGAAGAATATACAGAATCAACACCAACCACTCCGTTAAGATAGATTATACACTAGCACCGGGTCTAGACACCGAAATCTATGAAGCAGTTCAGCGTAAAAGGAAGCTTGCAGAAATTATCCAAAGATACAGAAAAGAATACCAAGATGTTCAGGCCGATGAAAAGCTGCTACAGAAGCTAATTGATACTCAAGTAGAAGCAAATAAAATAGATGAAGAAATTAAGAATTTAATAGCAAAGGCTGCCTCCAAATCTATGGAGGAAGCGGTATCATTTAGCGATTATCTTAAAATATTAGAATTGGGATTCAACGCAGATACTTGATTAATGGCCTGATTCACTTGATCATTAATTGTATTTCTTATAGCCTCAACTTCTCCCGGAGTGAGAGCCCTTGCAGATCCCAATAAATTTAACACAAATTCACAATCAAGTTTTTTTAAAGACCTTATACCATTTTTCTTGTATTGTCTAAAAGCCGAAGTTACAAATTTGTCGCTCTTTATATTTGGGTAACCAAACATAATATTATTACAATTTTTTTGTAATAGATTTCTTATATATGGGAAAGTTAAATAATGAACGTTGATTCCCCAAACATAAAAAGAGTCTGCGGCTGTTACCATTACATTTGGATTGGGATCATGACCAGCCTTATGGAACATGTAGTTAAAAGAAACTAAACTACCTTTTTTAACATCCTGTATAAGGTCCATCTTTCTCCTTTAATTGGAGTTACTTTAAATACTTTATCTTATATATTGTTCTGTAAGTTAGCGCTACAACCTCATCCATAATATTTTTGAGATGAGTGTCTTTATCATTCATGCTATCTTTTCCAAGCATGAATATCTTTGCACAATCTTGGAGATAATCTTCAATATCAACATCAGAAATACTAATATCTCCATATCCGTTTAATATTCCATATTGACCTTGATATGTTTCAATAAAAGAATCCGCTAGATCCAGAATACCATCATAAAATCCATTTAAGGCTTTATGTTGACTATAACTTTTAGTTTGTAAATGGTGAACATGAGCCACTTGGCGTGCCTCAAACATTTTCTGAACTAGGCTCTTGACGCTTTTAGAATTTTTATAATCATTTAAACTTATCATTTTAATACCCATTGTAAACTTTAGAGGAATAATCTCCGGATGCACCACCAAACAACTTAGTTGAGTAGTCTGTTCCTTGTGATCTGACCATTAATTTAATGTTTTCAGGATTCTTTTCATATTGATATTTGGCACTCATAGTGAAGAATTTTTTAAGTTCAGCACATATGTATTCAATTATATTTTTTGCACAGTCATCTTCTGTTGCATCTTTTTGTCCCATGAGATTATTATACATTTTCTCAAAGTCCAGCAGATATGGCTTTCCATAAGGATGAGTATTCGTCTTGTTTTGAACCTTGAATGCTATAGAATTAGCAATAGGATATACTCTAACTCCTTGAAAATAAGTATCGGGATTAGTTGAAAATACAAAAATATGAGGTTCTTGGTCCGAGTCAAATAGTTTATTTTTTATCTTTTGACTCTTCAATAGATCGCTTATTATCTTAAGCTTCCTATGAGCCTGCATTTCCGATTGGTTAATATAATCAAAAAATTTATACATTTTTAATCCCTTAGCAGTTCCTTAAAATTATTTCAGCTGCACTGGGCACACATCTCTGTATGACTTTCAAGTCTGATGGGTTACCGTTAAAGGGAAGTTCTTTAACAATGACTCCAGGAAAACTTGCAGCAGCCTGCTTAAGAGTATCTAGTTGAGCTGTCACAAATAAAATTCCATCTATCCTCTCAATGAAGTCGGACTCTCCTTTTTTAGGAAATCCATTCTCATCAATCTCCCCTGTTTCATATAAATACTTGATCTTTAAATCTACATACGGAACAACATTTCCATCATCATCTATCATAGCCTCACTGTTTTCCGACTGTATTGTTCTTACTGACAATTTACCGTCTGCATAAGCGGTGCTTAGACAGCTTCCGAGATCTAAACCTACAAAATAAACGGTTCCATCTACTCCCACTACGTTTATGAGGAAAGATCTTTGCTTGAAATTATCTGCAATAGCTTCCATGATAACTCTTCTTCTTAGAACATCTCTCTCTTCTGGGCTGCCTTCTTCTAGCCTCTTGAGTTCGGGATCCTCCAAAAATCTTTCTGGGTCGTCTTCCCTTAAGGACCATTTTCCTAAATCTATCATTCCCCATTTTTCATTGAATCTTGTTGATATCTTTATTGAATATGTTCTTTCATTGTAAATGATATCTTCGGAGTTTCCTCCACTGCCAACTTGGGCCGCACCTAATAATGAGGCCAAATATTTTCTGTGAAGGTCACTCTTCATGCCCAGTGTTCCCTTCAGCTTAATAAATACATTTGTTAAATCAGAATAACTCTGAAGTGAGGTGAAGATGTGGTTGACAACTGACATCGAGGGATTATTGTTATCCAATTCCTGTCTGATAGATTTTCTTATATCCTTACCAGCTTTTTCTATATTAGAATTTTGTCTTAAAAAAAGAATCTGTAAATTGTCTTCAACAAACTTTCTTGGATAAGCCTCTAAATCATAATCCCTGATTTTATGAATATCATTTAATAAAAGACTTGTGTCGCCTTTAACTAGATTTTTAAAATAGCTTATTTTCCAAGTTTCAAAATCTTCTGATTCCTCTTGTTCTTCTGGGATGTCGGGAGATTGTGGTTCTTGCGATAAATCTTGCGGAGAATCTTGTTTTGGGAGTTCTATCTCTGTCTCCTCTGGGGCCCCATCTGTATTTTGGTCCTGTGGTGGTTCTTCGGAGGTGTTGTTTTGCATCACCACCTGATTGCCGCCAGTAGCATCGGAAGGAGGCTGTCCTCCTGCGGCTTCGCCTGGATTTCCAAGTTCTTCATTAAACCAATTTAAAGTATTAATTTTCATCTTTTGCTTCTTTCTTTGCTTTATTTATCGCTTCTAGTAACTGTCTTTTATTGTTTCCTGAATTTATATTTATTGTATTATTTTGATTGGCTGCTAAGTATTTAGGGAAGGTATCCTTATCTTTTAACTTTATTCTTGTCATTAAATCTGCCATTTTAGCCATTTTATCCGCTACATCGCTTTTTATCTTAACCAAACTTACAAGAGCTTCTTTGCTTGCACTGGTGCTGTCGCCCTCATTTATTACGAGATCGGCAAAATTACCTATAAATTCATCTATTTGTTTTCTATCTTCTCTTATATTATTTAGAATCTCGCTGTAGACTCCAGCCAATTCTTCATCAGAAACTATGTGAGAGAGATCATTTTGATTCTGAACGGACGGAAGGTCTACGTTCATTTGAGGTATTAATTCTTTTGCATCATCTATTTGACTTATTATAATTTGATCTTGATTTTCCATAACTATATATATTAGTGAAAGTTTATAAAGTTTAAGTATATAACAAAAAATGGTCGAAAAAAGAAAAAATCAATCTGGGGACTTGGGTCGCATCGAGCACAAAATCGAGCATTTTGAAGATAAAATAAAAGAAATGTCATCGGAGATGGATTCTTTCTCAAAGAAAATTCAAGAATTTGAAATTAAAATGGAAGGAATTAATCTTAGGACATCAAGATCTCAACAAAATTGGGATCAACTGATTGATTTTATAGTCAAGATATTCTGGGTGGTTGTTGCTTCATATCTATTGTATAAATTGGGAATACAAAGCCCTTCAGTGTGAAAAAATAAATTAAAACAATATATAACAATAACAAAAGGTGAAAAAATGGGAAAATTTCAAGATTACGTTTTATACAAAGAGAACAACTACAAAGAGAACAATATTCCGGTAGTTTCAAAAGTTAAATTGGCTAGGAATCCAGGAGTAGAAGATTTCCAACCATTCGTAATCGATAAAGACAACCACCCCAGTTTAAGATTGCTTATAAAAGCTTTCGAAAATAGCCCACAAATAGGTGTTGGTTACACCACCATGGATAAAACAGATGGTGAGGTTGAACCAAAACTTAAAAAGAAAGTCGTCTACTTAACAGGTGGGGCAGTTCGTGATCATCTAAAAGGAAAGACCCCGAGAAACTATGATCTTGTAACAGATGCCACATCAAGCGAAATTAAATTAATTTTAAAGGGAAATGGTTTTGAGGAAACTCAGACTCCGAGAAGTAACAAGAGTTTCTTTGCCAGTAGGATGGATGATAAAAATAAGCCCGTAGAATTCACAGTTGTTATTAACGGAGAAAACTTTGAATTATCTCCTTTGTCAAAATCCATTAAGAATAGGAATTTAAATGTTGATGGATTTTCAGCAACATCAAGCTTAGAAGACGATGCAGCATCAAGAGACTTTACAATAAATGCAATGTATATTCCACTTAAAAATAGTGAAGGAGAAAACACAGAACTACTTGATGTTTATGGTGGTGCTCATCATCTTAAAAATGGTCAAATAATCTCTATCGGGAAGTTCTCAAAAAGAGTTGAAGATGACCCAATGACAGCACATAGATATATAAGAATGCAAGCCAGATACGGAAATGAAGACATCCCTGAAGATCACATCGAATCTATGGGAAAAATAAACGATCTAAATAAAAACTATAAAAGGGAATACATTCTTGGTCTCGAGAATCCCGAAATAAATGACAGAAAATATTTGGATATGTATAAAAACACAGGTCTTTTAAATACAGTTTATCCTTTAGATAATTTAGCTGTGGACGACGTGCCAGAAAAAGCTTACAATGATAGATTTTTAACTTCTGCTTGGTTGATGAAAGATAAAGCAATAGAACAAGTTAAATTTGCTTTACTATCAGCGGGGTGGGAATCAAGAGAAGTAGAAGATATCGCACATCTTATCAGCATGTATCAAGCAGAAAGAAATAATTACCAGCAGGTTTCAACTCCTTGCGGACTTTCTGATAACAAAGTTAATAAGTGGAAAAAGATATATTCAACATCAGCCTGGTGATTCTAGGACCAGCTTTTTAGCATTGTTTAGAATCTTGTCTATGCTTCCCGCAGGTATCTTATCTTTGAAGTGATTGTAAGCTCCTTTTATCATTTCATGTTCCGGGTTGCATGTTAATTCAAGCCAACCTACAAAATAATTCCAAATTCTATCCTCTAGAACAAGAGGGTATTTAACGCCTTCGGGCCTACCAAACCGGTGAACCCACTTTAATTGAGGGATACAAATTGCTTTGCCCCCACGTGTTCTAAATTTTTCATGAATATAACCTTCTTCTCCGCCAAATCCCTTAAAGTGCTGGTTGAATCCGACCCAATTCTTGGTCTCGCATGAAAAAACACCAAGACCATGCATGAGAATCTCAAAAGGCTCACCTTTTTTCAAGTTTTCATGATCTGTGTGCCAGGTCCCATACATGGAATGATTCCAGACCGGAGAAAAGCTTGTAGATTCATTTCGCAAATCGTCATAAAGAAGAGGTCCCTGAACTATGTTTTTGCAATCAGGGTTTTGTTCATAATATTTCAAAAGACTTTCTATTGCACCCTTTTGAAATAAAACGTGGCAATCCATTGATATGGTATACTTGCCCTTTGCTTGCTTGAATATTTCATTTCTTACTGCAGTGCTTTTCTTTTCTTCATATGGGATATATCTTCCTCTGGCCCAACTATTAACAAAAGATTTAACCGGTTCGGCATGTTTACCTTTTGGGTTATTATCTATGACTAAAAATTCAACCTGATCAGTGTTGCATACTTCGTGATACATGCGAAGTGCTTGGAGAGAGAAATACACTCCATCATAATCATCATAGGTCGCCATTCCGATAGTCAATAATTTTTCACTCATTATTTTTCCTTTTTTGTATTATAACAATTAATATATTTTATTTCAAGATTCTTTTCTTAATTCTGCCGAGTAGTGTTCGAATCTATTGTGTTCGGTTGGTGTCATGAGCAAAAGTCCACCTTGAATATTACCTTTTTTAGTTTCTTGGTAAATATAACTCATCCAAGTTTGTTCGTATGAATGAGCCCAAGTAGTTTCTAAAAACATTTTTTTGTTTCCTTCTCTGGAGACTACTTGGGGCCAATTGCAATAGTAAACTTCTCCATTTGTATACGGAACTCCTCGATGACTTTTTATGTTATTATAAACAGTCTTAGGAGCATTTGGATCGGTTCCTAATTGAGGAAGCTTTTTATTATTTGGCCAATACTTTTCTCTGACATCTTGGGACACGTTATACCAACTCCATTGAGTTCCATTGTCTCCGAAAAACTCAGTATAGTTTAATTTTAAAAAATCAAAACTTTCTTTGTTTGCTATTTCCATTGACTTAGAATAAAGATTCTCTGTTATTCTATTGAAGCCATTTTTACAAAGAGGTTCATTTTTATTTGAATAGAAGAACATATCATCTTCGAAAAACCAATGAAAATCAAATTCGTTTTGTTCCGCATGATCTGCTATGAATTGTCGGCCACCACATATCCCCAAGTTATCTTTTTTAATATGCTCGAAATTATATTCTTCACATAGTTTGATGTATTCATCATTCTTCGACAAGTCTGTTGAGTTATTGAGAAGAAATCTTTTCTTGGGTTTTATAAGAAAATCAGAGTCGTATGCTTCCATGCTTTTTAATAATGTTCTAAATTGATTGGGGCTGTTAAAAGTTATTACGTAAAGCGCAGTGTTATCTGTATCTGATTGACAATTTAATTTATTTTCTTTTACCTTCTCGTTTGTAAATTCTTTAAGATTCTCAAAGAAAGGATAAACTAAACCGTTTCCCGGTATTTCGTATCTATGAATCAAAGCAGGGTGCCTATGGCATAGTATTGTAAATAAACACTCATCTGCGCCCATATTCCCTTCTCTGAGGGTTGATTCCATAACCCCATAATAAAGGCTATTAATTTGAGATACTAGTTCTTTTCTTCCGCCAAAGAATCCCCCTCTTGCAACATAATCTACATAATTAACACCGCAATATTTTGCCATAGCATTTCTTTCAAAGCCATGTATTTCATCGTTAGCGGTATATGGATATGTTATGTGCACAAACTTCTTTTGAATTTTACAATAATTATCAAGATTATCGAGAACCTTATCATGTGTAAAAGTTCCCTGGTGGACTGTATTTGTCAATCCTCCATCTATCCAAAAGAAATAATCAGATTTAAATGGATTGTAAATGGACGAATCATTTAACATGAACATTTTTGTGAACATCATTGGATTGTAAAATTCCAACGCTGCTTGAGGGGATTCTCTAAGCCAACCTGCTCTAGATAGCCATTCCTCATTTTTTCTTATTTCTTGTATTTTATCAAAGAAAGGATTCCAAGTTTTAAAGTCTTCATTTTCTTTAAAATATATTCTTGTTGGCTTATCCTTTCTTATATCCAAAACCTCCTGCTCCAGAGATTTTGGAATCCAAATACACATTTGAGCATCAACTTCCAACATCTCAAAAAATCTGGCCTTGTAGTCGCTAAAGTTTCTTTGTGCCCAGCCGTCTAAGCTTTCTCGATTAAGATCCCAAAGACCTGTGACAAGGGTAATATTTTTATTCATGATTAATCTTAATATAGATTATTCTGAATAAAAATTATCGTCTACGGGCAGCATCTCGTCTTCTGGCTGCGGCGGCACCAACACCAACACTTGGCGGCGTTGCTATAGGCCTAGAACTGCCAGTTTTTGCTGCTGGTATGTTGATTGTAATACCAGATTTTTTATTTTTAACTAATTGCTGGCCTACAGTTATTAGATTAGGTTCGTATTTAACAGAAGGATCTATTTTAAGTTCATTATAAATCTTTTGAACAAGGGCCTCGATACTTCCTACAGTTGAAGAGTCTCCTTGTATATGAACATGTATCGCAAGTTCTTGCGGAAGATATTTTACTTTAGATTCTAACTTTCTTTCTTCTATGAATCTGTTATATGTATTTTGTTCGATAAAAACAGCTGCTTCTTTGATGTTAACTAGCTGCTGATGTCCCTGGGAAGTATCCACACTGTCAAAGTCATAGGATGGGGCCGATCCTCTACTACAAGATCTTCCGCCACATGCACCATATTTCAAAGGATTGACAATTGTATTTTTAATTCCACCAACAGTTCTTTGTCCTTGAGGAGTTTTTACAATATCTCCTCGCATAACATTGTGTAGATCATTTTCTTTTCCTTGAATCGTATTTGCAACTATACCTCCGATCTTACCAATATCAGTTGCAAGATTACCAAAAAATGATTCGTTTGCTTCAACCCACTCGATGAATTTTTTCATAAATATATATATTAAAACAAGATATAATTTAAAATAAATTATTATATTGATATATATGTTTTGTACTCAACTCTAAGTAATTTTTTAATAAATGATAGACAATCTAGGGAGAAATATTGATTCGGGATTAAATGCGCAGGATCTCCGTGGATTAATTTCATCATTAGCAAAACAAGACACGGGTCCAGCAAAGCCATTTGGCAAAAAAAACGATAATGATCCCACAACTAAATTACTAAAAGATATGGAAACTCTTTCTAAAGAGTTTCGGTCATCGATACAAGAAACAAAAAAATTAGCGGTTGCAGTTGGTGATTTTTTGAAATCATCCACTAAAGCATCGAGTGGCGGCAATAATAAATTCGGACCTATGCTACCTAGAGACATGGGAAGAAAAAATCCCGGAAACAAGAAGATGGAAGCTTCGATGACCAAACTGGCTGAGCACGGGCTAAAAAAGGGAAGTATATTTACACACGATTTCAAATTAGGGGAAATAATGAAATCGTTGGCAAAGAGCCTGAGAAAAGGTTTTGGTGCAATGACAGGTGGGACAGGTAGTGGAGGAACCGGTGGAGGTGGTGGAGGTGGAGGTGGTGGTGGTGGTGGTGGTGGTGGTGGATATGGAGGCTACGGAAGAGAAGATCCAGATCAACTCGCAGCCTTAAACTCACTCAGAAGAAAAAAGCAATCAATTGGAGATATATCCAGAAGCCTGGCAGTGTCTCAGGAAACGATGCTTGGGTATACGGCTTTCAGCAAAGTCACAGATGGCATTGTCAAGAAAGAAAGAGAATTCTCTCAGAGTGTCAGAGCGGTTGCATATGAAACAGAAGGCGTCACAAAAAATTCAAGAAGCTTGCAGAAAACCTATGAAGATATAGGAAGGGTTTCAAAAATAACAGGTTTTGAAAGAGATAAGACACAAGCATCTTATATTTCTAATCTAAAGAAAGGATTCAAAGATCAAAAAGCAGCTTTAAATGTATCTAAAACCCAGTTAAACACAGAGAAGATGATAGGCGTGGAAGCTGGAGTGTTAGGGGATACTTTCTCCGGGATGGCTTTATCGACAGGTATGACTGAAAATCAATTAGCACAATTCGGAAGAAGCATAAAGGAAACGGCAAGGAATACAGGAGTAACAGGAGATAATCTTGCTAACGCAGTCAAACAAAGTGATCAATTTATAAAAAATCTAAGAAATGGAGCCAGATTAACTACGTCTGCCGCTTCTAATATGGTCGAAATGATGGCTAGCGCAGAAAAATTTGGAGTATCCGAGCAGATGGGCTCAATAGCAGGTGTTGCAACCAAAGGATTGAGTGGATTGATGGAAGCATCATCTCAACAAAAGGCATTGTTATATCAGGCTGCAGGCGCTATGGGAGCAACAAGTGAACTCATGTCGGGCACTCTATTGAGCACTAAAGAAGGAATGAAAAAGCTAGCAGGAGGAATGGAAAGCATCCTTGGCAACTTTGGAGTAACCTCCTTAGATCAAATAGCCAACATGAGCGATGAACAGAAGTCCACACTAGATGCACAATTAAGATCTGGGTATGGCATGGGATTGGGAGAATTCCAGAAGAGCATAGAAGCAACAAGAGAAGCCTCAAAGGGACTAGACGAAAAATTAAGTGACATAACAACCAAGCAAAAACAAAACTTAACTCTGGGTGAAAAAAATCTCCTTCTGGATCAGCAAAGATCATTAACCACAGGAGGTTCTTTAGACATAATGTCGCAACTTGACGAAGTTGCTAAGAGTGCTGGAAATATGGATGCAGCATTTGATAAATTTGGATCAAAACTTCCAGGAATGGACAAAGACTTAAAAGCTCTTGGCATAACTGCAACTGACTCTAAGGGTGTTGCGAAACAATCTATAGAGACTGCGTTAAAGGGTATAAATGAAGGCTTAAAAAAGGCTAAGAAAAAAGAATTAAATATAACTTCGAGTCAAATAGAGAACGCCTTAAAAGATCCCAAGTCATATAGAGAACTAGTTAAAACAATGGGTGATGCCAATGCAGAACTTGGCGTAAAAGAAAAGAGTCAAGTAGATGCGTTGACCGATGTAAATCAATCTTTAAATGAATTGAACGATACCTTAAGAGTAACATCTCTCGGAGTTATAGGCGGACTATTAAATCAGTCTGGTTTGGCTAAGACATTGACAGGGGTTTTTGGCGCTGCCGGTGGCATAGCAGACATAATGGGCAAAGCCACAGATTATCAGATTAATAAATTAGAGGCAATAATCTATGGCACAGCTAGCGCCGGCGGCGCAGGTGGAACGGCGGCGAGTGCCATAGTAGCAGCACTGCCCGGGATAGCAGCAGGGGCGGCGATATTGGTAGGTATAGCAGGAGCTATAATGGGAAGTATGGCAGCAGGGGAGCAAGCTGCTGAAATATTTGGAATCTCTCAAGAAAAATTAACTACTGCCGAATATTATGCTGCTAAGGGTGCGGGCGCTGTTACAGGAGCATTAAATTATTTAACTTTTGGAATTTTTGACAGTCTGTTAGGATCGACAGGAACGCTGACTATAGCATTGGCAAAGTTTAATAAAATGATACCCATATTAAGTGTTGTAATGGGAATTATAGATGCAATAGCAGGAGCTATTTGGGGTGTAATCACTACTATTGGTGATGTCTTAATGGGTGTGGGAGAACTTGTATATTACGCATTGGCGCCCTTCGGATCAATACTAACCGCAATTGGCGATGTAATATACGCAATACTTAATCCGATATTTGATTTCAATGCCACACTAGAAGAAACTGGTAGTCTGTTTACTATATTCTCCAAGATGTTCGGGGCAATAGGCAAAATATTAAGATTTGTTTTGAAGACAGTTGGAATGTTAATAGGAGCAATAGTGACTGTAATCGTGGAACCTATTGCATATGCTTTAAGAATAATAGGAGCAATTGCTAGTTTAATTTCCTATGTATTTGGTCCCGTATTTGAACTTATTTATGATATAGGATTTGGAGTACTTGAATTTTTTGAAGGTTTATTAACTTTTGATTTATCAAGAATAACAAAAGGAATTTGGAAAGCCTTTACAGCGCCTGTGTATATGATAATAAACTTTTTCAATGGATTAATAACTTGGGCCTCTAATTTAGTCAAGGCTATATTCGCTCCATTCTTTTGGCTCTATGACACGCTTGTAGGTCATTCGATAATACCTGATCTAGCAACTGCGATGGTTTCTATATTCTCTGTGATGGCCTATACAATTATAGGCTATGTTACTGGTTTGCCAAGTTTAGCTATGAAGGCAATGTCGAGTTTATCAGGAATATTAACAAGTTCTTTCAATGGAGTAAAGAGTGTAGCTGGGCAGGCTATGAACTTGACCTCCAATTTATTTTCAGGTTTTGTAAAAGGATTCTCAGGTGCCAGACAAGCTCAAGAAGGATTTTTCTCATCAATTGCAAAAGGATTCTCAAGTATGACCGGGACGGGTGGTGCCGCCAAGATAGGAGATTTCTTTAAAGGAATAGGATCAAAAATAAAAGAAACATTTAGTCCTCTTGCTAAGGGGTACTCAAGGTCAAGAGAACAAGGAGGAGGAATACTATCGTCTCTTGGAAAGGGTTTAACAAGTCAAGTAAAATCAACATCCGCTGGCAGAGGAGTATTAGGAGTCGCCAATAAAGGAAAGAACGCAGCATTAGGAACAGCCGGTAATCTGCTTGGTGGGATTAAAGGAAAAGCAGGCAAATTACTTGGTGGAGTAGGATCTATGTTTGGATCCCTATTAGATGGAGGAGGAGATGATGCATGTGCTTGCAGTGCAGAGGCAGCACAATCTCTTGAAATTCCTCTATTAAAAGGAATGAAAAATTTAAAGAATCAAAATACAAAAAGTTTAGGCAATGCAGCTGAAAAAATAGCTGGCAAGTCGAGTAAAGGATTCTTAGGAGGATTAAAAAGCAAGGTTGATTCAGGCATTAAGTCTGGCAAAGGGATAGTAGGAAGCATGTTTGGTAAAGCTGGTGGAGCAAGCAAAGCCGGAGGAATTTTGAGTAAAGGAACAGGCTTAATGAGTGGGTTATTTGGCAAAGCAAGCGGAGTTGCTGCCAAGGCAGGTTCATTATTTAGTAAGGGCGGCGGTTTGATGGGAAGCATGTTCGGCAAGGCCGGAGGTTTTATAGCAAAAGCCGGATTGGGCGGAGTGGGTAAAAGTTTATTGAAAAAATTACCGGGAATAGGCGCATTAGCCGGCGCTGGTTTTGCTTTGTCGGCATTGGTTCAAGGAAACGTTGGAGGAGCGGTAAAAGAATTAGCAAGTGGGCTAGCTGGTGCGATTCCTTTTATAGGGCCAGTTCTATCGGCAGGTATCGACTTCTTTGGGGACGGATTAATAAGCGGTGCAGGAAAACTAGCGAGTAGTGCATGGGAAGGTGCAAAGTCAATAGCAAGCAGTGCGTGGGAAGGTGCAAAAAATCTTGGATCAACATTATGGGAAGGTGCAAAAAATCTAGGGTCTAAACTGTGGGATGGGGCAAAAACTGTTGGTGAGGGCGCCATGTGGTTAGGTCAAAAATATATTGATGGCTGGAAGATGATAGGCAAAGGCGCATTATCAGTAGGTAAGTTTGCTCTGGATGCAGCAACACTACCAGCCAGAACACTTGCATCTGCTGCCGGATGGGCAGGAGGGAAAATTGCCGGGTTCTTCGGAGGTGCAAATAAAGCAGCAGAAACAGGGGCTGCTACGGCCAATAAGATGAGTATGCCAAGTCCGATATATCCATTAAACAATACTACAAGCGGATCAGTTCCGGCGTCAACCGCACGGGTTACCGATATTGGTGAGTCTTTACAAAGAGACGCTGTGACTTCGGGAGCGGCAACAGCGGAAACTTCCGAACTTAGCACAATTGCAGAATCCGGTCAGACTCAAGTTGAAAAATTAGAAAATATGATAACTCTATTACAGCAGATGGTGGGATTCATGAAACCATCACAAGGATCGGGAGAGGGTGGGCAATCAGCAGCCAGCACTGCGACCAATTATGTTTCCTCTAGTCCTCCAAAATATTATAAATGGAAAACAGGTAAACACGGACAAGGCGCATCTAAGGGAATAACAAGCATAGGAACAGTAGGCTAAAAAATGAATGCAACAACAGGAAAAATACTTAATAATATAAAAGACTGTTATATTAAAATAGAGGGACGCACAATATACATGAATGTGCTACCCGATATATCAGATAGTAAATCTGCTGCTTACAACGATGAGCCAGTGATTGGTCGAAGTTTTCCCATGAAAACCTATAGTCACTCAGAAAATAGATCCATAAATTGGACTGCTTATTTTGTAGTAACACAAGATAGCGACATACAAAAAAATTTAACTGCTTTAAGAACAATTGAAAGTGCAGTTTACCCGAGAGTAGGTAATTTTGAACCATACGCACCGCCGCCAGTATGTGCTTTAAGATGTGGACATTTGTTAAAGCCCGGCGGTGAAATACTTGACACCTGCGCAGTTCTGAGGACATACAGCGTAAAATATCCAACAGATGTTGCTTGGGATAGCGAGACAAAACTTCCTTATAAATTTAGTGTGGATATGACATGGGAAGTTGTTTATGAAAGTAGTGATTTGCCCGGACAAGGAAGAATATTCAGGGTAGGTGGATAAAAATGTCAAACTATTATGAAGAAACAAATATACAGCCTTCTAAATTTGTAGGATTCTCAAGCAGATATGCAGAGAGTGGGGTCGTGTATTATACAGAAAATAAACTTTTAACATTTAAAACATATAAAAAGAAGAATTATATTCCAAGTAAGAGTGATAGGTATGCAGTTATAACAAAGGGATATGAGTATAGACCTGACTTGATGTCAAATCAAGCTTACGGAACTCCTGATTTTTGGTGGAAAATATTAGAAGCCAATGGGATGAAAGATATTTTTGAATTTAAGAGCGGCGAAAATATAGTCATACCAAACAATATATTATTTTAAAGGCCGGTGAACATGCCAGTAAATCAAAATTTTCTTGAAGGAATTCAAAAATACGGGTGCAATGCAACAATAGATACTGTGAAAAAACCAATAAGGGGCCACTCTTTCGCACCTTTTGTTGAGTTAAGATTGTTTAGTAAAAAATTTGGTGTAGATGTGTTAACAGTTGGAAATAATTCTTATCCAAAAAGTGGAAATACCGCTGTTATAAAGTCGATGGAATTTGGAACATCAGAGGGCATGGGCTGTGTTATTGAGATATTTGATGAAATGGGAGGAAGTTTTGAAAGAGCATTCACAGCTCTAAATAAATCTCTTTACGATTCGACAGAAGATGGGACAATGAATTTTGTATTAGATTTTGGATGGATAGTGGAGAAAGAAGGTTCAGTGTGCGGTACTCTGTCAAAGGGATTCGATAAGGTATCAGTATCTACATTGCACGGAGGAGATGGAGGATGGATAAGGTTAATACCAATAAGTGCAAAAATAGCTTACGAACAAGGTAAAATAAAATATACAATAGAAGCAACAGATGCACAAACAAGAATAGCCGAAGCAAGAGTCGAATGCGTTATAGGAAGTGATCAAAAGAAAGTTGATTTAAAACAAGCTATAAAAGATTTATTTGAAAAAAAAGAACCAGGCCCTCAACTAAAAGTAAAATTCTTAAGCGCAGATGGAAAAAGTGAATTTAAATTCAAAATCTCAGATGGGAATGGAGGGAAAGACGGAGATGATAATGGTAATGGACCAAAATCTGTCTGGACCACCAATCAACAAAATAAATTAGCCGCTGTTAGGAGGTGGATAGCTCCTTTAACGACAACAAATAACAAGGGATTGGTAATGCATTGGGATGGTAAAAATGAAGGAAAAGATCCTAAAGTAGCGGGAACCATAATAATACAAGAAGACCCTGGCCCAGATCTATGCGATAAGAGTATAAAATGCGAAGACAGGAACATTGGAACATATATAGTAAACGGAGGAGATCTTAGTCCCGTTCTGAGTTTCAATCCTAGTGTTAACTGGCAATTTGCATTTTCTTCTAAATCGGGTGGCGCACAATCAGCAGTAAGTGGCAAATATGCCAAAATGGAAGGAAATACCAATTGCGATGATAAGCGTGCAAAAGGCGGAACAAGTACAAATTCAGCACCTGGAGGGTCTCAAATGCACTATAGAGATCCAAGTAATCAAGCCAAAGAAACGGCGGCAGCCGATGCAGCACATCAAGCAGCCAATAGTCACATGGAAGGACTGAACAGTATTGAGGCAGAATTAAGAATACTTGGAGATCCCAGCTATTGCTTTCCCGTGGGAATGAAAGGCAAATCCTTGGCTCTTGTTGTAATTAATCCCTTTCATATAAAAAAGTATAATACAGTAGATGATTATGAACGAGCTGGGTCAGATCCGATTACAAGAGCAACAAATATAGATTGGTTATCTCAACCATTATGCAATCCTGTGTTTAGCAACAAAAATTGGCAAATAAATGGAATAAGTCATCAAATAAGAGAAGGACAATTTTCTACTACATTAAAGTTATTCCTAGCGGTACCGGGAGCAGAGTTGCAGCCCGATGCTAAATTAGGAGGAGGAGACGATGGCCCAGCCTTCAGTATCCGTACCGAGACTGATCCAGATAGATGTGATAGAAAATAAAGGATAACCAACCAATGTTTGTCAATGATAAAGAATTAAAAGCGATCGAACTCAGACTTGCAACAATAGAAGAACGATTTGGTGCAATGAGATATGAAACCAAATCCGTTGTTCAAAGTGAATTGAACGATGGATTGAAGATACACATGCAAGATGAGACTTTATTTGGTGTTTACATAGCACTCTGTGTTGAGACAATTGATATATGGAAAATGAACAGAATACGATTCTTTTGTCCATTATTACATAATCCAAAAACTCCTGTTGATGAGCTTCCTTGGGCAATGCCAATATCAAGCATGGGGGGATTTGATGACTGCGGATTGAATTGGGTTCCACCGGCAGGGTCGGCTGTGGTTGTTTCTTTCGAAGGAGGAAATAGGGAATCCCCGTACTATCACGGAACAGTATGGAATAGAGATAGAGGACAAGGAAGAGACTCTTGGACAGGTAATATCAAAGAATACCAAGATATACATAAGGGTCATAGAAAAGGATATCTCGCCGGTAGAAATGATGAGTCACAAGTTTTACCTCCATGGAATACTGAGAGCTATAACGGATTTGATCTAAATTCAATAGTTGATTTTTCAAACGATACAGAGGCTCAAAAAAGAATAACATATCCAAATATTTATGGATTTAAAACACCAGAAAAACATATGGTAAAAATGGTGGATGGAGATCCAAAATGTAATAGAAGATGGAAAAGATTGGAAATAATGTCCAGTTGTGGAAATTGGATGATGTTTAAAGATGATCATATTCATTATGCAGGGCAATGGGCACACCCAAGTTGTGGAGCCAAGCCAGGAGATGTAAGTTGCGTAGAAGGTCAAGATGAAGGAAGTCCGTCTGACGATACGGCAAAAATATATGGTTCAATCTCAAGATTTCAAAATGGAGAAGAGGCTCAAACAGATACTGCTGGGGCTCTTTCATATAATCCCAAAGAAAAAACAAGTTGCTCTGGGAGAAAAAGTAATAGCAAGGTAATTGGTGGACATCCAAGCACAGGGCATCCATCATCAAAGTATCCAGATAGTCAGTCAGGCGACAATCCATATTTCAAACACGAAAATGAATGCAGACCATATAAAGGTCCAGGCACCCCCCAAAATAATAAATGCGATCTACCTCAAACAGGAATACAATTCACAAGCATAAGCGGACATACATTTGTGATGGATGATAGCGTAGAAGAACCAGGAGGAACTCTGGGGTGGGAGCGATCAATAAAGCCATTCGATTTTGGATGCAATGATAATTTTGCAGGAAGATCATATTGGAAATCAGCCACAGGTCATTTAATAGAAATGAGCGATGTTGAAAAAACTGGTCTGAACAATTCAAAATTAAGAGCCGAAAATAATTACATAAGAATAAAAAGTGCTACAGGAAATAAAATAGAATTAAATGATCATACAGTAGGAAGTGCCAACTGCCCTGGATGTCCTCCCAACATCGCCGGTAGTCAGAGAGGAATTCATCTACAAAGCACATCTAATCACACTATAGATATGTGTGATGATACAAACGAACAATGTTCTCCATGTAGAAAAGAAGGCGGAAAACCCGAAGCCAAGGCTAAAAAAGCGTATGTTAAAATTAGAAGTGGTTATGGACTAGAAATAATGATGAGTGATTCCAATATACAGGAACCAGAAACTCAACAACAATACATACAAATAAAAGCTCCTCAATATACGAATGATTGTGGACCTCATTTCTTAAGAATGCAGGAAAGCCAATCTCCCGAGAGATCGTTGATATTCTTGAGAGCAGGAGGAAGATATATAATATCTACCTGTAAAGATAAGATAGATATAGTGGGAGACAAGGAAAAGAATCCATCAGATTATATCCAAATAGTCAGTAGATTAAAACTCGTGTCTACGGAAGATTATTACATAAATGTTACTAAAAAATCTCATTTATTCTTAGCCGATGAAAATATATACCTGTTAGCAGGTAAAGACTGTGTCGCAGAGGATGGATCTCCTGCACCTTGTGTGGGTCCGGCATTAGTTTACGTAAACGGATGCGTAAGACTTAGCGATAGAGTTTTTGCAAGCGCCAGTAAGTCGGCTCCGGCGGCGAGCATATTCATGCTAGAGCCACTGGTGAACTGCCCAACTAGTTAGAAATTACAAATATGAATAAATTTTTAGGATCACCATATCCAATTACCAAAGGTCCTCATGGATTTTTTAGAACTCAAAGCGGAGTAAATCAGATAAAATCTGACTTGTTGGTTTTATTGCTAACCAATCCAGGAGAACGTGTATTCCTGCCAGATTTTGGAACGCCTCTTAAAAGACTAATATTTGAACAAAATGATACTGCTCTGGAGACATTGGCCAGGAATATGATAATATCTTCTATAGAGAAGTGGGAACCCAGAATAGTAGTAAATCAAATAGAAGTTTCGAGCCAAGCATCTAGAAGTGACCTAAATTCTTACGATACTTACGAGGATATAGAAAATATATTAAGCATAAAAATTATATTTGTAGATCCAGATCAAATATCTGAAGTTCAAGAATTAAGGTTGCAAATTCCTTTAACCTAAGACTATATTATAATATGAATAATTGCCCATTTGATATAACCCCGTATGCTCAATCACAGAACATAAGTAAACCCAATATATTTAATTTAAATTATACTAATCAGGATTTCTGGTCCATGAAGACCAGACTTGTGGAATATATAAGGCAAAAGTTCCCCACAGAATTTAATGATTTCGTAGAATCTTCTGTGGCAATTATGCTGATAGAAAACTGGGCGTTTCTTGCAGATACTCTTAGTTTTAAAATGGATCAAATTGCCAATGAAATCTTTATAGACACAGTCACAGAAGTAGAGAATGCATTTAGACTATGCAAATTAATAGGGTTTAATCCTCAACCGCCAATTTGTTCCCGATCACTTTGGACAGCCAAAATAAATAATGTTTTAAATTTTGATTTAAATATACCATCTCCATTTGATATAACAACAACATCGGGCGACCAACTAATAAGAATAGAATTATTCCCCGCAGATGCTAATAATAATCCAATATTTGATCAAAGCATAGTGGTTCCAGCAGGCGGCTTTGTTAATGCAAGCGTAGTTGGCCTTGAAGGAACAACAAGATTAGACACAGTAGATGGAACCGGATCGCCAAATCAAACAGTAAGCTTGGCATACCCATCGGTAATATATGATAGTATAAGAGTTTATGTGGACGGAGTTTCCTGGAATAAGGTGGACTATTTTACAGATAGCCAACCCAGAAGGGAGTACAGAGTAGAGTTTGATTCCAATTATTCGGCTTTCGTTATATTCGGCAACAACAGGGCAGGCCTGGTGCCCTCTGGCGGCTCTGTGATTGAGGTAGTGTACAGAACAGGCGGCGGAACCATCGGAAATATAGTTGCAGGATCTGTTGAAACTCAAACTATTATTAATCCAACTGGTTATGAGCTTAGTGTTCCAGTCACATTTAATAATTACACAAAGGGAGAATACGGATACAACGGAGATACAATAGAGGATATAAGAAGGAAACTCCCTCAATACTTAAGAACGCAAAATAGAGCCGTAACTGGCACTGACTATAAAACAATTGCTGAGCAATTCACTAGTCCATATCAAGGTCAGATTGGAAAGGCCACAGCGGTCCTAAGAAATTATGGGTGCTCCGCAAACATAGTAGATTTATATATACTAGCCAAACAAGATGAAAGTAATCTGGAGCTAGCTAGCGACCAACTAAAATCTGAACTCAAGGGTCACATAGATCAAATAAAGATGATAACAGATTACGTATGTGTAAGAGATGGAACTGTATTGAACGCCGCTGTTAGTGTGGATATCTTTATGGACAGATTGTATAGAAAATTCGAAGACGAGGTAAGAGAAAAAGTAAACAGAAGAATTAATAGCTTTTTCCTTATTTCAAATTGGGATTATGGTAAAATATTAAGAGATATAGATATAATAAAACAACTATCTGATATCAAAGACCCAAGTAGATACGAGGTGTCTTTTACCACAGACGATGGGAACAGCAGTATAATTACACCAAAATTCAACGAGATTATACGCCCAGAATCAATACAGATCAATTTTACATATGAGAACAATTAGTCATGATATTAACAATAGATCAAAATCCTTCTGTGACGGATGAAATATTATTTACATTTAACACAAAAGATGTCAATAATAAAACAATAGATCCCTATAAAGTAGATACACTAAAAATATATTTTATTGAAAGAGATTTCGCCAGCACAGATAATAAAGAATATTCTGCTGAGAGTTACTATAACCATGATTATATTCAAGGAGAAATTCACAAAGCAATAACATCTGGCGTTGGGTCGGGCGAAAAAGTCATTAAGTTTATGACAGAGCACTCCCCGATTATAAGCGGAACTCTAAGTGGAACTATATTTAAGGATCTGAATATAGTTAACACATTTACATTAGATAAGAAAAATAGATTCATATTAACAGATATAAGAACAGGTAGAATTTCTCCTGAATTTAAAGTTAATTGCGGAAGTGTGAACCTAGACACAGGAGAAATTAGTTTAACTTGGAATAAGGATCCAGGTTCATATAAGATAATAATTAACTATGAATACAAAATGCCTAACGGCAACGACTTTTTTTATTATAAAGAAGCAACGCCAGTTGAGATAGTTGGAAGTGAAACTTTTCCTGCTTGGCTTTCAACAGATCAAGAAAAATCTTTAATTGTAAAAGATGATTGCTCAGAGGGACTTTTTAATTATACATGGAATCCCTCCGGAAAAAGAGAGGGTGATTATTTCATATGTTATACCTGGACCCCTTATGCTGGGGCATCTTCCCTTTCTATTCATGAGAGATTTTACTTAAACGGATCAACGATATTAAACACAAGCATACCTAGCCATCAGACAATTCCGGGGAAATATGAGGAATTACTAGATAGATACCTACCCGAAATGTTTAAAACACTAATAGCGGACGAGGATAGAACGCCAGACGTTTTAGATAATTTTAATAAATCGGTTGCAAAGGGTTTTACATTTTTAGAGGATTTAACTAATCAGATAGTGGATTTATTTGATGCAAATGTAATAAGCGAATCACTTTTAAGTTATCTTGGAAATACTTTAGATCTCAAGCTGAAGAGTTCAGATCCTACTTTATGGAGAAGGCAGATAAAAGAAGCGGTGCCCCTTTTTAAGAAAAAAGGATCCATACAAGCTATGAGAGAATCATTTTCTCAAGCCGGGATGAAACTATTAAGATTAGTGAATTTTTGGCAGATAAAATCGCCTTATTTCCATATAGACTCTTTTTTTTACACACCAGAGATGAAAGAATCATTTGTTCTTTCAAAAAAAATTCTATTAAATCCAGTCGGTCAAAACTATTTGCCCGATTTATTTTTAATTAAATCAACATCTAAAGTTGAAATATCTTTAAATTTTAATGAAAGTGTAGAAATATCTACCGATAATCCATTTCAATTAAATTGGATATCAACTCAACACAAACTAGAAGCAGATGACATAATAAGGTTTGAATATTATCATAAAGAGCCAATAAATGAAAAAGAGAGAAGTCTGGAGAGGTATATAAAATCGCTTCCTCTCGCAGACGATAGGGAAGAATATAATATACTAAAAGATTCACAAGTCTTCAGGCAATATCCGCTTAAAAATTGGAATGTTCGTTTAATAAGAGAAGATGATCCATTAATAGATTCTATATTAGTTGAACGACATCCATTTCATGAAGATTTAGTTTTTGGAAAAGTAAGAACAGAATTCCCGTATTCTGAAAATGTTTATAACATGGAAGAGTACAACGGAAGCATAAGGGACTCTTCAAATCCCTGTGACATAGATAAAGACTTCATTGACCCGTGCTCTTATTGTAGGTCAGGTAAATTCGATGTTGATCTAGAAATAGAGAACCTATCCTCAGACAGATTATTAGAAGTAAAGGACATAGTCACAGAAAATGCACCTTTCCATTCGGTTCTTAAAACAATAAATATATTTGGAAACAATAGTGAATTTGTTACACCTCCCTTAGAAGAATACGAGATATTAATAACACACAATTACCTGGAGTCTTCAGTTGCAGGAGGGGCAACTTTATTTAATAGAAATAAATTTTTAGAGAATGTTGTAGGAAGAAGCGATCTAACAACTAAGAGTTTTGTAAAAACAGAATTAATTAATTTTTATAATAAAGATAAGGTTTTGTTTTGTCCTGATGTCAATTTTAGCTCTCTGTCAGTGGGGGAAGATTGTTACATTGAAGTTTTCTCTTCTATAAACTCTGGGGTGTATGGGGTTGTTGACGGAAATAAAAATCAAATCAATGTCGATGATCGAAGAGACTTATTAATGGAACCAATAAATAATTCTCCATTTATTTTCGATATCTATAATGAAATATTTAGCTCCAACGCTTCTTTGGAGCGAAGCGATGTGATTGAACTCGAAGATACATCAGTTAATTTTAATAACTTAGAAGACATACATAAAATAAAATTAACTATAAATAATCAAGATCATTATTTTGACTTAATCAAAATAATGAATCAAAATAAATTATTATTAAATAATAATAATTTAATAATTAATGGCAATCTCTCATCTAATTATCGAATAGTAAATTCATTAAATCAAGAGATAATAATAAAGGGAACATCAAAAATCTCAAGATGCAACATAAAATATACCAATAATTCAAAGGTTGTTTTCGATGAAAATATACCAAATAAAACAATATTAAAGAATTACAATAACTTCTTAAGTTTCAATAGTGGATCAACAGAGAATTTATGTAAAGTTACGTCGATAGAAGAAAATTATGTTTATATTACTGGGTTTTATGGGGCTAATTTGGGGGGCATACAAGTAAAATTCCGTCAAAATTTAGCAGAAAAGAAATCGGGTTATTTTGGTTACAATGGAATAGTTGCAAAAATTAGCGGAGATTTAAAGGGAGAGTTGAACATAAAGAATGAAGACGAAGAAGCAACATCCGAAGATTCTTTTAAAGAAGATTATGCCCTATACTTAAATTCCAATGGAAACTACTACTTTATATCTGAAATAAACTATTATGAAGGTATAGACACAACAGTAATGAGTCTATCTGGCGTCTTTGATAATTTTGGAACTCAGGACACAAGCGGAATACAGAATAATGTTAGTATATACAAGTACACAAAAAACAGCTCCACAATAGTAGATGACTATACCATGAAAGAAGTAGAACTAAAAATAAATAGAACAAGCAACGAGATAATAGAAAAGTTTGATAAGCAGAACTTAAGTGCCCAAGCTAATTCAAAAAATGGCCCAGCAGATTTCTCGGAACAAAGTGAAGACATTCAAATAATTATAACAAATCTAGACGGAACAAAAGAAAGAAAAGAATTATGATTAACAATGAACAAAAAGTAAAAGGCTTTATAGATGTTTCTATAGAAGATAGGAAGAAAAATAAAGTCCTATACAGAATAAACAATACAATATTAAGGTCTGGGAAATCTGCCCTTGCTATGAGTTTAGCAAACGAGATTAGTGGACAATATTATCCTTTTTATATAAATAAAATAATATTTGGCAATGGCGGTATGATTGAAGGTAAATTAAGAACTGTTAATGCAGAACGATCGTCGTTGTTTGGATCCGAGGTAATATCAAAGCCAATAATATCCAGTATCGATCCAAATATACCGACACAAGCAACTTTTACATCTGTACTGACTTTTGATGACGCAATAGGACAAACCATAAATGAAATGGCACTAGAAATGGCCAATGAGAGTTTATACAGCATGGTAGCATTTCCAGATTTAATGAAAACAAAAGACATTCAAATAACCTGGAATTGGCGCATTAATTTCATCTAACTAATTCTATATAATTTTATGCCAACTACAACAATAGCCCCAATAGCAAGACCACCTGTACCTCCTTCTTTGGAAGCCTATGGAGTTCCATTATATCAACCAAATGATCCATATCATTACGACTTTGACAACAAGCCAATTAAAACTCTAGTGATGAGGGATCAGATAATGTCTGGTCAGATCAACCAGAATTCACAAATACTAAGAGAAGGTGCCGGTGATTCAGGTAGTCTCCCTTTGAGACTAGATCAATCTTTGGAAAAGGACGGAAACTTAAAACCAGGAGCAATAGATCAAGCCAATCACAGTATAGCACACCACTCAAATGGAAGTAAGCAGATAACACAAGAAGAAATGGATGAATATAATTCTTTAGGTTATACTTTAAATTCATCACCAGATTTCGTGGTTATGTTAAGAGCAGAGAGAGATAAGCTTTCACAAATAACTGCCGATGCCAATAATATAACATTCCAATTTCCAGGCATGAGTACCCCGGTGGATGGAGGAATGATAGAATTCCAAGACTCATATGGAATTTATTGGGAAATTAGCAATCCCTCCGATGAAAACATAGTAATTAAACCCATACTCAATAATGCCACTGATCACAAACATTTTTATGAAGTTGCTCCTGTTTTTGCAAACGGAGAATATCAAATATCTGGCATTCAAGAATTCAAAAAAGATACCTTAAGAGTATATGTTAACGGAGTCAGAATACCATCGTGCTCACAGAATTGTTCAGCTTCAGACGGAATATATTATCCTGCATTTAGCTCCACGGTAACAACTCAGCCGCCACAATTAAAAGCTCCAAATACGCAATGGAATAACTTGTATTTCACAGAGATGAATGATGAAGCAAAATTCATGCTTTCCTCAACCTTATCAAGTTATGATAAAATTTTTGTAGACTATGAAATAGAAATAATGCAGTCGGCAACAACCACAACAGCTCGGCCTGTGACCACCACAACTTTGACGCCGACCACAACAACTTTATCGCCATTTAATTTAAATTCAATATCTGTCTCGGATGTTGCCGGCAATTATCCGAGCATAACAGATATAATAACAGCGGGAAATAGGATACAAATAATTAGTGATGGGGACCCTTATCCAGCATTGGCCGGGAATCCATTATTCAATGATGGTTTAATTTCTAGAACCTTCTCGAATTCAAACAGCATAGCTGATCAAACACACAATTTCTTGTTTACTTATAGGGGAGGTTTGAATAACTCGGAAAATCCCCAAGATACAAGCTTGGGCGCAATGGGAGTCACAGTAAACGGAGTTGTTTTATTAAATCCATCTGCAGGGTATGGATCACTGCCCGGGGGGACCGACCTACCAGGAACGGGATACCAATTTAATGCTGTTCTCAACAGCTCTTTATTTGGTGTTGATGAATGTGGTGGTAGTCCAAATGAAGAAGGAATGTATAGTTATCGTGATGGATCATTCTTGAAAAATTGTTGGAGTGTCAATAAGTTTTACGGAAAAAATACCTATTATAGTGGAAGCACCTACCAGGGAGATCATTTTAGACACGGAAACGGACATTCAAAAATAGTAGGATTCTGCTTTGATGGATATCCTATTTATGGTCCATACGGCTATTCTAATTCAATGTCCGCCTCCAGCAATGTAGTGCAAATGTTATCCTCCTATAGAACATCTACGACCGAGAAATCTGGACGTGGTTACTCTTACGATGAATATCCTTCGGGCTCTTTTATAGAAGATTATAATTATATCCAAGCAGACTACATGCCAAATCCATACCTAGATGAGTATAATGGAAGATACTGTGTGACGCCAGAATATCCAAATGGCACATATGCTTACTTCTTAACATTTGTAAGCGAAGACTTAAATACACCCGCATATCCCTACATATTTGGCCCAAAAACAAGACAGATAAGAGAAACAGGCGGGGATCCACAAAATCAAGGACCAGGACCACACGCATTCTATGTAAACATTACCTCCATCCCCGGCACAGCTTATGTGCTAAATGGTAAAGATAATAATGGGGTATTATCTGGGAATAATTTATCAATAAATGTCTTGGTTGGCGATGCAATAATACTAAATATTTCAACTTCTGGACACCCAGTATGGTTGAAAAAGTATGATGTTACTGGTTCTGGTTCGGATTTAATAGGCATCAATAATAACGGAACAGATGATGGAACCATAACCTGGGTGCCATCCGAACCAGGGACTTATTACTATATATCAGAAAATAGTTTTAATATGCACGGCAGCATAATAGTAACTTCTTCTTGAAATGCAATGTTCTAGCATTTTTACTATAATAGAATACCTATTAGGAGTAAATAAAAATGCCAGAAATAAAAGAAAAAGTATCTGAACTCTTGAAAAACGATGTAGTCTCTCGGCACAGTTATTTTCAATTGAAATATTTTCTAATTGGAAAAGAACCCACAAATCAAGCTAAAATGTGGCAGTGTCTGCGGGAATTAAAGGCCAGACAAGAGATTTTAAATAGCGTAGATCTCCAGTTAGAGGAGGAAAAAGATAATCTGGAGATATACAATATTAGTTTATTAAGAATAGATAGTAAAGAAAAAGAAATAAAAGATGAACTTGATTTACGAGAATTAGAAATCAAGAAAAGACAAATCAAGAGAAATATATCAAATATTTCAAACAATGTGCAATCACTATTGAGCAAGAAAAAGGATACCGAGGAGGAGTGTGAGTTCTTTATTCAAACGTTTGAGAATATAGAAAAAACAGAACCTTTAAAATACTTTGACGACTTAGATTCACAAAAAGAATATTGGGGTACTAAACTTTTAGAAAAAATTAATTTGAAAATATTGCTTCAAAATAATGTAGATATAGATCTTGTTGAAACAGCACTATCTCTACCGGATGATGTCCCAATTAAACAACAAGTTTTAAACAAACTTAACTATCTACAGAGTAACATGTTAAAAATAAAAGAAGGGTTTCAAGAAAAGATAGGTAATAATGGCGAGAATTGATAGCTTAAGAGACGGTTACCAGACAGGAGATTTATCACTATATCCAGAAGCACTGGATGGCAGGGAGAGTCTGTACGAGGTTAGGAATAATGCCGAGACAAAGTTAACTCAGAGTCTAAGTTATTCCGGCACTCGAGTAATTGTTGGCGACACATCCAGCTTTCCGAGCAAGGGAATAATTAAAATAAGCGGAGACAATGATAAACAAGGTGAATTAATTTATTATGGATCAAAAACTGCAAACACCTTTAAAGACTTAGTTCGTGGTTTTGCAGGATCAAGGCAGAATCAGTGGGACATAAACGCTAAAGTTGGAAATACTGTTAGTGCCGAGCATCATAATGCAGTAAAAGATGCAATAATGAAGATAGAGACAAATTTGGGATTAATAGAAAGTCCAGATCCAATATCTCTTAATGGAATACTAAAAACTCAAGAAAATAGATTTTTAACACCAAAACCATTATTCAGAGCATATCCAACAAGTGGCGCTCCTCCATTATCTGTAACATTCCAAAATTTTAGCACGGGGCCACTAGTTAGATATTTTTGGGATTTTGGAGATGGCACAACATCTACAGAGAAAAATCCAATACACCATTATGTAACAGAGGGTTCTTATAGTGTAGAATTGACTGTTGTGAGTGTGTTGGGTGGCCAAGCGATAATGACCAAGAGCAACTATGTTTTGGTTTCAAATGAAGAGAAACAACCATTTTTCTACATATCTTTAATAAACAATCCTAGACCAGACAACCTATCAGGCGGTATAATAGCAAATTATTTAAACACCAACACTGGGTATGGTCCTACAATTTTTGAGTTCATAGATCAAACAGACGGAGACATACAAGAGAGATATTGGAACTTTAATTCACCTGGTAGGTTGATCAAAAGAATGCATAAATGTTCTGGTTCTTTATCTTCTGGGGGTAATTATAAAATCATCATAAACGGAAAAAATGTTAAAAATAATTTTGAAGGTAAGAAGTTGGCATTAGTTGTTAATAATAGCGACCCTGCGAAGCCGCCTAATTGTTACACAATGAATATTAATAGTATTAAGTATGGCATACTTTACACAGATACAGCTACAAATACTGAGCAGGTTGATGAAAAAATTTCAACACATTGTGATCTAAACGGAGCCACTCCAATATACAGAACAGAAATTATAGCTACTATAGCCGGAGGCTCCAGTGCAAATCTATCAGGCTTCAATGTTAGTAATGCAAAAATAGGTGCGATTGAAAATGATTCCGTTCTTAATTACAGAGAAATTGATCCAAACATACATGTTGCATACTTTATTTACGAAAAACAATACTCTCAACCACAACCCAGCGTTTTCGTTTTGTATAAAAATCAAGTAATTAAAAAGGCCTTTCTCAAAAAAGAAAATACAATAGAAATAATATAAATGACTCTAAGCAATTACCCATATGATTTTGACAACAATCAAAACCTTTATGTTGTCCACGACTATTTGAGGTTAAAACTCGCTGAGGACTATAACCCAGGAGATACAACTATCACTGTGTATGAGAACGCCAGCGTAATGTCTAAATTCCCTGGGTCTGCAGAAGGCGGTGGCATAATAACATTAACAGATCAATGCTCTAATCCAGAAGAAAGAGCAATATCTTTTACATACACGTCTAAAACCACAACCACATTCGAAGGAATAAAAATAATCCCAGGATTCAAGAGTGTAGCAAAATACAAAGATTTAACTAATGTAACACAAAATGTGATGGCACAGCACCACAATACGTTAAAAGATTCTATTATAGCAATAGAAAAATTTGCTGGATTGCAGGGATCCAAGGCGGAAATGCCGTTAACAGGCACTATAGAGGAAAGAATTAATTATCTAAGAAGCATAGTTTTAATTCCAAAAGCATGGTTTAGCGTAGATAAAAGACTCGGAGTTTTATCCCCAATTTCAAGTGATAAATGTCAGAACAAAAAAGGCTTGATTGTAAATTTTACCGATCTTAGTTTCAGACTAGGGACGGACGGATCTAGCGAGAGACTAAAGCACACTTGGTATTTTAATTTAAAACCCACAGTGAATGACTATGGAGCTCCAATAAACAAAGCAAGTGATGACAAAGATGTAACATTAAATAATATGGATTTTTATTATGATTCAGAAGAAACCTTATCCTACGAAACCATAATCGATGGACTTACGGTCGCTGATAATCAAGTAAAACAATACATTTATTGCAATCCTGGAATTTACACAGTCGCTCTTAAAGTTGAAAATGATTTTGGTGAGGATACAGTAGTTTTTGATAAATTAATCAATGTAAAAGAAGCTTGTCCAGATGAAGCCGAAATTATCTTTGTTCCAAAATTAACACAATTTATTTTTAACAATAACCTTAGAACCCCTGTCAACGTTCCAATTGATGTCCAAGTCACAAACGCTGGGGCCAAGGCAAATGATGATATAACAAATTATACTTGGTCAATAGCAGATGATCTCAACCACTTCAACTCAAATGTTACAAGAGCAGTATTTAGTGTGGGCGGATTGTATGACGTAATATTAAGAGTAGACACAAAGTTCGGAAACTACAGAATAACAACTCTTGAGAATCAAGTAGATGTTGTAGAAAAATTAAATATGTGGTTGTGGACTATAAATAATGGATCAAACTCAATAACACCTCATGAATTTGGATTAATTAGCGAAACTTTTAAAACTTTATCGACTAAGAGTATAGAAAAAATAGATGATAGTTTTATAAGAAATAATAATTATATAACCTGCACCGATCCCGATTACTATCGATCAGAGAAATGTAGAAAGATAAGAGAATTTAATAGAAATAATGGTTTTTCAAAATCTGATGCGGTGTTGTCGGGCGATGGATCATCTGGCATAGTTTATTGGTCTACAGGCCGAGGTGCGGCAGAACCAATTAGCAAAGAAAAAATTAAACTTCAAAATTATTCAGGTTTTACAGATTGTTATTCATCTTTATCTGTTTTGGGGTCTGCTAATTCGGAGATAAACAGACAATGGAATTGGGTTGGTTTATCTTCAAAAACTTCTTTGTATTTCCTGTTTGGTTTGTCTGATCCTAAATCGGTTCAAACAAACACGACTGTTCAAAAGTTGTCTTTAGCAAACAAATCACTGAGCAGTTACACGGATTTAACATATTCAAATGGAGCCGAGGAACTTAAGGCCAACTCAATATTTGATTTATGGAATACTGGAGCCACCACAACCACCTTAAATCCAGCATCAAAAGAATACTATAGTTGTTATAGGTCTGTTTGGAAGGATGGGGCTGGGTATATCTTAAGAAATCAAGATCAAGGAACATTTTTTAGATTCAGAGGATTTTACAAAACATCCGGCACGACGGTCAATGAAGTAACAGGAATCAAGAAAATAAATGACCTATCTGGCCCCACCAAGGCTGAGGGAGAATTATTAAATATGACTAACGGGATATTCCTGTTTAATAACTCCGGTAGTGTGGGAGTATTTAATTCCAACACAAATGTTTGGATAACAGGCGGCCCCGGAACTAATTCTAATCAATTTAGAAGTATGCAAGATGTGAATGTCTCTGGCTTTGATGACCAAAAACAAACCTTATTAGCTTCGAGCGATGAGGATCATAATGCATATATAAGTTATGACTATAGCGAAAATTCATTCATTAAATTCAACGATATAGACTTAACTTTCAAATATATAGGTAATAGACCAAGTGGAAAACAATGGCTTTCTACCATATATTAATTTATAGGAAAAAATAAATTGAGTAAACCACCACCAAATATACTGTATCCTAGAAAATATGACTCAGATGAGACTCTTTTTTTAGTTTATAATACATCTGAATCTATACTAATCAAGGACAATCCTCCTTGGTCAGAAACCATAGAAATAAAACCATCTCCTCAAGAGTTATGGGCTAACAATGGATTCGCAAACATAAACGGAGAATTGTTTTATTACAACTCAGTAGAATTAAATTTCAATCCAGAAGTAAATGTATCAAATATTTTACTGAATTCTTCTGGGGTGTTTGTTAAAGAAAATCACGGATTGATAGATGGTTCTATAGTTAATTTTCAAACAGCAACTAGCTCGTTTTTAGTAGGCACAAATTATTATGTTGTAGAAGCGACTCAGAATAATTTTAAACTTTCGATCAAAAAGAATGGGTCCGCACTGTCTCCCATAGGCTCATCAAACACCAGCGGAATCGTTCTGGTCGTGGGTAGAGTTTGCAAGTTTAAAGAATGTGTCAGGAACATGGGAGGAAAGCAAACTAAATTAAATTATGCAGGAGCAAAGGTCAGAGGATTTGTAGTGGCAGAACACCACAATCAAATTGTAGATGCAATAATAAGTTTAGAAAACTTTATAGGTTATAATTTTACAGATAATCAATCCACTTTAGATTGGAAAATAAGAAATTTAAACTCATTGCCCACAATATTTGATGATCATTCTTGCCCAAGCGTCAACTTTACGTTCGATATTATAGATAACAATTTAACCACAGGAATAACAGCTCAATATTCTATAACAATAGATAACAGTACGGCAAGTACCAATTTCAGATTAGACTTCGGAGATGGACAATACACCACAACGGAATATCAGGGAACACACACTTATTCAATCGGATCTAATTACGATCCCACACTGAGTGTATTTAATAATAATTGCTCACTTACATTGACTCCTACTGAGAGATTAACTCCTCTAGAGCCGGTGAAGCAGACAATAACAGATGGCTTGGATATACCAGTGCCTCCTCCTCCGCAAATTCCTCCTATACTTATCACTCCATTTCAAGTTGTTCCAAACAAATATAACATACCTCCAATTGTTTTCCCGTGTTTAGATATAGCTCAGAATACCCCCGGCACCAGTATCCCCAGCAAAATAGAGATAGTACCTCCGCTGAAGGTTCCATCTTTAATAACCATAACACCAATCAACATACCAGGAAAAATATCAATAACACCAATTAATATACCTGGAAAGGTAGAGATTGTTGTTCCTACTCCATTTAATATACCAAGTAAAATTGAAATTAGCCCAATTAATATACCGGGAAGAATAAGCATAGATCCAGTTCAAGTGGACATAACATCGAGTGGAATACCAATACCAAGCACGATAACAATATCTCCTATTAATATACCAAGTCATATAACTGTAGATCCTATATCAATTGATATAAATACAGCCGGAGCGGCTATACCTAGTGTGATAAATATAAATCCAATAACTGTAAATGTAGATGTTCAGGACAGCATACCTTCAGTGATAACGGTAAATTCTCCGCTAATATATTTGCCTGATGTGGTTAACATTAATTACAACGGACCAACTATACCAAGTTCTATAAATATTAATGGAACTTCTTTGCCACCCATAGAAATAGATCCAACTGGTTTGAACGGAGTCTATATTCCAGTGAGTTGGGGACCGGTGCCAGAACTAAACTGCACCGTTACTGTTCAATGTCCCACAAGTGGCGGCGGATACGGAATGGTAAAGCCAAATGGCCTAGACGGCATGGATGATAACACAATGGAAATTCAAGTCAGTGACATAGGGATACCGAGTGTCATTAATGTGGTTGCCCCTAAATTCCCAGACATAAAAATAGACGCATCAGAAATTCCAAGTTCAATAAAAGTTGAAAGAATAGAAGGAATATCGGAAATTAAGATTATTCCTCCTATAATGCCCATACCTTCTGAGATAAAGATAATAAGTGAGGCCAAGATCCCATCTAGCATCCTTTTGGATGCGTCGGAATTACCTAAATCAATTCCAATTGTCAATATGGATATTCCAGAAAGTATAGGATTAAAATTAATTGGGGACTTCCCGTCCGAAATTAAATTGAATGCGGAAGGAATACCTGATACCATTCAGGTCGTAGGAATACCTCCGGTAATAGAATTAAAGGGAACAATACCTGATACTATTCAACTTGTAATGCCTGAGAAACCAGAAATAGAAATGGTTTATAAGGGCGCACCAATTGATGTTAAAATACAACTTGATATCAGCAAGGTAACTGGCGAAGGTGATAAATTAAATTGCGTCAGCATAGTCCCCTGCAAGTGAAATATGCAAACTAGAACTAAAAAAATAAAAAACAACGAGTTTATAAAGACTCCAAGTTATAACTTTTGGGTTAGAAACTTTTGTAATTATTCTTGTCCTTACGTTGATATAAATTCCACGACATCTGAAAAAGAATACTTTCTTTTTCTTGAGAACGAATTCTACAATAATAAAAACAGATATTCATGGATAGATTCAGAAAATATCTATCACCCAACAGTAGCAATAGTATCGGACGGTTATGATTTTGAAAACTCTCATAAAGTCTTAGAAGATCAAAACGTATGCGTGCTTGCAGTAAATGGAACTCTAAAGAAATGGAAAAACAATAAATCTCCAAATTATTATGTTGTTAACAATCCATATGATGAATGTTTAAATTATTTGCCAAGAACAAATAGAACTCTCCCCAGATGCATAGCTTCAAGCAAGACTAATCATACTTTTTTAGAAAGATACAATGGAATAAAATATAAATACTATGCAGTAAATGAAGAGAGGGTGAACTATAGTGGATCAAAAGAAAATATGTATCAAATAGATGATTATAGAAATGTAATATGCGCTGCCATTAATCTTGCATATAGATTTCAGTGCAAGAAATTACTGTTGTTATCTTGTGATGATTCCTTTATTGAAAATAAGCCGGGTAGCGTTAAATTAGAAAGCGGCCTATATTCTTATCCTCAACAAAATTTAATATCAGAAATAATAGATTGCTGTCTTCACTGGTTAAAGGGTAAAATGGATATAAAATATTATGGGCATTCTAAAAAATTAGATAATGCTGGATACATACAACTTAGTGACGTGAAAGAATTTATAACTGATGAAAACACCATTTGACGACAACTTTTCATTTTTGAATGAATTTAATAAGTGGATAAAACAGGACAAAGTTCCCTCTATGCCAAAGCTCCAAGAAAGAGTCTATCCAAAAAATACAAAAAATCTTGGCACTAAAATAACAATAGACGAGGGAAATCACAAAGAAATAAAAAAAGATTTCATAAGAAGTGGCGGGACAGTCATAGGTAGTGAGGAAGATCTCCTGAGACTAGAGGTTAACGCAGGAACTTTTTACATAAACAAAAAATACGTTTATTGAATCGTCCCCTTCTGGACCATGTTTTTTTGTTTTGGGAAATTGTTTATATTAACAACAACCTGAGGGGTTATAAGTATCATAGGGTTACCATTGACTGGGATATTGGAGTATCCTCTGGCTTTTAGATTTAGTTTTATTTCATCAAAAGTTTCGGCAGTCTGGACCCATGGTTCCCAATATATTTTGTTTTGTTCGATGGTATCGGCTATCTTGCCTTCCCAGCTTGGAGGAAGCCCAAGTATTTTAATACTAGACAAAGCAATTGGATTAATTTCTCTACATAATAATTTGGCTAGTATCTGTACACCTTTTTTATCTCTCTTTGCCAAATAAAGCCATAAAATTTTAAGATCTTTTTGTTTGTTCATATAATTTTTTATTTTATTAATATATATAACATATATGAGTAAATTCAAGGTAAAACTAAAGAACGCAGTCCAAGGATTGCTAGATATATATAACGAAGACATAAGCATTCAAAGAAGTATTTATGTTACAGGCCCTCTTGGAAAGCACAGAGAATTAAAGGATGGTCAAATATTCACAGATTCCAATTACTGGAAAAGATATGCTTATCCACAAGCCAAATTAGAAGATGCGTTCATAGAGGTGCTAGAGGATGACGGGTCTGTTTATGTTGATAAAACAAATAATAACGCCCCCAGAGTTTACATATTATCAGTAGAGGGAGATTTTGAAAACAATGTAGTAGACTTGGGTGTTAGTGAATTTGCCGAGTTCGTACAAATATCAAACAGAGGGTCAGATACTGTCAGCGTTAGAATAAATTCATCGAATGATGCAGTTTTTGGACTTTTAGGAAGTGAAACACAAGTCTTCAATACAGGTGATCTAAACATCCAAAAAATAGAATTTTCAAACGATAACCAAGAAACAGTCCCCGTTCAAGTAATAGCATCGGTGAATGTAGTATCAGGGAGTTAATAATGCCTCAACTCATTAAACCAGGTGATGTAAAAATAATAACAAAGGATGGAGAGGTTAAAATATCTATCTCTTTGGATTTGAATATAAATATGGGAGAAATCTCTAGTGGGGCTGGAATATTAAAGAGTAATATTGAAGAAAAAATAAACAAAAAAGAAGAAGACAAAGTCCAGTGGGCAATCCCGGATTTTGCACCAACAGAAAAAATTAACTTTGGAAAGGGCGGTTGATTCAGTGGTTGGGATATATGGAATTAAAAAGAATGTTACCGGTGGTCCAGTTGTACCTGTAGTTTACGACACTGATGGAAAAAGAAGAATTTCTGAGAACCATAAAAGAAAAAAGGAGAAATAAAATGGCTATTGGCGCAGATGTTGGAACTTATAATTTAATCAATTGCAAAAGAGATGATGCAGATAATTTTTCTTATAAAAAAGAAGTGAATGCATTCATAGAGCTCCCGCTGGAGAACAGATTTGTTTTCAATATGATGAAACAAGCCGGAGTGCCTTTGATAGAGAGAGATAAGGTTGCTTATGCCCTTGGAGAGGCAGCGGTCAACATGGCATATACCATGAATAGCCTCGAATTAAAAAGACCGATGGTGGCGGGGTGTGTTAATCCAAAAGAAAAAGATGCGTTTCAGATAATGAGCATCATGATCCACAGTCTTATAGGAGAAGTTTCAAAAGACAAAGAACTTCTCTACTATAGCGTTCCGGCAAATGCCATAAACGAAGAGACTGACGCCGATTATCACGGCAAAATCTTAGAAGCCATATTCAAGTCATATAGATCAGAGAAGGGCTTCTCAGTCGATCCTAGGCCCATTAATGAGGCATTGGCTATAATATATGCTGAACTGGCTCATAAATCATATACGGGGATAGCAGCATCTTTTGGCGGTGGTATGGTAAATGTTTGTTATGCAATGTTTGGCAATCCAATATTTAGCTTCTCGATAGTGAATAGTGGCGATTGGATTGACAAAATGGCCGGAAAAGCCGTTGGGGAAAGTCCAACTTTTATCAATAAAGAAAAAACAAAAATAGATCTAACAAGACCTGCGACAACTCTTGTTGAAAGAGCTATACAGACTCAGTACAGATTAATGATAGAACACACTGTAACTGAGATCAAAAAAGGTTTCGCTAATGTTCAGAAAAACGTAAGAACAGAAGACGAAGTAGACTTTGTCGTTGCTGGTGGAACTGCAAGTCCAAACGGATTCAAAGAAATGCTTGGAGAGTGCTTGAAGCAAACAGAAATACCAGTTAAAATAGGGCAGATTATTAAACCAGAAGATAATTTATACTCTGTTGCGAAGGGTTGCTTGTTAGCGGCAGAAAACGCAAAATGATTCATCCGCCATGTGTGGAAGGAAATCTTTCATCGTCCGCAAGGGCGATGATTGCATTTTTAGGCATAAAAAGCACAAAATAAATTTCTTTATAACTATATTATTACATGGAAAAAAATAAAAGTGTTAGCGACCTAGGCTCAGCAGCCTATATATTAATGCACAACTATCGTGTTGTTGGCCGCAAAGGCAAAGAAATAATCTTCGAAGTAGAGAATGAAGAGAAATTCGACGAGCTTTGTTTGGATTATCTTTCTAGCGAATTCCATAGATTTGATAGCTGCATAATGTCGCTCAAAAAGATAAAAGAATATAATTTTGATTCTAGAAATACCAGATTTGCAACAGATCTGGGTGTTGCTGCTTATATTCTAATGCACAAGTATAAAGTTCTTGGAAAACGTGGAAAATCAATATACTTTGAAGTAGAAAATGAAGAAGTCAATAGTAAATTTCAAGGTTTGGCCCTAGAGTATCTTTCTAGCGATTTCCACCGATTTGATAGTTGCCTCATGTCTTTAAAGAAAATCGGGGAATATATTTCCGAGTCTAATTAATATATAAGTTATTATGATAACTGATATTGAAAAGAAAAAATTAGAATTATCCCTTAAAATAGATGAACTAATAAAAGAACTCAAAAATAAATTCTTGACATCGGCATCGCCTGTAGCATCAGGTCCCGATGGAAAGATGGGTGTATGGGACCACGTTAAGAATTGGTGGAATAAATTTAGATATGGTAAATTTGGCAACCTAGCCCAGGTTGAACAGGACCCAGAGGCAAAAAAAGACACAGCAAAGGCTGCGGATGAGCCAAAATCAGAGTGTTATCAATTTTCTTTTCAAGAATATAGAGCTATTAAAGATAGTTGTGATATCTTAGAGACAATTATAGAAAAAAATCAAGATAGTCTAAATGAGGAAGAGTCGGAAAATCTCAAGAATCTAAGATTATTCAGAATAATAGATGATTGGGGAAAGAAATTTAAACAAGTAATATTAGATTTGGTTTATTCTGCTGAGTCGACTCCGGTAGCTCCAGTTGAGGGAGAAGGTGTTAGAAAATCTGAGCCTACCGTGGGCCCATCGGATCCAAAAGAAAAAGAAAAGGCAACATCGGCGGCTGAAGTTGCGACCAAGGAGAAAAAGCAAAGAAAACCAAGAGCAAAAAAGTCTAAGGTAAAAGAAAAAGCAGACACTGAGGACTCGACCACAGAAGAAAAAGTTGACTCTCCCGAGGCAGTTAAAAAAGCAATAGATAAATTAAAATCAGAAAACCCAGATTTTGATTTTGATTTCTAATTACCTCTGTGGCTTTAAAAGCATATTTAAATTATTAATATCTATATTATCTCCATTGTTGAAGACTATGTTTTTATCAACTGGCTTTTCAGATTTATTATTATTGAATTCACTTATTATCTCCTGATGCTCAGGATTATCTGGGTCTAGTTGCTGCTCTTCGCAGATCCCAACAATATTACTAAAAAAGAAAAAGTTTTTACAACCTGTTATTGGGTGCAAGGTTTCTATTCCATCAATATGAACCGATTGACATATGCCAGTAAAATAATCATTGAATTGATTTTCTGTAAACTTCCTTCCTATATGAACAGTGAATACAGTTATTGGCTTACCTATAAAATACCTAAATTTTTCCAAGTCCATAATCAATTCCTTTATATTGTTTTGATCTTAAAATAGTCTCCGCCCGTCCCGAATGGTGCCTGGAAATCTAAATTTTTCCTAGAGGCCAAAATATAATTTTTAAGTATCCTTGGCCCCTCTTTAACATACATTTCATTCCAGTCTTTATACAGCTTATGCGGACTGACAAACATCAGTCTTTGGTCGGATCCATTTGTTTGCATGTTCTGGCTAGCCATCATACTCATTGATGTACTGCCCTGGAGACCCGCTTTATCATTATCTAAGCAGATTACAATTTTATAGTCTTTTATCAAAGACATTTGTTTTTCGCTAAGGTTTTTTCCACCACATGCAATTGAGTTTAACCCAGAGTGGAAAATACTCAAAGCATCAAACTCTCCCTCACACACATAGACGAAATTATCTTTATCGGGCCAACTTCCACCGGCCATAAATAAAACATCACCTTTACCAATACCTATACTCTTATCTGGCCCCAGGTATCTGAGGCTAGACTTACCAATATGCCTAGCATTAAAATAGAATAAGTCTCCATCTCTATCATAGTAAGGAATAACTATTCTAGCTTTATATGGTGCGGTTCTGCAGATGTATAGGCCATCAGTGGGTATCTTTCTTTTCTCTAGATACTCAACGGCTAAATTTCTCCAAAAATTATTTTTTGGTAAACTATTTATTAAGCTACTTCCCTCTGGGAGGGATATTGTCTTTTTTTCTTGAACTTTACTAGGAGATTCCTGGTCATCATCCAAATTATCAAAGAAGTCATAAAGTTTATCCTCCAGCTCTCTTATACTGCTTCTGCCATTTAATGTGAGATAGGCATCTTCATAAGAACACTTATCTACTATCTTTATTAATTTTACCAGGCTTCCCTTCTTATCGGTTTTGAAACAATGGAATACCCCATTCTTTCTTTTAGTTTTACCGCCAGAGGGAGAGCACCACAAATGGTGCTTTGAATCTTCTGCGAAAACAGAATTAACTCTGATCTCAGATCCGTGAACAACTATATCGCCCAGTGCTTTTTCAGCCCACTTCTTAAAGTTATCAAAAATATCACTCATGTTTAGACTATACTATAATATATTTATGAAAATACAACACATATCAGTTAGCAGAAAACAACTTTGGGATCAATGCGAACAAGCATACAAATATAAATACCACCTTGAAATCAAGTCACCCGAACCAGAACCAGAGTACTTTTTATACGGAAAACTTGTCCATAAGATAGCAGAAGAATACGTGAAAAACAAGGGAGAAGTGGAGATAGAGAGTTTTTTACACCCATATTTAAAGGGAGAATTGCTCCTTGAAAATAAGAAAGTAGAACTAACAAAAGATTATAAAAATAAATTAAAAGAACATCTAACAAATATTAAAAAATTAAATGACAGAATTGGATTCGATGGAGAAACAGAATACTTTTTTAAGTATGATCTCGAGCCACCAAAAGAAAAATTTGTCACAGGTGTTATAGACCGAATCTTAATAAAAGATGAAAAATGTTTTATTATAGATTATAAAACAACAAAAAAAGGATTTTGGAGAAAGAATTCAGACACCATAAGAAAAGACATCCAGCTTCTTTGTTACGCTAGGGTGGTTCAAAAGAATTTTGGAATAAAACCAGAAAATATAAGGGCGGCCCTTTATTATTTGGATGGAGGAGATATAGTTCCAACTAAATTCAATGAAAACATGCTAATAAATGCAGAAAGTTTATTGTTGGATACTTACAACAATATAGTGGAGAAAGACCCAGAATTAGTAAGAGGAAGAGTTGGAAATCATTGCAATAGATGCGACTTTAGAAAAATGTGCACTTGGTATAGATCAAGCTAAAACGCCAACTTTGGCACTAATACCAAATCTTCATTAATTGTTTTTCTATTAAATCCATCTACTATTTTAATCTTCTTTGCATCAGCTCCTACAAGCAACCAAGAGTACCCATTTTTAGACCAAAAGTCATGTATTACAGATAATGGGGTAAAAAATCCTTGTCCACTTCCATCTATGTCTGTTGTTCCCCAACAAGTTCCAATGTAATAATCATTATTGTCCATTAATCCACCGCCACTTCTGCCTGGTCTTGGTGAATTCCTAATTGTTACCAAATCTTGGTCTTCAAGCCTTACTATTTCAACATTATAGTGAGCAACTTCTTTTGCAGCATCGCAACCAAGAGAGTGAACCATATCGCCCTCTTTATAAACATAATCTTTTGGAGCTATTGGAAAATATTCAGGCTCCCAATCAGGATGAAAGCTAATAAGCGAAGTATCGCAACCATTCACAAAACTATAAAAGAGTAATTCTGATTCATAGCTTCTTGGAGATTCTAATTTAGTATCATTGTGATACCAGGTAATAACCTTACAAGTTATTCTTTTTTCTTTGGCTTTATCAGAGCTTAAAACACCGGGTTGCCACAAATGACCACAACTTGCAACATATGCTGTATTATTATTTTTGTCATAAAATATAATGGTACCCGAACCAGCACCATCATTTACACTTATCTTTAAAGAAGCGGATAAATATTTCCTATACTCTATTCCTCTTTGTTCTACTGGCGCACCATAGAGTTCTATGGTCCTATTCAAAGGAATAGGCTTGACCAATTGCATGTTGTCAATATTGCCTAATTCACGGGCGGCAGCAATATTAAATATATTTAAAATTAAAAATAAGGTTAAAAAGTATTTTTCCATAATATATTATATATTATGTCACAAATACTTTCTATTAGCCACAATATATTTCTAGACCGAAATCAAAGATATGACCTTAATAATAAAAAGGCAATAGAAGTAATTGGAAGTAATTTTCCAATTTGGTTTTCAGGGGAAAAGACGTCGGAACCTGGTAGAGAGATATTTTGCCGGTATCGTATACATCCATATAAAAGTGTTTTTAGAAATATAAAAGTAAATGGAGATGGTTACGATATCTTTTTATTACAGGAAAAAGAAGATGTTGGGACAATGCCGGCAAAAATTAAAAAGTTTTTTAATAAAACAAGTAATCCCCCAAGTGTAATATCACTTTTAGACATAAAAGATGGAGGAGCAGAATGGCTATATTTTAGATCATATGATCGAAAATACATAAACCTAATCCATAGTGTAGAAATACAAAAAATTGAAAATTTGATGGAATCTTTAATAACATAAAAGTCTATATATGTTATATTATGCGTGCAATAATACCAACAAAAAGCGTTACTCTAAAAGAGCTATTGTCTTCAGGAGAATATAAAGCCAAACTTTTCACAAACGATCTCGGAGATTGTGAGGACCTGCCTTTGGATTTTGAATTCCAGGAACCAGTTTTTAATGGATATTCTTCTAAATTATTAAATTCAAATTTATGGAAATTGAATATTGCAGCTAATAATTATTCACAATGCGATTACCAAGAATCTTTAATTTGGGGAAACACAAATATTGCCCAAAGTGAAGTCATTAATGGATATTTTGTAACCAATGGTAAAAACGAAGTGCTTTGGTTTGGAAAATTTGATAACTCAATAGAACTACAACAAAATCAAAAAGTCCTGGTGGATATTAGGGTTTATTTAAATAATTATGATTATCCGAAAAATACAATAACAATAGTAGTCAAAGGAGATATAGATAAACCACAAAACACTAATATATTTATAGATAATATTAAATGGGGAAGTGTAAGTTATCCTTATGCTTTAATGGATTTGATGGAAAGTGATTGGACCCCCAATCAAAATATCTTGTGCATAGGTGTTGATAATACAATAAATATTTGCCACGGAGATCCATTGAGTTTTGATATAACTGTGACAGCCATCGGTTATAGCGAATATAAAGAAAACATAATAATAGAAGAAGTTGGAAATAAATTTATAGAAATTAATCTAACAACCACAACAGAGGAACCAACCACAACAACTCAAGAACCTGGCTAACAATGAGCACAATACCATTAAATTCAAAATTATTAAAAGAATTATTAAATTCAACCAACTTAACCGCAAAATTATTCATAAATGATCTTTTGGATTGTGAGGATATTCCATCTTCTATTGAATTTGAAGAAGCATCGTTCATTGGTTATTCTCCAAAATTTTTAAATCCACTATTATGGGAACCAACGAATCAAACCCCAGCAAATTATATAAAATATAAATATAAAAATAGAATAATATGGAAAAATTTAGGACAAACAGTTAATATCAAAGGATATTATGTAACAAATAAAGAAAATCAAGTATTATGGTTTGAAAAATTTGATAATGAAATTATATTAGATCAAAACCAAGGTACACTAATAAACATAGAAGTAGAAATGAATAATTATGATTTCCCAAAAACAACCATAACACTAGTGGTCAGGAATGACAATAATATCATACCAGAAAATATTTCCGTAGATATACAAAATATAAAATGGGGAGGAGTAGATTATCCTGATTCATTTTTAGATTTATTAAATAATAATTTTATTCCTCATAACAACATGGTATGCATAGGAGTAAGAGATAGTATAAAACCATGTTTAGAAGAACCTCTTCAATTTGATTTAATAATATCTGCCGATGGGTTTGAAACATATCAAGAAAACATATCGGTAACCAATCCTGGAAACAATATATTAGAAATTTATTTAGATCAAGTTATAGTAACAACAACAGTTGGACCACCAATTGTCATAGACACATTCAGAGGATTATTGAGCATCAAGATTCTTGATGATATTTATGATATAAACACTTCTTCAACATCAGACAAAATATCAATAAAAGTTTACAAGCCAGCATCAGATCAACTACAGAATCTTATGATAAATGATATTAGTTTTAATTTAACTGGTGACGCAGACTTGCTTACTAATGATTTCCTGCCGAGTCAATTAAAAAATTCAGAAAATTTCACAAAAATGAACGGGAGTTTCTCTTTCTTTGGAGGAAGCTCGGGTTCATTCACAACAACAAGCATCATAACAATTCCATCCCAAAATGGAAACACAACCTTTTTCAGCGGAACCATGAATGAAGATTCAATATTAGGAAGATGGGCTGCTGGAGACGTGTTTTCTGCAGATCTTACTTTTAGTAATTCAGATTTATTAGGTGATATTAATGAAATAATAACTCAAGCAGATAATTCATTAAATGCTTTAGGCCCATCAGGAGCCACACACTATTTGCTTTTAAATAGTTTTAATTTTATTGTTTCTGGTATCACCTATAGCAGCGATAATCAAAATCTCCCTCTTCCGCCGTGCCCAGACGGAGGCCCCAGAAGACCATTGAATATACCGCCAGAATGGGCCGAACCTGGTCAAGAAGGAGAGTGTTGTCCTCCAGCAGGTGGTTGGGGAGATTGGCAACCGGGCGATCCATGGCCAGACCCTAGTGAAGGTAAAATTCCTGGATATGGGGATTTTCCACCGGGCGAGGTAAGTGTTAAAGGTTTCGGATATTCTGAGTGTATGGGCAGGTGTGTCTATTGCAATTATGTCAATGAACTTGGTTCTGCTGTATGGGATGAGTCTGAGTGTAAGTGTAAGTGTGTATCAAATCCGGATTCTCCAGATTGCAAAAAAATTCTAAATAAAAACTATAAAAAAGATGATTATTGTATGTGCGTCTGCCCCAAAGATGAAATTAAAGAAAAATGTGAATCTAAAGGATTTAAGTTTGACATAGGAAAATGCGCTTGTGATTGTGATAACACGGTTTATGCTCCCGGGGCATCCAATGCGGTAAGAAAAGAAGACTGTCCGAAAGTGGGAGGAAAACCTTTATGGGACGACCTTGATTGTTATTGTCCTTGCGATGAAGCAAAAGACGCATCTGGGAAGCCCAGATTCCCACCTTGTAAAGAAAATGAAAAACGAGGCAAAGATTGTAAATGTGAAGCCCTCCCACCAGAGTGTCCAGATATGTGCGAATGGATATGGAGAATACCTTATATTGGATTCGCACATTGGGAAAGTACTGCCGGCAGTTTGGGCACCGACCGAATGACTTGCTTCTTGGCAGGGTGCGATTGCGAACCCCCTAGTTATAGTGGGACAGCAAATCTTGAGGTGGGGTTATCTAATTGTTATCAAAGAATATAATAATCAATTTTTCGGCCTCAATCGATTTAAACATTGAGTTGGCCTAGTAATCATACAGACTAATGCTCATCTCCATAACAACGCTCTCACCAATAGCAACAGAAACTGTTGTTCCCAAAGTAGCAGATGAAATCAACTTGCCTCCGCTACCAATAGTTGTTGCTAGAAATATGTTAGTGACAGAGTTCCATCCAGAATTTAGAGATGAAAAAATAACGGGGCCACTTTTTGCATAATAAGGAGTAAGAGTCGGTGACGCAGTGGTGGTTGCAGAAGTATTAGGGTTGATTATTTGCCAATTCAAAAAAGAAACGTTCTGTCGCTGATAGTTGTTTCCTTGAACCAGTGGTTCGCCAATTATATTGCTGAGAGTATCTGTTCTATTTAAGGTGGGTCTGGCGTCCAACCCAATATAATAACCGTTAGTAACCAGATTCTCTGAACCCTTGAATAAAGCATTGAGGATGTATTCTTCCCCTTGTTGGTGAAAAGTGTTTTTGATATCTCTTTGCTGATATCTAACTTTATTATTTTTGTCTAAAATTAAAAAATTATCTATCTTCATTAAGTGGAAACTCATAAATTTTCTCTCTTTTCTTTTTCTATCATTTCATCTATTGCTTGAATAGATTCTACAGGATATTTATATTTATTACCAGGCTTATTTACTTCCTGTTGTTGTTTTTTTATCTTATTTTTGTTTTTAATATCCAGTTGATTAACATTAGATATTAATAATTTAATAGAATGTTTAATATCTTCTGCTTTAAATGAATCTCCGCAATTAGCATAAGCTAAATTTAAATAATAAATAATTTTTTCATAATTAGGAGTCATATTTACCATCCAAATTCATCAAGTAGTTTTGAATTTTTTCTATAAATATTAATAAGAGTTTCTTCGTCAGCCGAACTTAGACTGTCGTTTGAGGTGAAACTTATTTCTTCTTCTACAAAATCTTCATAAGAACTATTGAATAGCTCTCTTTTAATTTCTTGATACACATCATCCTGTATTTTATTAAGCATTTCCTTAGGTGCATCAGCACCAATTGGCACATCGTTTATTAGTTTGTCTCTTACATAAATAGCAGCACAAAGAGCAGTTATGGCATCATCGTGCTTCCCTTTTTGGGCCTCGGCCTTCTTGGTCACTGGATTGTATTGAAATGTTTGTAATTCTGCAGTGAATCTCGAACTATTTATTTTAATGGCTTTGTTTAAGATTCTGTTCTGCATAGCCTCAAGCAATAATGGCCTATTAACTCTGTTCACTTTTAAACCAGGAGTTTGAGTGCCACTTTTTTTAGTTTCATAAAATATATTCTCGTAATATAAAGTATTTTCAAGCGAACTTAATACTGCTCCCCCAGGGGACATTGCTTCAACAATAACAAGTGCGGTATTGTAATACACGCCCACCTCTTTTAATATTTGTGCGAATATGTGAGGGGGGACTAAATTACTATAAAACTCAGCAACTTGTTCCAAAGTATCCATCTCAAGAACATGGAAGCAACTACTATCTGCGTTTTCTCCCATTCCCTCAGCACAGTCTGCTCCTATGATATATTCTTTTCCATCGACAGGCTCTTTCCACACCCAGAGCGCTCCTTTATTGTTATCTGCTCCATCTAGCTGTGCGGCCCTTCCTGTTTTATTGACCCATTTTGGAAATAACTTTTTAATAGGATTATTGTGAATTGTAAACTCAGACATTTCTCTGATTAGAGCAGAAGGGATATATGTTTCTCCGGATCCTAAAAATTCTCTAAGAACTTCTTGTAGAAAACCTTTTTCGCCCAATTGAGCTTTTTGCTCTTCAACCCACTTAGGATCATTATACTCAGGGTGCTCCCAGTAATCCAAATCTATTACATGGAACATATTTCGGCCTTCTCGAGCGTCGTTGTAGGTTTGTTCATACCAATTTCCAACGCCATTAACAGTAGAAACCAGAGTGCAACTGCCACCCGTACTTAATACAGGCCACATAGCCTTCCAATGCTTTTCCATCTCAGGAATAAACGCCGCTTCGTCTATAATTAAAAATGTTACGCTTTTACCACGAGCAGCTTCCGGAGAATAGAACTTTAAAGCTCCGCCTGTGTCAACAAACATTTTTAAATGATCATTCCATTTACTTGTTTTTTTAGGGATCAACCAAACCGGAAGATTTTCTACTGCTCTATCTACTATCATGCCAGTTTCTGTGGCTTCACGATCAGTTTTAGAAAGAAGCATAACCTGCTGATCGAGTTTAAACATACATCTCCACAAGCCCCACAAGAGAGTGACAGTGGTCAATCCTCCCTGTCTGAATTTAGAGATTATATTAAATCTATTGTTCTCGTAATCTTTAATTACTTTTCTTTGGTAATTAAACAAAACAAAAGGAACAAGTCCTTTTGTTGGATGCAATATTCTAATATATTTGTGACAAAAATATTCAAAACTATCGACACATTTTAATAGTTCTTTTTTTTGTGTCTCAAGATCATAAAGATTTGTTTCTTCGATTGTCTCTTCAGGATTAATTGCTAATTCATAAGGATGAAGAGTGTAATATCTTTTATCGTAAAGCTTATAATAGTATTCGCTATAATCGGCCATAGAATTATCTATTCATTTAGTATTCATAATCATCATCGTCTTCTTCATCTTCTTCATCTTCATAATCTTCTTCCTCTTCATCTTCATAATCATCCTCATCGTCTTTGTACCATTCATCTTCATCTTCATCTTCATCTTCATCTTCATCTTCATCTTCATCTTCATCTAAATATTCGTATTCATGATCGTCGTCTTCATCCTCATCTTCATCGTCCTCTCCTTTATACCACTCATAATCATATTCCTTATCATCTTCATCGTTATCATAATTATCGTCTTCGTCTTCTTTATACCATTCATCATTATCATCGTAATCATCGTAATCGTCAGAGGCTTCCAAGAAATAACAAAAATTCACAATTTCCATTGTTTCGAAGTCGATAACTCTTGCCATTTCTGCCTTTCTCTTTAATGATTATTAAATTAAAATTAAGTGCGATGTCATTTTAACAACTTATTTCTAAAATTCAATATCAAAACACTAAGATTAAAACTATATGAATAACTATAAACCCATAGGAATAAAGTAGTTTTGACACAAAATTATATATAGTATGTTTATTTTAAAAAATTAATTTATGAATTTCTGGCGAACTAGCTTATTATTTTCAATAACAAACAAGTTATCTATTAGATTTCCCGCACTTAGAGTGTTGATGCACATAATTGCAATATTGGCGTTCTCTTGAAAATCGTTCCTAACACACAGGGAAACAATGCCATCCTTATTAAATTCTACCCTATTTTCAGAGGGAATTTCGATTTCTAAATCATATAGTTTTTGATTTAACACCATAGATCTTTCAAAATAATCTGAAATTCTTATTTTCTTTATGGGCTCACCGGAACTCTGGATTGAGATATCATTTAAAGACAAAGATTTAACATTAGTGGATAATATATTTCTTTTTGTAAAAACTCGGGTTAAAATTGATGATAACTTTGATCCGTTATCGGCATCTATAGCTATCATTTTTTGCGCCAAAGCATCAAACAATCTGTTTGTGATGGGGGTTTGGGATACCGCAGTTACGAAATAATGAAAAGTTATGTTCCTTGCAAATATTAAAGCTTGAATAGGAGAGGATCCATTTTTGACACTATCGTTGTAAATCTCAACTAAACATTCATACCAGGCGCCTGTCCAAACTCTACTAAAACTATGACACTCTCTGCTGAGAATGTTATACGGGGTCTCATTCCTTAAATTTTCAGGGGCAACATAATAAAATTCATTAGCGGCGTCTCTCAATGAATGAGGATTATATCCGCCTTTCCCTTTTGTTAAATTAAATAAAATCTTTGCAAATTGCTCGGCAAGCTTTGACACTGAGTTGCTTTTAGATAAGTCTCCTTTAGTTTCCTTTATTATATATTTAATAACATCTTCATTTTCTAATATGCTTGTTATAGCAACTATATCTCCAAAACTTTCATGTAAAGCCCATATTTCATAAGATTGAACGTTCCAAAAATCTGGGCGGATAGAGTCTAGTAGAGCGTGACCCAATTCATGAGAAACTATGTCAGCAGAGTCTGCGGAATAGATGTTCTTCTTTGCAACCGGATCAAATTCATAAAAAAACTTTAAACTTCTTCTATCGTAGAATGCATTTAATTCCTTGCCGGCCACAGGGTAGACAGTTAATTGTTTTGTTGCGGCCCACTTTTGTGGAAATTTTTTAATCTTTGGAATAATATTGTCCATGGTATTAACTAAAATTCCATAACAACTGGCGGCTCTCCACTCGGGGGTGCCTACTTTATGACCCGAACCCTTATACCCATCGACCTTCATGGGCAAAGAAGGAGTTGAATTAGCCGGTATTTCTTTTACTAGCTCAGGTAAAGTTGGATCATTTACCCAAAATTGAATGGGAGCAGAAGGATTATCAGAGATTAATTTCTTACCAAATACTTTTTTAAATAAGCCCCACATAGAAAACTCCTTTTTTCTAAAGTTGTATATACTTCTATAAATATATAGTTCATATAAATAGAAAAAATTAAAATGAAATTCAATGAACAGGTAATAAAAGAAAAAAGAACAATAGAAGCTGTGAAAAAACAGTTTATGGGAGTCAATGGAAAGCTATATTTGATAGCCAAAAATGTAGGTGAACCAATTATAAGACATAATGAAGAAAGCAATTATATAATTTATGACAATTTCTGGAACACCAATGAAAACGATATAAGAACAATGGACGAAAACGAATACTCAGAATGTATTGGCCACGCTTTTGATGGACTCAGAAATGGATATAATTTAGAAATATTGGCTTTTAGTGATGATAAATTGATAAAGGTCTTTTATAATTCAAGAAAAGTTTATGAAGAAATCGCAGGTGAACTGGAGAGCTACTACCCAGATGAGGAATGGGAATCAAAAGTAGAAAAATTATATCTAATAGCAGAGAAGAGAGAAAAAGAATACGAAAAACAGAAAAAAGATATTAGAAAAGAAAAATTTGAAGAAAAGAAATCAAGTTTAATTAATTATTTGAAAGAAAAATGGAACCTGTGATTTTTGATAATTATTACTCTATATATTATAAGAAAAGGAAACACATGAACGAAAAAAATAAACCACAAAGAAATTCAAAACCAAAAAAGAACACCGTAGTAAAAGCCCAATCTCTAGAACCAGCAACCAAAAAAGTAGATATGATCAAAAAATTAGAAGCAAAGGTTGCAGACAAGAAGAAAAGTAAAGATTCATACCCATCGGTAACAGATAAGGTTTTACTTGGCGTGATAGCAGCCCAGATATTAGTCTTAATCTACATGCTTATTAAATGAATTTAATATAGACGCTGCATATATACTGCATGAAACTTTTCTCAGAGTGGATAGTAGATAACCACCCAGAGTTTTATGAAAACTTTGAGTTCATGCCCCTGGATAGTGGTTTATCCAGGGAAAAAACTAGTCTGTCGAGGAGATCGTCAGCATATCAAAGAACGGATATATCAGACGAAGATGCAAAAAGAATGGCCATCTCAATAGGTGATATAGTAGATTTAGGTCCGGAAGTATCGAAGAATCAAATCGCAAAAATAGTAGAAGTAAGAAATTCTACTGTTAAGGTTCTAAATCTATATAATCAAAGATTAACAATTATATCCATAGATGAACTATACCTAAAAAAAGATCTAATGGGCAGGGAGCTAATACCAAGAGATCAACAGCAACTGGATGCAATGGGCGCCAAAAACCTTTGGATTAAATTATCTGAAAGACAATATAAAAAATTTGCAAGTCAATATAAAGAAAAAGAGATAGAGGATGTGATTTCAAAACAAAAAGAGATAGATCAAAAACAAATAGATAAATTAAGATCTTGGTTTGCTGCCGCAAGTAAAGAAAAATTAGATACTCGGGCAGAAGAAGAAGATAGTAGATTAAAAGATATATTTAAATCAGAACAACCAAGTTCAAGTCCGGCACCATTATCGAGATATGTTAAAAAGAAAGAACTACCTTGAAAAGAACTGCTTTTTGTTTTACGGGAGAAGGAGCTAGAGGAAGTATACAAGCGGGAATAGCTTTATCTCTATATGAGAGTAATATAAAACCAGAATTAACAATAGGGATCAGTTCTGGGAGTATATGCGCAGCTAGTTATGCTTATTTGGGGCCACAAGGTGTTGCAGATATGTGGTCTAATATAAAAAACATATTTGATGTTTTTGGGATTAATTACTTTCCCTGGAGAAAAACAGGGATGTTAAATCAAAAACCAATGGAAAAAATAGTTTCCAACGCATTAAAGAACACCCCAGTATGTGAAAGTATAGTTTCTAAGTTAAATATTCATTCTGGAGAGATGATGTATGTTTCCAATAAAGGAATAACAGCAGATGAGTTTAAGGAAAATGTGCTTTCAAGCGTTGCAATTACAGGACTAGTAGAAGATAGAAACGGCTGGGTTGATGCCGGCAGTCGCCAATTAGCGCCATTAAAACAATGCATAGATTTAGGATATAACGAAATATATGTGATAATGGGTAGACCTTTAACTCTTTCTTATTGGGAAGGCGCAAAGGGAATTTTAAAGCCATTAGAAATGGCCTTTAGAGCACTCGATATTAGTTTGTATGAGATAATGATAAGAGATATAAATCAACATTTAAATAATAATGATATAGAAATTTATTTAGTAGAACCAGATAAACTATTCTTTGATTCAGTATATTTTAATCAGTGCAAAAATGGTGTACAGTATGGAAGAAAAGAATACACGATACATGACAAAAAATCTTTAAGAAATATTTTGCCCAAGATAGTCAATTAAATCTTTAGAATCTGACAGACCTTTATATTTTTTTTGCTCTTCTGTCATATTATTTATTGTTTTAATCAAGCTTTCTTTGTCTATATCCTCTTCATCAATCAGGTACTGTCTTAAAATAAAAAGACAAAAACCCTTATCTGGGAATCCTACGGTGACTTGTCTTTCTATTTTTATAAAAACCTTAGGGTCATTCTTGTCAAAATTTATGAATGGAAACCTTGGATGATAGTTATATTTCCTCTCATGAACCACACTCCAAAGATATCTTTCAAATATCCCAGAGTTTATTATTGCATTAACTATTTTAGTGCTATTTTTTAAACTCATTGGAACTGGAGAATGCAACTCATCAAAAGACATGCCTATTTTTTCAGCCGGATTCCAACTACTGGGGAAGCAGACATGTCCACTAGCCATCCAATCTTTATTATTTTTTATCCTATGAATTATTAGATCTTCATCTATTTCTCTGGCTATATCGATATATTTTCCACTCTGTAGACTTATGGGGTAATTATCCAGTATGAACCTTTCGCAGGACTCATATATATCTTCAGATATGTGGTTTTCAAAAAAGAATTCTTGCTGAGATAGAGCAATTCTTTTTTCTTTTTGTATAAATTCAGAATCTTTTCTGTCTTTTTCAAAGACCTGTTCTGGGTTTATCTTCTTTAAATCAGGTAAAGTGCTAAACCCCTTAATATAAGCATGATTTACCATGCAACTTTGGTTATCCTGTGAGGCCTCTTTAATAATTTACCATCAATTAATTTTTCTTCAGCCATCCAAATATGACAATAGCCAGAATTCTTTTCTATTCCATAGGCGACTATTCCGTTTTGATCTAATCTAAAAACTTTGAACTTTCCACGATAACCCATTAAAATTTTGTCACGTGTTTTATTTTTTAAGTTCGAAGAACCATCTTCATCTTCGTTGTCATCATCGTCTTCATCATCATATTCCTCCACCTCTGTTTTAGAAGAAGGGCTGTCGGATGTTTTCCATATTGGACCACCACCCAAAACTTTTATAATGTCTCCGCTTTGGAGCTCCTTCCAGTCTATTCTAGTTGCCTTGGGCTTATCTTTTTTTATTTTAAATGCAAAGCCGGCATCACAAAATTTACATCTTCTGGCTCTTACACCATTTTCTTTTTTGCATTTATCACAAATCTTTTTTGGCATTTTCAACCCTTTATTATACTATTTTTTGCAATTACAACGCCTGTACCGTGCTCTGAGTTATAGACGTTTTTGATATCATCATCTGGCTCGCATGTCAATATCACATGGCTCTTGTGAATCAAATACTTTTCATCTTTCGAGTATGGAATCAAGGGCATACTTGCGATTCCATTCTGGGTCATAAGGAACTTTTGGGGCTTGATGGCTACATAGAAATCATCTTTTGCCTCCAATGCACATATGAATTCTTCTCCACTCACGAGCTTCAAAACTTTGATCTCCATTTAATTTCTTTCTATTTAAAGTATAAATTATTCAATTCACAAATTAGAATACACCACAATTCAATGCTTTTCAATAGCAATTGTTTTTTGTCGTAAGTCCTTATTTTAAAAGCACTTACGACAAAAAAATTATTTAATTATATTTAAACATTAAAGTTAATCCCAATAAATCTAAATACAATAGTGTTTTATTCCAGGCTCGATTAAGATATAATAGGGAGATCATGAAAATGAAAAATAAATTTACAGATTACAAAGATGTAGTTAAAATTCTTAAAAAGCATTGCCCTTTAGCGTATGAAATCAGCGTTAGAAGAGTGGCAATGGGAAGATGTCTTGATGGAGATTGTGTAAAATATAAAAAGAAATTCTTTATAAGAATTAACAGAGATCTGCCAGAAGATTCTGCTATAGACACTCTTTTACATGAATGGGCACATGCCCGTGCTTGGAATCATCTACTAGATAACTTGGATAGTCAAGACAAATTCGATGATTTTTCCCACGATGCATCATGGGGAGTTGCATATAGCGAAGTCTATAGACTATATCAGAGATACTTTCTATTAAGCACAGATGGAATGAGTAACGTAGATGAATCAACCATGTGCAGTAAAAAAAGATATTGTAGCAGAGGAACAGATCAAGAAATAATATGAATTATTTTGTCTCGGTAGAAGATTCTTACTACCATAATTGGCAACTAGAATTATTGATAGAAAGCTTCAAGGTATTGGGTCTAGAGGACAATCTATATATATCGGTGGCTCAGGCAGACAAAGAGTATCTTAAAAATAATAAAAATCTTTCAACACATGCCAATAAATATATTCATAAAAATATAGGCAGAGAAACAGGTATACTCAAATTAAATAAATGGGGTTCTCTTTACACTCTTATGGAGAACAACATACTAAGTTTACCCGTGACCGTACTAGATCCCGATACAGTCATACAAAAAGATATAAAAATACAAGATAAACAATTTATATTTTCTATTGATCCTGACTTTGTTTATAATAAAAGATATGCCAAATTAATTAGACTATCAAAAAATGAAATGGATAAATGGCTTAATCTGGGTGAAGTGTTTGTTTTTAATGAATTATCATTAAATTTCTTTAAGGATATGGCAATATTATGTCAAATGGTGGGATTGGATCCAAACAAATATCAAGTTGATAAAGTGGCATTATTTGCGACTTTGTGCAAACATAAAGTCAGTAAAATATTAGCCAGTAATGATATCGAAGGAAATCTAATAGAGAGTCAATTAAAAGATATAATAAGCTATAGGCATGGAGTTAATCCCATGTTTAATAAAAAACTATATAAAAGTAATGATATGAATTTCTCCATGGCATCCGATAATCCAATAAATCTTTTATCTAAAATGGACCACACCCCTTCTTTAGAGTATGTGTCCAAGATTGCAAAGAGAATTATAAACCGAATATAATTGTTTCTGGCTTGTCGTCTATCCAGACATCAATATTCACACCAAGTTTATCGACAACATCTTTTTTAGGAAGATGATTGCAGAATATCACATCTTCTATTAATTCCAAAGAAGACCCAAAGCTACCCTGTACTTCATCTATATTTTTTTGTTCTTCTGTCCGGGCAGTTACACAAAAAACTCGGTGGCCTCTAGAGGTTGCCTTAAGAATAAACCACTTCCAAAATATTGGATCTTCTGTGAAAGTGTTGTCAAAATCTAAAGAAAAAACCATTATATTCCTTTTAGCATCTGTCTTATCTCATCCAAATCTTTCCTGCTATCTTCCATCTGTTTTTCCAAAAATATAACTACCCAATAACTATTAAGATCGTTTATTTTTTCAGCATCAGCTATTCTCTGATAATAGTTATTTATAACCTCTTCTTCCATTTTTGCTGCGTATTCGAGAATTTCTCTTGGATCGCTCAAGGATGGAAAATCGTTCGGCACCTTTACAGGAGAGCCCCCAAGCCCAGTAATAAGATCAGAGAATTGGACGATGTGTTGCATTTCACTGGCAGCTTGTTCCAACAGCCACTCTTTGTATTCCTTTGCGTGCAATCCAACTATATTACTTGCATTATGAAGATAAAAGCAATGATGTTTCCACTCATTTTTAAGGTCTTGATTTATTCTTTCAACCAAAGCATTAATCATAAAATTTTGTTTCTTTCAAAAAATGGATAAAAATTTAGACTAGAGTAGTATATAATCTATAATCTTTTAATCAAGAGGAATATAATGAAAACATTTAATGAGTTTATTGAACAAAAAAATATCGACACACTAGTTGAGAGCATTGCAGGACTTATGGTTGAGATGGACATCAATCCCGCCGAATATATTTTAGAAAACGCTCCCGAGATGGAACTTGACGAAGGTTTCATGGATAGCCTAAAGGCATTTGGCAAAAATGCCTGGAGTGCTGCCAAGCAATTTGGAAAAAATGTTTGGGACGGTGGCGGTATCAAAGGTGGTGCTGCTCAAGCCGCCGATACATTAGCCGGCCCTGCTTCGAAGTTTGATTCTGCGGCAAGAGTTTTAAACGATCTTGTGAATCAACTTCAAAAAAATCCACAAACTGCAAGTATGCCATCTTCGACCAATCCAAGACAAACAGTTGCTTCTTATCTTGGCGGAATTCTAAAGGGACTAATGAAGGAGAAAGAGAACATTCCAAAAATGCAGGATGCCCAAGTTTCTATGCCAATGGCTCCAAGAGGCGGTGCTCCTGCTCCTGCCCCTGTAGCCCCTTGATTTTAAACCTATATTTTTCATAACACTCATTTGCTTTTTCAAGAATAGTGTTGCTGATATTAAAGTCAGCAACACTATTTTCTTTTCTGATATTAAATTCTTCTTTTAAATCTAAGAACTCTTGAATTTTTTTGTAAGTTTCAGGTAGGGTAAACTCCTCGTCAAAATAGACTTTAAAGTTTTGCTTGGGAGTTTTTCTTATCATTTCATAGATCTTGCGAAGCCTAAAACAATAATAGTTTAAACACGACTCTGAGCTGTACGTTTTGTTCCCGATTAGATTTGGCATCACTAATCTTGGCTTATTTACAAGATAAATAAATTTACAAAAATTTAATAAAGGAGCAAAACAGAATTGATGATTATAGTAAAGAGGATCCATATAAATATGGGGATTTTTTCTATATCCGCTTCTAATAGATCCTAGAGAAAAAAGATTATTTATATCTTTGTATAACTGTAGGTCTATTTTTTGTATTCTCTTATTAGTATTCAATGTATCAACTAAAACATTATTTTCTCTATAGTGTGTAATCACCAATAATAGTTCTTTTTTCTGCATAAAATAATAGAGAGAAAACAATAGATAAAATATGCTTAACTTCAAAACATTCTTAGAAAATCTCGAACATTCAAAAAATGATGTTCACAAGATAGTTCAATACAGTGAAAAATTATTAGGTATAGTCAAGCCAAATGTAGAACTCGAAGATTGGGTTAAAGCAAAACTAACTCACACCGAGGATTATCTTAATACCGTTCTTGATTATTTAAAATACTATAAACAACAGAACGAAGACAATAACAAAATGGCAATGGGAGATTTGAGAAGCATCCATGAAAAAGCAAAAGAAATAGAAAAGATACTTGATAAAGAAAAAGAACTAAAAGACTGGATTAAATCAAAACTAAATTTAGCAGGCGAGTATATGGATGATGTGTTTCATCACCTCGACTATAATAAAAAAGAAGGATTCGTAAATCAGAGTATGCCAGATCCAGAAAATGAGCGCAGTCCAAAAGCAAGCGAGTATTCTGCCGATCCTCACATGAGCATAAATGACCTACCACCCACACCATTTTCCCGACGTCAGGAAAATCTAAAATACAAGACTAAAATGAAGAAAAAAGCCGATCAACTAAAAAATAATTGATCGGCTCCATTCGTTATCTTGGCATTAAAATATAGTCTTTGCTATATTCTCTTTGCAACACATTCCTGTCGATTATTGGCAATTCTAATACCCTGTATTTGTTAGGTATTATGTCTTCTTTTGCATAGATGATAGCTGCCCAGCCATCCCACCTTTTGTTGAACTCGTTCATATTCCAAGTTCTAATCTTAAGTTGAGGATCGCTATTATTGATATATTTTACTACTCCGGCCTTTTCATCATAATGAACCATTGTCATCATGTGGCCAGGAACAGCAAAAACAGCGCCTCTACGTTCAATTTGGCAGCCTTTTATCAATAAATTTCTATCACCCTTCGTTGTCATTTCATGCTTAACGCTGAATCTTTCAAGCATAGCCCTAGCAGCACTGGGGCCTGCATAGCTTTGGTATTCTTTCATTCTTGTTAAATCATACAACCGTGTTTCCTTCGCATACCTTGCAATTGTTTCGAAGCTGCACCAAACGCACTGGATACCAGTTCTGTTTGGCACACGATCTTCGAATGGTATAGGGACCTGGACATTCGAAAGATCTTCATCTTCCTCCCCCTCATAACTAGCAACAGGGTTAATGTTACTAGCAAAAAGGGGATTTGGATAAAGACAGTCAATCTGGCCGAAAGACCCTAAAAACAGAATTAATAAAACCCATGAAATCCTTTTCATAGATCCTCCTTGATCTATAATTATTTATGGTTCTGGGGTTCAAAAAATAATTTTAAGCTTTATTTTCCTTGATTTCCTTGATTAGATAGCTTTTTAAAAGCATTTAAGGATCTTGCGGGGTTCTTGATGAGGTCATCAATTGCCTCATCCCCCTTTTTTGTGTTAAGTTTATTCCAAGCAGCTCGTCTAGTTATCAAGCTATATTTCTTAAAAACACTCTGAAGCTTCTCTGCCAACTCCATTATGGCAGAGTTTTGACTCGTATCATCTTTATCTTTAGACCTCTTGTCAGAATCTTTTTTAGCACCTTCTGCCAGGAGGTATTCCTTATAACTTTTCAATTACATGCCTTTTGGTAGATATTTTGACTCATCTCCACCCATTGAATCATGATCTTCAGCAGCCTCATTCTCTTCAACATGTTTCTTAGCAGCCATCTTGAGTTTTGGAAGATTAATATTTGAGATCAATAGTTCCATTTCTGGGTTGTTTGAAGCAATGCCTCTTAGAGCATTCATAAATCTCTGTGGGTTCTCAGCGATTGCCATATCAACAACCTTCATCATGTGAGTGAGCTGCTCTGCTTCGCTGTTGCTGAAACTAGCGGTGCCATAGGCTGTTTTTCCAACATTCATACCTGTGACTTCAGAAACACTATTATTATCTTTTAAATATTCTTGAAAACTTTTCATATTTTTCCTTTAATTTTGTTTGTTTAACTAACACTAAAATGTATATATGTTTTTTTTGAAAAATTTTTAAAGGCAAAAGTGTATATACATTTAAGGTTTTATTCAACAATATACTAAACTAGTATCGAACCTTTTTGCAAAAACAAAATTATCTTAGGGAGAAACTAATGAAGCGTAAATTAATCAATTATGATGAATTCAAGAAAATGGAGAATGAGTCAGTATCCAGAGTTGAGAAGGAGCTAATCGAAGCTGAGGAGCTTCTTGCAACAATTCTTGAAACAGAAAAACTTGAACTCATGTTCTTTAATGAGTCAGAAGTTGTTTACAAGACAGTAAACGAAGATATCGTTCGTGCCAACTACAAACTAACCAACGATAATCTTGCTCTAGAAAACATCGAAGAACTAGTAATCGATGAAGAGACAGAAAAGAATGAGTCAAAGAAACTCATCTCTGACATGATTGATAATCTTCTTGAGAATAAAGAAGAAGTCGCTTCAGAAGTTCTTAGCGAGTATCTCAATATGCCATCAGTAAGAAGAAACCTAATTTCAGAAGGTTTCAAAGTTAAGTTAAGCAAGCCAACTGGCAAGAGGAGCAAATTGTTCCACAAGAAGCAGCCAAGAAGCCTTGTTGCCAAACGTATTCGCTCAATGATGAAAACAAAGAGAAAGCGTGCTAGCCTCAAGAACTACCTCAAGATGAAGACAGCCAGTGCCAAGCGTCGTCTTAAGAACATCAGCAATCCAAGAGCCAGAATTTATGTTGTTAAGACTATGAAGGAATGGACCAGCCTAACAGAGAACGTTCTTGGTTATGTAAATCACAAAGAAATGGGCCATGTTTACAAAGAATGCATCGTTGAACAAAACGATAAAGGTGATATCGTTGGAATCAAAGTTCCAACAGTAAGCAAAGTAAATGAAGGCAAAGTATTAAGTTTCGATTGGAAGACTCTCGACACCGAAGTCAAGGTTCTCAGAAGCAAAGGCAAATGCCTTGTAAAGAATGAAAACTTCGTCAAGAGTGTTGCTCAAATCAAGAAGTACAACAATATTTCTGATAACAACATGCTTGAGACAAGTTTAGAGAATGCTGTTAAGAATTTTCCAGAACTAGTTTATGTCACTCAAGAAGAACTATCTTCAATGGTTAAAGAAGCCCTTGAGACAGTTGGAGCCAGAAATTTTGATGATAATACCTGCAATTTCATTGCTGAGGGTCTACTAAGAACCGCTCACAATGCTTATTCAGATCGTGTTAACAAAATCACAAATTTAGCTGGTGCCACAGTTTGTGAAGAGTGCGAAGACAAGTATCCAGGATTCAAAGAAGTTGCTGACAAGTTCTACAAGTATCTTGATGAATCAGCCAGTGCTGATCTCAAGGTTTTCGAAGATCTAGTTGAGGCTCTAGAGAACCTCAAAGTATTAGCCGAAAAACTTGGCGACAAAGAAGTTGTTGCTGAAGCTTCGGAACTACTCGATGAGTGCATCCTAGTTGTCAACCAAGAAGAAGAACCAGATGTTCAACTTGCTGAGTTTGTTGCCAACTACCTCAAGGATATCTATGAGAGTAATCTCGGATGCGAAGATTGGGCTGACAGTATGCCAACAATGAGTGTTAATGGGGATCACCCATCGCTTAGTGAAAAGGCAAGAAAAAGTTACAGCCCAGCTGCTGATCTTGAGGACAAGAGTGTAGTCGATAGCCCAGCTCCAGTTAGCGATGGCAAGACTATTGTAAACGATTTAGATGATGAGATGAAAGATAATGGTTGGGGCAACGTTGGCGGTGACCACGTCTATCCATCATTAACTAATCCTTATATTCCAAATGCAATGGAATTCACGATGAAGGGCGAAAAAGGAGTTGATAAGGATGGTGAAGATCTCGGAACAAACCAAGGTAAAGATACTTGGCCAGGTCTTCAGAATCCTTTTGCCAAATAAATATAAAGGAGAAAAACAATGTCAAAAGATCAAATGCTATTCGTAGATAGCTGCAGCGGTGGTGGGTTCAACATGGACCTAAATGAAAGTGTCACGGACAAAGGCTTAACCAGATTCCGTGGCAAGTTCCAAGAAGCTGAAGCTATTAATAAAAACAAAAGAATATATCCTTTTGAAGTTCTCAGTGAGAACGTCAAAAAACTTAACGAATGTGTAAAGCACAGAGGTTTAATTGGTGAGTTAGATCACCCAACCGACAGCATTATACATTTTGAAAAGGCTAGCCATGTCATCACCAAGCTTTGGTGGGACGGCAATGTCCTCATGGGCGAAGGCGAAATACTCAACACACCTCACGGAAAAATACTGAGAAGTCTTTTGAACGACGGTGTTAGAGTTGGCATTAGCAGCAGAGGCGTTGGTAATGGAAAAGTAAATGAAAATGGAGTATTAGTTATCGGTGAAAGTTATAAACTTATAACATTCGACGCAGTAGCTGATCCTAGCACTTTCGCAGCTTTTCAAGAGAAGGTTACTGATAAGAAGGATAAGAAAGAAAGTGTAGAAATTTCTTCTGCGGTGGAAGAAATTCCTGCAAAAAATGAAAGCAGCAGCATATATACTGTTAATAAAGAAGCGTTAATTGCTTGTTTAGGAACAATAATCGAAAATTCAACCAATTCATTAAAGCGAGGTTTAGGCTCATGAACAAAATTAAAGAAGCACTAGAAAAACTCTTACCTGCTGATCAGATTCAAGAGGTAAGCTCAGCAGTCGAAGAAATGTTAAAGGATGCAAAGTCAGAACTAGAGACTGAATTTAATTCCAAATTGGAGGAGGCCTACGCCGAAGTTTCCAATGAACTAAAGTCAGCTGAAAAGACAGCAGAAGAAGGTTATACCGAAGCTTATGCTATCATCTCTGAACTCAGAAATCGTCTTGAAGTTCAAGGTGAAGAGTATGAAGCAGCTCTCGAAGAGGGCTACGAAGAAGCTTATGAAATGCTCAAAGAGGAGAGAAGCAAGAATGGTAGTCTTGAAGTTTCCCTCTATGAAGAATACGACAAGAAGCTTGCCGAGATGAAAGAGTACATCGTTGACAAAGTAGATCAATTTCTACAGTTCAAGGGTGCCGAAATCTATGAACAAGCCAAGAAGGATGTCCTTGCTGATCCAAGAACTGTCGAGCACAGAAGTGCTTTCGACAAGATTGTTGATATCACAAGTGAATATCTAAGTGACGAAGATTATGCAAGTGTCAGTTCTGCTAAGGTTGATGAAGCCAAGAAGCAGATTGATGATCTCAAGGGCCAAATCAAGCTATTAGAGGCCAGAAGCATAAGACTATCGACAGAGAACACAAAACTAACCGAGGCTGTTCGCCACGCACAAACAGTTGTGACCGAACAAGTCAAGGCTGTAGAGAATGAAAAACAGGTAAAAACTGTTAATGAAATGAAAGAAAGAGCTGAAAAGAGCAAGAATGTAATGGGGAGAGGACAAGTAGTCGCTGGTGAAGCTGTTATTGCGGAAAATAATGGTACTCAACACGACTTTAACGATTTGCACATTTTAGCTGGTATTAAAAAGATAGAAGACTGAACGGATTCTACTGGCTAATCAATCTATTAAAAGAAAGTAAGAAAAATGAATATAAATGCTAAATTTCTCAACGAAGCGAAGGAGTTAGAAGGTCGTTGGAAGAAAACCGGCTTGTTGGAGGGCATCGAAGATCGTTACGTCCGATCCACCACAGCTGTTCTTCTCGAGAACCAGAGACTCATCAATGAAGTTTCAACCGACACAGGTGACGTTGCTCAATTCAAAAGAATCAGCATCCCACTTGTTCGCAGAGTTTACCCACAGTTGATTGCAAACAAGATCGTCTCGGTCCAGCCATTGCTCGGCCCAACCGGTCTAGTTTACTATCTCCGTTTTAGATATGGCAGCAACAAGGGTGCTGTCCGTGGAGCCGCTAAGGGCGGATTCCCAGGTGATGACGTTAACTCACTACAGCAGTTAGCCGATGGTACAGCCAATCTCGACGTCTTCTACTCTCATCAGTTCGTTCAGAACGAGAGCCATACTGACGCCGGTGGCACAACCACTGCTTTCACTGTTGAGCACGTTCCAGTTATCGCTGGCACAATGACCGGTACAGTTTATGATGGTACAGTTGTTGTCAATACTTTCGTTGTTTCAGCTGGCGGCACAATGAGTGTCACCGACGTTGGCAGCCCAAGTAACAAGGTAACAAGTGGTACACTTAATCCAACAACTGGTGCTGTTAGTCTAACTTGGAATAATGATCCAAGTGCCAACACCGTAGTTGTATCATATGAATACAACATGGAAGGCAACAGTGATATGCCCGAGATCAATCTCGCCATCGAGAGCGAAGAGATTGCCGCCAAGACTCGTAAACTGAAGGCAGTTTGGAGTTATGAGGCTCAGCAAGATCTACGTTCACAGCACAACCTCGACGCCGAGGCTGAGCTAACTGCCGTTCTTGCTCAGGAAATCAATCTAGAAATCGACCGTGAAGTTCTAGGTGACCTCCGCAATAACGCCGGTACCGTCAGTGCTTGGGACTATAGCACCGCCCTCGGTGATACAGTCAAGGAACGCTACGAGAGTCTATACGTTAAGGTTGTTGAAGTCAGCAACGTAATTCATCGTAAGACACTACGTGGTGGTGCCAATTGGTTAGTAACAAGTCCAGAAGTTGCTTCAGTATTCGAAACAGCCACAGCCGGTTTCGCTCCAGCTCCTTCAGAGACTTTCACTAGCTCACTCGGCATCCAGTATGTCGGAACTGTGAACAATCGTTGGAGACTCTACAAGGACCCACTGTTCCCAACAGGTCAAATCCTAATGGGATATAAGGGCGACAGCTACATGGACAGCGGATACTTCTACTGCCCATACGTGCCACTCACCCAGACTCCAGTAGTCCTTGATCCAGATTCCTTCACACCACGTAAGGGTCTGTTAACAAGGTATGGGAAGAAGTTGCTTCGAGAAGGAGCAAAATTTTATGCCAGACTTAACATCGCTAACTTCATTGTCTGAACATGGACTTGCGATATAGGTTCTAAAAAACTAAACCTTGGCTGGAAACAGCCAAGGTTTTTTTGTATAATACGCTATACACAATCAAACTTAAAAGTGAGGAAAAAATGTCAAGCGGAGGAGCAAATAAGTTTTCTTATAGTCAAGTAAAACATATTTTTGAAGAAAAAGGATTTAAATTATTGGAAACAAATTATAAAAATAATAATGAGCCCATGAGGTGCATATGTATTTGCGGAAACGAAACAATGATGCGATTAGCTAACGTTCAAAATGGGAAAAGATGCGTCGAAAACTGCAAACCTAAAATTCTCTCAAATAAATTTAAAACAAAAGACAACGATATAAAAGAAATATGTGAAAAAAATGGATGTAAATTAGTTGAATCTTGGATTTATAAAACTAGGACGAGAATCAAATATGTTTGTAAATGCGGTAGAGAATCAGAAGCATATTTAGGTAATTTTAAAAGATATCCTAATTGTAAAAAGTGCGGCTCATTAAAAATATCTGGGGCTAATTGTCATATGTATGATCCAGATAGAGAGGCTGTTAGTTTGCGTAAAAGGTTCCGTAAAATGTGCGGCCAACATATTAAAAGATTCATGGAGGCCACAGGAAAACATAAAACACGCCATACACACGAACTATTGGGTTATACTCCACAACAATTACAAGAGCATATATTAAATCACCCAGATTATGAAAAATGCAAAGATAAGGCATGGCATGTAGATCATATATTTCCAATTAAAGCATTTTTAGATCATGGAATACTTGATATTAAAAAGATAAATTCACTAGAGAATCTTCGTCCTATCCCGGGGCCAGATAACATATTAAAAGCAGATATTTATGATGAGGAGGAATTTAAAAATAAATATTGCACCACATAAAATTTCGCTCCTTCTCGTGAGCAAACTTTAAATTGTATTTTAATTATCTCACGCACCAGCTCCATCCGAAACAGAAAAATAAGTTGTAACATCCCCTTTGAAGTCTGGACTGAGATGAACCTATTTGGTCATGTTTACAACAAGAAAAATATGAACAGATTTATAGAAAAAATTAAGAGGGGTTTGGTATAACACACTATCAAGAAATACGACTAACACAATTACTAAAGAGGATTCTTTGCGCCTTTATAATCTTGTAAAACATTGTAAAGATTTGCAATGTTCATAGCATCATCTGCACCTCTATGGTTGAATCCCTTGAAAGACATCCCAAGCATTTCAAGTGCGTCTTTTGGATTTTTAGGAGCAACTTGAGGATTATTTGAATTAAATACTTTTTGTGCAAATAAAAGTCTTACGTTTTCGTGTTCGGGCATATTAATAGTTAGTCCGTATAAACTTTCCATTTTTAAAAGCATCTCTTTGTCGTAATCTCCATATGATGCCCATTTGTCATACATGGAAAATATTTTATTTAATTTTCTATATGCTTCTTGTGGACTTAATCCCAGCTTATCTATTTGATCGGGTGTTATTGAAGTTAATTTTGTGCAAAATTTTGTTACCTCAGATTTTTCAGGCTTTATGAATAGAGGAGGAAATTTTGCCCCAGATGTATCTGATAATCCTATCTCTATTATTTCATTTGTTATTGGACTAGTATCACAAGTGGATTCAACATCAATTATTAACACTTTCTTATTGTTTTCTTCTGATAACATTGGAGAATTATATAACATAGAAGCCGTTTGCAGTTGTGAAGATTGTTGCAATTGCGGCCTTGGAGCTTGTCGTGTTGTTCGTGGTTGCATTTGTGTTCGTGGTCGTGGTTGCATTTGTGGTTGTTTCATATGACCTACACCAAAACCAATCGAACTACTGACGACATGCTGTAGGGAGCTTATTAATTTTCCAACAATAGATGTAAAGTTTTGAAATTGATTTTTTACTAATTCTTTTAAAATTCCAAATAAATCAACATAACCCTCTCTGTCTAGAAATTTATATACTATATTGCCTACGCCCCAATTTTTGCTCATCTTATCTTGATCTCTTAAATCAGCTGGCCCGTCATAGGACTTCGATCTTAATTTTTTAATTATTTTGTATCGGTCCAAGACTGCAGCAGTTTGCTGTTTAATTTGATCGTTTAGAACTCCACCTGATGCTTTAATTAATTTTAATAAATTTTCAATTGATGGTTTAATTGTTTTCTCGATTGATTTATATAACTCGTGTTCTTCGCTTTCTTGGTTTGATATAAATTTTTTGAAATCCATACTTGTTTTATTTGGATCTGGTTTTTTTATCCAAGTTGGTTTACCTGTTTTAATTTGGCTTTTAACATCATATACTGCATCGAAGGATTGCAATTGGCCTCTTGTGCCCTTGGAAACTTTGAATTGATATGGACGAGCGCCAAATTTATATTTAGGATCTAAATTTGAACCTATCCAATCGTTTGCTTGTTTAAAAACATCATCAGGAGCACGAGGGACAGAGATTGTTGTATCAATATCAGATTTTGGAGAATACTGGTAAGTTACGGCTGCTCCCACAACGAAATAATCATCTATTGGTAGATTGGGGAATTGATTTTTTATCTCCTGGATACCTTTGATAATAGTATTAACAACCTCTGACTTTAGTTTTCCTTCGGGGTCAAAAATATCAGAGAGTGATTGGCTCGGAGCATCAACTATTGCTTCTTGGTAATTTTTCATATATTTATATATTAAACAGTATATATATTTATCCCCCCACGCCAGAAAAATAGCGGTAAAATTACACGCACTAACTACATATGATATCAGATTACGAAAGGAAAATATCATGAAAAGTTTCCAAGAGTGGCGGGCAGGAAAAAATGAAGTATCCAAGCCAGCGGCAGCAGGAGCAGGATTTCTTCTTGGTGGTCCAGTTGGCGCCTTGATTGGTCATCAACTAGGACAAGATGAGAAAAAAACATATTCTCCCTCTAAACCAGAGCGTAAATCGTCTGGTGGGCGTCTCTCCCAAAACATGGTCAATCTTAGCCCAGAAGAATTGCTCCAAAAAGGAGTGATTGAAGGTGAAATTATCAAAGATATAACCGACAGAACTGGTGCTAGAAGCATCGAAACCAGATGGGCCAACGGAGTCAAAAGTACAAAATTCATTGGTAGAGCTAATCAAGTTCCCCAGGCCATGGTTAAGTTGGGACCCGAAGAGTTGCTTCAACAAGGAATAATTCAAGGCGAAGTGATTAAAGACGAAACAAATGATAGAAAAGAAAGATGGATTACAACAAAATCAAAAAGCGGAATCGAAACCATCAAGTACATCGGACAAAATTGGTAGAAAATAGCTTTTTAAAGTATATATAAATTATCTTATTTTAGGAGTTATTATGAAAAGCTTTAATGAATGGCTCAAAGAAAAAAACATAGAAGAAAACATGGCGGATTACACACCAGGGTTCATTAGAAAACCATTACAAAATATGGGACTTATGGGTAAAACTACTGCTGAAGAAGATGAAGCAGAACAAAAAAGATACAAAAGAAGCCCAGAATATTTGAGAATGAAAAAAGCAGAAGAAGAAAAAGAGAAAAGACAATGGATGGCTCAGGCAAAAAAAGACCATGAAGCATCAATGGGTGCAAATGCAGAATATTTGAGAAAAAAGAAAGAGGAAGAAGCTCTTGAACGGAAGAAAAAGGAAGCTAGAGGATTAATACGTGATCCTAAAACTGGGGAATGGCGACTTCCAGTCACTGACACGAGAAGACAAAGAGAAGATTGGCCATATGGGGGTTAATCAGATATAAGATATATTTTGAAAAGGAAAAATTATGAAAACATTTTATGAATGGTTAAACGAGAACTATCCACAACAACAAGGTTTTGTAGCCACCAAACAACCAGCTCAAGGTGGAGCCAATACTGATCCCCGATTAAAAGATGCATTTGTAAAGGCTATAGGGCAGAGCAGGCAAATATTAAAAGAATTAGAAAGAGTTGTAGGTTCAAAACAAAATCAAGCTAAACCAGATGTTCTTTTAGATCATATAAAAAGACATTTCAAAATGGTAGCAGAAAACTTAATGCCTTTCGACAGAAAGATTACTTTTGCAAATAACTTTGAATTTAGAATAATAAACTCTGCTCTTGCTTTTATAATGAATAATCGTGATTTAAATAGCAACACAGCACCACAGTGGGTAGTTGATGATGTTAAGCAAGGAAACTATAATAAAATAGTTGAATACATCAATGGCCTAGAGAGCGAATTAGCAAATTATTATAAATTATCTCAACAATCTTAAGTTTAATTTTATTGAACACGCATAAAGATACCTGTTATAATGAATAAAGAATTATTTGATCTTGAACAAAATGATCAAAAATTAAGAAGTGTTTTTGCTGCTGATATAAAGGCATCCGGCTGGTCGCAAAAAATAGTGGATGATTTTGTTAAAAAACACCAAACAAGTAGGGACGATGTTTTTAACGATAAAGAAACAATCTCTAAATTTATAAAGTTGTTTCCAAACTTAGAATTTCAAAATTTTGATAAAAAAGATTGGAGTAGATTTTCATTATTAATAATGCATCTTAGACAACATAAATATTTTCATTTACGAAAAAAAGCAATAAAAGAAATGATTAAATATAATGTGTATTATAAAAATTTAGCAGTTGATATGGCTCGGGAATTTGGGATATTACCGGAACTTAAAAACATTACATTAAATTATCCAGATGATACTCTTAATGGTGGTAGAGTGGATATCTTACTAAAGGAGAAGAAACTTTCTTGGGATGCTTTGGTTTACAAACTTCTTCTACATACTCCTAATATTAACCACTAATGGATGATCATCATTTAAGTTATCGAGCATACTTCTGATAAGCTCTGCTTTTTCTTGTGGTGTTCTACCTTCTAAATCAACTTCTTGTTGACCTGCAGCTACATTGGTGAAGAGTGGCGGCGATAGATCCACAGTGTAATTTGACATAGTTAAATTATATATGCAATTATTATATATAATATTATGAGCAAACAACCAATGAATCTTGAGAATCTGCCTGGGTACCTGGACTCTCTTAGAAAGAGTGGAGGGACAGACGAAGATCTTGTTGTTGACATGGGAAGAATAGTGGACTCACCAAAGTCTTCAATAAATTGGTTTAATCCTCTCTTATTTGCACTCACTTTTTGTTTATTTTTAATTGTTGGCGTTTCATATAATAGTTCTTCAGAGAGTGTTATGGTTGTTTTAGACAACCCAGAGAGTATCTCAGAAATGGTATCGGCTAGTGGAGGAACTGTTGTTAGTGTTAAACAAAATTCCGATAATACTTATGAAGTTAAGATAGAGAAACTAAAAAATGTTAAGTCTTTTATTGAGAGTTTACGTAAAAATAAAGACGTTAAAAAAGTAGAGAAAATAGGTTTTTAAGACTCTCTTATCCCGCTTATTTTTTCTTTCTACTATTTTCTATTCCGAAAGATCTGCATCTTTTCTTTATTGAGTTGCCACACACTCCAAATTTTCTTCCTATTGTTGTAAGAGGATATATTTCAACTAACTTTTGAAGCTCTTCTTTTGTAACAAAAAACTTTTTTGGTTGTTTTTGAGAAGCACACCTTCTACACTTAGTTCCCTTACCTTTAGTTGGGCCCTTACATTCAATACATATTCTACTTTTTTTTAAGCTGCTATTCTTACCGGCATAAGTTGATGTTTGTGTGTGACAGTTTGGACATAAAAAGCAAAGATTATCCAGCCTGTGATCTTTAGAATTTCCATTTTTATGTTCTAGTTGTAGGACCAACTTATTGCCTAGCCAATTACCATTGTTTTTACATTTTTCACAAGCATAATCTAACATTTTTTCATCTAATATTCTTTTTTTGAGATGGTTTGTTCCATAACTTGAATTCTCTACCATTATTTCATCTAAAGGTATTTTATTTTTAATCGAAAACTGTCCTATCCTATCTTTCCTCCTCTTTTCCAGCTCTTTAATATCAAGCGAATCTTGTTTTATTCTTTCTTTAAGAGTTCTATGATTTCCGCTATGTGCATCTAATCCTATTTTTTCTAAAACTTCAACGAAACTATTAGAATTATTTAAAAGCTCTTGAATTTCTTTTTTATTTAAAATCCAGACGGGACTTGTTTTCTTTCTTGTCATTTGCACTCCTATTGTTTAATGTATAGGAGTACAAATGACAAAATTTAAGTTTAAATACTTTTCCTCTTTTAGGAATTTTTAAAGGCTTTTATACTAATTATAGCGGGTGTAGTCCTTCCACTATATCTGAAACCTTTTACTATTACCTTCGCAGGCTCTTCAAGACTACTTATCCCTGCGTCACTGATGTGATAATCCTTCGGATTCCAATCTGGTTTGGCATACGGAACAACTACTTCTTCGTCTGGGAAGGCAACTGCTCCCAGCTCATCCTTGAACATCTTCTCTATGATATTAATTGCCTTGTCGATTTCAGAGACCGACAGTCCGTAATTGTCATCTCCGTAATTTTTAGCCCGAGACAGCCATGAATAGGCCTCACGTAATCTAGAACTATTTGATGAATTCTTCAGAGAATAATCAGACTCAGATCTCATTCTCTGAATCGGTAGTATTTTGTCTCCCACTAAATCATATAGTTGATCAAATAGCGTTTTACCCCCAGATTTAGGCAAATCCAAAGCCTTTGATAGTTTATTTTGTTGTTGAGGTTGTGAGATTTTTGGTAGGTTAGGTTGTGATATACTGGTCTTATTTTCAGAGGGCTTATAACCAGGAACCAACATCCTCATTGCATCATCGTGAGCATCAGACTGTCTTCTACGTTCTTTTTCTTCTGGTGTTTCTTGATTCACATTTTGTGGAGCAACTTGTTTCTTGGCTCCAAACAAATTAGAAAAAAATCGAGCCTCGTTTAATTCTAGCCACTCAATAAATGTTTTCATAGATTTATATACTATTTAACCACTTAAAACTTCCCAGTTGGTCCAGAATATGGTCTAAAACTTGGACCTAATACCTTTTTATTTATTTGATAGGCATCTTCACCAGCTTTGAATACTGCTTTGGTGCCGATTTGCTCTGAGAGCCAATCTACAAGTTCTGGGTATAATGATGATAACTTAGAGAAGGATTGTTCTAAGAAACCGGCCCCAGATGCCAATACAAGAGCCCCAGCTTTGTCTATAAATGGTGCTAACCAAGGAAGCAATGCTCTCACCATTTCAAGTCTAAACCCCATATAAATTAAAGCAGCGAGGAATGCTGTGGCTTTCATGACTCTGTAAGCCTTATATAAAGCCGATACTATATTTTCTGGGGTATCTATTAATTTGGATAAGCCTTTTGATACTGCGGTCATACTCACTTCATTGAGTGAATTTTCAATTTCTCTGATTTGTATATATTCTTTGAAATTCATTATTCTTTTTTGCTAATGGCATTTTTTATGCCTTTTGCAGCCATTTTTGATCCATGATAAATCCCTTTACCAGCAAGTTTAGTGCCACCTTTTATGGCATCTGCTGTGAGATCTATTCCTTTTTTAAGAGCGTGGCCTGTGACATTGGCACCAACATCAAAAACCTTTTTGGCTACATATTTAGTGGCCTTGGGGGCAATTAACATGCCAGCACCACCAGCAAGAGCAAGTGTTCCTAGTATTTCATTATAGACTTCTGGGTCTTTTTCTTCTAACCATTCTAGGAATTTTTTACGCACGAGTTGGTGTTGGGGTTGGAGTTCTTGTTGGAGTTGGAGTAACTGTGCGAGTTGGTGTTGGTGTTGGTGTTGGTGCAATGCAAACCCCGCTTACACAGGTATATCCTACTGGGCACTCGTTACCACAACTTCCGCAATTACTCTCATCAGTCATTAAATTAACACAAACACTATCGCAAAGGGTTTCCGAGTCAGAACAATCTCCTCTTGCTTCAACAAATTCACTTGGAATAATTTGGGCCAAGTATTCTCCACCATCAGAAACTGTTATTACATCTCCGTCTTTTTTAGAAACTATTTTTTTTCCATCAAAGTCAACCATGTTTAAAGTTCTTTGGATACTGTTTCCGTTTAATATGGCTGTATCTAATCCACCTTCTGAGGCTAAGTTTTTGAGAATTGGACTGAGTTCTAAATTAGAGTCTGACATGTTTGTTATTCCTTTATGTTTGTTGGTATAAATTATATAGTATTGTTTATAAAATAATTGATCAGGGAGCCACTGTTGTGGTTGTGGGAGCCACTGTTGTGGTTGTGGGAGCCACTGTTGTGGTTGTGGGAGCCACTGTTGTGGTTGGGGCCGTCGTGGTGGTTGTCACCGGTGCAGCAGAAACAACCTTTGAAGGATACGAATAAAGCATCTGCGAACAGACTGTTGATGCAGGAATCCATGCTCCCTTCTTTGATGATCCGCTTAGTACTCCTCCTTTTAACTTAGTACCTGGATCAATAAATTTCCAAGTAGAACATCCACAAGAATTCAAAGTGGATCCTATTTTTAAATCTTTATTATGTTTCAAACATCTTATATTAATGTTGCAAATAGTACTACCACAAGATTTAGGTTCTTCCGCTTCAACAATAAAAGGCTCAGTAGTAGTGGTAGTAGTGACGGTGGCTTCTTCGGTTATGGTATCTAAGAATTTTTGTGCTATATCTCCCATCTCAGATGTTGTCATAAAACTTCCATCAAGCTTAGACATTACTATTACATATATTTCTTTTATACCGGTTATTCCATCGACTGCGTGATCGTCATAATTTGTAGATTCGTCATAAAGATGAGTTATTCCATCACTATTACCCGGAACAATTATTAAATGAGTGGGCGCCACTTCCTCTTCCTCTTGTGCTGCTTCTACGGTCTTAGCAAATACGGTGTAATCATTCGATCTAGATGTTATTGACAAAACATCCACTGAATAACTAGTTCCTCCGTCTGCGCCGATATCTCCAGTTATACTAAACTGAGTTATATCTATATTTGTGGCCACTAAAACAAACATACCAGGATACATGGAAGTGAAATATTGACTTCCTTCTCCGAAATAATCTGTTCCGTCTTCTATTGTGCTGTCGAAATATATTGGTGAATAAATATTCTTTGAAGCACCTCCTGCTGCCCATTGAGGACCAAAAGAAACTTCATTGGGCATCTGGGTGTGAGTGGAAGGAATGGAAAGATCATAATCTACTTCATCTTCTTTAATATCATCATAGATTTGAGTTAGATTGGTATTAAAGAAATTACCGCCATCATACATATCAAATCCGCCATCATCAATACCAGTTACTAATGGCATATAATCGGATCCAAAGGAACCTGGCGTTCCCGATGAATTTAATTTAACATAGTATCTTTTTGGTTTAATAAAATATCCACCAACCCATATATCGCCAGAAGATACTTGATATATATCATTTACTGATGGGTAGTATGAATTATTATCTATTTGATTACTAGATCGATTATTTCCATAGAAATCATTTGCTCCGCCAAAAGAACTGTCCAGTGATCCATCTGAATTAATTTTACAGATGTTATTTCTAACTGATGGTGTGTCTCCGGGATATCCGAAAGCATTGAAATTACCACCAACAATCATTTTTCCATCATCTAAAAGTTCAATCTTTGTTATATAGGGAGGATAGAAATTTTCCTCGCCATAATATCCAGCTGGGATGTAGTAAGCAATTCCAGGATTTTGTGCTCCTTGTGCGTCTAAACCAAAAGATGTATCTATATAGCCATTTTCATTTATTCTACATATGCTATATAGTGTTGTGGTTATTCCAGTATCTGAGATTACACTAAAATTTCCGCCCACTATTATCTTATTATCATCTTGAACCGCAACTGTTTTCAAGAAACTATCGTTATTGAAAACAGGAGGAATAAATGTATCATCTTCAATCCATGTTGAAGTTCCACTATCATATACATATCTGATAATATGTTTTCTTTCTAAATTATATCCTACTGCAATTAATCTTTCCTCAGAGTCTATTGCAACATCATATACTGCGTCAAAGTTAGAGTTTGCTTCTATCGGGACTTGAGTTCCATCATCATTTAGGATCATAATTCTAGAAGTGAACCGGCCCGCCACTACCGAAGTATTGTCACTTAAGGCTAGAATTTTATTCACAACTCCATCTATTGCGCCATTTAATGTAGAATCAAAACTGGCGTCAAAGACACCATTTGAATCAAATTTGGCAATATAGTGTGAAGTTTGTGTTGTAATAGATCCGTCTACAGAATGATTGTAGAACCAACCACCTAATAATATTTTTCCATTAGGTTGGACGGCAACAGTATAGACAGAATCACTAAATCTTGTAGCGGGAAATGTTTCATCTTGGATACCGTTTTGGCTTATTTTTACCACCTCTGAGTAGCAACATTCCCAGTTATTGTCTGGCGTGCCATCTACAAACCCTTCTCCGACCAAAAGCATATCACCATCATCATGTTGGGCAATGCCGTTCACTCTACTAGTATTACATTGACAACTTATGTAGTTTTCAACTTCATCTGTGAAATAATTCAGATCCGGTGCCATTGCAGTTATTTCTGCGTGATCAGAATTTAGCCTAGACATTGTGTTCTGGATGTTCAACATATTGATCCTTTATTGTATATACCTTATATACCTTATATAATACAATATGTTGAATTTTAAGTTTTATTCATCTTTTTTAAGGGTGAGACTTCCCGAAGAAAAGAACATCTCATATATTCTTGAACAACACCTTTGTGGAGTCCAATTTAAACTATAGCAATTTTTTATTAATGATTTTATATCTTTATTGATATCTAATACATTGCCCATTGGAGTATATGGATATTCCAAGTTCCAATATTTTAAAACACTTCTTATGTAAAAATACTCTTCCACAAACTAAAATAGTAAAATATAAACAAAAAAAGCCGGTTGAAACCATTTCTAGTTTCAACCGGCTTTAGTAGATAGAAGAAGTTTACGATCCACTCATATACAGAGGAATGAATCGCATAAAATAGTCCGTCACTTTAACAGCAGTTCTTATAGGTCTCCTCTACCATTGGATGTTTTTCATCCACCGTTTTACCTATATGTGACAGTCGTAGTCCGTTCGCCACTCATATTTCTTTTAAAGCTAAACTACCCACAAAATATCACCTGTTACCAGTGACCCCTTTAGTGGTTGATCTAGCAGTATCTGGATTTACTCGTACCGAACATTCACCACAACACTCTCATTTGTTTAACGTGTTTGAGCCACCACGTCGTTTCTAGGGTTGTTTTTGCTTTTCAGCACCCAGACTCAATATCACTATTCACCGTCGCCACGGTTGCTCCATAATAAAATAGAGGGGTTGTTAAAGACACTGCCTGTCTCCTTAACTTATCCCGTGATACTAAGAGGACCGCTACATTTGATTTCAGTGGGATAGTCTTTCTCAAGACTAATGCGTTCCCAAATTCCTCAACGTCGTTAGTTCTGACTTCTTGTCTTTAAAAATTATTTCTAATTTTTAAATTTATACAAGTCAAACATCCTCTTACCGAAGCCCACCACAAAGTTCCGACAAAAATCCCCCTTGATTTTTTAGTTCAAGGTTTCTTCTTTATCGTATACTACCTCTTTTTGCTTTGCAGCAAACTAGTAATATCCCAGCCCTTCTTTTTACGGATTAGGCTTTTGAGATCGTGGAAACTTTTCAGTTTCCATCGATTGTCCTTGTGGCTTAATTTTTTCGCCAACACCTTTCAGTGTTAGCAAGGACTTTGTTTCAAATTGTCAAAGAGCAAGTTTTTTCTTCAACTCATCGTTTCCGACGTCGTTGATGGGCTCAGTATAGCGACTCCTTGAACCCTCGCAAGCCCCTATCCAAAAATTTTTTTGAGCCTATTTTTACGGGTAATTTTGCACTTTTCTTTTTTTTATTTAAAGTTTTTAAAAAAAATCAGCGGTTCTGGGGCAAATCACAGTCTTCACCGTAGTTGTTAACGTTGAAGCTGGGTCTCCATCGCCGTGGGTTCTAATTTTAGATTACTGAACATATTTTCCTTAATTATGTATAGATATATATGTTATTTAATAAAAAGGAATTAAAATGGCAGATATAAAAATATCAGAATTACCATTGGGCTCAGCAAATAAAGATGCAGTTGTGCCAGCAACAAATGCCGCAGGAACACTAACAGAAAAAATAAAATTAGGAGATATTGCATCTCTCTATAAGCCTACAGTGGTAGACCTAGGCACTGACACATCGATATCAATAAACGCCAGTTCCGGCGACATATTCGACGTAGATGTGGACAACAACGTGACGATAAGCAACCCTACCTGGACGGGCAGTGCCGTCGACGGAAAAACCATCAAGATAAGAATGAATTGGATAGATGCGGGATATACACTAACATTAGGCAATAAATTCGCACTACCAGACGGAGCAACAGATCCTCTTCCGGTTAGCGAAGTCACAGGAAAGACCGATCTGTTTGCGGCCACTTATCATGCCGGCAGAGACAAGTGGGACGTTGTGGCCTTTATCCCGGGATACTAATTATTTTATGGCAACTCTTTATTATAACAACGCCGTTGGAAACGAAGACTGGTCAACGCTGGGAAACTGGTGGCTTGATGATTCTTTCTCTACCCCCGCAACCCAGCTTCCAACAAGCAGTGATGATGTTGAAATATACGAACGGCTGACAAGTAATTCAGGAAGTGCGCCCACTGTCAACAATCTGACAAACAACTCGGAAAAAGAGCCCAGCGGGGCCTATAAACCTTTTCAAACGTCGGTGATTGTTCTTGGAACTGCGACCTTCAATAATCATAGTTATGCTGCGTCCCCGACCGCAGGCCTTCTCCCCACCATAACCGGGAATGCAGTCTTCAATGATTATTCTATCGCAGGCGATTTTTATATTCATGGAAAAGTCACATTCAATGACTATTCACTTGCAGAATCAACATTAAATGATGGAGACGAATGGGACACAGAGGTCGTATTCAATGATCATAGCAGGTTGTCAGCGGGTCTCTACCTTGCCCATATCACATTCAATGATTATAGTCGTAATTATGGAGGTATTTATATTGGTTCGATTGTATTCAATGATCATTCAACCAATGAACAAAATTTAATACAATATTGCGGCGACGAATGCGCAACAACATTAAATGTGATTTTCAACAATTATTCATATAACACAGGAACAACACCAGAAAACACAGTTTTCAACGACTATTCGTATAACACGGGAACAATATCAGAAAACACAGTTTTCAATGATTATTCGAAAAATTATGATGGAGTGATATACGTAGACTCAAATAGTGGAAATAACAATAATGACATATCCACACCACAAAGTCCATATAACACAATTCAAAAGGGATTTGTGACTGCGTATCATTTGGTTCCAAAATTAACAACCGTAGACGGGGTAAAATGTGCTAGTTTCAATGGATCAACAGATTACTTAAATGTTCTTCCTGTGCAAGGAGCAAACATACAGGAAACTTTTACTGTGGAATTTTGGTTCTATATGAAAAGCGAAACAAGTGGAAGCTACACACTTCTGAGCAACTTGTTTAATCAAGGATCTAATTCACAAACTCATCCATTATGGAAGGTAAATATCTGCACAAGAGATTCTTTGGGGTTGTCAGCATATGGCACTAATAATGTAATTTCTGTTTCTAGGACGAACGCCGGTGTAGCCTCCTCAGTAGGAAATACCTTCTCCAACATAGAGTTAAATGAATGGACTCATTTTGCAATGGTTGCAAATGGAGGAGTGTTTAAGATATACTTAAATGGAAATTTAGAATCAACATATAATTTTACTGGAGGATATGCTTTTGGGGTTCATGGAGGAGTCGACGTCGAATACTTCGACTATGAATGCGGATTAGATATAGGCTACGATTACGATAATGGCGATTTTTTTGACGGATACATAAGCGGAATAAGAATATTCAACGAAGCCGCAGTCTACACAAGTACGTTCACGCCCAGTTCCCCGGATGATTTTGGATCCACGGTAGGATTACACACAGCCAGCTTTCTGTGGAATTTTGACACTCCCAAGAATTATCTGATAGATGTTAAGGCCTTGTATCCCCAAGACGATGTCTGGATCGCAGACGCTGGACCAGGCAGAAATCACGGGGAAGCCACAGAGTGGCCAAACAATATAGCGTTAAGAGGAAATAATGCCAACGCAGATGGATCGCCATGGAAAGAAGTAATAATATCAGAAGAAGATCTTCAATATGCCACCGAATTGGGAGGCGCAAACTTGCTCTCGGATGGATTCGCAACAGATGGAACTCCGAATGTAGGAGGTGGCGGAATACGTTTTATTGGGGCCACCAATCTAGAGAATAAATTTTTACTTAACAATTCGAATGCATTCTCAAATACTAGTTTGCAAGGAGTCTACATTGTAGAGTGGGCCGAAGGGAGCACATCCAAAAAAGGTCTGGCGTACTTAACTTTTACATCGGGGCCCAACAATATAAGCGTATATCCTACAAATAACCAATACGGTCCATCTGAACTTGTTGGGACATGGAAACTGCCGGCCAAATTTAAACCGGCTTCAGCCATGGGCAATATAATTTTCAATGGACGGGACGCAGTATGGGACTACGACGAAGATGTGGCAATAACAACATCAACCAATGGAAGAAATATCGATATATTAACATACGGAGAAGTTAGCATATTAAACATAAATTCAAACGGGGGCGATTCAGATGCCACTTTAGGAGCGGGCAATGGAGGAGAAATAAGGTTAAACAACGCACTTGTGTCGGCCATTAGTTTAACGGGAGGTGATGGTGCGGCCTCTGAGCCATACTGGACGGGAAACGGACGTGGAGGTGTATTCACCGGCATAAATTCCACAATAAAAGAAATCAATCTAAATCCAGGTCAAGGAGGAGATCCTGCAGGGGATGGGGGAGATGCCATCATATTAGGATGCAATATCAACACAATATATTCAAACGGGGGAAGGCCGTTGTCGAGCGAGAATAGTGGTTTTGGAAGACATGGAGGAACAATATTTATATTGGATAGTGTGGTGGAAGAAATAGAATCTAAAGGAGGCCTTCCGCACGGTGACTGGTTTGCCGAAGATCAGAAGGGCGGAATTGGAGGAAAGGCAACAATAATAAACAGCGAAATAAACTTGATGGATTTAGCCGGGCCTATAGCGGGTGGGGGTCATGGGGGCCACGCCATGGCAATAGACAGCACAATATCAAACATCGACACCAGGGCAGGTGAATACGGCACAGAAGGATTAATAAAAACATACACAAATAAACAGGCAATAAACGGACCAGGATTCCTCGGATAAAAAGGACAAAACATGATCAAATTCGACCCGCCACTAGAAGTGCAAGTAAAAGGAAAGAAAATAAATGTGAGCGAGCTGCCCCTTGTGGTAATTGACATTCAAAAAACCAAAGTATGCAAGGCGCAATCCTCCCGTTTCTACAAGACATTGACCTTGTGGGAAGGGGCGTCTTACGACGCCATAGGAAACTACACACAGGAGCAAGCGGAGGCCAGATACCTCGAACTGCTCGGTAGCAAACCAGCAAAAGAACTCGCAAAGCTATACGTAGAACCAACCAAATAAAGTAAAAAAAATGGCAAACCTAGAGCAATACACACCGATATACGTAAGAACCACAGGCAACGACTCCACAGGAGACGGGAGCAGTGGAAATCCATACTTGACAGCACAGAAGGCATTCGAAGTGGCCTATGCAGGGACGGGACTCAAGGTGCTTGATTTTGGTGCGGGCGATTTCCTCGGGGTGGATATCGCAAGTATGGGCCTGGATGGCTACGATTGGCCCTCAAGGATTGCTGTTCGTGGGGTAGACAGTCAATCAAGCATTTTGGGAGGGATAATAGGGGCTCCACACAAAATAAGCATAATAAGCAATAAAACCGTTGAAATCGGAGAAATAAGTGGCGGATCGACCGTGCTAACGGACTGCAAGGCCGGCGCAGTAAATTCGGCATCAATAAGTTTAATAGACTCTGATGTGGTTTACATAAACTCATCAGAAACCACCTGCTCAGGCAAAGCAAAGGGACTAGGCGGCGGAAACATACTAGGACTGAGCAAGACGGAAAAGGTCTCATTGCTCCTGCACATGGACGGCAGGGAAAACAGCACAATATTCACCGATTGCTCCATTGAAAACAAGCATATAAAAGTCAAGGGAAATACAAGGATCAAGGAATCTAAGTGCTTCTTCGACGGGAATGGAAGCTACCTTGAGACTAAGGACGAAAAGGACTTCGGATTCGGAAGGGGAGACTTCACAATAGAGTCGAAAATCTACATCCCATACGACGGCTGGGGCACCATAGGAACAATATTCAACCTGGGCGGGAAAATAAAGCTCAGGACTTATGGAGCAGAAAGCCTGGTGATAAACGGAGAAACATACAACTGGTATCCGGATGAAAACATTCCCATCGACCAGGAAGCTCACATCGCAATGACAAGGAAGGGCGGGGAATTCAACATATTCGTTAACGGAGAAAGGGTCTTCCAGCTCACCGGGGTCTCAGCGGACCTTGGAAGATCCAACATGCTGAGGATAGGAGCCTGGGAAGAGGACGGAATGGGGGCCTTTTATTTGTACGGATACCTCAAGGAGTTCAGAGTCATAAAGGGAAGAGCCGTATACAGTGGCGAATTCCTCCCACCAACAGAAGCACTTTCCGTGATTGTTGAAGACCACCCATCCTTGGATTCAAGGACGCTCTACTTCAACAACATCGCCAACGACAACAGTTGGACCAACCTTAATAACTGGTGGGTTGATGAGGAGCATACTGTGCAGAGCACATCGCTACCCGGGGAAAAAGATATAGTCTATGCACAAAATGCCTCAATCAGCGGAGTCAACATTACAGTAAGGAAGCTTATACTGACGTCTAACGGGGATTCAGGATTAAGTACGTTGTTCAGCAACTCCACCATACACGCCACAAACGGAATAATCTCTTACTGCGGCGGTTCTTCCGGAATAGAATACTCAGGATTTTCTAATTGCACATTGTATGGCAACACATACGTCACAGATGCATCAGACTACGGAAATTTGCCATTTAACTCTTTAGTTCACGGTAACTTAATTACAAAATACAGGCTCGTAGGATCGATGACCGTAAATGGCAGCTTAATATGTGGCTTTGCGGGGTCAGTCAGCGGCGGGTCACCAACAATAAACGGAAACGCAATTTTTTACGAGCAAAGCGGCGGAGGAACCGTCAACGGTAACGCAATCTTCAGTAATTTCAACTCTACAATGAACGTCACAGGGAATGCAGCGTTCCAATATGGAAACAACTCGGGAAATATCGGAGGAAATGCCGAATTCTATAGTTCATGGAATATTGGCACAGTAACGGGCGATATATATATGGATGGAGGTCAAAATGGCGGAACCATAAACGGGGACGCCATTTTAACCTCCGCAGCAAACTACGCTTATGATGGAAACAATGGAACTTATTATTTTGGAACCATAAACGGAAAAACAAAAATATACGGCACGGGCATTGTTGGCGGTGCGGGCACTTTCCTGGGTGACGTCCACCTATACGACGACGTGATCCTAACAAATACATTCAAGCCTCCACTCATAGAAGGCAAAATATATTGCCACGACAATTCAACGCTGGGAAGCGTAGCATGCCCTGGCGATGTGTATTTCTACGACAACTCCCACGGCAACATGAGCTACAGCCCGGGGCTTAATTCAGACTGGCTGTATAACACTTACGGATCACCTGATTGGGAGGGGTGGAGCGAAGGCCAGTATCGTCCGATCGACGGATATGATCCGCCCAACCTGAGGTCGGACTTCTACGTTGGTGGCTGCGCCCTCTACGGGAATTCAACCCTTGGAGACTTCCTCGTCCTTAACGACCTGACGCTCAACGGCGAAAGCGGAATGACCCAGTACAACGTGACTGCCACAACATGGGGAGATCTTCTTGGCTTGAACCACGGAGTCGGAGAGAGCGGGACGAGGGTCGAGGGAAGGATAATATGCAACACCACCGGGGACTGCTACCCCGACATACTGAGCCTCACGGTGAACGCAGACCATACGGGGTACAAGACGTTCATAGTGGGTGGATGCTCATATGTAAAAATTAATGGAGACATATCAACCATAGAGTCCACACCTTATGTAGATTTGAGCTACATAATAAATCAATTTGAAATGACGGGTTTTCGAAACATAACCATTCAACCATGTAGTATGGATGGGAATCCTACTTGGGAACGAATAACATCGTTCGTTACCTACCAAGCCCTGAACTTCATCACGGAAGTTGGAAGCCTCAGAGGAATGAACAGAATAGCTGAACTAGACATTCAAAACACAGAGCTAGATGTACTAGATGTACTTAGCCTGAAGTCACTCGAAACCCTGGGTATATCGGGGCCAAACATAACGAGCGTGAACGTAAGCGGACTGAGAAACCTGAGCTACATAGACATTTCAAACAATGGCGGGACCCCGTCCCTAGAGTCGGTTTTGGCCTATGGCTTCGGAACATGGGCGGGATACAATGGAAAGGCAAAATTCAGAATAATAAACTACTACGGGGATAATCCTGAAAACAACATGGACACTACCGCATGGATAAAATTCTTTGAGTCTCTGGGTGACAGCACTGCCGGTGGGAGTAAGAATTATATCCAAGCGGTAACCTACGGATGCGACGTACAAGATGCAATCAACTATATGATAAACAACCACTTCTCCTGGGAACAGGGACAAGGTGGTCCTGGATGGTATATAGAAACGGGGAGCGACTGCTAATGAACTACTTCAAGACACCAAGCAACAAATACCTCGCCTTCATCCCTAGGTCGGGAAGCACAAGTTTCGCAAGGGCAATAATCAAACAGTTCTACCCTGAGCTCCTCCCAAGGCTCGAGAAAAAACATCCTAACAAAACGGATCCCAAGCCACAATTCATCTGCCCGTCCAGCAGCTTTCCTGACGGGGACGCCTATGCCCTCATAAGGGACCCGGTGGAAAGGTTCAGGAGCGGATTTTCAAGGGCAAATTTTGGAAGGACCGTGGACGAGGTGATAGAAGACCTTTTCAGGGGCGAATGCATAATGAACGTTCACATCGAACCGCAGAGCAACAGGATAAAACACCAAAAGGACATAAAGTGCTTCAAGTTCCCAGAGGGAATAAACGCACTTTCGGAGGCGCTTGGGATGACGCCGCCCGAGCAGGAAAACGAAAGCGAGGACGGCGAGAAGCCGAATCTCACGCAGAAGCAAATAGACAATTTAAGAAAATACTATTTTAAGGACGTGGAACTATATGAGAATGCGAGTGTAGAATACACACCAACCACAACAGAACCAACCACAACAGAACCAACCACAACAGAACCAACCACAACAGAACCAACCACAACAGAACCAACCACAACAGAACCAACCACAACAGAACCAACAAACATTAATGATGAAGTGGATATGCCCAGATTATTTAAAGGAAAATAAAAATGAAACTACAAAATCCAATCACAATAAACATGCCCGACGTAGTGTTAAAAAATGGAAGAAAAAGAAGTATTCCTCCTTTAGTTTTAAAAGAATTAAATATTACAATAATTGATAATGAAAATCAAAAAATAGCCAAGGCATCAATACCTCCACTTAAAAAACAAATAGTGTTATGGGAAAATGATTCCTATACTACTGCTGGTGATTATACTCAAGCACAAGTTGAAGCAAGATTATTGGAAATATTGGGCGATAACCCAACAGTAGTTTTAGAGAATTATTTTAAATAATATTAAAAATAATTATAGAGATTTATAACACCATTTTTAACAGTCAAATAATTGCAAGGTAATTCCGTCCAACTTCCGCTATTATAATAACCTGTGTGGGGTTTAGAGTTTGCATAATGCACATGTCCGCAACAAACAACATTGCAGCCTATTTTCTTCATATGTTCAATAGACTTTTTTTCTATGATCTCAGCATTTCTCATAAAAGTTTTACTACTTTTTTTTGCAAGCTTTGCAAGATAAAAACTTTTATCTATTTTTTGTATCAATTTATAAATTTTATCAGCAAAGTAAACTAACATTGGTTGATTGGATATCACGCTATCGAATCGGTCTCCATGGAGAACAAGTATCTTTTTATCTCCACTATAAAGAATATATTCTTCTAAAAATTCCACTCCTAATAAATGAGATATAACTTCTGCTGGCCCGTCATGATTTCCTGCTACCCAAATTATATTAACTTTTTTTGAAAGTTTTCTTATGTAAGATAAAACCCTCCAGTGACTTTTCTTTAATTTTCTAAAGTCCCAACTATCGAATAAATCTCCATTTAAAATAATAGATTTTGTAGGATTCGTTCCATCCTCAATCGTAACAAAAAAACTTATCAATTTTTTAGCTTGACAGACATCACTGCCTAAATGAATATCGCTTATTATAATCGCATCATTCATATAAGTAGATATTAATAATTTTGTTATTTTTTATGTTTGAATTTTTAATATATAAAGTACTATGAAAAATTTTAAAGAATGGCTAATAAACGAAGAAAAAGACGCTTGTTATTATAAGGTTAAAAGTAGATATTCAGTTTTTCCATCTGCATATTCGTCAGGCGCATTGGTCCAGTGTAGAAAAAAAGGAGCCAAAAATTGGGGCAACTCAAAAAATGAAAATCTTGAAGAATCAATTTTCAATAAAGAAAAAGAACAGGGACTTCATGGTTGGTTCAGCAGAAAAACAGGTGGATGGATAGATTGTAAGGCTAGTAAAAAAGGAAAATTAGTACCTTGTGGAAGAAAAAAAACAGGCAAAGGAACAGAAAGAGAATATCCTGCGTGCCGACCTGTTTTATCAGCCTGTAATAAAAATAAAAATAAAAAAAAATCAAGTAAAAGAATTTCATGGAAAGGCGAGAAATAGGTTTTTTAAATGGCGAACATTGTTTTTAGTGATCCTTTTAATTTAAGAGCGAGATACGGTGCACCCAATTCTTTATCCTGGGATCAGAGAAATTTAGATTACATAGCAAAAATTGAATCAGCGAGAAACTACAAAGTATCATCGGCATCTCAAACCGCACCAGGAACACAAAACAGATCAAACTACACCAGTTGCGTAGACAATTATCATTGTTTCTGGAACGGGGTAGGATGGACAGTAATACCAGCATGCTCATCCAGTTGGATAGGAGGTATGACCTTAATGCAAGTCACTCCCACTCCCACAGTGACAAAAACAAGTACTCCAACTTTAACTCCAACTAAAACGCCTACTCCTACTTTAACAAATACTCCTACACCAACCAATACTAAAACATTAACTCCAACTAAAACTTCCACCCCCACTTTAACACCAACCAGAACTTCCACTCCCACCCCAACATCAACCCCAACATTAACTCCTACCAAAACAAGCACGCCCACATTAACCAGCACTCCTACTCTAACAATAGCTCCTCCAGCAATAGTGGAAGCATCCTTGCCATTCTATGATGATTTCAACAGACAAAATAACCCTTACATATCAGGTTATTGGCGTGAACGCATAGGAAATTTTATAATATCTAATAATTCTGCAGTGGGCGTGGATCCATCCATCTCTTTAATGACACTTAATGGAATAAGAGAAAAAGATTCTTTTATTAGTTGTTATGTGGATTTAATAAATTCATCGATACCTACGGGAGCAGCAAGATCATATATGCCTGTGGGTTCAGGAGGAGGAATTATAACTAGATATACAGCCGATCCATATGGAGTATTTGGTGATGGGTATATGTATTTGGGAATGATTGCAAAAAATGGAACTACATATTACGGTCAAATATGGTCCAACAATGGATCATGGTCATTACTAAGTTCATCACCAATAAATTCTACAAACACCGTAGGCGTACTAGCTTTTAAAACATTGGGAAGTTCTTTAACACTGTATTTTAATAATACACAAATAGTTTCTGCCGTTAATACAAGCATCCCAGGATATGGTGGTATAGGCATAAGGGCTTTGGGCGCCAATTGTATTTTCGACAACATGCAGGTTAGTTCAATATCAAATTATAATAGATCTAGAGATATTGATCAAAATTATATTAATTGGGGATTATTAAGAATGATAAATCAAAATAATATTTCAGGATGGGGTGAATAACATGAAAGAAAAAATATATAATTTAGTATTAAAAGACATAAAAGATAAGACTTCATTCTTAGATGACATGAAAAAAGACTCGGGAGATGAATATATTCCGGAAAAAAAATGTTTAGCTTTAAATAACACAAATTTACAAAGAAGAGTTTTATCTTTTAGATTAACAGAAGAAGAAGCAGAAAAACTTGAAAAAGATCCAAGAGTGGAAGCAATTCAACAGAAAATCCCTTATAAAATAAAACCCCTGATTCTAGATCCTGGTCGTGATTATGGTGAAGAAAAAAATATAAGAATGCAAGCTGCGCCGTCAGATGCAGTAGCAGCAATCTACAGAATACCAACAGGAGAAGATGTAGATGTTGTTGTAGTAGATGGACACATAGACCCAAATAATCCAGAGTTTGCATTAAGAAAAGATGGAACAGGCGGAAGCAGAGTAAACCAAATAGATTGGTTCAATGTTTTATATCCATATGGGGTTCCGGATAATTTCCGGCCATATGAAAAATACAATTATGAACCATATGTAAATCCAGACAATTATCTAGAAACAGAAGATAACAATCACGGTGCTCATGTAGGAGGAACAATAGCCGGAAATACTCAGGGTTGGGCACCAAAAGCAAATATATATAACATATCACCATATCACGCAGAGATGGTCGACGGCCGAGATTGGAGGTCAGATGGTCCGCATGATCTATATTTACATGCTATTAAAGTCTGGCACGAAAATAAACCAGTAAATATTAAAAAAGGAACAAAAAATCCCACTATAACAAATCATAGCTACGGGGTTGGCATTGGTGGAATTGATGTCAGAAATATTATAGACGTAACATACAGAGGCGTAAAATATACTTCTACAAGAAATTATTCTGGGGCCACAGCAACAACAACTGTTGATTCTGGCAAGGTTGTTTCTGGAGCCATTACAAATCAGGGAAAAAATTATACAAATGAACCGACAGTGTCATTTTACGGGGGAGGACAAGCCAGAGCAAAAGCACCAGTTGGAAATGGAACAATATATGAAATAACAATAACCGATCCTGGGGAGGGGTATCCTTGCGCTGCCTGCGAGCGATATCCAACTTCGTGGGTTGAGTGGGTTCCGATAACATTCAGCCCTGCTCCTGCGGGAGGCCAAACGGCAAGAGGTAGAGGATCGATTAGGATGGTTGAGGGGTCTGGAATTTATTATATAGAGATGCAAAACAGGGGAAGTGGATATACTACGCCTCCTACTATAACTTTCCCTCCTCCTCCAAATGGAGGAAGAACAGCACGGGCAACATGTAAAATAAAGTCTGGGGTTTTGAATGAACCCATTGTTAATAATGGAGGATCAGGGTATTTAAATTTTCCAGAAGTTATATTAAGCGGAGGAAATCCTTCCACCCCAGCTCAAATAAGCATACTTGCATTTGAGGATAATCACACAGATGGTGATTTGAGTACAATTAAAAACGGCGATATTTTTATAGACTATCACGGAGAACCAACTTATAAGATAGTTCAAGATAATATAAATGGAACAATATATGAAAGATATGTTGTTGAAAGTATAAAATACACCTGGTTGTGTGGAGAAGGCTACACCTCCGATCCAATTGTTAGCTTTTATGGCGGAAATTCTGTGGTGGATGGAGTTAAAACCGGAAATAAGGCAGAGGCAAGAGCGGTGCTGGGCACCGGGGTAAATCAAGGAAAAATCATAGGAATAAATATAACACATCAAGGTTCCGGATATACCTCACCACCAAATGTGGTATTTACAAATGGAGGAGGGTTTTCAAAAGAACAATTAAATAATTTTGGATTAATATCTTATGCTTACTCGGATCCATTGATGCAAGGTAAAAGATTCATAGACATAGGAATAAGAACTATTACTATGGAAGCAGATTTAACAGACCTGATGAATTCTGGAGTAGTTGTTGTAGGGGCGGCGGGCAATAATTCTACCAAAATAGATGTGCCAGGAGGACCGGATTATGACAATAAACTAAATGTGGTAGTCCCAGGATTTGGTTGGTATCTACCAGAAGGAGTGGACCCAATATATTTTACTGAATTCATGTATGAGACGTATTATCACAGAGGATCAAGTCCAACGGCTTGCCCAAATGTAATTAGCGTAGGATCTTTAAGTAGATTGGTAGCAGAAACAAAAAATACTTGGAGCAATACAGGACCCAGAGTAGATGTTTATTCACCTGGGGATATGATAGCTTCAACGACACACAGTATTTTTCCCGGATATCCAAGTATTCCTGATATTAGAAGTATCGGAAAACCAATTACATACTATGTGTCAAAATTAAGCGGAACAAGCATGGCTAGTCCACAAGTATGTGGCATGATAGCATCCCACGCCACAACCAACAGAAATATAAATCAATTAACTGCAATTCAATTTATTAGAGGCACCTCAAGAAACACTGTCAATGATACAGGCGGCAGCTATTCTGATCTCACCTCTTTATTGGGAGGGGCCAACAGATCTGCCTATTTTCCAGGTATAAGTTATACCTTGTATAGTTAACCGTCTATAGAGTAGTCTGGATTTTCACTATCCATTTCTGTTTCATAATCCTTTATTTCTAGACCGTATTTTTCAACATCCTGCTTATCTGGTTCTGGGAGGGGTTTGGCATTATTATCCTCTGAGGTTTCCTCCTCAGATGGAGCGGGCTCTTCTTGAGGAGTTTCAGTTTCAGTTTCTCCACTATCTTCGGAAGGAGCCTCTAAATTTTGTGCGGGGCCGCCAGGGACTGCGGATAACTCAGTTTCATCTCCGTTATTTTCTTGAGGAATGCCCACCCCCAATAATTGAGGATTTTGAGATAAAACTTGAATCTTTAATTCTTCTAGTTTTTGAATCTTTAATCTACTAAGCATCTCAGAAGTTTCTTGATCATTGTATTGAAGCCACTGAGTGTAAATATCATAATCGCTCATTAAATTTGCTGTTTTAAGTTGTGTGGCAACATTTAATCTAGAATTAACAACTTCAGCTCTACTTAATTCTCTCCAATCGCTTGGAGGAGTCATCTTTATTTTAAGATCTTTATAGAGTTCTTGAGGAAATCCACGAAGATATAGGTGTCTATCTGCTATGTCGTAGAGCCCATCTTCAAAAGAAGATTGTAATCTCTCGATCATTCTTGCAAATTTAACATCCTGTGCGGATAAAGTCATTCTCGTAGCATTGACGTCCTCTCCACTAAAATAACTTTTTGGAAAATTTAAACTCACAAAAAGTTTATTTCTAAAATAAATTGCATCATCAACTTCACCTAAATTCTGTGCCCCAGGAAGAGTTTCTATTCTGGTGTTACTGCCCGGCCTTAATGGCAACCAATAATCTTCATCTACTGCAGGTGGCTGCCATCTTTCATCTACTTGATTAGCACTGGAACCGCTTCCCATGGCTATTTTTCTTTTTCTGAACTGGTCCTTCATTCTATCGATTAAGCTATCAACTTTAAATGGTGGTAATTGACCAACATCTACATAAAACACTCTTCTCTCAGGTGCTCTAGCTAATCTATATGTGACCATGGCATCTTCCATCAATCTTAATTGATGAGCAGGGCTTCTGGCTGGTTCTATCAAACTCACTCCATAAGGATAAAATAATTTTCTATCTTCTCCTATTCTGAAATGAACGATTTGATTTAAGTTGAATCTTATGGCAGTAGATTTTTGAAGATCGAAATTATCTTGACCCAATGGTATGGGGTTCATCAAAGCACTATAGTCCGGCCCTTCTTTACTCTGTTGGAATTCTATTAATTTACCCCGGATAGTTTCTATGCGATACATAGTCTCTGCTGGCAGGGATATGGCTTTATATAATCCGTCCTCCGGATTATCTGGATCTATTATCAGTTCTAAGAAGTGATCTCCATTCACACAAAGATTCTTAAACCAGCTCCACCCATTTTTATTTATATTCAACATCTGTCGATGGAAGAATAAGAATTCTAATTCTTTTCTAACTTCTTCATTTGATATTTCCAATTTGCATATGTTACCTTCTGTGTCTTTTTGACAATTATGTAAGACCACACTATCTGTGCAAAAGCACTTATGTTTTTCTACACTTATATCATATACATTTTCTTCTGTTTCATTTTTGAAAACACCTATAACTCTGCGGCGGTCTTGTTTCTTACTTAATCTATGAACTTCGGTGGTAGTGAACCCAATCCTCTTTAAATTAGCAATTACACCCGGAACTGTCATTCCGATTAACTCACATGTTTTATTTAAAGCCAATCCTTTACTTAACATGTGAAGTATTTTTGATGTCTTTTTATTTTCTTCTTCTACTTTTCCTGTTCGCCATTCATCAACGAACATTCTCTCGTGAGTCCAACCTTTGTTGTATGTAAATACTCTGGGGAACTGATTTTTATTTAATTTAGTTTGATAATTATTTACAGGCAATCTATAGAATGCCATGAGTGTGTCTCCTTCTTTCAAGGAGCCTGTTTCCACCCAATCCCCATTTCGGTTTAAAACTTTGTGATCACTAGTAGCTGTGAATTTGCTTCCATCATCCAATATTATGGTTATTGTTTTCTCTTTCTTAACCAATCTTGGATTATATGCCCAGCCAAGGGTATAATCTTTAGAAATTTCATCGTAGCAATAAACTAGAAATCTTTCATCTGGGTTGTTTTTTACCAAGTCTTCAATTTTTTTAAGTCCAAAAGGAGTGCTTATTTCTGTGTTTCCGCTAACACATGCTTCATCGGATATTACCGTAACAACAGTTTCTATCTCGGGTAGATTTCTAAGCCTCTCATATTCCTTGTATCTAGCAGTTCTATTCGTTAGGGTGGTTATATCGATCATATCGTTTGTTTGACGATATGCCATCAGTCCACCTGGATTATTAACTACATCATCACCGGCAAATGTCTGCAGGGCATCCGCTTGAGCGATGCCTGCCCCAGTAAGATTTTTAGTATCTTGTACCTTAGAACTTGGATCCTTTTGGAAACCAAATGTAAACAATTTAAAATAGTCTGACCATGCCATAATGTAATATAGTTATTGGTTTTACGGTAAAAAATAAGAGCAAAAATTGAAAAAAATCGACTCTATTACATAATAAAGTAAAAACTCATGAAAATTCAAGAAGATTGCTACTTTTATATAGACGAAAACACGGCAAAAGAAAAAAAGATAATGAGTGTTTTATGTGTTAATTGTCATGAAAAGAATCCGTTGGGCTGGTATTGGCCTGGAAAACTTAAGGGTTACGGACATTTTAATGTTAGCTGTACAGCTTGTAATGCTTTTGTAAATAAAATAGAAGAAGATGAAAGGCCAAATGAAATCTAGAAAACTTTCCGATATAATATTAGAAGAAATGCCAGAAAACCATAAGGATCTCATTTATTGCGAGCCTTTTTGCGGATGCTGCAATGTGTTTCTCAAAAAAGAAAATTCAGAAATAACAGTATTAAATGATTTAAATAATGGAATAAGTAACTTCTTAACAGTGATGAGAGATGATGGGAAAAAAGCAATAAGCAAACTTAAAAAAATCAACTATAATCAACAAACTTTCAAAAAAGAATTAAAACGTAATAAGTTTAAGAACAATGTAGATTACGCCATAAATCAGTATATCCTATACAGAACAAGCAGAGGGGGATTGTGCAAAAACTATTGTTATTCAAAAAATAAAAGAAAAAAAATAGAAAATATTGAAAGCTGGAACACTAATGTGGAGAACTTGAATCAGATATCTCTAAAATTATCCGACGTTTTTGTTTTTAATAATACGGCTATAGAAATAATTGGAATATTTAATAGCGAGAATGTTTTGATGTATTGTGATCCACCAAGATATGTTAAAAATAGAAAATCACAGTGTCCATATAAAGATTACATGACAGAAGAAGAGCACATAGACTTATCTAAAGTTTTAATGAAGTCCAATAGCAAAATAATACTAAGTGGTAGTGATAGTTTATTATATAAAAAGCTATACAAAGATTGGAATAGAAAGAAAATATCAAATAAGAATAAAAAAGAATTTATTTGGAAGAATTTTTAAGACCAGTTCTGATGATCTTTTTATTTCTTAAAACTTTTTGATCTCTATTTTCATGTTCTTTTAAAGCATCTCTTATTTTTTTGTTCCAAGTTGAAATCTTATTTTTAGAAACTCCTAAAAGATCAGATAATCCTTGACTATTATTGATAACCAAAAGAAAATTATTCCAAAAATTTTCGTCAACATTTAATCCGGTCAATATAACATTGTGGTCTTTTTTATCTTTAATGTAATCTTTAAACTTTTTCATATGAATATATATTAAATTATAAATTATTTTTATATACAAAACAATCATCATAAGTTATAAAGTTATTTAAACATTCATGGACAGCCTTTTTTACACCAGGATGATAGTTTTGTTCACCAGTGTAATAATCGTGACCAGCTAGTATTCCATTTTTCTTTACTTTTGGAAGCCAAGCCTTTATATCATTTTTAACATCCTCATATTCATGAGATGCATCTATAAACACGAAGTCCAAAGAATGATCTTGAAATTGATTTGCGGCTTCAATAGAAGGTTTTTTAATTGGAATGTAATACCCTTCCAGTGGTTTCATATTCTGGATAAAGGTTTCATATAAAGAGTCTATTTCTTTTATTTCCTTGTGCTCCGAGCTTCCCATCCAAGTATCAACACAATAAAATTCTATATTCTTATTTGAATTTGCAATTTCCACAGCCATAAAGCTAGAAGATTTTCCCTTCCAAGACCCAACTTCAACAAATCGACTGCCCGAGGATGAACTAAGAACCATATCTCTGTATAGTTTGGCGTATGTGAACCAATTTTCTCCAAACTGAGGCTTATCATAAATATGAGGAATTTTTTTAATCATATCATTAAGATTGATATATTGACCCTTATTCTTCCACCAATTAATTATCCAATTATAAGAATCCCAGTGATATTCTCCCTGTCCATTTATTTCTGTAGGATCTTTACCAAGATATGTTGATTTTACATTTTTTACGTCTTCTACAAATATTGGAATATTATAGACTGTACCCAACCCAGAAAAAACTATGTTTTCTACAATGGGGATTAAATTATTATTTATGTCCAGATTAAATTCATTTTCATTGACATAATAACTGTCTATTATCTTTTTAGCATACTCTCTTTTTATCAAATATGCCGCTGCACCCCAATCATCCGCTAGTCTTTGTCTAAATTCTACATCGACATTATTTGGGCGTATCCAAGATAATTGAACGCACTCCCAATTATTTGGAAGACTATCGATAAACTCTTCCCATGTAAAGTTCCAATAAGACACAGGTTCTAATGAAAGATCATCTTCACAAAAAAATGTATAATCTTCTTTTGTAGAGTCATACCATTTTTTTAGAGCTTTGATGTGAGATGTTATGGGGCCTTTACTATTTTCATGTAATTTATCAACGAGATTTCCATTCAACTTATAATTATATTCATGATACCTTTTAAATATATGAGGAATTAAATTTGTTATTCCATGACTCAAAAATTGTTTTTTAAGATTTTCTCTTCTTTCTAAAGATTCTTCAATACCAATAAAATTAACAGGACCTATTCCTTTTAGTTTATTATTTTTTTTTTTTTAAGCATTATATCTTTAGCTAAATTAATTTCACGCTTAGGAGTAGAAATTAATTTTTTAAATATTGAATTATCAATTAAATCTTTATGAACCCACCAATCTTCAAAACTACAATCTTCATAAGGAGATATATCATTAAAGACAAGAGTATATCCCATGCTTCTCAAATATCTTCTAGATTTATCTCTGAAGCTTCTTGTTATATCGACATAGTGATCGTGTTCATATGTTATTACTTTGAACTTATATTTATCGAATGGAATTAATAGTAATGCTTCAAATGTGTTTTTACAAGGTTCAATATCTATTTGTAAATAATCAATAACATTATTGGAAAAATTATTTCTCAAAAGTTCTTCATAATTTATCTTTAGAGCATTTTCGCATAAAACTTTATTGGTTCTTTCTCTATCATGCATATCAACTAACTCACGTTTCATCTCTATGCCAACGCCAGTCCATCCAAATTCTCTTTCCAGTAAAGCTGTGTTACTATTATGAAGAGAATGGGCAGAACCTATCTCTAAGTAGGTTCCATTTTTCTTTCCATTCAAAGCAGCAAGAACAAAAAGATCTTGATAAACCTGAGAGAAATTTCTTTCAATATTGTCAGATCCTTCAAACTTAAAACTCAAATCAAAATCAGAATTTTTGGAATAAGTAGCAGAACTCTGCTCAACAGAGCCAGAGCCCAATGTGATCAGGTTCGTTTCTACCAACTTTAAATAAGTTTCATTAAGTTGATCTCCATATTCATCTTTTAATTTTCTAAGAAGTTTTCTTGCTTCTTTTGGCTTTCCATACCACCAAGAACAAACCGCCTTTTGAAAAACAAGCATGTATTTTGATGAATACTCAAAAGTAGTTATTAAATTAGAAGGGAGACAATTTGTAGTCTCCAGAGCTATCGAAGCATATAAGTATCCATCCATCCAATTTTGTTTTCTTTCAAAAAATTGACTTAAGAAAAAATATGCCTCTGGGCTTTTTGGCTTCAAATTAATAGCACTTTTTAATAAATTTTCACAAGTATAACCTCTATTTGATAAATTATAGTAACACAAGTAAAGTCTTAATAAGCATTCATATGCTAAATTTTCATCTTTAGTAAGTTCTGCGCACCTTAAATAATAACTACAGGCCGGTGCAAGGTGTTTTTGGTTTTCATACCACAATGCTAGATTAAAATTAGTTTTATCTTTATCAGAGTCTTTTATGTAATCTAATAATTCTTTATTCATAAGTTTTTAAAAATTTTCCTAATATATTTTTTGGCATTCCCAAAATATAGGCCGCATTATCTTGGAATCCAAAAGTTATTAATAATTTATCTTTATAGTCGGCCATGCCACAACAGAATTCAATTTTTGCCCCCATAAATGAAAAAGAATCTGAGATCTCAATAATTTCAAAATCTTTATTCCACACAACAAATCTATGTGTGTATATTGCATTTTTTCTTCCAGCTTCTGAGCTATATAAATTTACTTCATGAACTATGGCCAAATAATTATCGTTTAAAAATAAAAGCTGGGAGCCACCTCTAAGATCTCCGGTTTCTAACTTTTTATATTCATTCAATACGATTGTTTTGCATGTTTTATCTTCAGGATTTACTTCAACAACTTCCGTTGGGTTTGTCCATTTAACATAAGTATACTTTTTATTTAAAACTGGCATCCAATTTTTTTCACAATAACTATTGTCAATGCCCGGTGCGGGAATACGTAATCTACTCTTTTCTATTAACTTATCTTTTTTATAAACTATCTCAGACAACTCCATTCTTCCAACGCCGTTTACCGTAGTATCTCTTCTGACTCCGCTTAAAAATAACTTATCATCCCACTCAACTAATCTTCCGTCTTCCAATCCAACGAATTCCCACATAGGATTTTCATCCAAAAAAGTGGTGTCTATAATTTTACTATCTTTTATATTAAAGTTTTCATCTAATTTACATAAAATATTATTTGTTACCAACCTTTGATCATTTTCTTGATGAAGATAACAAAGTGGTCCCCAACTGTGCTCAAAAACTCCATTCTCGCTATGATATAGCACATAATTAAGATTCCTGAGGTTGACAAAAATCTCTCCAATTTTATTAATATATATAGTAGGATTGGTTAATGATGGACCTATCATAGAATCAATAGGAACAATCAAAGGAGCTATAAAGCCCCCATTCTCCACACAGTTTTTAACTAACATAATTATTGACCAAGCTCAGGTGGTTCAGTAGCAGGTGGTTCAGTAGCAGGTGGTTCAGTAGCAGGTGGTTCAGTAGCAGGTGGTTCAGTAGCAGGTGGTTCAGTAGCAGGTGGTTCAGTAGCAGGTGGTTCAGTAGCAGGTGGTTCTACAGTTACAGTTCCATCTTCATTATAAGAAAAACTTCCAACTAAAGACAAACCTTCAGATATATCTTCTGGTTTTATAGACCATAATAATTGACCTAATTTACCATGAAGTTCAAAAACTTCTTTTGCATCTTTGCCTAAAGCTGTAGTTATCTCTATTGGTAGTAATCCTCGTGGATTTCGCCAAAATATCCTAGCTCCTTCGTTAAAAGCATTTACCATCATAACATATGTTTGACGAGTTTGATTTTTAATTCTATTCGCAACCATCTCTGACGGTTGCTGGCTGTTGTTATCTAATATTCCCATATTAATTTCTCCATATTTCTAAATTAGAGTATTTGTTTAATAAAAAATTTCCTAAAACTTTGTCAGCATCACTGGGCACCGGATCCAAAACGGGTCTTATGTTATGCAAACCCGGTATTCTATGAACACCGGAATCATCCTCTTTTGTCACCTGTACTATGTTAGTAAAATTGTGAATATAATATGGCAATTCTAAATAATCATAAATTTTCTTCATAGTTTGACCTGGGTAGTTGGTCAACTCCTCAAATTCCAAAAATAAAATATCATTTTTATAACCTCTTGATATAGCATCTTTAATTCTATTGTAAGCTAATCCTACAGGTTGAGCTGCACTGCTCCATATTTCACATCGTCCCTCTACAGTTTGAGCCTTGAAGTATTCATTTTGTTCAAAATTCCACTGAGAGAAGCCAGTGCTTTTTCTCCATAGTTTTTCAAAACTAGATAGTATATCGCTTATATTTCTTACCGGGGCTATTATTTTAGGTTTTTCATCAATAATGAATTGCACCATCTCTATAAGACTAAGCCAGCCTCTGCCTTTATCTATTATAAAATTTTTATTAGTTGTGTGGTAGTTTTCTAAAATTGATTTTAAAACTCTTTTTAACTGATCATGGTCAACGCCTTCTGCTTGGTGCTCTATTAACTTGTCCCATTGGTTTCTGACTCCAAAAAGAACGTCATGGCACCCGCTAGTAGCTTTACTAACAAAAAGATCGTTATTTTGTGCCAATATATTACATAAAAGAGTACTACCACTTCTTGGTAAACCACTTATAAAACTAAACTTTTTCATAATAATATTCTAACGCAGGCAGGTATTTAAATTATTATAGTATTATTTGATCGTTTTTTAAAGATTCTAAATAGCCACCAACTAATTCATTAACTTCTTCTTGAGTTGGATAATGGTCAAATTTAAAGAACTGAGTTGAGTTTTCATCGACAACCACTCTTGTTATATATTTATTGGCTTCATCAAGAAAGACTTCAGTAATTTTATAATCCATATTTTTACCTCATATTTGTATTATAGTAAGATCATCAACATATCCAGTAAATGTACTGCCTCCCCAGCACTCTGCTAGTATTTCGACAACACCAGCTTCAGTAGGAGTGAAGCTTAAAGAAACTTGCTCCCAAGTATTAGCCGCAGCAGTCATATAGCCTGTCACGTCATTGGTTACTCCTGCTATTTGTCCACCTTTCACTCTTAATCTCATAACTAAGCCAAAAGCACTTCTTCTCATCCAAGCCTTAACAGTAACCTGACTATTAGCACTTACAGCAACTGTTGCTAAACTAAGATCTAAAGGAAAGTTAATTGATCTTACGTTAACGTTTGTAGGAGCCATCGCCCAGGCTATTCCATTATTGCTGTATCTCACTGATGTTGTGCTGTATATCAATCCGAATTCGCACCATATATAGTGAAGATTATTTGTTTGGTCATGGTTGTGAGAGAATACCTTAGAATTATTACCATATCCTACACTCGCAACACTAACTTCAGTAGTATCATTCATAGCACAATTAATAAAGTATGATGGTCCGCCAGTATTAGTTCTATGAGATGCTGTAGTATTGGTCGAAAATGTAATATTTTTGAAAACATTACTATGTCCAAGACCATTATTGTCTACTCCATATTGCCAACTATCGGATATCGTCCCATTATTTGCAGTTAAATTATGAGCTTGAATAATACCTATTCCATTAATATTATTTTTAATTGTGAAAGTATCTAATATACTATAAATAGCATTGTAGTATGTGATACCTGCTCCATTATTACTACATACAACCATATTTCTAAAAATTGTTTGTCCTGGCTGACTGAATGCAAAAAGTCCTCCAGCACCAGAATAGCAACAATAAATTGTATCGTATGTGAAACGTATATGTTCTCTAGCATACAAGCCATATTGATCGCAATTATTGCAATGACAGTTAGTAGCTATAGAATACATATTGCCCGGCAAGAATAGTCCATAATAAAATCTAACAAAGCAAGCTCTATCTACTGTTAACATCCCAATATAGTAAGAATAATTTCCAAAACCAAATCCATTTCTTCCATCAAACCAACTTTCTCCTGTTCTGGTGCTCATATCAGTTCTATTCCAACCAAAAGAGTAAATTATTGGATTACCTACTCCTGCAGATTGTGGTGCTCGACCTCCGATTTGAAAGTTTAATAAAGAGGATTGTGATGAAGTTGCCGCCGCTAATGGTACCTTTATTGTTTCTCTTTTATATGTTGTTACTGTTTCACTAGTTCCGTAATATCCTGGTATCTGTATGTTAGTGGATCCAATCGTGACAGGTCCAAATTGTCCACTAGTATCTAGCATTACTCTTGTTCCATTAATACTTTGGATTCCACACCAAGTTTCTCCGCTAGTATTTTTACCAATCAAAGAACAAAGATTGAGACTATCTGCACTAGAACTTGCTTTGCAAGCAATAATATTAGATAATACGAATGTTTGAGCGCCGTTGTCAGTATTCACATAGAATCCTATACTCTGAATGCTTGATCCTAAGTTGGTAGCAAGATCTATGGTTATTGGAGTCCATCTATTGAGTACCGTCAAGTTTTCAATGTTGAATGTGTTTACTGCTGTTGCCCCTGCTGTGTCAGAGCATAACTTTAAAGACAATGCTCCAGATGCTCCGATTGTGCCTGATATTTGTTTTATCCAAAAACTGATTTGTTGGTATCCGCTAAGATTCAAAGTTCCGGTAGCTTTGTATGATGCCAATCCCGTGGTGAAGTTTGCTCCAACCGCTATGGAATCTGAGCAGTCGCCCTCTTTAATGCCACCCAAAACATCAGTAGTAGCCAAAGATGTTGTTATGTCGGCAGTCTGTGCTGTCCATGCTGTTCTTCCGTTGCCTCTATTTCCGTGACTAGCAATATTAACTATTGGGGATGATGATAATATTACTCTTTGATTGGAAACTTTTCTTAAAAATCCAACAGTTCCTCCAACTCCGTTTCCTGTTGATCCTACAAGAGCGCAAGTAGATCCACTAACACTAGTGACCTCCCATGTTCCGTTAGCATTAGTGTTAGTTGTATGGCCAGTTAATACAACAGTATCTCCATTGCTTATTCCTAAAGTAGCCATACTACTAGCACAACTTACAACAATAGGAGATGCATTTGTGGTACTATTTATACTAGAACTTCCTTGCATTTTTGAACCCACCCAAGTACCACTGCCAATACTAGTGGGATCGGTACTACTCATTATTCGTAAAGTGTCATCACTTGCCAATCTTGTGGCCGATGCTCCTGTGCTAGAAAAGGTTTTCCATCTTCCACCAATATAATATTGCCTACTGCTTTGGGACGATACTGCTGTTGCTGATGTTGGAGTTTGGTTTATTCTTAAGCTAGTAGAACTTATCCTTTGAACTATATGGTATGCTATATAGCTTGTTCCATTAAATAAACTCAAATATTGTTCCGGAGGTTTTTCATATGCTGTTGCTGATGATGCTTGTTCTATTTGTAAGCCGCATAAATATATTCCACTAATGCTATCTCCGTCATAGGAGGTAATAGCCAACCCGGTATTGCTACTTGGTATGAGAATAATTTGAATATTATCTGATGCTCCAGTAGTGGTAGCTGTTATGGATATTCTATACCATCCGTTTCCTATGCTGCTTATTGATGATGTTGCACTTGCCCCGGTCTGCTCTACTGTTCCACTACTAAGATTAAACCTTGCGGCCTTGGCATCATTGTCTAGTCTTAAAATTACCTTATTTTTCTCAGCAGCCTTAACATACACAGATACCGTATACTGAGTTGTTGCAGCAAATGGATTGTACCATGTGGTGCTGGCCCACCAATGTCCTGAGCTAGTTTGACTGTCTTCCATCAATTTATATACGGAGGCATCTACTCCGCTGGGCCCGATTGTTAAATCTTTTTCTATAAATGATGCTGTGGCTGTGCTATTCAAGTACATGCAATTAGAATACCAAGCAAGATTTTTTGTTGGGGCCAATGTTCCATTATTTAAAAAATTTGCACTTGCTGAAGAGAACGTTCCAAAAACAGAACTGGATCCTGCTGTTGTTGCTCCGTCTGCCGCACTTGCTAGTAAAGCAAAGCTAGTTCCTGAGTAATTGTCGTTTCCATTTTCGTAGTCTAAAAAAAATGTTGGCATTATACGTTCCTACCTAAAGATGTTTGAAATGCTTGAATTGCATTATAAAATGCTACTGCTTCTGATGAAGATAATGAGGATCCTATAGAGTATCCTGCAAGTAAAGATGTTGTTAGAAAAGTGACAGTGTATGTTCCAAAAGCAGATTGTCCTCCATCTGATGGCGGAGATCCTGTGATTAAATTTCTACCGAATATTGTGAAAGGCACATTTGTAGCAAATGCTGTTATAGAAGCTGTGTAGGGTGTTCCGGCAGTTGAATTAGTATAGGCTATAGCATTTGAAGAAGAGTAGCGAATTCCCAGTTGAAACGCAGGATAACCACTTATTGTTGGAATTGTTGGTCCTCCAGTTGTATTAAGACTAATGCTATTTTGAGATATTTCATAATTATGCCTATTGGCAGTAATTGAAGTATCGTAATAATATGATCCCATAAGGGCTTGAGTATTGCCGGCTGTTTTACGATAAGCAGATAAGTGACAATTATATTCAAATCCAGATGGCAACTTATCTGGTCTTAGTCCTGTTCTTAAATGCTTGCTTGTTCCATCTCCCAACAATCCTCCATTAGATCCCGTTTCATTATAATCACCACTAACAAAACCGTTGTTCATATCTACGGCCAAGCCTAAAGATTGATCATAATAAGATGTGCTTGTGTATAGTGGAACACAACATGCTTGTAGGTTGTTGCCACAAAATAAATTAAGACGATAAAATTTGATTCTTATTCCCGCATTATCTATTGCATTGCAAAAAGTATTTAATGCTGCTATTGTTGTGGAGTTTGCACTTCCAGCATTCCAATAGATGTTAGCAAGCCATTTGTCAACTTCCATATGATTGGATACGGTCCTCTCCAGACCGTTCAATCTATTATTATAGGCAGCAACAAAAGGCTGTGCGTTGTATGATACATCCAAGCCCAATGTGTTCTGGTTTTTACCAACAACTTTTACAAATGGTTGAGCTAAATAAGCAGTATTTAAAGTCAACAGTTGACTTTTTTTGGGAAGTCGTGTGGATCGTTGAGTGAAATTTTGTCTTATACTAAACATAATTTTTAACCATAATTCTGAGAGAAACTACCATACCAAAAAGAGCCATCACTAATAAAACTATATATATCAACTTTACTAGCAGTAATAGTTGCTGTAGGAGTGGCACTATCAGCCCATCTTACTCCAGTAAAAGTGGCCATATAATTTCCAGAGCCGCTATTAAGGAATAAGCTAAAACTCTTTCCTGCAGTTGCTGTTGGCATAGTGAATGTGCAGTTGTTCGTTAGGGTACAAGTATGAACAGTTCCACTGGCCAAACTTAGAGTTTTACTAGCTCCACTATTACCATTAGCTACAACACTTTCAGTATAACTATCAAAAGTAAGATCGCCATTAACATTAACTGGCCCATTTAGTTCTATAGTTGCTGAAGGATCACATGTTAAGATGATAGAAGCTCCATTTAAGCCGATATCACCTCCGCATGATATTTCAATATTATCAGTTAAAGTAATATTAGCACCATCATTAGATGATATACTGGCACTATCATATAAAGTAATATTAGCGCCGTTAGTAACAGATATTGTATTGCCATCAATTCTAATATTGTCAATTTGAAATATTGATCCACTTTCTGTGAATGTGAATAATCCTGTTCCAGCAGGACTATCACTAGCATTTTTATATACTATTTGATTTGCTGATCCTGCAACTGGGCCGGTTAAACCTTGAACGCCCTGAATTCCCTGACTGCCAGTTGTTCCTTGTAAACCTTGGGTTCCTTGTAAACCTTGGGTTCCTTGTAAACCTTGGGTTCCTTGTAAACCTTGGGTTCCTTGTAAACCTTGGGTTCCTTGTAAACCTTGGGTTCCTTGTAAACCTTGGGTTCCTTGTAAACCTTGGGTTCCTTGTAAACCTTGGGTTCCTTGTAAACCTTGGGTTCCTTGTAAACCTTGGGTTCCTTGTAAACCTTGGG